TTATATTTAATTTACTGTTAAACTGAATTTCTAAATATTTGCTAATTTTTCAATACTGAAAAAATTTTGACCAATATTTCAACCCCTCTATTTTATAATTTGTTTCGACTGATGGATTCGAACCATCAACCACCTCGATATGAGCAAGGTGCTCTGCCATTGAGCTAAATCGAAATATAAATTAATACCATTAACACATAGTATTAATTTATGACTAAATACAGCGCATTGTCTCAAAAATCTCCATGTTTCCATGTGTTTTATCTATACTCCGCAAATTTATAAACTCCTGTTTTAGTCTTTAAAAATTATATTTTTTGGTTTCCAACATGTCAAAGAACTATTTGTTTTTAAAACACTTTGCAAAGATAAGTAATTATTTTCAGACTACAAAATCTTTTTTGTTAAAAAATGTTTTAAATTTCATAGGTGTAAGATATAACTTAAAACTTAATTAATATGTCTTAGAGGTTATATCAAACCACCTTTCTGTGTTGGGGATATTGGAATCGAACCAATGACATCCACCGTGTAAAGGTGGCGTTCTAAACCACTGAACTAATCCCCAATTATGTTGCGAGTGTAAGAGTCGAACTTACTATAACAAGGTTATGAGCCTTGCATGATTTATATATCCGTTTCATTCCCTCGCAATTTTTATATTTTTTACTTTGCAAATATACGACTTATTTTCATATCTGCCAAATTTTTAATCTTAAAATTTGTTATCAATTATCATCTTTTTCAAGAAATTTTATTTTTATATATTTCTTCATTTCATTGACAAATGGTACTTCTTTTCTATAAGAACACTTCATATGCCATCTCCCATATTCATTATAATCAGTAATAATATACATAATACATGATATTCTAAGTTGATATTCATCAAGACTATTTTCTAAAAATTGAACATCTTCAATATAACATCTATCTCTTGTCAGTACTTTATATGAATATTCAGGTTTTATATCTTGATATGTTCTTACATAAAAAGGTTCAGAATTATCAATCTCAATTAAATAATCACCTAAATTAGTTGAATTAATACTTGTAAAACCAAAATTATCTTTTATTTGAAAAATATGATAAACATCTTTCTTTTTAAAATAATACCAAGGATATTCTTTTACCTTTTTAACAACATTAAAATTAACTTCCTTCATCGGTATCTATTGTTCTTAAATCGTTTTTTAAATTTTTTCTAACACACGAATTAAAAAATAATACTCGTTTCATTTTCATGTCTTTCTCTTTTAAAGAACCATGACAATATGAATTTCTTGCTTTCTTTTTCTTATTAATACTCGCCATATTAAAAAATATCATTTAATTCCTTAAAAATTTCTTGTCTTTCCCAACTTCTAGCTCTTCTATGTGCTAATTGGTCAGTTCTCCTTTTCAATTTCATTGATACTCGGCTTCCATATGATTCATATGGGAATTTATCATGACCTGGACAACAGCCTTGGTCTTTACGTTTAACTCCATAAGGTTTCATAAACAATATTTTAAAATTAAAGGGTGTTAGGTGGGAATCGAACCCACATCTTCAGAACCACAATCTGATATTCTAGCCGTTGAACTACAAACACCATGTTAAACATTTTATTGCGGAAGCGGTCAGACTCGAACTGACACACCACTTTTACATGGTTACTGGTGGTTTTCAAGACCACTGCCTTACCAATTAGGCTTACGCTTCCATAATTTTGCAGGTTGTAAAGGATTCGAACCCTTATCAAGAGATTTGGAGTCACTTATGCTAACCATTGCACCAACAACCTATTAATAAGTAAAAACATTAAAATTTAGTACGCCCACTGGGACTCGAACCCAGAACCCACGGGTTAAAAGCCCGTTACATCTACCAATTGAGCTATGAGCGCAACTTAATAATACCGTTAAGTTATTATGTGTGACCCCAGAGGGACTTGAACCCTCGACCCCAGCATTAAAAGTGCCGTGCTCTAGCCAACTGAGCTATGGAGTCATTTACTAAATCACTCCATGCCCGTTAGGTGTATGTAGTGATTATACCTGTTTTATATGTTTTCGTTTTATAATCATAATCTTTTCTCTTTTTTTTTTACTTTAAATCTTGGTAATCCCATATTTTGTTCTCACCATTTATACTTTTATCAAAACAATATTTATATACATTTTCTTTTTCAGATTTACCTATATTGGCATTTGAATTATAAACCCAATCTTTAAAAGATTTATATGTATCAAATATACTAATTGTTTCTTTTGGATATTTGAATGTGCCATTATCATTTGCAATTACAAGACCATATGGTAATAAATCCTTGCTTATTACATTATTATAATTTGCATATTCAAAATCTCCACTTACAGCATATTGTCTTGTTCCATCTACTTCAATAAACCATGCAACCCAATATGTTTTATTTTCATCATAAGGAAATTCATATTTCAGAATTTGTGTTGGTTCAAGTTTAAACCTTATTGGTTCTTTTTCATCAAGAGTATTTATAAACCCTTGATTTTCACCAAATAAATCGGCTCTTACATTATTGCTGATTATATGTTCACTATAATCAGATAAAACACAGCCTAATCCAATATTCTTACTACTTCCTAATGCAATTGGTTGTAATCTTATTGTTTGTAATGCTTTATTAGTATTCCAAGGAGTTTCAATTACACTTGAAATATGAATAACTAAATCATTGTAATCATAATCACCATTTTTTGAATCTTCAAACATTACAGCTTGCCAATATGCTCCATAAGTACGTTTTTCAAGCTCTTCATATTTTATATCATCCTTATTAACATATGAAATTAATAAGTTATCATTTTCACTACTGCGAGTGGTTGCCATTAGAGTATTCTTTGGTACTTTAATAGTCATTGGTTTACTTGTAATAGCAACTGTATCACCATTTAATGTCATAATAGTTATACAATTTTCAACCACAGGAACTTTAAAATCCTTAAAAGTCTCACAATTCAAGACTAATTCCTTCATTTTTTTGGAATAGTCAACTTTATCAATACAAGATGTTGTAATTAATAAAATTAGGGCTAAAAGCGATAATTTTTTCATCATTTTCTAAAATTTATATATTATATAAATACTTTTATAATGCAAATATACAACATTTAAATAATATATGCAACTTTTCAAAGTTAAAAAACGTTTTGCGGTGAGAGCTGGAATCGAACCAACGTTATATTTAATTTACTGTTAAACTGAATTTCTAAATATTTGCTAATTTTTCAATACTGAAAAATTTTAACCAACATTTCAATCTCACCATATTTAATTTTGCGGGACGGATAGGACTCGAACCTACAACCTCGAAGTTAACAGCTTCTTGCTCTACCATTGAGCTACCATCCCAAAATGTCTTTATTACTTAATATAAAGCTCACAGTGACATTTTCCCCCCATTAGTCCTATATTCTTTGCATGGACAAATTGTGTCCTCACAGTGGGCTAATTTTGTTACACATGGGCAATATCTTTCTCCAAATTTTTCTTTCTTCTTTTCAATAGCCTTATGTATTTTGTCAACATGAATTGAATCAGGATTTAAAATAAATTTTGCTTTATTTCTTTTATATTTAACAAAACTATATTTAATACCATCTTCAGTTTCTTTATCTTCTTTTGTTTTTTCTACCCATTTATTATAATCAATATTTGGAAAAAATGTATCTGCATCTTCAACAATCTCATGTATTTTTGTAATATACAAAATATCCACTAAATCGTGTTCAATTGCATATTTGTACAGCATTCCACCACCAATTATAAAAATATCATTATAACAGTTATCATTACAATATTGTATAGCTTTTTCTAATGAAGATAACAAAATTACATTTCCCTTTTCAGTTGCATCAAAATCACATAAATTAGGTATTTCTTTTAACAATGTTACTTTATTATCACATAAAACAATATTTTCTCTTTTTGGTAAAGCACCATTTGGTAATGATTTATATGTATTATATCCCATTATTACTGGTTTACCTATTGTAAGTTCTTTGAATCTTCTTAAATCATCTTTAATATGAAAACACAAATCGCCATTTTTACCAATTGCATTATTCTCACTAATTGCAACAATCAAATTAACTGTCATATATCTTATTTCTTAATTTTTATTCTAATATACATAAAATAAAAAAGCTGTATTCAAACTTTTTATCGTTCTCTTACAGCTTTGGGATATATGTTGAGTTATGTATTTTAAACTCTAATAGTCTATTTCTTGTACTATATCATCCTTCAGTCGTAATCGAACGCTTTTTCTGTTATGTTTATTATCATAAAACGCAATACCATTAGGTCTCACTTGTTCATTGTGCATAACAAACCCATTCCAACATTTAAATGTTGAATTCGATATTTGATTATATGTTTGACTAAGTGTTGCCATAATGTTAATTTTTTTACTTTTTAATATAAATATAACTTACAAATTGAAAAATTCAATTTTTTAAAAAACTTTTTTATTTTTTTTTGTAGCTCTGATGGGAGTCGAACCCACACGGGCATTTCTGCCCCTCAGATTTTAAGTCTGATGCGTACTACCAATTTCGCCACAGAGCCATTTTAACAGGAAACATTTTTACTTTGTTCAAATTGATAATTCGATAGTTAAAATATTTGCTACGTTTCCTTTAAAGAACTTTTAAATGGAATTGAACCATTCCAACAGAAAATCATCTGCATTGACTCCCACTTTGAGTTAAAAGTATGGCTGAGAACATGACCATTAATACTATCATTACTTCAGCGTTGGAACTGAATGTTCACACTTAACATTACTGCTAAGTAGATAGCATGACCAATAGTTTTGCGAAAAACTACTAAACACTTACTCATAGGTATCATAGATTTCATTTCTTGACTAACTGCTTTCGGCTTCAGAAGGCGACCCCTCTTAGATAAATCATTACTTTTACTTTCTCAATATTTTCCTTGCGGTACTCATATTGTCCTCATATTGCAGAGGAATAAGGTCATTTTAACCTACAAGTGTCGCACACTTTTGCTGCATAAATTTGATTCCTAATAATCCTTTATTAATCTAAAAACTGATTGATGTGGTGCGACCCAAAGCATTTGTACCTTTTGAGTACAATCCACTTAAACACCAATCTGTACACATCTAACCGAATTGAGATGTTTTGTACTACCACTTGACTGTTAGTTTTTGATTCTAACAAAGACTTTGTATTTCTACTATTCGACACCACTCGTTAATCGCTCTTTGGGGGAGCTACGAAGTCTAAATTGTCACATGATTTATAATAGCACGTTTCTCGGTTAAGAATTGCACCATTATCCAATACTTTCTTATTTACATTTCTGTATCAACAAAGAGGATTTATCCCCCTTGTCATAACAAACTTTCATTTCTGCCCGTCCTTACTACATTTGTTATGATACTCAATATTGCCCTTCTATGGAATGCTTATTAAGCATCGCAAACACCGTCACATGTTTGCTTTATTACATTACTGCGTTATCCTTACAGTTATGAGGGCTAACTGTATATTTTAAATAGTTTATCATTTCCAAATGTTTCCATTTTTAATAAAAAACTAATAAAATTTCGTTTTAATTTTTTCAAAGAACGCTTTGTTTTCTTTTTACTTTGCAAATATACAACTTATTTTCGAAACTTGCAAATTTTTAATGTTAATTATTTGTTAAATTTTTAATGGATTTAAAAATCACATTATTTCCATCTGTTCTATATACCTTTGTACATCTATGTTTATATGCACAACTATTATAGTCTTTAACTCTTTCTCTTTCATAAGAATAAGCAAATTTGTAAGGTGGATGATTATTAAAATAGCAATTCATACATTTTCCATTTTCAACCCCACAATGCCATCCAGTTCCAACAACTTTATCATGTTGTACTGCAACAGTATCTAATATCCTTTTTCTATGTTGAAAGTGTTGCCCAACTTTCTTTTCTTTAATTCTCATGAAATATAATTTTATAATTAAACATTGTCAATGGTGGGGGACTCAAAAAATGAATTTACCCCATATTTATAATTAAAATATAAATGATATATGATACCAATATACACACAAGAAGAATTTAATATTGCAAAATCAAATACACTTTTACCATTAAAATGTGAACATTGCGGAAAAACTTTCTACCAATTAAAAAAACATTTAAAATATTGGATTATAACAAAAGGTATAAAAGAATATTTTAAATATTGTTCACAACAATGTGAAGCTTTATCCAACAAAGAATCATTAACAATAAAATGTACTAATTGTAATAAAAATTTTACCATAAAAAATTCACAAAATAAAAGAAGTAAAAGTGGAAATCATTTTTGCTCCCAATCATGTGCAGCAATCTATAATAATGCACATAAAACGAAAGGTACAAGACGTTCTAAATTAGAACAATACCTTGAACATAAACTTAACGAACTTTATCCACAATTAGAAATTCTTTTTAATGATAAAACCACAATTAACTCAGAATTGGATATTTACATCCCAAGTTTAAAACTTGCATTTGAACTAAATGGCATTTTTCATTATGAACCTATTTTTGGAGAATCAAAACTTAATAGCATACAACAAAATGACGCAAATAAATTTCAAAAATGCCAAGAACATGGTATCTCTTTATGTATAATTGATACTTCATCTCAAAGATATTTCAAAGAACAATCATCAATTAAATTTCTTAATATAATTAAGAATATTATTGATGGTCATCATAGTAATTAGCCGTTTTACTAAAACGTTGCCCAACTAACACCTCGTGGCGGTTTACTATTTGTTAATCTCAATGGTGGGGGACTCGAACCTTTTTTACTTCATTCCAAATCAAGTTTCCTTTATTAGAGGTGCGCACCTCTAATAAACTCTACTAAATCCTTCTTTTTTCAACACCCATTCTTTTCCATGTCGTTATGACATAATTCCAATTGCGCAAGAAATTATATCATTAGGAAACGCTTTACCAAATTAAGCTAACCATTGTTCTTTTTACTTTGCAAATATACAACTTATTTTTTAAACTAACAAATTTTTAATCTTAAAAAATGTTATCAATTATATTTTTTACTTGCATTTCAATATCATTGTCTTTTTTTCCATCATTACATATAACATAATTAGAAAATCTAACTATATCAGAATGCGATGGTTGTTTATTAATTCTATTAATAATATCAATTTTATTTGTGTTATCCCTTTTTGTAGCTCTTTCAATACATAATTCAACAGGTGCTTCAACAAAAACAATTTTATCAACACAATTAACTAACTCACTATCAATAAGTATAGCTGATTCAACTGCAACTATCTTATGTGTTCCAAGTTCTTTTTCACTCCACTTTTTAAAATCTTCTGTTACATAAGGATGGATAGTTGCATTTATCTTATCAGTATAACCTTGGTCACTAAACAAATAAAATGTTAATTGTTTTTTATTTAATTCATCATCTTTATAAATAGAATTGCCAAGTAAATCAATTAATTCCTGTTTAAGTTGATGATTAGTATTCAAAATTTCTTTTGCTTTACTATCTGTATCATATACAGGAATGTTATTTTTTCTAAAAAGGTTGGAAACATAACTTTTTCCACTTCCAATATAACCTGTTATACCTAATATCATTATTGATAATTTTTATCTTGTCTTATTCCAAACTTATGAAAATACCTTAGTGGTCTCCATTTATGACCATTAATATAAAATCCCCATTTATGTTTTGGTCTACCTTCAAACATTAACGTCCAAGCACCGCCTTCAGGTATTTGTAGAAAATGCTTATCTTCAGCTTTTGAAAACCAAATAGATTTCCTCATATTAATGAAATTCCAAAAAGAATTGAAAATACCTTCCACATAACAATATTTTGTATTTGTTGTTTCAATTTCTTTACAACCATCATTAGGATTATCAGTTATATGTTCGTATGAATCAACCATCACTTTAACCATATCAGAAGGATTTTTATTAATATCAATTGGCTTTACATTCCAATAATACCCTTTCAATACAATACTAAGTAAATTAGCTGAATGGTCATGAAAATATCTATCATCGTCTGATTTAATCCAATGATGTATTCTCATTGAATAACCAAAAAAGATAAATGTCCACCTTATAAGGTATGGGTTATCTTCATACCCTAATTTTTCAGCCCATCTAATCTGAAAATTCTTAAACTGCTTAGTATTAGTACTTCCTTTCATTTTATTATTGTTAAAGTTCATCAGGCACTCTAAGTAACCATTTACCTTTTTTAATATTTTCTAACATTTCATCTTTATCAATTTCAATAATTTCATCTTCTCTTAAATAGAAAGATTTAATCTTATTATTTACTATTGATAATAATACAACAGCTTCATTACTAAAAATATCAGTATCAAGAACAACAACCATTCCTTGCTTTAATTTTCTTTGTGCCATATTATAATAACTTATACAAAAAACATTGCATCTAAAATATTTTTGGATTCTCTCAACCCAAGACCTGAATTGATTTTTATCAATTTCACAGCTTGAATTTTATTTCCATCTTTCACAGCTTGAATCACTTCATTAGTTTCTTCATATGATAATGGAAACTGTTTCTTAGTTATTCTTTTAAAATTATTACACAATGTATTGTATGTTCTTTTAATAAGAAGCCCATTTCCTGTATTAAAAGTAATATCATTCATAATACCTTTTAAATTTGAAACATCTGATAAAATGGTACTTGTAGGTAAAAGTATTTTATTTTCACTACAATTTTGTATTTCTTCAAATTCCACCTTATTTGTGCAAAGTTTTTCATTGATAAAATCTATTACATCATGTGGTGTTTTACCATCTACTCTTAATCTGTGAATAGCTTTTTTTATTTGTTTTCTTGATATTCCCATAACATTAATCTTTAACAACAACCGTCCAATCATTACTATTTACATCATCTCCTGTAAATATATAATAAGTCATTCTTAGTTGTTGATTCATTTTTATATATTGGTTTTCATACTTAGCACTTTTAGCTGAATCTTTTTCAATTAAAGATAGCATTCTTTGTTTAACTAAATCTGGTACTGATTTCAATAAAGGAATTGTATCAGGCATAATTTCAGCAGGTATTTGTTTAAACAAAATACACCCATTTGCTAAAAATGCATATCCACCTTCATCTAAGGCTTTCATCATTTCATAAAATGATACTTTATCTTTTACCATAATTTTTATTTTTTAGAACAGTATATTGGACTCGAACCAATGACCCTCTGCGTGTTTAAGATTATATTGCTGTTTTTTCAAATACTGAAAAATTTCTATTATGGGCTGATGCTCTAACCAACTGAGCTAATACTGTTTTTTTTTTACTTAAAACATAATATCACGATTTTTCCTCATATTCTTTATCACGTCTATCAATTTCATCAAAAGGAGATTCACCAACTTTTAATGTTACTATGTTTTTAAACCCATTTCCTTCAGTTATCAAAGATTGTTCAGGTCTAACCGACCCTGTATATTTATCTCCATAACTTCCTGTCATTTTCTTTGTTGCAGGGTCAACATCACCCCACACTTCATTATATCCACTTCCAATAGCTTCAATAAAATACTTTCTACCTGTTTTTAATGATGTAACAATCATACGACCTGTTTCATCAGTATTAGTAGTAAATCTTTTTAAAATTTCCTTATCCATACTTTATAATTTTGTTAGAATGATGGGATTCGAACCCACATAGATTATTATTTAGTTATATTTCACATTATTTTTATGAATAAAAATATCTAAATGTAAACTTTCTACCACCAAGCATTCTAAACCATTAAAATTAATAATTTACATCATAAATAGGTTGTGCTCCATTACCCATTAACATATTAATTTTAACATTTTGTTTGTTTTTAATCATTTCAACCTTTTCTTTTTCAATTTCAAGAGCACGCAATTTAATATATTGGTCTGCTGTTAAACTCATTTCCCTTTGATATGCTTTATCAGCTTGCGCTCTTTTAACTTCAGCAGCTTCACGTTTCGCTTCTGTTTTTTCACGTTGTTCTTGTGTTTCTTGTGCTTGAATTTGAATTGCAGTACGAGTCAATTCTTCCATTACATCATCTTTAGGCACAGCACGATTAACTACAACTGCCAAAACATTTACAGGTATCTTTTTATCTTTAATAATTTGCTGCACTTTTTCGTTAACAACCATCTCTACATTATCATATATCTCACGTTTAGATGTCAATTCCTTCATAGGGTATTTTGATATTTCATCACGTACATATTTTACGAATTGTACTTGAATATTATTGTCATACCACTTTTCCCCAAAATCAGTTAATAACTTAGGTGTACTTCCTTTTTCAATTTGAAGCAAAAGATTTGCAGAAAGATTAATTGGTGTATTATCACTTGTAAATATATCTTTAAATTCTTCTTCGTATTGAATAGGTGAAACTTTAAAGATTACTTCATCAGTAGAAAACCAACGCCATTGAGAACCACTTGTTAGTGGTTCAGAATCTACACCACCACTACCAAAAATGATAGGTTTTTTCACAAAAACTAATTCTTCATCTGCATTCACGGTTGCCACCGAACAGCTTGATAATGTAAGCATTATCAAGCTAAATAAACTAAATGTCAATAGTTTAATTAATTTCATTTTCTTTTATATTTTTAAATTTTACAATGCAAATATACAACTAAATTTTCAATTCTCCAAATATTATTTGTTAACATTCAATAAACATTTGATATTTTCTTATTTTTCTTGTAGAATGCCACTTTTTATCATTATAGACCCACACCCTTTTAACATATTTAGCATAACCATCTATCATATAAAATTTGAAAATAAGATTTGATGAAACATATTGTTTTGTTACAATACCAAGTTTATTATTGGTATATTTTTCTACATGTTCTTTAGCACTTGATAATGTATCAAACTCACTTGACACACCTTCAAATATTCCTTCATTAGAGCATTCTGTACCAATAACCTCATATTTATATTTTCTTTTGCTGTCCATAAACATTTCCTGATATATCAATGTTATGTCCTTTTACATCCCCATGTACATCGCCTTTCATTTCAACATTATGAGAATCTATATTACCACCAACATTACCTGTAATATCAACATTATGAGAATCAACATTTCCTTGTATATTTCCTTTAATTTTTGCATTATGACATTCAAGACTCGCTAAATCTCCTTCCCATTTAATAATAACTTCATTTTTTAACTCTTCACAATTCAATTCTTCACCATCTACAAAGATTTTGTTTCCATTAATGGAAATATTATTACCTTCTACCTGCATTCTTTTACCATTAACTACAATTGTATTCATTTTATTCAAATTTCTTAAATTTAACTTCAACTCTATCAAGCATCACTCTACTTTCATCATTAAAAAAATCTCTACCTGCTTGATATATAGATAGAGCATATAAAATTTGTCCAAATCTTAATTCTGGATATTTTTCTACCATATGACCAACAATTTCCAATAATCTTCTATTACAGTCTTGTCGTTCTTCAATTTGTTGTTCTTGTTTTTTCAACATATTATCCACAAATTCTTCAAATCCTTCAGCTATCATAATATTTCTATTTATAAATTTCTAATATAACCCTATGCTCACCACCTTGCCATTCAGGTAAAACCATAATACCATTATTATTTTTGGAATTATAAAGAAGCCCTTTATTTGTGAAAAATTCATCACCATAATTTTTCTTGATATAAGATTTAAGTTCAGAAATTTTTCTATCACATTCTTTATATTTTTCATTTTTTTTACTGTATTTCGTTTGTTCAGCTTCAAGAAGTGCAATTTCATTATATTTAGGTTTAATATCTTCAATATAATCATCATATTCAATAAGATTTTTATATTGACTCATTCCATTCCCATCTGCGTAATCTGGATATGTAATTTTATACCTTGCAATAATTTTATTCATATATTTATTTCGTTTTTTGATTATAATGCAAATATAGAAATAAAAAACGAGAACCACAAATGATTCTCGTTAATTTATGTTAATAGTTACTTTCTTATTTCAACCAAATATTTTATTGTACACCTATTTGGATTATAAACAATAAATTCATCATTTCTAAGGTCTGCACCACCATGAGCATATACTGAATTATATGGTAACAAATTCTTTTCTGTTATATTATAACAACTACTATCATGTTTATAAATGTGTTTTTGATTACCTACATTTACTTTAAATATTGCGAGTAAGCTTTTACTATTGTTTCCACCTGCCCAATAAGAACCTGATAATGATGTATAACCAATTGATTTTCTTGCTTTATTTGCGAAATAAAGTCCATCAGAAAACATTGAGCCTGTATATATAGCACCTGAAGGTCTAATCAATAAACCTGTTTGAAGAATATTAAACCAGTTCTGATTTCTACTTCCATGCCACAACAAATCTTCTTTACTTCCTTTATCAGCATTGAAAGTTTTTATATATCTCTCTTCAGTTTTTATATTTGTAACTTCATAAACCTTACCCATCAAATGAGAAGAATCCCCCATCATTTTTGATATTTTATAAAGAATATCTTTATCTTCAACATATTTGATTTCAAGTCCCAATTGTTCCAATAAACTATTTGGTTTATCAGTAACTTCTTCCTTTTGTTCATCCTCTTGAACAGCTTTGTTAGCCAAAACTTGACCTGCCATTGTATCAAGCAATTTCTGTTCATTATCAATTAATGATTCAATCTCTTTCTTATCATTACTTTTAAGAAGATATGATTTAACATCACTCATTCTACGAGGAATAGTAGTATAAATTTCAAGAATTGTTTTATTCAGTATTTTATAATCTTCATTATCTTTATACTGTTTAGTCAATTTATCAATCAAATCCTGTGCAGTATCAACCATTTTCTGTGTCACTTTACTAGTTGACACTTTATAATTCTGTTGAATGGTTGCTTTAGCCCAAGATTGAAGTTGTTCAATTAATTTTCTAACTTCATTATCATCAGATATATAATTTACTTTTTCTTTACCATCAGCAGTTTTTTCAATTACTTCCTCAACAGCTACTAAATCAGTAATGTCTTTATACCCTTTTTTAACTTTAGACTTAATTAATGAATCCCATTTGCTTATTGGATAAGAAGTTGTTTGTTTAGTAGCATCTACACGACCATATTCAACAGCAATAGTTCCATCAGATTGTTCGGTCATCTTATAGAATTTATTATTATTGTTTTCCGTGACCATTACCAAATGTGCGAATCTTCCCATAATTTGTTTTTAAAAGAATTTATTGCATCTTACATCAAAATATTCCATCCCTGGATATTCATCTTTATAAACTTTCCATGCGTAATATCTTGCTTGTTTATTTGTAAGTGTTGTATCTTTACTACCTACAAAACATATTACATCTTTATTGTAAGATATGATATATTGTGCTTCATCAAAATCAAACCTATTAACAATCACATTAACATTAGTGTTTTCTTTTGGAGAAAACACATCAATATGAATTTCATCATCTGAAAATCTTTTCATTGTTGTTATACGGCATTTTTTACCTTGATTTGATGTTGAATCATTATCATCTTCTTCATCAACATCAATTGACACAGAAGCAATATTATTGGTTACAGGTATTTTATCATCTTCTTCAGCATCTTCAGGAATATACACATTAAATTTGCCATTATAATGTAAAATAGCTCCCCAATCTTTGTAATTTGATTTAATAAACCAAGATACTTGTGCCTGAATTGCCCAAAATCCCCTGTTTCTCAATTCATCTTTCACTTCTTTGGAAGTGACCTCTCCATTATTTTTAAGAAGGTTATAAAATACTTCCTTGACATCTTCCTTTTCTAAAATTTTTAGCATATTTTTTCTGTTTTAAAGTTTACTATTTGTTATGTTTACTATATTTATATGTAAAAACATATAAATGGATATAAAAAATTTTTGCGATTCAATCATGCGTATGTATTTATACGCAGATATGATTAAAGCCATTCATTTATCAACTGAAATTTATTGGGAACATTCACTTTGTGATGATGCCCAAGATAAAATCAGAGATAAAATAGATGAATTAGCCGAACAGATATATGGTTACTATGGTAAGCCAAAATTTACTGATTTCAAACTAGATTTAGACATATATTATGAAAATGATTTAGCCAAACTTTTTGGACGTATCATGGACATATTAGCCCCTATCAGAACTGAATGTGATAAAGTTGAGAAACTATCAGGAGTTGTTAGTTTAATTGATGATTTCAAAGGTGAACTAACTCAATTAGTATATATGTGTTCATTCGATAAAATTTCCAACTATAAAATGGAAAATTCAATATAATAAACGAAAAAAATTAATAATACTATGGGATGTAATTGTAAATCAAAAACAGTTTCAACACAACCTATCAAGCAAGTTACTAAGCCTACAACGACTACTAACAGTCCTGCAAAAAGAGTTGTTAAAAGAACCGCTAAGTAAGCGGTTCTTTTTTATTTCATTAGTTATTACTAATTTTACGACCAAGTTTACTCTCGTATTCTTTTGTCATGCAATTCATAGCTGAATCTAAGACAATATCAGCATCCTTTACATCCATAGTTCGATAATTAGCAGCATTTGCACTAACACATTTCATTGTTTTCATTAAATCCATTTTACTTGAAAAACCTCTACATTTAATACCCATATCATCAGCCATTCTTGTAGTAGTAATATCAGTACCAAGATAAATAAATTTCCAATTATACTTATCAGTTTGATGTTTAATCATATCTCTGATTTCAGCACTTTTAAACTCTTTTGAGTTATTTTCTTCTCCATCAGTCATAATAACCATCATAACAACCGAAGGTCTTTCTTCTTCAGGCATAGCAGCAAGTTCATATCCTGTTTCATTAATTGCTTTACCAACAGCATCATTCAAAGCTGTTGAGCCACCTGGACGATAATTATCCATAGTTAGCTCAGGAACATCAACAATATTTTTATTGTTAAATACTGTCGAAACAGTAGAAGCAAAAGTGTACAAAGATACATTTACATCTCCTGCTTTTTCTTTCTTTTGGTCATTAATAAACTCATTGAAACCACCAATTACATCACTTCTTGATGAACCCATTGAGCCACTTTCATCAATGACAAAGACTATTTTTACAAAATTATCTTTCATTTTTAAAATTTATTTTAATTTATTTATTTTACAAGAACTGAATCAATCATTCCATAGTTTTTAGCTTCTTCGGCTGTCATCCAAAAATCCCTGTCAGCATCTTTCAGAATTGTATCATATTCTTGACCTGTATGTAAAACTAATGTCTTATACAATTCATCTTTAATCTTAGTAATTTCTCGTGCAGTAATTTCAATATCAGATGCTTGTGCATGACCTGTACCACCAAGAGGTTGATGAATCATCACTCTTGAATGTGGCATACCATAACGTTTACCGCTTTGCCCTGCTGCCAATAATACTGCTGCCATTGATGCTGCCATTCCTGTACAATATGTTGCCACATCAGATTCAATATATTGCATGACATCATAAATACCATATCCACCATACACAACGCCCCCAGGAGAATTAATGTATAGATGTATATCGTTTTTATCTGATTGGTCAAGATACAACAATTGTGATGTAATAATATTAGATACATCATCATCAATTGCTGTTCCTAAGAAAATAATTCTATCCATCATCAAACGTGAAAAAACATCCATTTGAGTTACATTCAACTGTCTTTCTTCAAGAATAGTTGGACTAATATAACCTGCTATTGGATTAAAATTCATTTTTGATGTAAATGAATCGAACACTGACATAGAAGTACCATTACTTTTTGCAAATGTTCTAAAATCTTTTTTAATATTATTCATTTTAAATATCAATTTTTTTAATTGAATTTATGTCAATAAACTCATATTCAGAAATAGACATACCACACTCTTCATCATATTCATCAGGCAAATTATCTTGGATGAATATTTCAAAATCTTTATCTGAAAGCGGTTTATTTAGTCTGAATTTATATTCATCACCGCTTTCTGTTTTAATTATTAAAAGAATATTATACTCCATTATTTATTTTCTTTTGTGCTCTACGAGCAGCTTTTGCTTCTTTTTCAGCTTCCTTCTTTGCTTTTTCTTCATCAGCAATTTGTTGAATTGCCCACACAGCAGTCTCAGCAGCATTAATCAAATCATCACCATATTTTGCTCTACCACCAATTGTCACTGTAATGGATGGCGCACCAATAATTATCTTATCTTTTTCTGCATCATATGCGATTGTACACATTGCGTCTCTTAACAAGAGTTTACGCTGTGCTTCTTCCAGACGAAGAAATGCTTCTTCATAAATATACAAACATACTGTATCGGGCTTCTTAGTCAAGAACTCTGTGGTTGGATTGGCTTTTGAAATTTTGATAAGTTGCTTAGATTTTTGTACCGCCATTGGTTCAACAATAATAAAATTTTCCAAGCCCATTTCTGAAGCTAATTCCATAACCATGTCATTTGTTTCATCTGACAATTTACCTAATTTACTCATTTTTCTAAATTTTTAATGTTTAACAACTAATTTCACTCTTGTTTTTCATTTTCACTGCAAATATACAACTTAATTTTTTAAATTCCAAATTAATATTTACTTAAAAGACCATTTTATTATAATTTAACTAACTAACAATATATTATGGAAAAGAAAACTCCTAAGAAACGTAGGAAACTATCTAAAAAACAGGAAGAAAAACGTAAATTAGCAAAATCGTTAAAAAATAAACGATATTATGCCAAACGTAAAAGAGAAAAAGATATTTTAAATGGTATTGAGCCAAAACATGAAATCATTATAGAAGAACCAAAAATAAAAAAACTGAAAAGGGAATTCTGTATGATAGCTCTTTCTTCACATAAACAAGTTATTGATATATTATATAAAAGTAACTTGCAACAAAGTGCTTATAAAAAATTCAATGAAATTATTGATGAAAATGAAAAAAACATTATTTTTCCTGTAAAGTATATTTCAAACAAAAACATATCCAAAGGAATTGTTGAATCAAATTATGAAATACTTCTTTTGAAAATAAAAAAAGAAGGCGAAGATGTTACTCAATTAAGAAATGAATATGGTCAATTAGTTAATCATGTTATTGTTGATAATAACCAATGGATAATAATGGATAAACATATATATTATAAAGAAGAATCTTTTTGGGTGTACGGTTTTAATCCAAAAACACAAAGAAAAGATTTTAATTACATACTAAATGAAATAGTTTTAGCACATAATAATGATAAAAATTATTTCAAACGCATTATGATTTTTAAAAATAAACTAATCATCCAATATGATTTTGATATTGATATGGTCATTTGCAAAAATCAAGAAGATGTTATACGTTTATATAATGAATTAGAGGTTAAAACTAAAAAAGCAAAATGCAGAAATGTTTTTTTTAATGGTATTGTTGCAAAATCCAATAAAGATTGGATTATGGAAATGATTATGAATAAAACTGGATGGAATAAACAAAAGGTGATACGAAGTTCCACTAAACCATAAAAGCCTGAACTAATCAGGCTTTTCTTCTGTCTTGAAAATATATTTTATGTTGTTAATAATTGCTGTTACTATATCAGCATGTATAAATTCTGATTTTTTAGCTGTTGGATTATTTCTAAAAAATAATTCTTCATCAAGCATTCTCAACTCTTTATCAGTTAGAATAATTTCAATTGCCATATTCTCATATGCATAATCATCATTTAATTGTTTTTTGATTGCTGAAGATAAATCAAATAATTCGGCAATCTTTAATAATCGTTTTTTAGCCATAAGATTAAGATATTGTATTTATTATTCTTTCAAAAAACTTTTTAACCCTATACATAAACTTTTTCTTTTTTGGTATAATAATTGGTTTATTTATTTCTGATTTAATCTTCTCTCCTTCACCTGAAAGTAATGATTTTGCAAACTTATCACGTGCATTCGTTACTTCAGCTAATAATGCTTCTCTTTCATTCTTAGCTTTTTCTATTTGTCTATCAATTTCACTCATTGTTATAAATTCTTTCTGTCATTTCTTCAAAATTATGCATTATCCACACAAAACCAGATGTACATGCCATATCAATTATTAGTTTAAGCCACCATAAATGTGTTGTAGTACCTAAAACTAAAAATGCTGGTGTTAATGCAATTGAAGGTATTATTAATATATTTATTAAACTAAAAAATAGACCAATCCATGTAGAACAACATGCCATACATGAAAACAATTCACCCAAATTAGAGTGAATTTTATTAGCAGTTTCTCTAATAAATTCAAACACTCCAAGAGGTCCTCTTAGATAAACTAACATATTAGTTATTCCATATGCAGTAAACATATATATAATGAATATTAGCCAGCTCATACTACTTCTTTATTATCTTTTATTTCATTTTCTTGTTGTACAGTAACATTTGTTTCTTCATCTCTACTTACTTCAGTACTATTTTTTTCATTTTCTATCATTTTATCTTTTTTGATTTTTGATTTTTTCTTTTTAATTTTAAACTCCAAAGTTTGCAGAGTTTCCAAATCTTCCACTTCAAACAGTTTTTGTAATTCATTTACTTTTTGAATTAATAATTCTCTTTTTAATTCAGCTTCATTATTAAACTTGACTGTTGTGTCAATTACATCAAAAATCCTATTAAAATCTGTTTCAGTTGATGCATAATAAAAATATTGATACTGATTATTATCATCACGAGCAATTTTAACTGCTTCATCATAAGATTCAAGCACTCTCCAATTAGCTTTATAAGTTACATGTATTATTATTTGTCCACTATACAAATTAAAGCCTGGATTATATGGTGCTAACTTAATTAATCTATCTTGTATTCCTGCTGCCATTCTTTAAATTGTTATACCTGTAAATATTATTGTTAATATATATGCAATAGAAACTCCTAATATTATTAATCTATTATTTGAAATTTCAAATTTTGTTTCACGACTTATTGCAATTCCAAATAATGTACCTTCTTTTAAAAGGTTCATAATTGCTAAACAAAGCATAAATACTATTATTTTTGTTATCATAAAATCTTTCTTTTAAAGAAAATAAAAAAAATGCTGCAAAAGTCAATATTTTGCAGCATTTTATATTCATAATTTCTTTTTTGTCACCATAAATCATAAGTAACCCCAAATCCAACATATAGAGTAGGTTTTTTGTTTAAGAAGTCATATCCACCACCAACTTGCGGACCAATCACAAATCTGTCTTTAAACGATTTGTTTTTTCTATGCCACATAGTAGTACCTTCAATGATACCCATATCAGTGTTAATGTCAGTTTGAACTTTTCCATCTTTTTCTTTTGTAACAATCAAAAATTTATTGTTCAATGTAAAGTCCAATTTATGCCAATGTACTTGATTGGCTGAAATATCTAAGTTGTAAGAAATTGTATCGCTATTTGATGTATAATGATAAATACTATCTTTTTTTGTTGTATCACTATTATTTACAAAAACAGTATCAGTATTATAATAATACTTATAACGTACTTCAACAACACTTTCCACATTTTTAAGATGTTTAATTGAATCATAAAGTGCTTTATTCTCAGCTTTAAGTGACTCAATTTTTTGACTATCATATATTCGTGTATATGTATTTCCCATCTTAAACTCCAAACTATTACTCAAATCATAATTCTCTTTGCCAATATAAACACAGGCAATAAGTAAAAGAACTATCAATACCCATTGAATAATATCCCATATTTGTTGTTTTGTATATTTACCCATATTGATTAGTTTTTAATTTTTAAGATTGGCTCTTTTCATATCTAGTAAAGCAGACATTTTTTTTGATTCTACATTAACTCTTCGAATTGCGTTATCCAGATTAGTGGGTACTCTATTATTACAATAAGTAACACCTAAAAACCCTACTGGTTTATCTAAACCATGAATACATTCTATAATAATATATGAAACATCATTACTTTTCATCCTCATAGATAACTTATTATCTATTTTAGCCAAATCTTCCAAATTACCATGCCATGAGTTATGTTCATCTAAGTAATATGCGAATGAAAATCTAGATAAATTAAGGTTTTTATAATCTTCATCAATATGAACCACATTTGGAGTTACTTTTTCATATGTCATCTCTCCATAATAGAAAGGTAAACCTGACACATTACTTGTACCATTGTGCATCTCCATAACAAACGCTCGATTAGCTCCAGTATTTATAAGCAATTCACTAAGTTGTAGTTCAATTTTAGGATTTATCTTTTTTCTGTATTCCAATGCAGCACTATGTTCTGTTTCTTGTTTCTGAATAACATTCTCAACAATTTTACTCACATTTTGACCATTGTACATAACAAAAAAGAAAGCTGTTATTACAAAAATTGCTTTAAAAATTCTTACTAACCCATGTTTTTCTACAAGATTTATAACTTTTTCCAAAAAAGAAAATTGTTCTCCGTCTAAAGGCATGGCATTATAATATTTTATTTGTTATTTCTTTTTAGTGTCAATTTTTCTCACTTCATCAATGAATGAACCTAATTTTTTTTCTTCATTCAATCTTGATTGTGCATTTGTTGTTTGGAACACATCTGAACTTTTATAATTAAACATATCTTTAATACGTTTCATATCTTCATTCAATTGTTCTTTATTGATGTGATGTAGAACTTTAGCTTCACCATAGTTAAATTTACTATCAACAGTCCATTCTACCAAATATTCATTATTAGATGCGTCTTTCATAATGAATTTATTTCCATCTACCTTATACTCGTCAGGAATTTTTTTAATCATTTGACTTTCACTAAGGAATTTTGTGTGTTTGAAGTATAATTTCTTCATTTTTTTATTATCAGTCATATCACTATCTTTGTTTTCTTTAAACATATTAGGGTTTTCAAAGTCTTTTTTGGGCATGTTATGTGATTTCAAACCTGCATGTGCTCTTTCAACTTCACGTTTAGTAAATTCGGCATTACGCTTCTTTAAATCATCATATAATCTTTCATTGCCAGAAAAATCAAGACCTTGATTTTCATCTTTTATCTTTGAATTCTTTTCATTTTCAACTGAAGGAAAACCATTAGCTTGTGCTTTTACACGAGCAATATATGCTTCGCCTGGTTCATCAGCAAATTCAGCATCTAATGTAGTTCTGTTATAATCCACATCTTCAGGAGTATTGACTTTTTTATCATCTATTTCATTTGTTAGACCACCATCATATTCCTTAACTTCCTTTTCAATATCCTTTACAGCCTTTACATTGTTTTTAGCGTTATCTCTTATCACATTAACCCCCATCTTTGGTTTGAACTCATTTGTGCTTTCCTTGATAACTCTTTTTAAATCGCCAAAAGTATAAGTAATTTCCATTATATTATTTTTGTTTTTTTAATTATTTTATATATTGAAGTTTTAAACCTTGTATAAATTGTTGGTATCGTAATTGGAATATTTTCTTCTTATCAACCTCTTCAATATTTTTATCCAATTCTTCTTCTATTTGTGAATTAATATCATTAATTTTATCAATAACATTGGTTTCACTTTCTATATCATAAATATTTATATTATTCATAAAATAACTATTTAATTCTGTTTATTGAAATTGACCCATCTTTACCATTTTTACGCTTTAATGTGGATTTATCCCCTGGAAATGGTACAGTATATTGGTAATCACCTGTATTCATTGTTGTAGTAGCTTCCTCAATGTCATCATTAGGTTTGGTATTGTATATTTCACGTCTTTGAACATCAAATACAGGTTGTGAAAACTGACCAGATGAAGCTGCATTTGTTGCACCATCTCCACCATCTTCCATTTTCATGATAGTCATATCATCTTTAAAATTTGAGCATTCTGGTTCAGGTAAATTTTTTTCAAATAAATTAATATATAACTTTTGCATTTTTCTCTCAAAATCCTTTTTAGGTATTTTATATTTCACACTCATAACAGCCGTTTGTGGATTACCATTTTCATCTTCATCAACAATTTTTTCATCTCTTGTAATTATACCTTTATTTATTAAATAAGATAATAATTTACTACGATTAAGTCCTTTAGCCTTCAATTCCATAGAAGGTTTAGCTGTTGAAGGATTATTTAATAAATCTTTAAGAAATGATTTTACATTAGATAAAAAAGAATAATAAGTCATTTCATTTTCTATCGCTTCAAATACTTTAATTGCATTTTCACCAACAATTATTTTTTTAGATTCGTATGTTCTTTGTTTAGAAATAATCTGTTTTTTTATCTTCTCCATAGCACTATCATAACTGATTTTTTGCTGTTGAGCATAATTCATAATAGCTTTAACATTTTTGATAACATCTTCATCACTTGAACTATTTAAATACGTTCTAACAAATTTAGTTATCTTTTTAATTAATTCTTCAGTCTTTTGGTATGGAACTTTAGTTTGACCATCACTTTTTCTAAAAATATTTGGATTTCTTGGACTAATATTATTAGTCTGTGGCTCATTTATAACCCCTTTATAGCCAATAACAGATAGTTTACCATTATCATAATCTATATCAATAGAAGTAGTTGGGACATCACTATAAACATGACCTCTTCTTCCATATACACTATCTTTTTTAGTTAATGCTGTGATGATGTTATTCATTTCCATAGGTTTTCCATTAGCCGCTATAAAAATAGCTTCTAATGCATCCATAGTAGTGAAACTTTTATTTTTGAGTTTCACCCAACCATTCAAAGCCAATGCATAATTTCTATACTTAGAAATATATTCTTTTACTCTATTTTTTATATCTTCATTCATATATTAACCTTGTTTAACTGATGATTGCCAAAAAGCTTTTTTCTGATACATTGTTCTATACAAATCTTCCAAAACATCAGCAGTAATAGCTTTCACCTTACGTTTAAATTCATTACTCTGAAGTATAGAATCTACTTTATTGTTAATTAAAGAATTAACTTCAGCTTTAGTAAGTTCTTCTTTCACTAAAATTCTGATTTTTTCTTCATCAATCATGTTTATTTTCTTTCTCTATAAATATTTAAAAATAAAACAAAAAATCCAACTAAACAGTTATTTAGTTGGATTAATAGCCCATTATATTAGAATAATGGATTTTCAGTTATATCATCTTTCCAATTCTTATAGAAACCTTGTATTTTATTTATTTTCTTAACATTATCATCTGTTAATTGCAATCCTTCTGCCCATATATAGCATCCTTGTCCTGATGAATCTTTATATCTAAACTGAAATTTTAAGTTATTCATATCAGGTATTTCTCCTGATAAAACCAAATCGCCATCTTCAGGATAAAAAATTAATGGAGTATCAAAATTTTTAAAATCAGCACCTATTTCTTTTGCTGCTTCTTTTTGAGTTGTTAATGTTTGATTTCCAAATTTAGGGTCATCAGTTACTGGAATACCTTCTGAATTTTCACTTTTACCATTCTTAGAAAATTTTTCAGTATTAGAAGTTTCATAATCTTCTGTTAATAATCTAAAATTTCCATTATTTGATTTAGTTTCATTAATGGTTTTTAGCATTTTTTTAGTTATATCAAAATCATTCATTATATTTCAAAATTTTGCCCATTCCAATCATAACCCATCATCTGTTGCCATGACATCCTTGGTTTTGAATTACAATTGCAATCATTATTTTTATGAACTTCTTCGATTAATTTGTCAATTTCAATAGAATTATTACTTTGTAATATTTCATGAGATAAGTTTACAATTTCATCAATAGTTGCTTCTCTCATATCATAAGACCCATCTTCTTGTTTAAAATCATCAATTTTATCTAATTGTTCATTAGTCAAATCAATTGATACTAATGGAGTAATAGTATCTTCAATTACTATATCTGTTTTAACAACATCTTCCTCAATTACAGGAACGACATCACCATCATATATTGATTCATCTACACCTTCAGCAATTTCTTCAGTGGGAACATTTACTTCAGGTTGCATTGATACTTCTTTCATCATATCAATAATATCTTCTTGAATTTCATTAGTTGTCACTTGTTCAACTACTTCTTTCTTTTTTTTAGCCATATTAAATTTCTTTTAATATAATTATTACATTGCTTTTAATTTTAAAAAATCGTTAGATAACAAAGCATTCACACGTAATTTTCGTAAAGCCTTTTCTTTAATTTGTCTAACTCGTTCTTTTGTTAAATTATATTTAACACCAATTTCTTCTAAAGTTAAATCATCAGTGTTATTCAAACCAAAATAACATGAAATAATGTCAGATTCTCTATGTGATAAACATTCTAATAATTTATTCACAGAATTTTTTTTATATTCTTCCAAATCATTAAATTCATCATCTGATAATGTATTAGGTATTATTTTACTATCTGATAAATCATCGCCATTTTCATCAACTGATGCGCAATTAGAATTTACTCTAATATCAGATAATTCTTTTGTATTACTAAGAGTGACTTTTTTTATATATTCTTGAATTGCTTGTCTAATCCACCATACAGCATAACTTATAAATTTAATATCTCTTTTATAATCAAATTTATAAGCTGCTCTTACTAACCCTATGTTACCTTCAGCAATCAAATCTGAAAAAGGAACACCATAGTTTTTATACTTTTTGGCAATAGAAACAACAAACTTTAAATTCGAAGTTACCAATTTTTCAATTGCTGCTCTATCACCTGCTTTTATTTTTTTACCAATTCGTCTCTCTTCTTTTTTTAACAAAGGTTTATATTTGTTAATATCATCAAAATAGGTTTGAATTTCTTTACAATAATCCGCTTGTTGTGAAGTTTTCATTAAAAATTATATTCATTTTTCTTTTTATTATATAGTGGATGAAATGGTTGATACATTTCCGTTTTTCACTACGGTTATCGTCATATCATGCCAATCGTAAATATTTTCCATATGTGTAATATGTATAATAAAATTATAATTACTTAAAATTCTATCAAACAATTTTTTAACATTAGGAAGATTATCACTACCAATTGTTCCAATAATTTCGTCTAAGACAATGAAATTTGGCTTTGGCATTGTTGCCATGTTACCTAAAGCTGCTCTTAACGCTAAACTTGCCATAGTACCTTCAAAACCACTACTTGCAACGCCTAAATCAAGTTTCTGACCATCCTTATATAAATCAAGACAAACTTTATTATCATCTGATATTGATAAAATCACTTTAAAATCACACAATCCATTTAATAAACGTGAAAGTTCATTATTTATTGCTGGTAATGCTTTTTTAAGTACTATTTTAACAATCCCATTTTTACCTACTAATTGTTGATAAATATTCCAATTTCTTTTTATTTCTTCCTCTTTAATAATTTTATCAATTAATTTACGTCTATCTTCAATAGATTTTGTATAATTTTTAATATCATTATTAAGATTCTGTATATCTTTTATGATATTTTCTTTAATTCTTGTCTCATTTGAAATAGAAACATTAATGTTATTAACTTTTAAATTAATTTCATTGTTCCATTTTAAATTTTCTTTATTTGTTTCAAATTCAGTTTTTTGTCTTTCTAATTCAGCAATTTGTAACTTAATTGTGTCAATATTACTTTTTAATGCTGTCATTGTCAATTCTAATTTTGCCTTTTTTTCTGCTTTTTCTTTATCAAGTTCTAATTGATTAATTTCATTCTCATATTCATCAACCTTTTGTTTTGCAGCAATACCATCAGCAATAAGTTTTTCAATTTCTGCATTATTTTCAGCAATATGTTTATTTTTATTATTAACATCAATTTGCTGTCCACAAGTAGGGCACATTCCTTGATTTATCAGATTTTGTATTTCTGTATTTTGTTTTTTCAATAAAACAACAGTTGAACGAATTTCATCTGTTTTTGTTTTCCATTCTTCTTTATTTTTACGTGCTTTATCCAAAGAACTTTTATCAAAAACGGCATTTTTAAGATTAGTTATATATTCCTCTTTCATTTTTGCCATATTAGTTCTTTTCAATGTTAAATCGTTGGTTAGTCTGGTAATTTGAGTTTCAATAGTTGTAACATCCAATCTTTCCAAACCATCTTTAACAGTTTTTTTAGAAGAAAGAATAGTAGATTTTTCTTTATCTAGCCTATTAATAGACTCAATACTTTTTTCTTGTTCTTCATGTTTTTTGATAATAGAATTTTTATGATTATCAATACAAATCAAATAATCATCAATCTCTTGTTGAAGAGTTTCTCTATTATACTTTAATGATTCAAAAGTTGGAAGAATTTTTTCTTTAAATAATTTTTTAGTTACTTCTTCTTTCTTCTCTAAAGAAAGAAGCCCTAACCAACGAGAAAACAACCTTCCTTTATCGCTTTGACCCATTCTCAACAATTCCCCTAAAGAATAAGCAGTTGCGGACATTACTAAATTAAAATCTTCTAATGTGCCAACGCTCTCTTTTATCAACTGGTTAGTTTTTCCAACACTTTCATCTTGGCAATTTTCTAACAATTCAGTTTCACCATCCAACAATCTAAAATATTCAATAGTTTGTTTAGCTTTACTCTTTGGTGTTCTTTTTTTTAATGGTGGACGAGTAACTGTTCGTTTAATAATATAATCTATACCTTCAATTTCAATACACGCTTCAACTACAACATCTGTTACTTCAGGTAAGTAAATATTAAAAACACTATCCAATGTTGGTGATTTATCAGCTTTTCCAAATAACGCAAAACGTAATAAATCAATGGCAAAAGTTGTTTTTCCACATTGATTTTCAGGTGAACCATTTAAAAGTACCAGCCCTTTTAATTTTGTAAAATCAAAATAGTTATCAGGACCATATGACAAATAATTACTCCATTTTACATATTTAAAGATATATCTTTTATAGTTTTTATATGCATCAAAATCAATATATGAATTAACTTCTCCATCAATAGCATTAATTGCTTCCATATCAATATCTTCAATTTCTTTAAGCTCCAAATATTCTTTAAATAAAGATGATTGAAATTTAGGGTCTTGAATATTTTCAATAATATCATTATTTAATGATATTTTTTCACCTTTATCATTAACTGTTAATGGAACAAAATTAAATTCAATCCTATTTTTAGGGACATTATATTTTTTTGAAATAAATTCAATTAAAGCATCTTCTTTTTCTTTATTATAATCAATTTGTAATGCATTTAATTCAAAAACTAATTTAGATGTATTTTTAACTTCAATCATATTATATTATTTTACATTTAACTTTCTTCTTTTTTTCTTTGGTTGAACTTCCTCTTCAAACACAGGCAAAACATCAGGTATTTGAAGAGGTGTATCGACTAAAATTGGTTTTTCTTCAGAAGAAGAAAGTTCTTCTTCATGTAAAACCGATTTTACTTCTTCTAACTGCACAAATTTAGGTTTATTATTAAACATTGGCGGTTTATCACCATATTTCATTATAATCAAATTATCCTTTAATATCTTATTAACAACATCTATTGGTGATTTATCATTAAGTTCACAATATTGGATAATATCATATAAAATTTTATTTTCTATCAAATTTCTAAGTTCATCAACAGACATGAAAAAATATTTTTTGCAAATATACTACTTTTTTCTTGCATTTACCAATTTTATAAGTATTAATTTATTATTAATTAATAATTTAAACAATATTATATAATATAATGGACCTTTATATATTAAATTTATAAGGTCCAAATTATTAATACTAAATTTCTTTAAAAAAGCGAATTTTAAATATTAAAAAACATTAATTGTTTATTTTTCTTTTATTATATGATATTTTATAATAAAAAAAATATGTCAAACAAGAACGAAATTGTTATGGGTCTTGATATTAGCACAAAATGTATTGGGGTAGCTATTTATGACCTTAATAATAAAAAAATTATTGAGATTACTCATGTTGCCCCTAAAATAGATAGTAAAATTAAAGGTATTGAGCAACTTTTTCTTAAAAAACGTGTATTTGAAGAAAAATTCTTATTAGAATATGTAGATAAAGGTATCACCAAAGTTGTTATTGAAGAACCATTACTAAGGTCTAACAATGTAAATACTGTTGATATACTAAGTAAATTCAATGGTATGATTTCTGATAGTGTTTATCGTATTTTGGGTATAGTACCTGAATATATATCATCTTATGATGCAAGGAAATATGCATTTCCTGAATTGATGGCAATTAGGAAGTTCAATAAAAAAGGAGAAGAATATTCAAAAGATAAAATATTAACAGCAATTAAAAAAAATAAACTTGTTTTATTTGGTGAATATCCATTTGATTGTGATAAAAAACTTATTTTATGGAATAAAATATCAGAACTATATCCCTATATCCCTTGGGTGTATGATAAAAAAGGTGAATTGAAAAAAGAAAACTTTGATGCATCAGATGCTCTTGTAACTTGTTTAGCTATTTGCAATAAAATTGAGTTTGGAGAAGCTGAATTCAATATTACTAGTAGTAACAATGTTAAATCAAGTGAAATTTCATATTTAATGGAAGTTTGGGATAAAAAAATACCAAAAAAGATTATTATAGATTGAAAATAAGTCGTATATTTGCAGCAAAAAGAAATCAATTTATTAAATGAACAAAAATGCTGAACGAATTAAAGAACATTGAAACATTATTAGAGTCTTTTCTTGGTAAATCTAAGAATGGTATGTCTGATGATACTCAAATACAGTTCAATTGCCCAATGTGCTCTATCGAAAAAGGGTTGTATGATGGAGATGGAAAACATAATTTGGAAGTAAATATTAAAAAGAATATATTCAAATGTTGGGTATGTGGAGAAACCAATGAAATGTCTGGTAAAATTTCTAAACTAATTAAAATGTTTGGAAATGAATCTATATTACAACAATATAGAGCTGAACTTTATGCAATTAGACAATCTAAACTGTATGAGCTTAAATTTAATAAAACTGATTTTATTGATGATGATGAAATATATGATGATATATTAATTTCTCTTCCTGATGGTTTTACACCTCTTAAAAATAAAGATTATTATTCAAGTGATGCATTAAAATATTTAAATGATAGAGGAATTGGTGATAAAATAATAGAAAAATATAATATAGGTTATATACCAAGAACAAATAAAGATAAATTTCTTAAAGAAAGAATTATTATACCTTCATATGATAGATTTGGGGGATTAAATTATTGGGTTGGAAGAGATTATACTTTCCCAAGTTGGAGATTTAAATATAAAAATCCTAGCTCTGATATTGTAAAAAAAACAGATATTGTTTTTAATGAAGAAAAAATAAATTGGTATGAAGATATTAATTTGGTGGAAGGACCTTTTGACCACATTGTTACTCCAAACTCAATACCATTGTTAGGTAAAACTATTGACCCAAAATATTCAATATTTAAAACATTGATGGCTAATGCAAAAGCCAACATAAATATTTTTCTTGATTCTGATGCTGTACTTAATGCTAAAATTGTGTATAAAACATTAAACCAAGGTAATTTATATAATAAGATTAGATTGTGTCCTACTCCCAACGAGTTTGACCCATCACTTATATATCAAGAATATGGTGTTAAGGGGATTCGTAAAGTTCTCCAAAACACCATAAAATTATCAGAATATGAGTTAGCTAATCTTTCTTTTGAAAAGATTAATAATACCTTTTCCAATAGAAGTTAATAGATTAGTAGTATCACTTTCTTTAACTTGATAATCAGCATATAAAACATTTTGTACTGGTTTTTGTTCAGCTTTAAGAACTGTATTAGTTGTTCCAGTAACTCTGTTTAACCATCCGTTTAAAAATTTCTTTTGGGATGGTTTATTTTTTACAATATTACGATAAAAATTATTTCTTTGTTGTATTAATTCTTTACCTAAATCAATAACTCTATCAGTTCTATTGGTGTATTGTAATGTTGTTGCGCCAATTATTCCATCAACAGCAATATTAACGCCATATATAACATTAATAGCTTTCTGTAATAAAATTATGGCTGCTTTGTTACCTGCATTAACTCCATGACAAAAAACATGTGCTGAAATCATAAGGTCATCTATCATATCAATTTTCATTGGTGCATAATAATTCTTTTTATATACATCAAAAACCAAATTATCCAATTCAGAATTATTTAGTTTCTGATTGTGTTTTAAAGGCATATTTGCATCAATAATTTTCCATCCTTTCCAATTTGGATTGGCTTTTCTTGCAATCCCACAATAGGTTTGTCCGCCTGCATCTCCTGACACATTAGCATAACCACCTTCATGAGTTAAAACCATTCTGATTAAAAGTTCCCATTTTTCCATAATTTAATTACTTTTAATATAAATATTGCATAAATGTTTGCTCTTATTTAAAAAAAATCGTATATTTGCATAAAATAAGAATAATATGACTGATATAAAAAAAATTATACACATTGCCGATGTACACATTCCAAATGTCGAAGAAGATAAACCATATTCTCAAATGATAGAAAATTTTATTTTTGAATGTTGTAAGGTTTGTGCTGATTATAATAAAGATGAAGTAAGAATTGTTCTTGCTGGTGATATATTTGATTTTAAAAATAAAGTATCTCCTGAAGCAAATAGTATATATTTTAAACTGTTAAATTATCTTAATACCATTGCAACTACAATTATCATTGCAGGAAATCATGATATGCTTGAAAATAATAAACAAAGAAAAGATGCACTATCTCCTATATTTGAAGTAGAAGGAGCGTATAAAAATATTCAATATGCTGATAAAATACTAAATTATAAAAGTGGCTACATTGTAGATAATAATATTATTTGGGCTTTATACTCAATATGGGAAAAATACCAAAGACCAAATATTGATGAAATTAAAGAAAAATATCCTAACCATAAAGTTTTTGGATTATTTCATGGTGAAATACCAGGGGCAAAAACAGATATTGGTAAAATGTCAGATAAAGGAATTGATGTTAACACTTTTATTGGTTGTGATGCTGTTCTTTGTGGGCATATTCATAAAAGACAAGAAATAAGGAAAAATGGAATACCTATGGTATATGCAGGTTCTTTATTTCAAAAAGACGCTGGGGAGAATGTTACTGGACATGGTTTTGTGGAATGGAATGTTGAAGATTTAACATACAAAGTTCATGATGTTGAAAATGATTATAGTATCTATAAATTTAAAATATCAAGCTATGAAGATGTTGAAGATGACATCGAAAGGTTAGTAAACCTTTAAAATAAAAAGGGAGCAATTGCTCCCTTTTTCTATGGATTACCAAGTATCATGGTTATTTGTTTACTATCTTTGTCAATATAAACTGTACCAATTCTAGTATATTGATTTTTATAATCAGATGAACCTTTTTTAGTGTTAACATTATAACTATATGTTTGTCTAAACTGTTGAGAACCACCTTCATTTATAAAATTATATCCATCTTTTACCATCGTACCACCTGAATATGTGGTAATTTCAAACGTCATATTACCACTTTTTATTTCACCGAACCAAGTTGCCCATATACCAATCTGTGTTGATTGTGGTAAAACATCTTCATATGCTTCAAAAAGATATTTAAAATTAATATATACACATTCATTACCACTTTGCATATTATCACCTGCCCATATTAGTAACCCTGGAGTAGGTGGTTCTGTTGTGGTATTTCCTGTTATAATTGGATTACTATTACCTCTCATAGAAAAACCAACTGGTTGGTCATCAACATTTTCAATACCTGTATTTAAAAATTCAGTTGCAGTATCTAAGTCACGACCATCATCTGCCCCCCAAAAATATCTAAATACCATGTAATCTGAAGGTGGAATAACAATTACATCAGGTGGCATTTGAGTAATGTGATACTCAGTAATAGTTGGTATTGGTTGAGTTTCATCATCACCAACCTCACATTGTGTAAATGTTATCTTTTTAGTTCTTTGTTTCTTACCATCATAAGGACTTATTGTAACTGTAATGTTATTTACAGTTACACATTCATCCTCTTTTATTGAAGTTGTTACCCATGTTGAATCTGCCATAATTTTTTATTTTTTATCTATTATGATAGATAATTCTCTATCACTATCATTATTTTCTTCAACTGTTATTTCAACTTTAACAGCTTTTTCACCATATTCATTTTCTCCCTGAGAAGGTGCTGAAACTGATACCCATGTATCGTCAGGATTTTTAGTTACAACCACATCATTATAGGTTAATGCAGTAGTATTTGCATATGCAATAAAAGAAGTAGCACCAGATTCAATTTCTTTTGTTGTATTTTCAGTTGGGTCAACCCATATAACATTTTGTGGATAATGATTTTGATTATATGTAATAACAATTGTTTTTGCATCTTCTTTATCTTGCTTAAAAGTCAACTTTCCACTTCTACTTGAATTAGTTATATTTTCTAATATAGAAACGGTAATTCTGTTAGAATCAATAAAGTCAATATTAATCCAATCAGAATCAGATGTTGCGTTCCATACTACAAAATTTTCTGAGCCAGTTGTATCATTCTTCATAACAGACACAACAGCCATGTCAATAGTATCTCCAGAAGCTTCTATATCATAGTTTTGGTCAGTTTCTTTACCATACACTTTAAATATGTTTGTATAAGTAATAGGTATATCATCTTCAATTTTAATTTTATAAGAAACATTCTCTGTTTTAATAAAATTGCCATTTACATACTTATCTCTTGTTGATATTACTCTAACTGTTGCATTACCACCTTCATTAGAAAAAGTGGTAGCTGTTGGATTAACTACAATTTTATAATTTTTATATTCAATTTCAGCCGCTTTTTGCCATAAGTATATTTCAGCATAAACATCATTAGGTTTATCATTATGTTTTACTTTAACTTTAGCGGCTCTAATTGTAGGCAAACCATTTTCATTTAAATCAAGTATTAAAGAATTACCCTGATTAAACACATTAACCCAATCAGCATTTTGTCCAGGTAATTCACTATAAGTTCCTGTTGCTTCATCAAAAGTACATTCAATAGGGTCATCAACAGTATATTGCATTGAACCGCCACTAATTGTTATTGCAAATGTTCTTTCTATTTCCATTGATTCAATTTCATTCCATTGAACTTCTTTTAATCCATCAATTAAAATATCATAAACAACAATTAATTGATTAACAATTATATATACTTTTTTAGAACTATCATTTACATGTTCAAATGTAACTGTTGCGCTTCTTACTGCTCCTGTATCATTAGGGAGTACTTGTAACTTAAATATAGTATCTGATGTACCACTTGATAAATTCGTTAATGAAGAACCATTACCTAAAATCCAATCTACGTTACTCCCAACAAATTTATATTTAGCATCTCCACCTGTTGCAGCAATATTAAATGTTTTAATTATACCTGATTGTGCAACATCTGCAACAGTACTTGTATTAATTGTATTACCACCATCATTAGGCTCAATTGTTAAATTATAACCCTGATTTTGTTGAACATTAATTATAAAAGAATAATCTGTATTATCCTTATGTACTAACACAATTGTTCCCGTTCTGTTATTATTTTCAGTATTAGAATCACAATTTATTGTAACTTGTCCAGTTTTTCCTGTTGATGGAGATATATGTAACCACGGATATTTTGCTGCATTAGTTGAATCAAGAATAAACTCAGCAGACCCACCATCCACTTTAACATCGACTTGTTTAGCACTATCATTGGCTTCAAATTGCATTGATATATTAGAAGAATATTCTGTGCTACTTGGTAACTTACCACCAATAAATAATAAACCAGCTCCTGCTTGTGTAAATATAATAGTATGCGTTTTTGTTGTGTCTAACGCATTTTTTAATACAACGGTTCCACTTCTTTCAGTACTTGAACTGTTAGTATCAAACCATACTGTTAATACATTTCCATTTGTTGAAGTATAAAGCCATGAAACATCATCATCTACAACATATCCAGCATAAGATGGGGAAACATAAACATCAAATTTTCTTCCATTTTCTTCAGTTGTTTGGGTAAATGGAATGTCTGTTACAGCAGTTACAGGTGTAATCTCTCCAATTTTTGTTGCATAAATATCATACGCTATTGCTGCATTTTGTGTAATATTTATTACTTCTGTTATTGAAGTATTATTGTTATGTATTAATGTTAATGTACAAGTTCTGTCTTGTGTTGTATCTTTATATTGGGATGCATTAACAACCAGTTTGTACTCTGTATAATCCCCATAATCACCAAGAACATTGTTTTCTGTTGTTATCCAATCACATGATGGAGCTATTGTATAATTTTTTAAACCACCATATACATCAACTGATATTATCACACTTCCCCCATTACTATCAAATGTAATAGTATCAGGGTTAGCTACAATTGATAATTCCCCAACGCCTTTTTGTGTTATATCAATATAAGCTTTGACTGAGTGGTCATCGTTATGATATACTGTTATTTTTGCTTCTCTTGATGTTGTTGATGTAAATGAGTCAGCTATAATTGTTAAATTATTTACATCAATTGAAACTCCTAGCCAATCTGGGATAGTAGAAATATCTACACTCCAAGTTTTTGATGCTCCATTAGCTGTTACCACAAATGTAGGTGTAACATTACCACCTACATATTGTACAGTCCCTTCAGCTTCACTTTTACCATTTACTAAGATACTTAAATCAGTCGCTTTTAAAAGTTTAAATGTTGTTGTTGCTTTCTTACTATCATCATTAATATGGGTAAATGTAAAAGTATAATTTATATCATTTACAGTTGGATTTTCACCAATTGTAACTTTTAATAGTTTAGAACTGATTTTTTCTGTTATCACATTCGCCCCTGTTATATCTGAGGAAAATGTATAGTTATAATCTTGTGCTCCACCTATTGCTTCAACATCAATGTAATAAATACCACCTATATATGGAACTTCATTGACACAATTTGGTATATTATTTGTTTTTGATTGATATAAACATGATGATGAAATACTAATATCAGCACCAACTTGTATAACATTAATAATCCAATAACAATTGTTATCATTCATGTTATAGACAATAATTGTTCCATTTCTTTGATTTGAATTATTATTTTGAGTTGCTGTTACTGTAATAGTATTTCCATTTTTAATAACATTAGCCCACGATACATTATTTACAATATAATAATTAGGATTATTACTTAATCCATCAACTATTATATTTGTACTCTTAGTACCACCTGTTGCATCATCAAATGATATGTCAGAAGCACTAATTTGCGAAACTGTAACATTTAAAACTGAAGTAATTGAATTATCTTCATCTAACATAAATGTTATTTTTTCACTCCCGTATTTTTTTTCGTCTTTTTTTTTTTCAACTGTAAATGTCAAATTAGTTTCACTTCCGTTTGATGGAACACCATTAACCAAAGCACTCACAGGGGCAGAATTCCAATTTCCTGAAGCATTTAACACAACATCTTTTGAACTAATAGGATTCATAGAATCATTTAATTTAACTTCATTAGTTGATAGTGTTAAATATTTTCCACCATTTTCATCAAAACCTTTAATACCAAATATAGCAGTCGATGGTATTATTTGTTCAAGATATGGTAATACATAATCTGTAAAATATTTTCTATATTCAGCATTCCCTGTGTATTTATTTTCAATAACTAGCAATTTTGTATTTAGAAATATTTTAGTAGGAGTAGCTTTTGTGCTTTTTTTCCCTGAGCCACATATACTTTTATAAACATCAATATTTTGTATTTTAATTGGGTCTAAAGTTGGTGAATTAAAATCTATATCAGTAAAACCTAATGTTTTATATTGATTTAACTCACTATCACTTCCTGAAATTTTACTATTATCAAGAGCATATTTAAATAATTCTCTTAAATAATCAAAAAATTCTTTACCCATATCATAATGTCCATAACCAATATGAGGATTGTTTCCATTATTTTTAGATATAATAGATTCTAAATACACAACTCTTTCATTAGAAATTATTTTATCATTTCCAATTGTTTGGTATGTAACACAAGTCCATCCAGATGCGTTTCTTGAATTGTTAATTATTGTATTTTCATCTGTCACTGTTTGGTCATTACCTAATATAAAATAATTTGTTGGGTTTCCTGATAAACTTGGATTATCATACACAAAATTATAATCTGAAATATTACTTATGTCATATACATAATATACATCATTAGGAGTTATTCGACCAATATTAAGAGTAAACAATTCATCTAATGTTGGAACTACATTAATATAAGGCATTGTTTCTTTATATATGAAGTTACCATTATTCAATGGAAGAGGATTCTCACTTCCCCATCCACCATTAGATTGAAAATATGGATTTCCATCATATGTTAAATTCTTGTCAAACCAAGGAACTAAATAAATATTTCCATTGTCATTAATTTCTTTAACTAATAACCCACTATAAGGGTCATCTTCATCAGATAATACAATGCTTTTTTCTGAATTTATAGATTGTATTAATGATATAGTATTAGAATTGGTAATTGGACTGCAAGTATAATAGTACTCATTTATTGAATACCAATCCTTGTTGATACCAAACATACCAAGTAACATCTCTATTGCTTTTCGAGTCCCTTTGGCTCTAAAAATAGCCTTAGAACATAAAACCAAACGTCTCATAAACTGATTGTTTACCTCAGTATATGTATAACCTGTTGATTCACCTGTATATAAAATATCAGTTGTATTATTTTCTGTTCCTGTCTTTACAACAGTTGAAACATCCCATCCACCCAACTCTAATTTGTCACTAAGAAAATAATCAGATATATTATTCTGTCTATTATATGTAATTGTGTTTGTGAATTTTATACCATCAATATATCTTTTTATATCATCAAGAATGCGCCCCCAAATCCTTAATAAATTTGCTACTTTAGTACCTGCAACAACATATTCTTGCTCGTCACCTTCATTATATTCTCTTGTATAAGTCCAGTCAAAATTTTTAATGGCTTCATGAGTCATTGACCGATATATGTTATCGCAATAATAATCATCCAATATTTGAGCTACTTCCAATAAACCATTGAAAAATGATAAATAATTAGGGCTTGATATATCTAAATTCCATCCATTAACAACTGCCCATGAATATTTACGATTAATAAAAGTAATACCTTTATTAGTCTCAATAGGCGTTAAAAATGTATTTGTGTAAATTGGGCTTGATTTTCGATTTAATAATACTTTTTCAAATCCATCTAACTCTTTAAAATATTTGTCAATTCTATTCTGTTTTGGTCTAATATGCAAACCAATTGTACTGTTATGAAAAAATTGTCTTTCTCCATTAACAAAACGACCTTTTATAACAATATTACCATTTATAGTGATTGTATTTAATAATTGTCCTTCTGTCAAACAATTCACATCAACATCTTCATTGATAATTGTGACACTTGTAACAGGTATTTTAGTATTACCACTTATAATTTCATAATCTTTGTATGAATAAGACAAATAACGTAAATCATTTTCATATTCACTTAATATAACATTATTATTAATTAAGTTTATTTGAAAATCATTATCAACAATAAAACCTTCAACTGTTTGAAAAGGATTTTCATCTTCTGTATTTCCTGTTACTATTTGTGTTACCTTTCCACTAAAATATAATTCAGCAGGGAAATATTTTATTATATCTTCAATTGAAGCTCTAACTAATTCAACACAAGAACCATAGTAAGCAAAATCTCTTAAATCATTTGAGACTTCATTCACTTCAACATCAGAAGTTGTGTCAGGAAGATTTACATCCTCAACTTCATCATCAGTCCATACAATATCACCATCAGGTGAAGTTACCCAATGTCCATATTTATGTTTCTTTTGATAACTAGGGCTATTATTAATTGTAAAAATAAAATTACCATTTGAATATATAGGAGTTTGACCTGGTGTAAACCTTCCTGTTCCACCAATAGTCACCCAATCTCGTTCAAAAATAGTACCATTTTTAACAAGCTGATGTTGTTTTTTTAATGTGTAGTTACTATGTGATTTAATATATCTTGACATATGTTATATTGTCCAAATTAATTATTCATTATGCTTTCATAATCTTGCGTAAAATCAATATTATCTGTCTTTTTCTTTCTAACTTCATATACATCACTTTTAGTATATGAATCTTTAAGGGTAAAGAACTCTTGTTGTATGTAAATTTCTCCGTCTTGGTTATATGTTGTAACCAAACCTCTATCTAATGAACGAACTTGATTTCCTTCAACAACATTTGTCAATGTTTCAATGTCATGTTCAACTAGTTCAATTTCAACTGAAACAGGATTGAATTTAGTGTTTGTAATGAAAATAGTTTGTCCCACTCTACCAATAAACGGTTGTGCATTTGCTTTATATGTTGGACTTGTAGATGGTGTTACAGTTAAAAATGTTAATGTTGAACTATCATTAAACCTGTAACCATTAGAATTGGTATTAGATGATGTCAAATTTTGTGCTATTGGTTCACATTTATTATTAGATGTTATAATTCTATAATAATTTTGTCTTAAACCATTATCAATATAATCAATTCTATATCCAACCAATTGACCATTTTCAAATAAACTTGAATTTTCAGTATCAACATCATTCATATCAAGAACCACACCTCTCACATCAGGATATGCAGATAAAGCACCAATATCCTTAATGGTACACTCTATTTCTTTAGGTTTAATATATACAGTATATATTCCTTTTTTATTAAAGTATGTTAGTGGAAGTTTTAAATTATACATCCCTGGTAATGTAGTATCTTTTAATGTTGTATCACAAGTGGAATTGCTAAACATTTCACTAACATTATCAATTTTTTTAAAATTTTTAAAACTTTCATCTTCACTGTTTCTTGTCGGTCTATAATGATACCAAATCTCAACATCCATTTGTGGATTTATTAAACTTGGCTTTATAGTTCCATATGTACCATTTGACATATTATTTTTATAATTAATATTTTATTCATTAACATTCTTCACATTGAAGAAATTATTCCCATAATTAACAAGGTCATCCAATGTTTTTACCTCTCCCAATTTCAAATGTCTCTCAAATGCTGCATTTATACCTCTATCTACAACAACATTTACATCAACAATAGGGTCAAAAGTAACTCCAATCAAATCATCTGTTCGATATTCCTTTGAATATATATAGTCTGGTTCTGTTCTTTTAGTGGTAAAATCTGTTAAAATGTTATTCAAAATCTTTCCACTATTTCCTAATTCACTTTTAATTAATGACTTAGAACCTACTGTATAAAATTCACCTTTCTTTTGTGTCCCATCATCATTTAAATTTTCTGATGGGCTTTTTGTTACATCATAATCAAATGTATCAGGGTCATAATAATATGTTTCAACATATTGAATGCCTTTATGATTAGAATCAATTGTAAAATTACTAAAACGATATTGAGTTGGCTCTGTTGTAGATGTTAATGTGTTTATATTGTTTCCAATCAAATGAGCACCAATACAATAGCTAAAAATTATTGTATTATTATCGACTAATTTTATATCTTCTAAAATATCACCAAATGCAATTAAACTATTGCTATATATTACTGTATTTACTGTATTACCAGGAGATTGTATATTGTGTACTGTCATATCTTCCCAATCATCATAATATACAATGTTTCCATTATCATCTACCCATGTTTGTACATTTAGAACAATCCCTTTTTCATATAAACAGCACCAATCTACATTAGATTCACTATTTGGTACACTTTCTTGACCAGTTTCATCAACTAAACGTTTAATACGTCTTAATGATGTTAATTTTGAATTAGTTGCACCTGTAATGCTTACATTATCAATAGTTGATGCAAGCAATTTATCATATGAATCGTTATCTTTTACATAATAAGAATTTATTGGTAATAAGTCAATATTTGTGCCTGTATTTGATTTATAAAATTTATATTTGCAATTTTCTGTAAGATATGATATGTCATTTGTGGCATTTCTTCTCCAATGAGCATTTTCAGCACTATCAAACTCAATTTCATCAGTTTTTCCATTATAATTACCATAATAATCAAAACCTTCATCAAACCTATTGTTATCATTCATTTGACAAATAGTAAAATTAGTGCCGCCAGAACCCTCATACAATATCCAAGATTCTTCGTTATATAAAACAATATCTCCAACATGATATTTCTTTCCTGGAACCCATTCTGATGAATATATTAACCCTAAACCCATATCATCAATATTTTGAGTCAATAAAAGACTCATATTAATACTACCACCAAAATTACCACTATTATTTAGTGCATAATTATAATACTTATTAGCAATTGTGTCAATTTTATTAACATTACTTTGTAAAAAATTATACATATCATCTCCACCTTTGTCACAATATTCTGCACAAGTACAACAATCATTATCATTAATGTTAGATGGTGCTTTTGAACAATCACAACGTGGTTTCATTATTTGAAACCATTCCCACCATTCTTGCATTTCTGTTAAAAACATAAAAGATGGAACTAATTTACCTTTTATTGAGGAAGGTACAGAAAATATACCCATCCCTTCCTCAATAAAAGCAATAAATGTACTTTCTGATGCTGTTAAAGTACGATTTAATTTTTTTAAACGATAATAATTGTTCATTAAAGTTCTATAACTATAAAATTTACCACTCTCAAACACTACAATATTATCATTATCTGGGTTTATCATAGTAAAATTAACCTTTAAATCAGGTATAACCATTCCATAACATCCATTGTCTCCATCAATTGCCTTATGTAATTTAATTATACCATAAGAATCTTCTAGAATATAAGGGAATAGCCCTGGTATTCTAGAAACAAGATTCTCCATTGACATTTTCTTTTTAATTATCATCCTACTTTAGCTTCATAAAGATTTATTATCATTTTTCTATCTTCTTCATCAACATTTTTAACTTCTGTTCCAGTACTACTACACTGATTGGCAAAATAATAAACATGTCTTTTTAATGTTTTATCATAAATGCACTCTAATTTTATGTAAGTATAGGAATAATACTTTTTAACAGGAAAACCAACTACTTCCCCATCAGAGTTTTTATATTTATACCATTCGTTTATTATGTCTTGATATGATAAAGGACAACCATTTACATCGTTAGTTGGGCACATAAATGGTAATGTTCTACCATACCCAGCATGGTTAAACTCAACTTTCATATAAATATTTTTTCCAACTAATTTTGGGTCATCTTCTGCAAATAAATAAAGATAAAACCCTTCACTTGATGCTTGATTATTAAACTTATCTTCAACAACTAATTGAGTGCTTAATCTTAATTCATCTCTTACATTATCAGCTTTTTCACTACAACAATTTGTTATAGTTGTGTCATATTTTTTTAATAATTCACAAGATGGTTCTCTATCCACCTTAATTCCAACACTTTCTTCTATTACACCATCTTTGTTATGTAGATAAGGTTCATCCTCAATATATCTGCAATATTTACCAAACAATGTCCCACTATCCATAAAAATAGTTGAAGTATATAATAAGTTTTGATTTGTTTGATTTGTTGAATCATAAAACAATAATCTTAAAAATGATTTTTTAAGTCTGTTTTTTTGATGCCTTACATCATTATTAGTGAATCCTAAGTAATATAATAAGTCTGATTGATTACTTGGAACTGAAAATGTTGTATTACCTGTACTTGAAGTACATTTAGGGGCAGATGGTGGGTTGGTGTCATAATTTGTTCCATTCCAAAACTTATCATTTTCCACAAGCCAATTATCACCCGAACGTTCTCGAAAATGTAGATTGAAAACTATTTTTTCTATAAAATCTCTGCTTCCATCATCTTTAATATAAACAGGGTAATAAACTTGTTTTTCCATATTAACAATTCTATTAATCGCTTTTTCCTTTTCTTTTTCTACAAAATTTGTTGTTAATAAATCTTCTTTAAACAAATCAGTCTCAAAATTATTTTCAATAGTTAATGGAATGTTAAAAATACTATTTCTTTTACTAATAGTTAATATTTGTGGATTAATGAACCTAAAATCATTCCTTTCATAATCAAATGTTTTAAATTCGTTTATGAAAATTGTGTTGTAATTATCAAAAAATTCTTTATTATCAACTTGAAGAGTTAAATTATCACCCTTATCATTTGTATAACTTATTTGACTTATATTTGTTGGTATATAAATTGAATTAACTGAACTATATTCAAAATATATTTTGTTCTTAATAGGTTCACCATTACTATTTGTTATAATATAGTTTGATATATAAATAATTCTATCTGAATTTTTAGCATCACTAGCAAAAAAATGTGGAGTCGCAAACTCTAATATGTAATATTGAACATATATTCCTGAACTATTATCCTCATATAATGATACTTTATCAGGAGTTAACTGAAATGTTGTTGGTATATTAAGCGTAACTTCACTATCATCAGTCACAATTGCTTCTGTAATTAATTCAAAATTAACATTATTTGTTACATTGTTGGCTATATTGTCAATAACAACAGTACTGTTCATAACAATAGTATCATTATTACGAACTGTACCACTTTTTGATAAATTAAAAGTTATTGTATCTTTATTATCACCAATTTTATAACTATCATAATCTATACTGACCAATTCAGTAGTATTATTGTTGTTTAATATTTTATATTTTAACATAAAGCTTCATCTTCATTAATATACTCATAATTATCATTTCCGTTTTCGGCTTTACCTGCCACATCATTAGGGAAATTACTATAATATAGATTATTATAATTGTGAGGGTCTTGTCTCCTTAAATAGAAATTGATATTTTCATATATATAAAAACACCCATTTGTGAAAGGATATTCTGGTAATGTAGTATTATTAACATCACCAACCCTTTGTACTTCTCTCCACAAATATCTTTGGCTACCATCATTTAAATTAGTTGCATAAGATGGAATATTACTGTTAGTTTTAATTAGTAATAATTTACCACTTTCAACATTTTCTTTAAATGTTTGAAAACTATATATTTTAGGATAATTAATCAAAAATTCTGTATTACTTAACACTGTTTCTACTATACCTAAACTATAACTTTTATCGCTACTATTTGTTACTCTTATATAATCACCTGCTTCAAGATTATGTTTTACATTAACCTTAATCTTTGCATAATTTGGATTATTAGAATAATTGTCAATATTAACACCATCTTTTGCTACTGAAAAAGTAATCAAAGCATCTTGTTGTATTTGTGAAGATAATTCTTTTACCATAATTGGATAATGCGCTTCATAGTAATACCCTTCAGGTCTTTGATTAGCAGGTAAACCATTATAATCAGTTATCTTTTCATTTTTTATTGTAAAAGTTGCATTATCATAATCATCAGCTTCTATTTCATCAAATTTAAATGTTTTCCATTTAGTATAAGTGTTTGCATTTCCACCATTTTTAAAATATTGTTCATCTAATTCTCGTTGAATTGTATTAAATCTATGGCAAACTTTTTCAAGTACTATCTCTTTTACCTGACTTTTATTAAATTCAACTAAATCCCCCCAAAATATATCATGTTCAGCATTACCAGAATACCATTTTGAAGAACCACTAATTGTTATGTTTTCTTCTAATGGTATCGAAGAAACAATAGGATAACTTGATGCTAAATTATGTAATTTATGTACATCAGAAAATCTTATATCATTTTTATTTTTAACACTTGATGATTTATCTTTCTTAATATTAAGAAGATTAAAACCAGATGTTATTTTACCAAAACAATGAGAATATTCTACGGAACTATCATTTCTTTGTGCATCACCTAAGTACCACTTATCCCATCCTGCATTATTTTTAACTATTGTTAAATAAAGTTCTGTAATAGGTTTTCCACTCTTATCTTTAATATGAGACACATCAATTGTATCAGTAAAAGTTACTTGACTTGATTTATCAGAGTATATTGTAGAAGCAAATGCTAACTGATATAAATCATAATTAAAATCTATCATATACAAGTCATCGTCAAGACAAGTACCTACTATATCTTTATTACAATATGTTGCATTTTCTTTAACAAATTTATCAAAATTTGCCCTATTAGACCCTATTTCCTCTGTAAACTCTTTTTTAGAGTATTTAAAATTAGGTAGTTTTTTAAACAATCTAATATAATATTCAGACTCAAAATCACCAATTAAGTGTCTTATTCTAAAATTAATATTATTTAATTTTTCTTGGTCAAAATTATTCTCCCAATCATCACCAAAAATATGATTCAATATATCATAATTTAAAACATAAAAATAATTATCTCGATATTTTTTATCCAAATCCCCAGTATCTTTTACTGTAATAGCATCAGGTATTTTAATTGTTGTGCCATCACTTGTAGTTGCATACAACATGATAGAATCAGTTGCCTTTAAACCATGTTTACAAGTTGTTCTAAAGACTAACACATCATCACCACTCAAACCACTACTACGAACACAAGAATAGCAATCTAAGCCATTAATTCCATCTCCATAAACTAATAAATGATTATAAGTAATATCATAAGGATATGTCAAACACATTTTCCAATTATATTCTAAACGTTTTTCTTTTTTATTAACTTTTGGATTAAATGAAAATAATGAACGGTCAGGATACATATCAATAAACTCACATGCTTTTTGTCTATTAATCACTTTATTAACATCCAATTCTTTTCCCCAAATATTTCCATTCGAACCAGTGTATAATTTAGAATTGATGTTCATCCCATTGGTAAAACCAAACCATCCCTTTTCTTCAATTAAATTTTGATTAATAGAATCAGTTATGGATAATATATCACTATATTCATACAAATGTTTATTTAAATTCATTGTTGGTGCAGAAGATATATTGTATCGTTTGTTATATTTAACAATATCACCATCTGAATAACGCATCACATCACCAATAGTATTGAATATTTTACTTAATAAAGGAGAACCTGTTTGATTAGAATCTGTCTGATTCTTATTTTCGTTTCTTAATGTGTTTACTTGTTTAAATGTTGTATTTCTTAATATATGATTATTAAATATATCATATCCACAATGATAAACATATCCACATTTATCATTTGAATATTCAGTATTTTTAATCATTTGATACCTGTCAGGATTAACATCTCCCATAGCTTCTGGCACTGAAACAGTTGTATCATTCTCAACAAGAACAACTTTATCAGTTTTACTACCTTCTCCCTCAAATTTAACAACTTCAGTTAATGTATTAAATAATACATTTGTACATACTGGATTGATGGTGACAATTAGCCTATATTTGTCAGATTTATTTCGTTCTTCTTCAAAAACTTCATATAAATTTACTTTATCTACTGTGTCCATATGTGGTAACAACTTTGTGGATTGTTTTAACTCAACATCCACAAAGTTAGTCACATTAGTAGAATTAACAGAACTTGTACTATTTAATCTTATTTTCTTTTTCATTATTGAATTATCGGTTTTGGATTTTTATATGATAATTTACATCTTGTAACCATTCCTAATTTATCTGTAATATCAACTGTTGTTGCTCCTAACAAACCATCAGGGTCTTCTGGTACAAAAGGTATTGTAAGGAATTCTAGTGGATTTTCATTTTCTTTCATAATAGCATCAAACATTTCTTCAGTAATTTCTATTATGAATTGACTACCAACAATATTACCCTCATTATATGTCATAGTTGTACCAATTGGTTGATTTTTAACAGCATTACAAGTGATAGAAACTACTGAATCAAAATTGGCAATATACCATTGGTCACAAGTTCCTATTGTTACTATAAATCTATATTTTTTCACTTTAACGCTTCCTGGGTCACTTGGTTCTGGGTCTGGTGTTGGAGTTGGGTCATCTCCTTCATCAATACCTTCTGTACCACCTGTTGTTGAGCCAGTTGTGGAACCTGAAGTATCTCCAGTTGTACTTCCAGATGTTTCAACATTGATTACTTCTTCTTTCATTTCCAAAGTTATTGAAGCAGTTACCTTTCTAAAATCATAAACAGGTGAAATGACACGACAATTATTCTGTGTCATTCCAACAATATAAACTGTTGGTGTTCCTGTAATGTTTTCAAATATACCTGTTTCCCCATAACCTGTTGTTGGTATAGCAACAGTATCACCATCTTCATTAACTTCTGAAACACTAGAAGTTGCAATTGCATCAGTTTGACCTTGAACTATTATATCATTTTGTGTAACGCCACTTGCATATATCGCACTTTTTCCTGTAATTGACGTAATTTCATGATTAGGATATGGGTACACTTGATTATATGATGTAATCATTACATATTTCATTGGATTGGTTGTGTCACCATTACTAATACTTACAGATAAACTACTGATTGCACCATCATTACTATCATTAAAGCCATTAGTTAAATTAACTTCCATAGCCCCATAAATTGCTTCTGTCAAACTACAATTATTTGAGTTATCTTCCATTTTTAATTCAGTATCAATCAATCCAACTGAAATAGCTGTTAAATCATAACCACTTGGAACTACACATGGGAAACCAAATACACTTGTATCATTTTTACTACCAAGAAAACGTCTTTTAGTTGGAAGAGCATCTTCATTTGGAACTGTATTACCACTTTCATCCACTTTAAATGTTGTTGTTTCAATTAATGGACTTGAATAACCAATTGTCACTGATTGGAATAATGCTTGCCACCAAGTACGACAAAACGAAGCATCTTGTATTTTAGTATTCGTTACAATACCATTATTAACAATACCTCTAAAGAAACCGTTATAATAGCCATCTTTAATTACTTTTTCCCATTCAGAACCACCACCATAAGGTAAATCTTGGAAATATTGAGGATTTTTAACACCAGCCCACATTGTCATATCAACACTAAGTATTTTATTGATTAAATGAACGCCAAACCATTTACTTGTGTCTGAATTACCAATAGGAGATGAAACATTTGAGCCAACAGGTATAATCGTACCATTATTATCTTTCATAACAAAGAAATAAGGTATTTTTTGCGCATTTAATTTACCATAATTTGCTACAATTTGTCCTGAATTATCTGCATCTAAAGGCAATAATGTTGGAACTTTAACATCTGATACTGATATTGCATCAGTAATGCTATAATTTTCGTCAACAATATGAACTTCGTCATCTGATGGGTCAGGAGTTTCAGCTTGATATTGAATACCATAAGATACAGGATAATCATTAGTTTGTGCATTAACATTCATATTCTTAGATGATTCAGCACATGTTATCCAAAACGCTTCTTTTACTTGTGCTATCAATTCTTCTTTAGCTGCTGTTTGTAACTTGTTAGGTTCGTCATCAGGAAGTTTTAATATTTCTTCAGACCAATTATATGCTGGATTGTTAATATCTCCAATTCTATCCCATCCATAAAAATCGCTTTGTTGTTGAACCCATTTATTACCATTTTTAACCCATCCTGTTTTAAAATTTTGAATTAATTCATAATCAACATCATTAATATACATTTTAACAGGAAGCGGTTCATCAACATGAATCACATTAGTAACAATATTTTTACTTTCAAGTGTATATCTGTTACCATCTTTGCATAGCTCAATAACATCAACTTGATAAGATTGCCCACCTTCATCACATTCCAAAATACCTGATAAAATTTCTTGTTCTGTTAATTGAATAGGAACACTTTTAGTTGTTACTTTTATAGTGCTTTGTATTTGTCCATTTTCATCAGTATAATATTCAGTGGTTGTTTCTTCAACCAATTTAGTTAAACGAATTGTATAACCACGAGTTAATGATGTATCTTTTAACGTACCATCACTTTTAACAGGTGATAATTGCACATCTTTAACATATACATCACCTATTGTTATACGTCCACCAATACTATCACTATTCTCCCCTGGTTGACCATTTCTCCAACCTTTTCCATCTCCCTGCCATCCATCTAACTTAGCAACACGAACATTGTTATATGTACCATAAGTTTGTTTCAAAATATTATTAGGTATTTTGAAATTTATCGTATCAATACTATATATCAAATATTGAGGAACTAAAGAAATCTCTTTCTGTACAATACTACCATCACTATCAGTTATTGTAACTTCATAATCACCATTTGGTAAACCATCATTTCTTCCATCTTCATCAGTTACATTATGATAATCAGCATAATCAGTTGGTTTTATTCCAAGATATATTTTAGTTTCAGTAATTTCTTTATAAACTCTACTAAAAGTACCATCACTGATGCCATTAATAATAATTTCATAAGGAGTTGAAATATCTGTCAAATTTAATAATATTGTGCCATTTGTTGAATTACACCAAGGACTTGGAAGAGTAATTACACCAACATTAAAAGGTTCATTGTATATATTTGAACAAGTACTAAAAAATTGACTATTGAATTTATCAATTGCTGTTTTTCCAAGGTTTAAACCAAAATAAAAATAGAACGAATTTTCATATCTAGGAAATATTACATAATTAGGATTTTCTCTACTACCGCCTTCATATTTGTAAAAATATGGGTTATTTCCCATTCTAAATTTATAATAATCACGACTAAACTGTTCTAAGTTAAAATTAAATCTATATGTAATATTACTACCACATCCGCTTTGTCTATCTTTCATTAATTGATACATACTTCCATCAAAATTATTTGGATATATGTAATCAAAGTCATATTTAATCAAACCATTGGTATTATCTAATTTAGTTCTTAAATTATTACCATTCAAAGTAGCAAACATACTTCTTGCATCAGATTCAGCCAATTCATCTTTAGATACAAACCCATCAGCAACAAGCAATGAATAAGCACTATCTCCCTCACTTTGGCTGGCTAAATTTCTAATTGATATTGTTTCATCTAATGAAACACCTAATTCACAAATCCTTTGTAAATTAACACAAGATTTAGTATGTACTTCAATTGAAGAACAACCAATACCATAAAACAAACCACCATCAGTTTTATTACATTGGTCTTTTGAATTATAGTTACCCCAATCTGCCCCTGTCATTTCAGTATCGGTTGTAAATTTTGTCCCTTCCTCAGTTAATTGTACTTCTGTGTCAGTAAACAAAATATCACTTGGCATATTATATGTTGATGATTCTAAGTATTTAAAAAACTGTGGAATACCATCTAAATCACAATCATTCAAACTCCCAAGTAATATAATATCAGTTGCATATAACAATTCAATATCTCTCAATTCAGTTGAATCATAATAAACAGGCGCATAATAATATACTGTCTGTTTTAACATTGTTGTCTTATCAACTATAATACCTTTCTGTGCATTTAGAGTAGTGATTGCTTTATGGCATCCATTTTTACTACAATTATTATTTTTATCATTATTTACATCAAAATAAGGTGTGATATTTTTACCTTCATTATTTTTATATGAGCCACCTCTACTTTCATCTTTTCCCATCCACAAACTACATGGTTGAAACACTCTTTGAGAGCCAAAATTTTTAGCTGCACTACACCATTGGTCTTTAGCTTTAATTTTTATTAACCCAAACAAAAATCTTTTTTTAGGCGTGATTTTTCTAAACCAAAGTGGTGCATAAAGAACACCATTAACCCAATCATTTGCAAAATTAAAAGAAGTCACTTCATTATCTTGTGCCAATTCATTCTCCACACAAGTAAATAAACTATCCCTACTATTATCAGGTTGGGTTGTTTCATCCTCTTTACCTTCACTAATCAATTTTCTATTTTCTTTTTCATGTTTTTCTTTAGTTAAATCCCATACACAACCAAAAGGTTTACCACAACCAGGATAATAAGTTTTACGATTAATATCATCATCACAAAAATCAGATGTTAATCTAACACATGTAGGAATTGCTTTTTTCATCCGTCCGAATGGTCTAATACACCATCTAAAAATACAAATTTTAAATGAAACCAATTCACAAGGAAGCCAACCTAAAATAGAAATCAAGTTGTTTAAGAATGCAATTAAATCAATAATAACTTTTGCAATAACGCAAATCATTCTAAACATGAAACCTAATTTAATACTTACATTGTTATATGGAATTGGATTATTAGCACCATAATGGTTTACCATTTTAATTCCTGAATGTTTACGATTTTTGTATGAGGTATTATTCTGTAAACGAGGTATATACGACTTTACACTATATACTTTATTCCAGAATAAATCTCTATAACTCTCTTCGTGTGTTGATGTGCCAAATTCATAATCAACCTCTTTTGTTTGAGAAAATATTGGGTTATTTTCATCAATTCTTGGGTTATTAGGAACTAATATTTTACATCTTTTTCTTGCAGTAGCATCATTAGGGGAATCATCAATAGAAACTCTGAATCTAACTCTTGTACGTGTTGGAATACCCTTTGTTGGGTCATCTGTTGGTACAATATTACCATATTCATCTGTTGCCACATAATCCAAATTCATTGGAATTTGATAGCACCAAACACCATCACCATCTATAACCCTATTACCTTTTATTTGATATTCTTCAACTGTACCATTTAACGTTTTACGAATCATTTCAATTGAGCCTTCTCCTGTTGATAACTGGTCCATTTTACCTGCATTGGTCATTGGAGTACAGTTTTTACCAATTGCATTTGTTCCTGTATCTGTAACAATAGACCCAATAAACACACAAGTAGGTTCAAATAGGTACTCTATTTGAACATCAGCACGAGTAATTGCAATATTTCCATCACTTTCTTCAGAATCTCCCCAAAATGGATAAACATTTACGCCAGTATTTTGTGTATATATCTGTGATAGTGAATCTAAGTTTGTTGATTGTTTAAATTTGTTAGGTGATTCAAATTGATTTATATTATATCCTTTATAAATCATATCACGAGGACGTTGCGATAAAGCTCCAATATCTGATAAATCTATATCCACATGAATCTGTTGTTGACCTGTTGGAACACCAAATATCATATAATCACCTGCTTCATTTGTTACAGATGTGTATTTCCAATATTTATCATAAATTTCTAATACAGTATCATTATCCAGCACTAAACGTTTGTTAGGGAATGTACCTACATTCTGATAACAATCATTAATTGGCTCATCTGGTAACAAATTGTAACGAATACCTTCATTATTTACTGATGAAGTACTAAAATATGGATATAAATAATTTTTCTCATTATTTATATAATCTTCATCACTTACTTCAACAAATACAGAAACTTTAGCATTAGGAATACCAAACCCACCATTTGCAATAATTCTACCAACAATGACACCATACGAAGATGTATATAATTTATAAGCATCTTCTTGTGTCAATTTTAATGATAAAATTTCAAACAAATCATAAGATTGGTCTAAATGAACATTTATTACACCTGGTTCTTCACCAACTTTAGTCCTTATTCGGTAACTTTTATTTTGAGTCATTCTTATTTTTCTTTTTAAAATTCAATAATTTTATATGCGCTTCTTTTCCAATAATCATACATCCACCAATATAAAACACAATTGGAACTGCTATGACAATAAATAACACGCACAATAAAATTCCAGTAATAATTTGACCAATTGCATTCATACATGCATCAATAATTCCTCTGAAACCTGCTCTACCTTCAATTTTGTTAGGTAAAGCATCCCCATACTTAGAAGCTATCTTATTAAAATTATTCTGAGCTTTACAATTACATCCCATTTTATTCTTCGTTTTGAATAAAAAATAAAATCTATCTATTTAAAAGTCAATAAAAAAGGCAACTAAAAATAGCTGCCTTTAATTGTTAAAAATATATTAATTAACGAGTTTTAACTCTTATTCTAATATCTTTACTTTTGTTTAAAATTTCAAACATTGAATTAGATTCACTAAATAGTAATCCATCTGATGCTTTTAAATCAATTTGGCTTCTACCTGCCACTACCTCAGTATCTTGCATTTCTTCAGGGTCAGTAGGGCAAACATAAGGGGACACAATTTGTTGTGTTGTACCATCATCAGAATAACCCACACCTGTCTCATTATACACTCTTAAATCAATTAAGTTGATAACACCATCAATTTTAGAAATATCTTTCTCCAAATCACCAACAAAAATATCTTCACCCATTTGATGTTTGTTAATATCCATATAATCATAAACAGTATCAATCACAGTTCTAACAACCTCGCTTTTATCATATGTTTTACTTATAAAAACATCCACCTCAAATGATAAATTAATAATTTTACCAGAACGAAGTTCAACAAAATCATTAATCATACGATAATTGCTCAAATATGATTGAATATTATCAACCATTGCTGAAGGTAACAGCTTACTTAATTGTCCTGATTCATTAAGACCAAGAGTATAAATAACTACTTTATTGTTTTCTTCAATGACACCTAATCTAAATGGTGTGCCATATTTGGCTGGCATTTTCATCAGTCTCACATAATAATCCTTTAAAGTAACACATCTGTCTTGTGCTGAATTATTATATTTAATCAAATAACGTATTTCATCTTCTGTTGGTTCATCCTTACCACCAAAAGAAGGGCTTGGATTAGTAACCTTTAGAGAATCTTTAACAGCTTTAGTTTTTTCAACACAATCTGTATCATCTGGATTACCATCAATTTGTATATTTCTATAAACAAAATTTGTTAATGTATTTGCTGCAATATTTGATTGTTCCCCACCACCAACACGATATAGAATAAACATAGTCCAACCTGCTTCGGGTAATACCCCAAGAAAATCATTACTTGCCATTTTACTCATTTGGTATTTAATGTAATTTGAGTTAGGATTTGGAAGTACCATATTTCCACCAGCACCAAATATTACTTTCAACTGACCATTATTTGTGTATTCTGTAATAAACTTTTGTCTTAAAAATTTCCATTCCCCTTTATAAACTTGTGCTGTCCTTACACAAACATTACTTCCACCATCGTCAACTAAATAATTACCATTTTCATCAATACCAGGCATTGTGTAAAATTCACTTTGAGGAACACCATCAGAGTTTAACACATCACCAAAACGATATTGTTCGATTAATGAATCAACTTCAAAAAAACGCCAAGTTTTAGTTCCATTCTCTTTAGGTGTATATATTTCACTCTCAATCATAAAATCGGAAATAGGTGGGTCATCTTTAAAATTAGTACCATCTTTAAATATAATTGATTCCACATTCAAAATATTAGCATCCTGTAATAATACTTCCATGAATGGAACAATATCATTACTTGTTAAAGTTTGTCGGTATATTTTAGATTCCCCTGCAAGTGCTAATGCTAATTTTTTATAAGTATATTTTTCAATTAAACCATTGGCATTTCTCTTTGGTATAATTTGTCTATCAGATATGCCATCTTCATTAAATTGTTCAGCAAAATTAACATCATGCATTATTTGAAACGTAATTAAACCTGTTGAAATTACTGTGCCTTGTTTTACAATTGGAGCATATGATTCATCAGCTAATTGTAATTTTGGGTCTCCTTTTAATGGTAATTCGCAACTGATTTCAATTTCTACCATTGCAGATTTGCGTCCTGGTATTTTAAGTCCATTAGTTCTTGCTATATCCAACAATGAACCTTTTTGTTGTGCACTATTACTATCAGTTTCTTGAAAAGTTCTATCCGTATGATATGAAAGGTCATCACCTAGAGCACTAATCAAGTCAATGAACCATTCTCCAACTGATGCATCTTGAAAATCGTTCATCATTGAAGGATAATATTTTCTTGTATATTTTTGAAACTCTGATTTGAAATCATCATAATTTCTTGCAAGATAACTTATCGTTTTTTCCATTTGTATCTTTAAATGTTTGTTATTATTGTATAATCTGAAGTAAAATTATCTTCATTAACTGAATAGCTTATTTCAGCGACCAATCCATGACCATTACTACCATTAGCATAAACATTTAAGTCTGTTAATGTCACATTTGGAACAAATTGTGCCACTGCTGTTTTAATTTCAGCTTTTACATCAGTCCATGTTTCATTATCATTAGGGTTGAACAAATATTTTATCAGATTAGTACCAAATTCGGGATTTCTAATACGTTGCCCTTTTGGTGTAAAAATTACGCTCATAATATCACTTTGCATAGCTTTTTGTGGGTCACTATCTAAATCAACAAATGTTTTAGTTATTCCTGTTGATGTGAATGGATAATGTATTCCATAATATTGTATTTTTGCCATAGTAAACTATTGTTATAATAATATATATAACAATCTTAACAATTTAAATAGTTAAATAAAAAAATAAGGGAGACTTTTTAAATCTCCCTTATTTTAATTATCCACATTTTGAATAACCACAGTCCAAACAATGAAGGCAACCCCCTTCATTTAATAATCTTCCACCACATTCAGGACAAGTTTCATAATGCCCTTCTTCAATATTTGAATCATTAAATTTTCTTAATGTTCTTATAACGCCATTTTTCCAAGTATTAATATTAGATGCATCAAGATTTAATGATGATATAATTTTAATCAAATAAGGTAATGGCATTCTATGCCTTAAAAGTCCACTTATCAATTTAGCATAATTCCAATATTCAGGGTTAAATGTTCTTGAAAGACCTTCAACACAAGTTTTATATCCATCTTTATCTATATAACAAATATCATATCTTGACATCAGTTTTTCTTCCCCATCAACTATTATTTTTTCTTTATTTCTAACAATAAAACCATCTTCAACCCAATTAGGTATATTTAATTTTTCAAGAATACCAGTAAAAATTTCATAAGGTCTATCATCTACTAAACCAACAACACCAACCCACTTTTCACCTTTATTACTAAATCTAAATATTTTACATGGTATCTCTTTAGGTCTTTTTGATATTGGTTGATTATTTATACAAACTTTATTATCATCTTTTTTTTCTTCAGGCTTAGATTCTTTCTTTGTTGAAACCAATACGCCACTACGACACCCATCACGATAACAAGTAATGCCTTTCAATTGATTTTTCCAAGATTTAATGTAAATATTTGAAACTTCATCTTCAGTGACACTATTAGGTAAATTAACAGTTGAAGAAATTGAATGGGTAATATATTTTTGTACAATTCCTTGTAACTCAACACGTTTTTCCCAATTTATATCATTTGCAGTAGATTCATACCAAAGGCTTAATTTATAAGCTGCCGTCCAATCTTCTAATTTCCACTCATTAAGAGTTTCTTTTGATAATTCACTAAAATAAGTTTCTGCCCATTTCCTAAATGTTGGATGAACAACAACAAATTCAGTATATTTTTCTCCCACTTGGTCAACAAAATCAACTCTATCACCATCGCTCATGCATTTTCTTCTTCTTGTGTAGAATGGTAAAAAAATAGGTTCTATACCACTTGAACATTTAGCCATCAAAGAAACTGTACCTGTTGGAGCAACTGTATTAAAAGAAATATTTCTACGACCATATTTTAACATTTTATGATAGATACTATTGAAATCATTTTTCAAAAATTCATACCATCTATTACCAACATGTTCAAACTCCATATTTTGAGCACTAAAATTCCCTCTTGTAATTGCCATGTCTATTTGAGAATCCATTTCAGCAATAAACATTAGTCTCATAACATGATTAATAATTGATAATGACGCTTCTGAATCATATTTAAGACCTAGCATAGCTATCATGTCAGCAAGACCAGTAAAACCAAGCCCACAACGTCTACCTTCTAATGTATGACTTAATAATCTTTGATATAATTTATATTCACTGTTATTTTCATCCCCATCATTTTCAATTTTAGCTAAAATTTTTCGTATTGCATCAGCTTCTAAATCAACCAAATCATCACCAAGTCTCATTGCTTCATAAGTGATTTCATATAATCTTTCATCATTAATTGACGCATTATCAGTAAATGGATTATCAATAAAAGATGTTAAATTTATATGTATCAATCTACAACTATCTTCATGCATAAAGATTTCGCCACAATTAGATACATTTAAACCACCAGTCCAATAAGTATGAGTGTTATTATCAACTGTAATATCAAATACTTCTTCGGTACTAATAAATTTACTTGTTAAAACTTTCCTATTATTAATAAATCTTCCTTTTTTATTAAGGACTATTTTATTATTTTTATATTCTTGAATAAAACCAATAAGTTTAACAAATTTATCTTTATCATATGTTATGTTAATATCATATGACTCTTTAGTCATATATTCACCATTATCAAATTTAGTATTTTTAGTTTTATTTGTTGTAAAATAACTATCAATGCCTAAATATGATAATAATAATTGTATTTGGTCTCTTAATTTTTTGGAAGATGTTTTATATGTTATTCGATTTGCTATGACTGAGCCATTAGCTGAATATAATCCTCTTAACAATGAACATATTTTATCTTTTGGTAAAGATAAATACCTTTCAGGTATTTCAATATCATATTTCCTAACCAATTCATTTGGTAATATATTTGTTAATACCTCATAAGCATATGGTCTGATACCTTCTCTATGTTTAATTATTAAATCTTTAATTTCAGATTTGAAATAATCATTATCATTAGCTCCAATACATAAAACAATTAAATTATTAGATGCTTTATGAACCATACCATCACCTATTACCAACCCATCCATTATTAATTGTGAATCATGCTCAAATGGCTTATCTGAGTATTCTCCACTTAATGAATCAACACTCTTACAATCTTTAGCTTCTATTTTAATACCTTTAGATACTAATCTATGATTTTCAGTACCATAGAATACACCACCACTTGTTCTATATTCATAAACATCTTTTATACCAGTAGACCATTTATTTATCACTTTAGTCCACCCTTTTTCACTCCAAATTTCATCACCTATTTGTATATCACCAATTGTTGATAAACCATTTTTAGTTATCACATTCGCCCACTTTGGTTGACAAGGATTTGTGCAAGAACCTCTAAAAGAAGGGTAAACGCCATCAGGAGAATAATCATAGTGATTAGTTTGAAATATAATACCTGGTTCAGCAGTACTCCACGCACAATGAATTACATCATCCCATAACTCCTTCGCATTTATAATTTTAAAATAAGTATTTTTTGTTTTACCATCATACAATTTATTCAATTCACATGAATTAATTATATTATCATAATCTACACCAAACAACTCTTCATTAGTTGCATCAATAGGAAACCTTTGTACATACAAATTATCGTAATTTGATGTTGCTAATCTCATAAATTCATCATCAATTTGAACTGAAATATTAGCTCCTGTTACTTTCGTTAAATCTTGTTTTTTCTCAATAAATTCTTTGGCATCTGGATGTTTTATTGAGATGGATAGCATTAAAGCCCCACGTCTACCTGCTTGTGCAATAGTATTAGTAACATGACTAAATAAATCCATGAAAGAAACTGCACCTGTTGATGTTTTTGCTGAATTATTAACAATAGAACCATATGGTCTTAATTTTGATATATCAAAACCAACTCCACCCCTACGTTTCATTAATTGGCTCTGTTCATTGCAAACTCTAAATATATCATCAATCGAATCATTAGGTCCATCAATAACCCAACAATTTGACAAACTAACAGGTAATGGATTACCTAAACCTGACATAACAGAACCACCAGGTATGACATATTTAAAATCTTTAAACAACTTATATATACCTTCTTCATCCAACACCCCTCTATTATAACCATACTCAGATAATTTTAACTTCAAATCATCATTTGTATTATATTCATAGATATGTTCCACTTTAGCAAATTCTTTTGCCATTCGTTTATGCATATCATCAGGATTTAATTCACTATATGTTCCATCATTGTTTTTTAAACAATATTTTTTAATCCAAGTAGTTGCCGCTAGTTCATCACCATCAAAGTACTTCAAGCAACTTTCATATACTTGGTCATATAAATAATTTTTACTCATAATTAAAACATTAAATTTTGTAATTTATAAATAAGCATCTGTTTTTATAAATTATAAACTATAATATAAATTACTTCAACATTTACTATTTAATTTTTTGATTATCAAAAAGAAAAAATTTTTAAAAATTTTTATGATATAAAAACAAAAAACGAACATATTTAGTACTCGTTTTTTAGTAATTATTTCTTACCAAGTCCATTAATCACTTCTTTGGCAAGTTGTTCTCTTTGTTTTTGTTTATCCTCATTATATTCAACCATATTAAATTCGTCAATATTATCAGTACTGATTCTACATGTACCATTATTGAACTCAACATTGTTAAATACTTTACCTGCTTTACCTGCACGATTTTTAAGAATTGCAATGGTTGCCAAATTACGTTCAATGCTTTCCATTGTACGAGCAATAGACATAATAATATGACCAATCTGAATTTTTTTCACAGAACCGCCACCTTGACTCATTGTAACCAATTCAGCCCCAAGAGAATCTTTAGTGCCTTGAATTGGAACCCATAATGCAATATCCAGTTCGTTAGCCATAGATTCAAATTTACGCATTGTAATACCTTCTCTTGACCATTCATTATCACCTGCTGTTGTTCCTGCTTCAAGTTTAACACATTCAAAATAATCGACAATAACCATATCAGGTTTAAACCCTGAATTTATCAACTTTTTAATAAATTGTCTTATTTGACTTGCAGTTTTTTCACCACTTTGAAAACGAATAATTCTGATATTATTTTTAATTAATTCATAATCTTCAAAATTATTAATAGATTTTAAAACTTGTTCTTTAAAGTTTGGTTTTGATAAATCTTTTGCTTCAACATCAGCAATTCTACCAAGGTGTTTACGTTGAATTTGTTTCTCCCTATCCTCAAATACAATTTGTAGGACTTTAAAGCCTTTATAATCGTTTTTATCACACTTATAAGTTGCAGCATGAGAAGCCATTGCAGTTGTTAATGATGTTTTACCAAATGATGATGGACCTAATACAATACCAAGTTCACCTTTACCTAAACCACCTTCCAAAGTTTCATCAATTTTACCAATACCTGTTGGAATTGGGCATCTATAATCATCTGAAAGAACTAATTCAAGATTGTCAAACACACCAATTCCTAAATCTTCTTCGCTTCCAACTTCAAGAGCTTTACGAATTATATCTTCACATTCATAATATCTGTCATATTCACCATTTTCAATGACTTTACTAATCTTGTTTATGGCTTTAGTTAGATTCTGTTGTTTAAAAAACCTATTAGCAATATCTCTTATACTATCAATTCCCTCATTAGGTGTTTGTTTAATCTTTTTTAAAGTATCTACATATGTTTGAATTTCTAAATCATTTTTAGACTTTGAACGAAGTTCAATTTCCATGAGTTGATAAGAAGGTATCACCTCATGTACTTCATAATACTCTTTTAACACTCCAACATAAGTTCTAAGTGCACTTTCTGTAAACATATTTTGGTCAATAATATTATTGATGCCTACAAAAAATTTATGGTCATCCATAAATGCCCTCACTAATTTATATTGAAATTCAGGACCGAGATAACCTAAATTATCTCGGTTTTTTGAATTTTCTGCCATATTTTTTTATTATAAACAATTGTTATAGTATTCACATTCTTTTCTCGATGGATAAAGTGAATCCATGTACTGTTTTGTTTTATTGGCGTACAGTTTTTCCAAACTATTAATATAATATTTGTTATTTAAATGGTAAGTTTTTTTACCATGTTTAGATTTTTGTTTACCATTGCCATAATTCAAAACTTTTGTATAATAATATTGTTTTGTATAAGTTGAACTTAATACATCACAAAACTTTTCAATAATACTATACACTAAGTCAGTCTTGTCAATAGTCATGTGCCTGATAAGGTTCGCAGAAAAAGATAATCTATTTACATCTTCATTCTCATATGAACTTTTCTTGTTAGTAATGTCTACACTATCCCTAACATATTTAGGGTATGCACTGCCATCCCAAATTCTTGTACAAACTTCCCTTTCATCCACCAAGAAAGAAAATTTGAATGTTATTTCCCACGGGTTTTGCATTTTGCCAACCCATTCTTCCATATCAGCTTCAGCATTTTCATATTCAATATATGTAGCTTCAGCTGGATTTTCGAAACCAGTAAGTTTCATTGGCATTTTGTTATTTGTGTACCACAAATAAACACGACTTTTTGATACAAGGTCAGAGTTTATCAAACCTTTGTCCATTCCTGTTAAACATTTATCCATTCCCTGAAGAGGAATTGATGAAATGATACCAGTTGTAATTTCATCAACCGTTTCTTTCAGCTCCAAAGAATTTAAAGAATCTTCATTGAAACCGTTTATTCTAAAATAACGTTGACAAATAATATTATCATTCACTGATAATACAAATTGAAAACGTTCTTGACGATATTCTCTTTTTTGTTCCATTTTAATTTTTGTAAACAAAATTTGACATACATATTTTTGATAAAATTTCTTTTAAAACGCTATTATCATTTCCGTTTCGTAGTGCAAATATACAACTTATTTTTGTTATTTGCCAATAAAATATCATTTGTTTTTAGAGTTTTCTTTCTTAAAAAACTTTTCTTCCTTATCAATCAAGTACTTAAACTCAATAAAAAAATTCCCAAATTTATTACTATCCTTCAATTCATCAATCCCATAAGACAAAATGATATTGTATAGGTTTTGTAAACTCCTTCCATCTGGGTCTAATGGGGCATACATCATTGAATCTATTTGTTCAATTGCTTCAGGGGTTAGTAAAGGTTTTCTTAAATTAATTATTTTTTCATTAATTTCAAAAATATCTTCGCCTTGTACTCCATCAGTAACTCGATTAATGATGTTTTCCGTCCATTTTAGAGGTTTTTTCTTATCAGCCTTACGTTCTTCTATCATTTGTTTAGAACGCTCTAAAATCTCTTCTAAATGCACTTCTCGTTCTTTTAATTCTGGAAAATGTTTTAAAAGAGTTTCTTCACCAACCCCTTTAATACCTTTTATATTATCAGACACATCACCACAAATGATTTTCTTAACCAATACATTCTCTGCTCTATAACCAATTAAATCCTTATGGTTCTCTAGATTCAGGAATGTTTTCATATTTGGGGATGGGCAATAAACGATTACATCTTTTTGAATTAATTGAGTTAAATCTCTATCACCAGATAAAATAACAATTCTTTCATTTGGTTTTTTATGTACTACATAATAACCAATAAAATCATCCGCTTCTACGCTATCTGAAATACATTGTCTAACAAACAACTCTTCAAGACATTTCATAACAGCTTCTCTTTGAAAATAAAAGACCTCTTTATCTTTTAATTTTTGTTGATACTTATCAGGATTTTCTTCACGTTTTTTTGCTTGTTTCTCTTTAGCCCACTTCATCATTTGTCTTACTGTTTCGTTAACAGATTTAGAATAATCTGACAAATTGGGTTCATCAAACGTTTTATCTCTATTTGCTTTATATAAAGGATATAAATTATATCTCATTTGACCAGATTTATCACCATCCCAGAAAGTATAAACATAATCAAAATTTCCTTTCTGAAGTAATATTTTAATTTGTAGGAGAAATTGAAAAATTCCCCCTACTTGTTTCCCTTCAGAATTACATCTTTTATCACCATTATAAGATATTTCTAACAAATTAGACCCATCAATTAATAATGTATTAAAAGTTTTTTCAGCTAACTCAGGCTTTGCCTGTACTATCTTTTTCGGAATTGGTTGTGACATTTGACTTAATATCTTTTGCAGTTATTGTTGAAGATAACTCTTTGTTATCAACTATAACACTACCTGATTTTATAACAGAATTTAAATACACAAATATTTCACCTTTTTGTGAAACAAAAACATCTTTTGTTTTATCAAAAATATATTTTCCACTTGAAGCATGTGTCATATAATCTTTCATATTCTTAAAATATAATACTTCAGGAATATTACTATCTACTTTTTCAACAATTTCAAACGAAGTAGTTGCCATCGCATTAAACACATCACTAGGAATTTTAGTGAATTTTGTTTCATCAAACTCAAAATATCCTTCTTTTTTAAGTAAAACTTTCATTTTTTATAATTTTTAAAAATTAAACAATTAAGATTCCATTTCATCTTCTTCCTCAAACTTAATATCAGATTCATCCACATTTGAGAAATCAACATCTGTATTTGCTTTCAATCTTTCCATAATTAATGGAATTTGTTCTTTCTTGTATTTGTCAATGTCATCAACGCCAATAATTCCACTATGAACACAACATATTTCACCTTTATAAGTTACATTATATGGAGTTGGTAAATGGTTCTTAACAATTTCAATCTTAGTAACCATACCATACTTATATTCTTCACCTTTTAATGTAGCTTTCAATTTTTTAGTTGAAGCCTTTGCTTGTCCACCAACATGAATTAATAATCGACAACTGAAATACATACTTTTACCACCTTTCAACTCCAAAGAAGGTAAACCATTCATAGAATTCATTCCATCATTCCAAATCTTATTAACGCAAAACATTGTATTAGTATAAGGGTTTGCCATCTTTCTAGAATTAGGTATTCTAACATTTGTAATAATATTGAATGCATTTGTTAATGCTGCTGCTTCATTCATTGGATTACCACCTGCTTTACTTTTATAGCTCTTCCAAGAAGTTACTGTTCCAATACTATCCCAAATAAACAATAATGGTTTATTTAATTTCCCTTCATCTTGCATATCCAAAAGGCAATTCATACTATATGCAATATCCTCAATGACTGGATAAGTTCTATATTCTTTTTTATTTGTTGAAGTATCGTAATCTCTATTACCATACGTTTTTGCTAACAAATCATTGTCAAAATAAATGAAGTTACCATCATAATTTATAACTTGCGTTTCTACTCTGATTTCCCCTGTTTCTTCATCTACTACTTCCACCTCTCCATACACGGGTTCTGCTTCCATACCGCAATCAACCGCATGTTGGAAATCGAAGTTACCTTCTGTTTCATAAATAACAGGGATAATCCCCATCCTCATTGCTGAAGCAATGATACAATTTTTAAGTGTAGATTTACCTGTATCTGACCATCCTCTACACAATGTTAAATACCCCATTGGAATACCTGGTAACTTAACCGCTTCTTGATAAGCTTCTGGTAAAGTTATCCATTCCAAAGGTTTATCAGAGTTACTTTTCTTTATATCCTTTGAAGTTTCAACTCCAATACCTATTTCATTTTTAATTGATTTGATGTCAAATGTACTGACATCTTTCTTTTTAATTGCTTGTTTAGCCATTTAAACGTTAGTATTTTCTTTTGTTATTCTTTCTTTCCAGCATTTACGACACAAAGGTATATAGCTGTCATCTCCACCAATCATTACTTGTTTTCCTGATATAACTAATTTTCCATTAGTATCAATACGGGCATTGATAATACTTTTCCTTCCGCATGAACAAGGTGACTTAATTTCTTCAATTGTATCTGCCAATTCAAATAAACGTTTAGAGCCTGGAAATAGACTAGATTTAAAATCAGTTCTTAGTCCATAACAGCTAACATTAATATCAAATTCATCAACAATTGCTGCAAGTTGGTCAATTTGTTCTTCAGTCAAGAACTGAGCTTCATCAATTAATATCCATTTTAATTTATCTTGAAGTATTGCATCACTTGATTGATTATATTTATCAACCAATGAATATATGTTATATGATGGGTGTATGGTAACACAAGTTCTCTTAACACCAACTCTTGATTCAATCATATTTTCTTCGCATCTTGTATCAATTGATGGCTTCATGCACAAAAATGGTATATTCTTTTCCTCAAATTGATATGCCGATGTAAGTAAAGTTAGAGTTTTTGTTGAACCCATTGTTCCGTAATAGTAATATAATTTCGCCATATTTACATTTAATTATTAGAGGAAAACTGACCAAAACAATTTTGGTCAGCATTTCTCATAATACATTCTTTTAAAATGGAAGGTCATCAGCAGGTCCTTCAATCGTTTCAACCTGACTCAATTCTTCATCTTCAGTTGCATTTGCAGCTTTTTGAATTGCTGCTGCTTCTTCGATTATTTCTTGTTCAGTTTTTTCAGTTTCCTGTTTATTTTTAGCTTCAAATTCTTTCTTTGAAATAAAAGTTTTTGAATCTTGGTCAAAATAAGGTACTTCTCCTGATAAAGCAACTTTTAGATAATCATAAGTTTTTACACCATAAACATCTGTCCATTGTTTTGGGTCATTAACCCATTCCTTTATTTTCTCAGGGTCTTTTGATAAAGCAGATGGTCTACCAGCGTCAGCAATACTAATACTTACTTTTCCGTCTGTTGCTTTTGTCAAAGTAAGAACTAAATCCTTACCTTTATATAAGTCGAATATATTATATCCTTCCTTATCACCATCATTTAAAGCTTCATCATTTCTTAACTTAAACAAATTAAATAATTTGTCATAAATACCATCATTTTTCTTTGAAACGTTAAATTTCCAAAATTTAACACCTTCATCTTCTTTACCTCGCTCAATGCATCGAACAATCCAACTTTCAGATTTTCTAGTTTGGAATTCCAAATCAGAATACATTTTTTTCTTTTCCTCTGTCTCAGCCGTTTTCATCTTGCGACTAAATTCGTCATGAGCATCACAAATTGCACATTTGTTTCCATATTTTTCATGTAGTTCTGTTGTATGTTTGCAACAGACATATGCTTTATATGGTTTTGCTGATTGTGGGGCTAATTCCTTATTAACTTTAATACCATGTGAATGGATTAAGTGGAATGGGCTACCACCTTCAGGAGTGAAAGGTAATAATCTAATTGTTACTGTTCGTGTAACTTCGCTGTCTTTTAACTTAACGTTTAAATAATTTTTTGTGTCAAAATTTACTTTTTTATAGACTTTCTTAGAATCTATTTCATCTTTTTGTGCCCAAATACTGTCTTGTGGGATATTAACATTTTCCATTAATACTTAACTTTTTTATTTTTATTATTCTATTAAAATTTATTTATAATTCAGCCGACTTAAATTACATTGCAAATATACGACTTATTTTCCACACTTACCACTTTTACAAAAAAATAATGGTCAATAATTACTAAATTATTGACCATTATCAAATTATATTTGTAAATGTTTATTACACACCAAATATCTTCTCCAAATCCATATCATCTTTAACATCAAAAGTGTCTGCTATACTTTTAGCATTTCCACCATTAATATCAGATTGTTTGATTGTATATTCCTTTTCTTCTTTATCAGGTGCAACATCATTATCATACATTACATCATAATTAGAAGAAGTTGCTTTATCATCCCAATAATCTTTTGGTTTTATAGAATAAGGATATGAAGCCTGTGAACGTAAATTTAATTTTTCGGTTTCAGTTGGCACACGTTTTTGGAATTCATGTGTCAAATCAGCTATTTTTTCGTCATTTGCTTTCAATGCACCAAGAAATGAATCTATTTTATCCATAACTTGTTGAATTTTCATATTAGCATCTTCAACCTTATGTTCTGTTTCTTCTTGTGAATTTGTCAAATCATCAACATCAATGACTTCTTCATCATCACCTTCCATATCAACAACTTCTGTGTCATCCTCACCACTCAAATCATCAGGTAAAGTATCTCCTAATTCACCACCATTAGGTACTTCACCACCTGTCATAGAATCATCTGGTATTGCATCATCTTGTGACATATCTTGGTCTTGATTATTTTGTGGGGGCATATCATTCATTGGTGGCATATTGCTGCCATTATTATCCATAGGTGGCATTTGTTGATTATTACCGCCCTGTTGAGGATTCTGACTGTTATCCATGTCATCATCATCATCATCTTCAGCTAATGGTGTACTAATGAATGTATATTCACATAATTGTTTAAACTTCTGTTGGGATTCAAGTAGATTATGTTCTTTTAAATACTTTTTATCCATTGGAAAATTAGTCGTTTAATACCATCTTATTATCTTCAGTTAGAACTATTTTTGAGTTTTCAGTTCTTTCAATAATGCCTTTGTCTTTTTTATCAACTTTAACTCTTTGTTTTGGCATTGGTTTACCTTCCATATTGTTAAGTAAATCTTCTACTTGTTCTATTTTTTTATTATCAATCATAATTTCTTCTTTATTTTCTGCAATAGCTTCAGCTTTCACCATTGCATTATTACTATAAGGTCTAACGTATTTTACACGTGTAGTCTTATTAAAAAAACGTTGTGCCATATATTATTACTTTTTTAGATAAATATTTCATAAATCTAAATAATTGAGTATAAATAAGGTATTATCATTTTATCATCACCAATTATACGTTTTAATTTAATTGAAAGAAACGAATCATTCTCTACAATATGATTATTTGAATTAGATTTTAATATATTTAAACATTTATTAATGTTAATATCCATATATCTCAAATCATCTAAAGATATTCCACATACAACACCATCACAATATATGAACACAAATCTATTATTATCAATATATATATACTTTGTTTTGTTTCCCTTAACAAAATTAAGAAATCTCTTTATTAAGGAATATTGTGCTGTTATAACATTAATAAATGAATATTTAACATTTTTTATTAAATCTTTAATAATGAAATAATAAAAAGCATTTATATCTTTTTCATAATCATTTCTTCTTTCAGTTTTATCAAATGTCCAGAATACTTTTTCATTAATTTGTTTTTCCAATATGGATATATCCTTCCCATATATTGATTTAACTTCTTCCCACCCTATAATAAGAGTTGGTTTTGTTGAATCTATATCATTAATACTCTTACATTTACAAATCAATGAATCAAATGTTACTTTTCTTTTTGTGACTATATTTGCAATACACATGGTTTATTATTTATAAAATCCATAACTATACTGCAAATATACCACAAATTTTTCATATATGCAAATGTTAAACATAAGTTGATGAAGATAAAATATAATTTAACTGTGTTTTTTCATCTTCAGTTTTAGCAAATTCATATGCTTTCTTTACAAACCTATTTTGAACATCTTTAATTGTTATATACCCTTTATTATCAACATCAAACCCTTTATTACCATTATATTCAGATGTACTTCCTGATGATAAAGAAGGTATTATACTTGGATGATTGACACTATCTGATGAATATACAACACTATTTGCATTACGATTATTAACAAATAACACAGCAGGGGCTAACGTAATCAAATACATATCAACTGGATGAATATACTTAGCATCTTTCCATTCAGAAAAATATTTACTAACATATTCCAATTGTTTAGTTGCATCCATACTTCTCATTTGTTCAGAAGTCAAATTCCATTTATCTTTATAGTAAGATGGCATGAATTGTATTAATCCAGTTGCTCCACCATTACTATTATATGCTGATGGGTCTAGACCACTTTCTGATGCCATAACAATCATTAACCAATTAGGGTTAAATTTCCATTGTTGAGATATTTGTTCCAATCTATTAACAAATGCATTTACATCATTACATCTTTTTTGTGATGTGTAGCCTGATGTACTTTTATTTTTAGTTAAATAAGATAATCCAAATAAAGTATTATTTATACCTAAAAAATATTTTAAAGTTGTATCATCAACATTACTATAAGATGTAAATATTTTCTTAAAATCAATCAATCTATTTGGTAAAAAACTATATACACGTTTTTTACTAGTCTCCTTATAATAAGGAGAAATATAAGATAAAACTTCATTAGATTTTTTAACATTTTCATCTTCTTTATCATTCGTTTTAAGAAAAGGACTACTTGTGAAATCGCTTGTTATAACATCTTCGTTAATACTAAAACCAATTTGTTTATTCCAATCAATTTGATTTGTAGATGAATAATCTGTATCATATTTCCATGATGGTTGCTTAAAAAATGCTCTCACATTGCTTCCTGATGGAGAATATGCTTGCCAAATCATTTTTTTATTTCTTTCAGCATTTTTGCCATATGAAGAAAAGTGAATAGTATGAAACATATTAAAATTATTCATCATAATAGAACTAGTTTTATATTCCATAATCAATTGATTTATATACTCAGAATAAGTAGTTACTATTATATCAAACACGATTCCCAATTCTTTTTTATCTTGACCTGCGCCTATAACAACACCTTTCCTTTTAATTTGTAAATCCATAGCATTTCCAAACTGATGGTCACTTCCAACACTTTCAGGTCTTTGACCACTTGATATGCATATAGTCCATTCCTTACCACCTTCATTACCTTCAATGCTTTCAACACTACCACGTAAAGCATAAAATAATTTTTTCATAATAGGACTTAAACCATCCCATCCACTATCTTTACCACAACCACAATCATTTGAAGGAACAACTATTGTTTCAGGGTCATTATATACATAATAATCACCAATTGAATTTGGTAATGTACTATCATAAGATGTTGTATAATTTTTAGTCCATTCTCCAAAATATCCACTTCCATTTTTAGATAATATTCCTAACATACCAAATGGTTGTGTATTGAATGGCTGACCATTTTTAGACAATTTTACGCCAGTAAATCTTGTTATCATATTACCAGGTGATAAATGATGTGATACTTTTGTAATAATATATGTTCCCCTAAACATTGGAATATTTAACAATTGAAAATACATTAACGGTTGTACTTGTGCACAGCCTAACATTTCCACCTCACAAGTAAAAGAATAATTAGACCAAACTGCATACAAATCTTGTCCTAAAAATTGAACTTTTGTTGTACTATTTTTAGCTAATTCAGCAATTTTCCATATTGCTTTAATGGAATATTCAGTAGTAGTGGGATTATCCATATTTACTGAAATATTTTTGAAATAAGATTGATTAGCTTTACCAAATGCCACACCAAAAGCAGGTATGTTATAAGCATACCTTGTTTCTTCTACATCCCCTAATACTGTATCATTTGTATTTTGACTATCTTGTGTAAATATTCTTGGTTGAACACTTGTTCCTTCATTTGGTGTCCATATATCAAAACCATCATATTTATATCCATAAGATGTATTGCCACTACCCATATTTAAATTTTTTGACGGTTCATGAACATACATACAAATAAATTTATTATCTTCTTCAATTGGTGGCATTGAATTATGTGGCATAGGCTTAAACATATCTTTTAAAACATCCTCTTCAGCCCAATTAAGGAAATGTGACATTGGAGTAAATAGCATTCCATGATGTGAATATAAATCAGCTAAAAAAGAATATAATGTACTTGTATCTGCCATTTCATAATATCTTTTAGCAAAATATTCACAATTTATAATCATTTTATTTCTAATATTTCTATAAAATGAATCAACAAATATGAAATTTTTCTTAAAAAATCTATCTACATTAAAAAATGAAATATCAATACCAGTTAACCATTTATCATATATATTTTTCAAATAACTATACATTGCAATGTTTATATCCCTATTATCTGATAAATCAGCTGGCACATCTTCTTTAGTATCAGTACTTCCCTTATCATTCACAATAGACTCCAAAGTATTTATCACAGAACCAAAATAACTCTTAGCTAAATCAATATCAAATGAAATTTGATTTGGATAAGCATAATCAGTACCTAATACAGCATAAGTACCAATTGTTACCATATCAGTTGAAGAATAAAGCTTTTTCACTGCTTCCATTACAGGAGTATCTTCACGATTTAACAATCTGAAAGATTTCATATCTTCACCTGAATAAAATGAAGCATAATTAGCCAAAAAGCTATTACTAAATTTATCTAGAAATCTTTTTATTGCTATTGGTTGGTTAAACACAGCTTCATACTCACCATTTCTATAAGCTCGTGTCCATTCATTACTATAATCTATCAAATTTTTAGTTGTTAATGAACTTCCATTTCTATTAAACAATTCATAATTTTTTTGTATGAATTTAAAACCATTAACATCTGAAACCCAATTCTCAAATACTTCAATAAATTTATTTTTAATTGATGGTCTTAATGAAAATATATCATATCCAAAATAATCAGATATGTTAATTCCCCAATAATTAACATCAATCATCCCATAACGGCTTGCATTATACAACATTGAATTACAACTTTTTCCATTCGATTTTGGCTTTGTAAATTTAAGTAATCCATCATCATAAATGAATACATCATCTATATTATTTTTATCAGATAATCTCTTACGCCATAATAATCCACCAATCAATAATGTTAACGCTTTAGGAACTCTGAATATACCACCATTTTTAACATTTTTACCAATATTAAAACGGTTGTACTGAATTGGTAAAGACATTATAAAAAGTAAGGCTTTACTTCTTAAAATTCTATGAACTTTATCATATTCATCTTCTCCAATAAGGCTACCATTTTGCATATAATAAAATGGGTGTCCAAATAATGAACTGGTCATAACTCTATTTTCTACAATTTGAAATTCAGGTATTGTGAAGTTATCAATACTATTTGGTTGACCATTCAATGAATTCAAAACAATTTCCCCATCTCTCAATTCTTTTTTACCATACCAATCTTTAAATGACCATATTTTAATATCTTTAACTTCCATAGCTTTTGATATGGAAGAAGGTAAAATTTTAAGTTGTTTTTCAGAATCAAATTTATCATATAAAATTTGATTATATAATGGCATTGAACCAACAGTAGCACCCCATGATGTTGTATTTACTCCACTTCCACCCCAATTTATATCATAAAAAGAGGACATATCCTTATCATCAACATGCCACAGTAAATCAGCTAATGAACTTAAATCAGATGCTTTTTTATAATCTCTTACATTAATTTCTCCACTTTTTAATAAATTGTAATAATTTATTAATTTTTCAACATCATTATTTTCAGTGAAAATATTGCATACAGATGGATTTGTATATTTCTCCATATCAACAGTGCCACTATAATTTGGTGCAATATCTTGGTCATTTAATGTTATACAAGAAGTATTTATATTTCCATTAAATGATGGTATTTTAAAAGGATTCCCTTCTTTGGCATACTCTCCAATATACCCAGTAAAATTATTCGGACTTGTTGGAAGTAAAAACAAATCATTCTTTTGGTCATTATCTATTTTATTTACAAATATATAATTATAAATTAATGAATTATTTGTACTTTTCAACAGCATAGAGTTTCTAGACATATCATAATGCGTTCCACCTTTAATAAGTTCAAAAACATAATGTGAAGATTTAGAACCCTGAAAATATTGACTGAATTTATTTTCTGAACATTGCAAAACTTCAATAATATCATCAACACTTCTTTCTCCACTTTTTCCTAATTTTGATAAAATTCTTTCGTTTATTTCATCTTTTGTCATTCCACGAAGATAATAATTATATGCATCTGCCTTACCTGCTTGTTCAGCAAACAAACTCATTTTACTTTTATCAAATGTTGAATTATCTTTAAGATTAAACAAATATCCAAATAATAAAGTAGCTCTTAAACCAATATGACCAATAAAATCTTCTAAAGTTTCTCCATCAACATTTGAATAAGTGAAAGGTCCTTTATCAAAATTTAAATCAATAGGAGAAATTGGAACATATTCTTGAACTTTCCCATGATTATCTAATTCTCTTCTATTACTCTTATTAATTTCACTAATGGTTTCCATTGCTTTGGTATATCCATAAATTAATGAAACTTCTTCACAATCCCCTTTAACATCACCTATCCAACCAATTACATCCATATTATCATCTTTATCACCACAATATTGTGTTTTAGAACCTCTATCAAGATATAATGGAAATGGTGGTATAGGGTTATTGTTATCTACATAATTTAAATCAGTATCTTTTAAATCAATTTTATATGAAGATAATGTTCTGCCACCATTTTTAATTTCTCCATTGATATTATCAACACAATGTTTCATTGATTGTAAAAAAGTTTCCAAATGAGCAAAAATTATTTTACTCATATTACCAATTGTAGGAACAAAACCAACTGTTTCTTTCACAGCATTTTTAACAAAAATATCAACATCTCGTTGAATTGCTGCCATTCTATTATCACAATCAACTAATTTAGTAACTATTTCTTCACTAAATCCATTTATGTTATACAAATAGATATATTCTTTTATTTTAGTTGATTTATTTGTACACTTAGTCGAAATATCCTTAATTAAAATATCATTTAGCGTTCTCTTATCATTAAAAGTTCTGTTTTTAAGAGCTTTGTCAACTGTATTTCCTACTGAATTATTAACAACTGCTATATTTTCAACAAGATTATTTTTTTTTGTTATAGTAAATGTTTTAACAGGAGTAAATTTATCCCCTTCAACTAATTTAACGTTAGTTCCATTTGGCAATTTACTCTTATCAATCATTCTACTCTTATAAGATTCATTTCCATTATAATCATTTATTAAATCAATAAAAATGTTTTGGTATCTTATGTAATCTTTAGTATATTCGATTGGTTTAATGTAATCTTTAGTATATTCGATTGGTTTAATGTCATCCCCTGAATCAAATCCAAAAACAATCTGCTTTTCATTACTTGTAACAACATTACTATAATCATTTTGGAATTGTCGCATCATGTCATTATATGCTTTTTGAATGTTTTGTAAAGCTTCATTTTCATTAGCAATTGCTCTATTTTGTATGACATTTGGGTCTGTTGACATTTTTTTATCAATAATGCCCATAGCAGAATCTATTTTATACACTAATTCCCTAAGTGTTGGCATTTCACTTCCATCACTTAATAACCATGCTTCACTACTTCTATTATTATTGAAATATTTTTGACCATAATATGTATCATAAGGAGCAGCAATTAAATACTGGAATTGTATATCAGTCAACAAAGAATAATTATATCCAATAAAAGTTGCAGTAGCTTCAAAATTACCATTTTGAGAATTAAAACTACCTGTAAATTTTGAACATGTTAATTGAAAAGTAACAGGTTTTCCATAAAATCCTTTTACCAAAAGTTTAAACTTTGGATAAGGAAATGTAAAAAAACATTTATATAATTTTTCACCTGTATAATATGATGAACTTTTATTTTCATCATCATATTCATTTGGAACTAGCATAGAACTACCCCTAACATCAACAAATTTAATAACAACAGTTGGGGTGTACCAAGATTCAAAATTAATATCAATTGAATCAATACCCAATCCTTCAATTACCTTTCCATCTTTTGAATCATCATAAGTAATATCAGTAAAATATGATGTTAAATATCTATCATCACTATTTCTATCTAACTTTATTCCTGAAAAAAATGACACTTTTTCACTATCATTAGTTCCCCATGATAATATTTGTATTTCACTATTTCCATTATTTAAGTCAGAAGCATAACGAGGTTTAACTTCAGCAATAAGATTTACACTAATACATAAATCCTCTAATGGAACTGATAAATCAACTCCATTTGCTGTAACCCCGTTAACAAAATTAGGTTCTGTATATACTATACGACTTTTTGATGTTTTAAATACATCTTGGTCTTTCTCTGCCATCTAATTTTTATTTAAAAAATAATTTATTTTATACATAAAGTCAATCTTTAATCTAAACCATTGACTTTCATATATGTATCAATATCTGTATTATATTGTTTTAATGTTAAATCTAATGGATATGGTATTCTTAATTCAGCTTTATCTGGAATTGAAAATTCCATTGAACCATATTGAGGATTTGCCTGTAATATAAGCCACCCATAATTAGGATTATAATAATATTTGTATGATAAAATATCTAATCTTGTAACCCCACGTTCATAAGTTACAATTATATCACTTTCTTTTGGCGATATTTTAATGAATGGAACAATTTTTATAGTTCCATTCTCTCTAAATTTACTGTATCTATCGTATGTATTCATTTTAATTACTCATTTTTGTATTATAAGCATCATATACAGCATTATCCATCCCTGTTGAACTATCATTTTTACTTTCAGGATAAGTTACTCTATCAGCCCTATTATCATATACTTCAGTATTAGCATAATAATTAAATGACATTGCATTTTGCAATCTTTTAATTGGTCCTGCTAAATCTGAACCACCAATAAAATTAAATGTTAAATTAATATTTGCAATTAATGGTTGTACACCAATACCTTCGCTATTTAAATCCCATTGAAGTGGGTCATATGTTATTGTCATATTAGTAATAACAATTTCAGTATAATAAAAATCCCCAAGTCTAAGAACACATATTGGTGGTCTACCAAATGCTAAATTTGTTGCAGTTTTAGCATTGTTTGAATCTGATGCCCCAATTGTATTACCTTGACGAGTACATTGATGTAGAAAATTTAATCTTCCATTAAAACCTTCAGGTGTCATACTATGAAATGCAGGGTCAAAATACTTAATTTTTTCTTTTAGTTGTTCAAAAATTGAAGGACTTTTTTCTTTTAATACTTTAAAAAAACGATACTCTTGGTCATATCTAATATTGTTAAATTCTTCATTTCTTGAAGTTGCACTTGCAGGTATAATAGTATCTAAAACAATTGACAATACAAGATTTCCATCTGAATCTTTTTCCCATATCTGCCCATTAGCATCTTCATAAATTGTTTTTCCATTTTCATCAATTTTAGTATTATAACCAACATATTCTTGTAATCCTTGTTCTAAAATTTCACCATCCTCAGATATATTTGTTTGATTAGTTTCAGCTAATTTTTTAGTACCAGACATTCTATATTCTATTTTGACACGAGCTGAACGCCATTTTTTAGCATCAATGCTTGACACATCTTGTCCTGTTACAACATCAACATCTTCTTTTATAAAAGAAACTGCATTTGTTGTAAAATATTTAGTTTTATTTAACCAATCAGCAACACTTTTTGCCCTATTTTCAGCTAATTTATCATTTCTTTCAATATTAGTTTTATTATTAGGGTTATTTCCATGAGTATTTGCGTGTCCATAGGACATCGCCTTTGTTATAGTAAAATTATCAAACAACTCTTTTAATTTGTTTAAACGCTCAGTAACCAATTGGCTATCTCCTAATGCTCTAATTAATTTACCTTCTATAATATTTTTAGCTTCTTCACTATCAGATAACACATAAGCAATTTCAGCAAATGAATATAGAGAATCAATCTCTGTTACATTAAACGCTGATTGAACAGCCTTATAATTCGAATTTAAAGTGTTATTGTTTTCTCCACTACCATTTTTATCTGAATAATTTGCTTTTAATAATAATTGTTGATTATAATAATTTCTAACATTATCATTTTTTTCATCATATCCACCATCAATACGATATTTCCATATCTTTTTAGCTGCTGTTGTTCCTGTTATCCACATCTCTTCTTCATTGAAATCATATGTTGATTTATAATCAGAAACACCTTCATTTGTTGTCATTTCATATCCAGTACCAATACCATTTGTTCCATTAGCAATATTTCGTAATGTGCTAAATGATATTGGAATATCTTCTTTTCCATGTTTCTGACAAACAGCCCCATTAAGCAAATATGCCATTGCTTCAACTTTACTATCAGGTGTATCATAAGAACCTGAATAATTATTTGGATAAAAAACGTAAAAAACAACTGAACCTGTTACTTCTGGAACTTCTTCAACAACAATTGGTTTTGGAACTGGGGTAACTTTTTTAGTTTCAGTATTTTTTTCAACTTTTGATTCTCCTTGTTTAAATTCATCTGTTAAATTTTTTGCAACACCATCAATAGTATCACATCCAGCAAAAAATCTTAATAAATCAGTATCTCTTGCACCACTTCTTTGCCCACTATCCACAACACTTTTTTGTGTTGAAAAAGCGTTATATGCGGATTCAGAAACATAATCATTTAATGATTTTACTGTATTTACGCCAGGTATTCCATTTGCTTTAAGTTCAGGCATTTTTCCTTTATAAAACTCATATAAGCTACTATCATTAATTCCAGTTCTTTTAGACCACGCATATTGGCTTTCTTCAGATTGTTCATATACAATTTTGTTACCTTCATAATAATTTATTATTGAAGGGTGGTCTACCAACATCTTGAACGACAAATTACCACTTCGTTCTGTATTAATATAAGTGTATATATTTTCACCCCTACCTATAAGAGTATCACTATTCCAATTTACATTTACATTTTCTGTAAATTCAATACCGTAAGGTGGAAACCACATTATTCTTCCACCCATAGGTCCTCTTTGTTCCCATGATAATGCTTTTTCAAACGAATATGGGTCATATCCTTTCCATGCTAAATTTTCAATTGAAAACATACAATGTTTTGTATCAACCTTTAAATTCTCATTAGCATCATAACTTGGTGTGATATTAACAAAACCATTTTTGTTTAATACACTGTATTTATCTAAACGTTCTGCGCCAGTTTTACCCCTGATAAATGTCCAATCTTTTTGTAAATCACCAATAGAAGTTGGTGTACCATTTTCATCAGTAAATGGTCTTATTAATTTACTTATATCATCATATTGATGATGATGCGTCCAAACACGACAATAAGGGTTATTATATCCATTTGTATAAAAATCTACACCAGCTTTTGCATCTTCAGCATCTTTCTTCAATAGATTTCTACCATGAGACATGCCATATACACTAACAGCAGAACCAATACTTTGGTCTATATCAGAACTTTCAGTATGAAAACGTGATATAATTGTATTAACCTTATACATATTGAACAATTTTTTTGTTTTGTTCAATATACTATTTGGATTAGTTAGTTTTAATTTATTGGAGAATGAGCCATTATTATTATCATCGTAATATAAATTTGTTGTATTATAATACAAATCATTTATATTATCATAATTTGAACTTCCTTGTAATCTTTGTCTAGTTGTATTGTTACCTGCAATTTCATCCCCCCCAATTACTGAAGCAAAATCATTATTGTAGTTAATATCTGACACATCACCTAAACTTGGAATAGTACCTTCTCCAAAATTATTCAATATTTTGTTATGCTGTTCAATATTAAGATTCATCAATCTATTTCTATAAAATTGATTTCTTAAAGTAAAACTACTATATCCAGATATAGGCACTCCAAGAAGTTCAGACAAAACATAATGTTTTTGAACTTGTTGAACTAAATCTTTTGAATAGTCCTTATATGTTGAAGTAGCATCATCTATTATGTTGGATAGTTTGCTCATTTTTTATTTATTTTTAAAAATTTATTAGTTTTTAACATTATAAATTTGCTTTTTTAAGAAAAAATAGTATTAATAATATAAGGACCTTATAATTAATATATTTTATTATATATTAAAATTAATATAATATTATATAATGGTCCTTATATATTATATAATATATAATTATATTAATACTGTTTTTTCACTAAACTTGCAAGTTTTTAGTAATATATTTAGTTAATTTAGAATCATTCTAAATTAACTTTGGAATCTAGCAAATCTGTTTTGGTCTAACTTAGGTTTTCCACCATTAAGAGAATTAGACATTTGTTCAACAAGCATTCTACTTAATTCTCTCATAAAGCTAGGATTATTTTTTAATTCTTTCATAATATCTATTTGACCAGAAGTTCCCATATCTAATTTTAATGTGCCATTAATATTAATATCAATAGGCTTGATGTTAATATCAGGTATTTTAACATCTTTTGGTCTTACACTATCTTTGATATTGACTTCTTTTATTTTAGAAACATCTTCTCCAATTGGTTTAGGTTCAATGATTTCATTTTTAACATCACCAACTTTAGGAATATTAACATTTTCATTATTGAACTTTTTATTATAGTAAACTTCATTGGAAACTTTCATATTATTATCAATCTTGGGGATGATATTACCAAACAATTTATCAAATGGACCATTATCTTTCGCAAACAAAGCTGTATCATCCTTATAATTTGCGTTGTTTCTTATTTTAGAGACACTGGTAGGATTATTTATCATCTTATGATAAGTTCCATTGTTATTTTGATATGTTTCTTTAGAAGTCTTTATTTCATCATCTATGTTATCAATCTTGGGGATGATATTACCAAACAATTTATCAAATGGACCATTATCTTTCGCAAACAAAGCTGTATCATCCTTGTTTGCTTTTACAACAGTTTTTCTATTAGCTATACCATCATCAACAGGAATTGCATCTCCAATAGTACTGCCAATTGCATCTCCAGCCCAACCACCACCGATGCCACCAATAATACCACCAATAATACCACCAATTGCTGTACCAATACCAGGAACAACAGAACCAATTGCTGCACCTGCTGCTGCACCACCCCATGTTCCTAATCCAGCTCCAATTCCTGAGCCTGCTGCTCCACTGTAACCAGTACGTTTTAATTTTTTTATTTTCTTTAAAACTTCTTTATCTTCAGCACTTCCCTCAACTAAATCTCCATTTTTTATAGCAAGTGCTCTTTGGTTTTCAGCATCTTCAGCACTTCTATAAGTTCTATATATTCCAGTTCCAGTGGCAATAAGTCCACTAGCAACACCACCACCTCTAATCCATTTAGCACTTGTTCCTTTTCCAACCATATTAGTTGCCATTCTCCCACCAAATGTATTTGGGGCAGTTCCATTTCTTGCAGCTTTCAATAATGGTAATCCATTTTTTACCATTTTAGCAACACCTAAACCACTTTTTATACCATAATAAGCAATTGCAGCAAGATAAAACTTATTTAATGTTTCTCCAAGATGCTCCATTTGAGATAACATATCATTACCATTTTTTAACTGATTTCTTAATGTATCTCCATATTTATCTTCTTGTGTTGCAGCTAATGCCATCTTAGCACCATTAACCAATTTATCAATGTTGGCATTAATAGAAAAAGTATTTTCAACTAATTTTCTTATATCATCATCAGGTTCTTGTCTTAATTTTTCAATTTCTTCATTTGATAATTCATTAATATTACGATTTATATATTGTCTATTCTTTTCATCATAAGTTCTAACTTCAAATTGTTTTTTGTCATTATTCCATTGAGCTAAAGTTGCTAAAAAGTCTCGATTATCTTTTGTTATTTCAGGATTAAATTTAACATCTTGTTCAACTGCGCCACGTTTCGCTTTATTATTAACAATGTTCATAGCTTCTTCATAAGACATTCCCATTGCTTCAGCAGCAGCTTTGACACGTAAACGGTCAGGTCCAGCTATTCTCACTTCACCTAAATCTCTATCAAAACGTCCAATACCATCAAACATTTTTTCAACTCTTTGAGCTAAACCACCAACATCATCTAAAGATTCATATAACATTTGTAACGGATTAGCCATTGTTGCAAATGCGCCACCCAATACTTGTAATTTTGCAGCAGTTTCAATAGCACCTTCAGGATTAGATATTTTATCAGCAATGCTACCAATAGTTTGCATATTGATTTTCATCTTGTTAGCCCATACAGTCATTTTCATCATATTATCTAAACCACCTTTAAAATTATATTTTTGAGCTAATTTTAAATTATTGTTTAATTCTTTAGATGTTTTTGACCATGAAACTCCTGTTGTTTTATTTAATTTGTATATTTCATACAATCTATCTCTTGCATCATTAATTCCAACTCCAAATTGTTCAATTCCGCTTGTAAAAGCTAAAGAATTTTCATCCCCCATTAATTGTTGTAGTTGAAATTGAGCTTCATAATTATCTTTTGTCAACACAATATTTTTTCCAGTAGCTTCAGCATAACCTTGTTGAAGTTTTACCATATCTTCTTGTGTTTTACCATATTGAAAAGCTAATTCAACACCTGCTTTATAAGAAGCATCACGATATTTTTTAAGTTCATCATTAGTTAAACCAAAAGTAGCAACCATTTTGGTTATTTGTTCATCTTGTTTGCGCCAAAATTCAGTAGAATCCTTGATTACATTAAAAGATTTTTTAAGAGCACTTGTAAATTGTTGATAACCTTTTTTAATACCATCAACATTTTTTTTCCATTCTTTAGTTTGTTCTAATATCTTATTTTGCTCACGTTCAATTTTAATAAGTTCTCTACGTTGTAATTCCAGAATATCTTTTTGGACTTTATATTTATCATATAAATCAGTGGCATTTTGAATAATATCAGAAGTAGAAGCCCCTTGCATCCCTAATTCATCTCCAATATCTCCTGTTAATTTTAGAAGTTCGGCATTTAGTTTTATTAATTCATTAGCTGCTAATTGATTATTACCATTACTGGCTTGTTGTAAAGCAGAAATTTGTTTAGATAAATCTTGTATTCTTTCATATTTTTCGACAACATTAGCATAACTATCTTCATCAAGACCACTTTGCAATCTTAATTTTTCTATTTCTTGATAAGCTGAATCGGCTGCTTGTTTGATATTTTCTAATTGTACTCTAAGATTATCAGGTAAAGCGACTTCTTGACTTTTACTTTCAATTGATTGTATTTTATTCTCAATTAATAATAGTAATTCATAATAACTTTTATCATATACCATATACGTGCTACTTTTGTTTAAAATAAATATTTAGTATTCTGTTTATTACAAATAATAAAAGCTGCCATTATGTAGCAGCTTTCATATTATTTGACATATTAGTGTTTTCTTCTTGTCTCATTCTAGCAACCTGATTCATAAGGGCTGTATTATTTGATGTTTTACTTCCTCTGTTTTTTAAATCAGTTTGTTTTTTCATTTGTTCTCCATTATGTTTTCTTATATATGTTTTTCTATCTCTGATTGTCATGTTTTTAAGTTCAGTGATTGAAAAACCCATATATTTGTGACATCCCCATAATTCTTCTTTTAAAATCGCTTCATAATTAGGCGATATTGATGAAAATAGAAGTGTCGATGTTAAGAAAGGTTTTGAAAGAACCACCTCCGAGATTCTCTGGTCTGTTAACAGTTATTTCAAAGTTCATACCAGGCTCGTTCTGTATAATATATTTTCTAAAATCAAATGCTTCACGAGCTGGCATAGTATTAACATATTTTTTAATATAATCCTTGTCACTGTTACCATTAACTGCTACAATACTTAATAACATTGTATTGGTAATTGCTCTTTCTTGTTCAACAATATTTTTAGTCTTAATATTTTTAGACCAACTATCAATTGTTCCAATACTAGCTGATAGTTTATTTCGGTCATTTAGACTTAGAACTTTATCATTTTTCAATTCAGTTTTAAGTTCTTCTACAATTCTGTTTAATCTGAAACGTTTAACATTTAAATTATCTTCACGTGACATTTCAATCAATCTAAGTTCATCATAATGATTCAAAAATTTAAATTTGATTAAATTACCTGATTTTGTTTGATAATCAAAGTTACCATTAGCATCCCCTTTCAATGTAAAAGGTTTTATCTCAATTTTTGTTAAATCAATTACTGTTTCATATTCTGTATCAAGTTCAGGGTCATGTACAGTAATTGGAAATTCTGGTCCATAACCTGTTGCTCTTAACCATAATATAATAGCATCTCTATCACCTTTACATAAGCTGTTAGGGTCAATAGTTTTATCCATTATTTTACGCTTCAACAATACATCAATTATTTTTCCATCTCTATATAAATTAGGTGATGTGATAAAATCTTCATCGGATGCTGTTAGAAATGAAACAGGTAATCTGTTTTTTTTATGTGAATAAGTTTCACCATTTGAAGGTAATGGTAAAACATCATATTGAATATCATCTGAATATTCATCTGATACCTCTAAATTATATTCAGTTTCTTCAGGGGTAATAATTGACTCAACCAAATTAGATTGTTCAATAGTTGATATTGAAGAAGCAGAACTTTCAACAGTATTTACTAATGACTTATTATAAACACTATTAGGGTCAATTCCTCTATTTTTGCAATATCTTTCAAATTTAGCCACCTCTTCTGAAGATGGTTCTTTATATTGAATATTCTCTAAATCTTTTTCATCAGCACCCAAAAGTTTTAACTTACTTTTATTTTCTAATGAAGCTTTTTCAATTAATTCAGCTTCATCTTTATGTCCTCTTAAAAGAGTTTCCTCTTTACTTTCTGCCAACAATTCATTAGTGGCTTTTAATATTGCCAACTCTTTTTTTCTTTGTTCTTCTGTTTTAGCCATTTTTATCTTACAAATATAATTTTATTAACTGATACTGCATAAGTATTCACTGAATATACTTCAAGCAATTTACATTTTTCTAACACTGCATTTGAATTCGGTCCAAAAGATACTTTCAAATCCTTTACAGGAAGATATTTAAGCCTTTCTGCATCTGTTAAACCTCTTGCTGTGTTTATTTTATTAGTTTCTCTCACCCACATTTTGAAATCACTTTCTAATTCAGGAACTTTTTGAATATCAAAAAATTCAATAATCAATGGAAACATTTCTCCTGATTTGAAATAGTATAATAATTTATCAAAACTTTCTGAATCACTATAAATATCTAATAATTTTACAGGGGCTTGATAATAACTATAATGTATTTTATTATTTGGATTGACGTTTTCTTTACGATTATTTGCTAATGAATTTATCATTGAAACCCTATCATCAACTAAACTAGCTTTTGTAACCGTATCAATTGTAAATTTATATTTTACATATTCTTTTCGTAAATAATCCATATAATTTTCATCATATGCCTGATTCTTATAATCAAAAGAATCAGTACTATTATAATCAACATATGGTGCATACAAAATACCTTCCATGTTATATATTTTTACTTAAAAAGTAATTTATAATATATTAAAAATCAATATTTAATGTGGTTTTTTCTTTTTCTCCATCATTATTTTATTTTTTGATTGTATTTGTATCATTTCTTTTAATTTTTTAAATACAAACTCTGGATTATCATTTATATCATGTTCCCAGAAACGTAAAATTGGAATACTATGCATTAATGCCCATTTATCTTTTAGTTCATCAACTCGTTTATTTCGTTTCTGCATAGGGCACATTTGTTCATATGTTAAACCATATGAATGATAATAATCTCCATCAACTTCAATTATTAAATTATCATTAGGTAAATAAAAATCATAAAATCGCCCAATATCTTTAGCTTCAAACTGATAAACATATTCCACCCCTAAAACATCTAAATAATCAGATGCAAATCTTCTTTCTAAGTTAGATGTTCCATATTGAGGGTGTGAACGTTTTTTACATCTTGACTTATTTCTTTTTTTAGAAGGGTACTTTTGACTGATGATTTTATTTTTTACTTGCTTCATTGTTTATCTTATTATAATAATATATACTTCAAAATGAATTTTTTTTATATTATTTAACTAATAATATTTGTAGATTAAAAAAATATATTGTATATTTGCATATCAAAATTTTTAAAAACCATAGAATATGAAAAGAATTTTATTAATTGTAACAGTAATCTGTATTAGTTTTAGTTTATTCGCCCAAAAAACAAATAATAGAGGTGAATATTTGGTGAAAAGTGTGCATTGGGTTAATGCTTTCACTCAAAAAGAGGTTGGCAACAAAGGGGATAAGTGGTATCATTTCAGGTATGACAATGATGGAAACCTGATTGAAGTACGGAAAGAGTATTATCAGAATTTCAAATATAAAGCTGTGGAAACATTTACCATTATCAATAAAAGGTATCAATTCATTTCTTATGTGAATGGCAAGCAAGTTCTCAACTCCAAATGTGAATTTACTTTTAACAAACAAGGATATATGACAAGGTTGTATATCTATGGATTAAATGGGGAACGTGTTACAACTGTTGGTACACTTACATATTATGATAGTGGGGAGTTGAAGAGTATTGACCTTATATCTGAGGAAAAAGGTGGTAATCGGTATAAAATCCATAACTACGAGGAATATACTTGGGAAAATGGCAATATGATTAAGTACCATTATACCAATGACGATAATATTACACAGACTTTTGATATTCATTATGGTAATAAAGCCAATAATACCAACATTAATTTATCATCATTGATAAAGCATTATAATTCTCCCTATAATGAACATATACTGTTTGCAACTGAATGGTGTGGCAAGAAACCAAATAATCTTATTTCATATCAGGATATGAAAGATGATACTTTCGATTACATTTATGAAGGTAATCTATTAAAGAAAATCAATAAGAAGAATAGTTCTTACTCCAAAGGATATTACTTGATTGAATATGTATATTAATAAAAAAAATAAGAGTAAGAATTGACTTACTCTTATTAATATTTATTCTTAATATTAGAAACTTAAAATACAGTATTGAGGTCTGATTGTCATTGTAATATCTGCAATACCATCATCATCATAAGATAATTCACCAAAGTTAACATTAGTCAACATAGCATTTTTGATAATCCATTGAGAAACAACAACACCTGTTGGGTCTAACATTTCAAGAACAATATCTCTTTTATATGCAACCGCATAGCCTTGTCTACCTGTAACTGATTCAGAATGTAAACGAACCCATTCCATAACAGCTTGTGAAGCTGAAGGTCCTATTGGGTCTCTTAATGTAATTGTAATTGCTTCCCATATATATCTACCAATAACCCAGTTAGATGTATTTAAGAAAGGAATTTCTACTTCATTTTGAGAGATTGTTGGTCTTGAACCTGAAGCTACCCACCATTCTTGAATACCTAAATCAGATGGAAATCTGAACAAGAATCTATTCTTTTTTAATGGTTCATATTCAAGTGGCATTTTTATTAATAAATCGCTCATATTTGTCTTTAATTTAATTTTATTATTTATATATAATTATTCAAATTTTGATTTTTTGAATAACATATTATTGTTTTATTTTGTCTTTATTCACAAATAGTTTATCGCAATCCATAAATATTTTTTTAAAAAAGTCGTATTCAGGTGATAATGGTTTATCAGCTAATTTTGTTACTCCTTCTAAAGCCATGCGTCTAATGGTATTTACTTTATTTTGGATGTCAGGCATCATTTCTCCAATTGATGACATATCATTATTTCCATTATCCATTCCTTTATCAGTATGTGGCATTTGTGGTTCAGGTTGTCCCATATCGGTAGGTATTTCACCACCTAAAGATTGAGCACCCATTTCTTCATCATCTTCAGAAAAAATAACACTTTCTAATGTTTGTTTTTTTCCTATAATATTTTTGATTTCTTCAATAGTTTTCTTTGTTGAATTGTCCATATCTTTATGTAATTCTTTTTTGATTTTTGATATTATTTCTTCATTAAGAGATTCTTTATGAGACATAATCTAACTTATTTATAAATAAATATCTTTAAGATTATTTAAATATTTTTAAATAACAAAGGGTGAGTTGATTAAGCCCACCCTTATTGTTTATATTAATTTGTTTCTATTAATAATCATCAAAACTAGCACCTTCAGGAGTAATCATAAAGTTAATATCAATATACTCTAATGCACCAATTGGTTTAATCCAAATTTTTGCAGGTAATTCATGTCTATCACGAGCTTCTACTGAATCATCAACATCAATTCTAAAGTCTGATATACCTCTATTATTGAAAACATTTTCCAAAATTGGGTTAACCAATGATTTGAATGTTTCTTTAGTTGTATTATCATTAGGCTCAAATATTAATTTGATACAAGCAATAGAAATTAATTTTCTCAATTGTAATAACAAACGTCTTGTAGCAATTCTGTTCATTTGAGTATCTGCAATTTGGAAGTTTTTTTGTCCCCAAAGTCTAAAGCCTTCTTGTGCAAAACTTTGAACGAAATTCAATCCACCTGTATATAAAGTGTTTTGTTCATCAAGTTTAAGAGTTTTCTTTGGTTTTACCCCATCAATTCCACCTCTATCCCATCCAGCTGGCGCAAACCAAGGATAAGCTGTATTATCTGTTAATGCAAAGTTTCTTACAACATCTTTTGTTGGTGGTAAATAAACATATATATTATTATCTGCATCAAAATATTGAATATTAGGATAATATGAGCATGTATAGTTACTATCAATTCCTGTTTCTTCTAAATTGGAAACCGCTTCTTCAGGAGTGTACATATCACTAACACTATCAGATGCTCCAAAAGGTTTATCAGGAGTTGTTACAACATATACTGAATCGGCTCTTTCATCCTCAACCATAGAAATTACTTCTTCAACTAACATTTGATTATTAACATAATCAATACCAGGAGTTGCAAGAACATTAATATCAATTGTTTTAGGGTTAGCAAATGTTCTGATAGCTGATAAATAAGCATACCAGTCAGAAGTAATTGCTTTAGTGCTTCCATCAAAATTATAAGCAACTGGGTCATTTATAATAGAGAAGTTTGCACCTACACCACTTTTTGCATTAATACTTCCTTTATATTTATTATATTTAAAATCATCAGTTATTGTTCTTGAAGCACGATAAACATCCCATCCATCAAAACCGCCATAAGGAAGAACAGTAAATTTACGATAATTAATATCTTCATATATTGTTCCTTGCATCAATGCATCAGTACCAATACGAGGTTCAATACCTTCAGAAGTCACATTATTTCTATTTACAGTTACCCAAGTATAGCCTGTTTCCCCATCAACTGTAACAACTTGTGTAAAGCCTGTTGTTCCTGTTGATAAATCTTCTTTAGATACAAGACGTGAATCTAAATGGAAAGATGGTGTTAACCCTTGTGGTAAACCATTATATGCTTCAACACCTTTATATGATAAAATATCTTCATCAATACCCACTAAATTAGATAAACCAAAATATTGTTTTTTAGCTCTTATATCTTCATCAATATTAACATTATATTGCAATAATGGTTGTTTAACTGTTCCAGTAACACCATTTCCAGGAACTAAACCTGAATAATCTCTAACAGGATAACCTAAGAAACCACATGGAATTGATGATTTTACTCTATCATTTTCATTAACTTCAACAGTCACATAGTTAGATTTTGTTACATAATTTCCATCAGAAGTACCTATTTTTAAACCTATATAATTTGCAGTTCCAGGAACTAAATTACATTTGCCATATCTTTCCAAAACAACAGGAGATGAATCAGTATCATAAAAACTTCTGATTACAACATCAAATAAACCATCATCAGGCTTAATGTTTTCGATAGATACTTTAATTTGTATGTTAGAAGCATTACCATCTGATATTGTATGGAATCTGAATAATTTAACTAATTCTACATTTTGGGCATCGCCTTTCAATTCAGAAACAATCCAAGGAGTAGAAGCAAATCTATACTGTTCTTTGTAATTATTTAAATCACAAGTAATTGGGTTTATATTTTCGCCATCTTTAACATAGAATAAATTATCTGATAAAACTTCAACAGCTTCGGTCAATACATTTTGTTCATCAGGAGTTGCAGCCCCTAATTTTTCACCTGTTTCATTGTAATAATATTCACGTGTACCTGCTGTTGTTACAAATGAAATTACTTGATAAATGTTACCTGCAACCGCTGGAGTTACCACATAACTCACGCCATTATCAGTAGTTTTGTGAACATTCCACATTTTTTTAGTTTCAGGGTTAATTGAGTCCTGAGTTGCTAAGAAACGTTTACCAATATCTCTTTTAGTTAAAAGTTGTTCATCTTCTAATAATAAATCATTACATGAAGCGTATGCTGGAGTAACTTTAATTGGTGGGAAGCCTACCATTTGTTTGTTAATACCTGTAATATCACCACTTTCGATTAACTGTACTAAAGCTACATCATATAATTCTTCAACATATAATTCGGTGTCACCAATATCTTGTTGAGTACCTAATACATTGATAATATAGTTTTTATCACCTGGATTTAAAGACACTGCATATGAGAAAGTCATACCTTTATCAGTAGTACCAGAAATAGTAAATTTACCGTAATTTATTTGGCTTACATTGAAGTATGAATCACCTGATGGGTCAGTTGTAACTCCAAAGAACTTATCACATCCTGAACCTAAATTAAATGTTTTACTTGGAACTAATGATACATTATCAACATCACTAACATAATAAACTAATTTATCATATTCGTAAACATCTTCACATTGTTCTTCAGTTGCAGTTGAAACAAAAGCAGTTTTTTGATATTCACCTCTTGAACGTAAGATAGCAATTAACATATCTTTACCATCTTTACCTGCTGGCGCATATGCAGTAATAGCCCATGCAGGACCAGCGTTATATCCTGAAAGACCTAATACACGTGTGACATACAATTGATTAGATTGTCTTAAATATGATTTTGCGATATATGGAGCTTCATATTTCAAATATCCACTACCTTTAAATTGTGATGGATTAGTGCCACCAAAATAGTTAGTGAATTGGTTCCAATTTTCAATTAAAAGTGGTTGAAAGGCTGGTCCTTTCACAGTTTCACCTACTAGTCCTAAAGTTGTAATACCTAATGATTTAACGGCATAAGTTAAATCAGTTTCTTTAGTATATATACCAGGGCTAACATGTGTCTGTCTTGCACTATTATTATTTGTTGCCATATGTTCTTTTATATTTTATTTTAATATAAATATCTATTGTAATTACAAAAACACAGGCTAAATTCATGTTAATAATCTATTAACATTGGTTTTAGATTATTAAATAAAACTAATTTTACTTTAACATTATCTTCAATTACTATATCATTAACAGATAATTGTTTAATGTGTATATCAACAGTCGTATTCAAAGCTTCATTAAATATAATAGATTCTTCTTCAGTTCTTAAAGATGCATCATATAATTTTTCATAACTATCAAATATTTTTGACATTCTGTTGAAAAATAAATCAGTAATATTTTTACAAGCTTCCTTGTTCCTCATTATATCTAATGAAACTTTAAATGTAAAAGATAAATCATATTTAATTAATTCATCAATTGCCTGTTCTAAATTTATTATTTCGTATAATTTTAAATCCATTTTTATTTAAAAAATAATATACATAAAGTTCTTAGTCAACAATAATCTCTTCATAATTAGATTTTTCATCACTTACTAATTCAGGAGTGTAGTTTTTCTTTAAACGAATATTTGGGTCATATCCATGAAACATTAACTTTGAAGGTTGTGAAATGTCAAATTTAAAAATTCTTAATTTAACTTCATCATTTTCTTTTAATATAAATCCTTTTTCTGGAAATATTGGTGTTCCATTAACATTTAATCTATAATATCTTATATTATCCAATGTAGATTTTTCAACATTGACATCGCAATCAATTGTAAATGTTACAGTTTCAATAAATTCAGGGAAATCAATTGAAATGTCAATTCTTTTATTTTCATAATTAATATCATCTAATTCTTCAATATCAACATTTGGCTTTTTCTTTTTAGCATCTCCATCATATACCACCATTATTCTTTTTGGGTAGGATTCTACTTGAAAATCTTTTTCATGAATAATATATGCCATTACTTTAATAGTAAAAGTTTGAGAAAAGAACTTACGGTCCTCAATACTATATTCACTTTCATCTGAAATTTCATCTAATATCATTGGAATGAAATGCCCATTTGGTCTAATATAGCATTGTCTTGCTTTAAAAGCTTCATTAACAAGTGCATTGAATTTATTAATCAGTTCATATTTATTAGTTATCAAATTAATATTATAAATTAAATCAACAGCATAAGGTTGTTTCATAGAATATCTTTCAAAACTTTCAGTACCATTATCATCAAGAACCGTTTTTGTTAATATTGTATAATGTCTTTCTCCTGGTATGTTCCATAACCCACCTTGATTTTCTCCAAATCTAGGATTATTTTCACGGCTTATTGTTTTAAAATTCATTAATAAATTTCTGTTTTCATCAACATGTTCCCATGTTTGGGAATATTCAGAAAAACGCTGATTACTAAATAATGTGAATGTTGGTAATCTTTTGCCCTCATATGCAATATCTAATGTATCACTCACAAAATCTTTAAATGATGCATCAATATCAGTATATTCTAATGGTTTAGGAAGTGGAGTGTCTTTGTAAAGAATTTCTTTTGCAAAGTTTTCCCTTCTATCTCTACCAATAGCTTTTTCACGAAGTTTCATTTTATTTAAAAATTGTCTAGGCATTTTACATTCCATTAAATTCATTATTATCTACTGGGGTAGCTTCAATACTTCTAAATATTGGTTTTGTTCCCCACATTGTATGTGCATTATCAGTGTTCAATTTTCCATCATCAGTAACAACAAAGTATGCCATTCTTTCTGAATCAATGGCAATTCCGATATAGTCACCCCTTTTGATTTCACAATTTTGGTCATTTAAAGTTTTTTGAAACACACCAACTTTTAAATTACCATTAATTGAATAAATACCACCACTTGTTTTATTTTCATATGATTTTATTCTTGGTGCTTCTATTTCGTATATAACTGTTAATTCTTTTGGAGTTTTGAATCTAATATTGTTACGATTAGATTCTTTATAAACAGCATTCATATTAGTAGCTTCTAAATCGACTTCATAGAGAATAATACTTTGATTGACATCTTCTTGAAGATACTCCATCCCAAGTTCTAACTCAAAATCAAAATCTTCTTTTGAGAAAAACTTATTATTTCTGTTAATTGGTATTATATTACTCATTATTTAATCAATTGTTTAAACTTATTACAAATAGATTCATCTAATGTAAATGCTTCAGTTTTTATTTCTTTAACCAATCCATCTATATCATCTACTTGTTTGATGTTGTATTTGTGACAAACAACATCTACATTACCTTTTTTATAATAACCTTCAGGGCAACATACAACAATTTTATCATCTTTATGTAAACCAAGTTCCATTAATGTAATAGGGGCTTTTCCTTTAGGGTCAAAATAAACAACAATCATATCAGCTTCTTCTAAAGCATTTAGTTCCCATTCCACTTGTTCTCTAAATTGTGGGTTTGTGATTGATTCTTCCCATGATGAATCCCAATCAGGTCTACGTGGGTTAAAAAGTATAACATCTTCATCTTTTAATTTATCCTCAATTTCTTGTTGCCAATCTTTAGCTTTCCCCATATCTATACTACCAGCTAAAAATATTGTAAATTTATTTTTATCAAGTTTATTAGGGGCAAAAATTACTTTAGCCATATCGAATATTTTAAAATAAATAGTTGTAAATATGATGAATAAGTCGTATATTTGCAAAAACATGGTTTAAAATAATGGCAATTAGTGTATCTAAAATAGAAGAAGCATACTCCATCATAAAGAATTATGATGGAACTAATTTATATGTAACTTATCTGAAGAACCTTTCAGATAAAGGTTATCGAAAATTATCAGAGTTTGATATAAAATATATATTGGAAAATTATCAGTATGCTCCTATAAAGGTAAACAAAACCATTAAAATAACAGATTGGTTTGGAAAATCATTTGCAGATAAAAACGATTTAGATTTTATTCCTGAAAAATTACTTATAATGTCCATTATAGGTGAGATGGGTGATAGTTACCATTGTTATGTAAGATATAGAAAATCAGTAATAGAACCATTATTAACATTTGTCCCTAAAAAAGCATTAATGGATGATATTTTTGTTAAAGATTATAAAACAAATGATATTGATTTTACCCCATATAATGCGCTTACAGCCCATTTGAATCGTTCATTGAAACCACATCAAGAAGAAGCAGTAAAGTTCCTAATAACAAGAAATAAAGCTATTCTTGCGGATGAGCAAGGTCTCGGAAAACTAGTGGATGTAAACACTTCAATACCAACACCTCATGGATGGAGAAAAATGGGGGAATTAAAAATTGGAGACAAAGTTTTTGGTTCAGACGGAAAATCTCATAATGTTATAGGTATATTTCCACAAGGAGTAAAAGATATTTACGAAATTACTTTTTCTGATGGAGTTAAATGTAATTGTGGTTTAGAACATTTATGGATTGTTAGAGATAGTAATAGAAGATTGAGGAAAAAAGGGTGGGTTGTTAAATCATTAAAAGAATTACTTGATAGTGGTTTACAATACAATTCCTCTAAAAAAAGAGTTGATTGTGGATATAAACCAGTGAATAAATGGGAAATACCAATGTGTGAACCTGTTAATTACTCTAAAAAAGAATATTTTATACATCCATATATACTTGGAATGTGTATTGGTGATGGCTCAATGTGCAGTAATAAAATAGAATTATCAATACCTAATTTTGAATATGAAAGTGTAGATAGAATTAAAAAATTATTAAATGAGAAATATACTTTATCTGAAAACAGAAATGCATCATGCCCCCATTACTATATAATTCAAAAAGAAAAAACGCCAATTAATGAATATAATAGAGAAATCAAACGTTTGGGGTTAAATGTATTAGGAAAATACAAATTCATACCTGAAGAATATATGAATGGTTCAATTGAACAACGTAAAGAATTGTTAATGGGGTTAATGGATTCTGATGGTTCTATTTGTAAAAATAATAAAATGCATTATTATACCACTTCTGAAAAATTGGCTAGAGATATACAGATGCTTGTATATTCATTAGGTGGTCATGCAATTATACATAGTTATGATAGAACTAATGAAAGTAAATCTATTGAGTATGATGTAAAAATTAATATAAAATTTTGTCCTTTTAAAATTGAAAGAAAAAAACAAAACTATAACATCAAGAAAAACAATTATTGTTCTAGATATATCGAAAAAGTAGAATTAGTTAGAAAAGCTGATGCAGTTTGTATAAGAGTAGATTCAGATGATAGTTCATATTTGACAGAAAATTATATAGTGACACATAACACTACTTCAGCTATTGTGGCATCTATGGCAGGTGAATATAAAAAAGTGTTAATTATATGTCCTGCGTCTTTAAAAGGTACTTGGAAGCGAGAATTATCTTATTATACAAATCCAGATAATATTGGTATTATTTTTGGTAAAAAGTGGGTGTCAGACAAACAATATACTGTAATAAATTATGATATATTGGATAATTTTTATCATATTCCATTAGAACCTGATTATAGAATTGAAACATATAAAGACGAAAATGGGAAAAATAAAAAAATCAAAGTTCCTATAATGGTCAAATGCAAAGGTAAAAAAGGAAAAAATGGAGAAATGGAACCAAAAATGAAAAAATCTCGCAAAAAAGAAGTAATCAAAGAAGCTTTATCTAAGAGCCAATTGTTTCTTGCTCAGTTTGATTTGGTTATTATTGACGAAGTACAAAAATTGGCTAATAATACTTCAACCAGATATAAAACATTAGATGATTTTTTAAATAGAACAAAACCAAAAGCAATATATTGTATAACAGGAACTCCATTGACAAATAGACCACTTAATTTATATCACATTTTAAAATTAATTGATGCTGATATAGCAAAAAACTATGATTATTATATGGATAGATTTTGTGATGCAAAAACTATAAATAAATCTGATGGAACTAAGATAAAAATTTGTGATGGCGCAAGTAATTTGGATGAATTAAGAGAAAAAATTAAACATTTATATATTAGGCGATTACAAAAAGATATTCCTGGAATGGTTAAAAAAACTATTTTCACTCGTTATTACACTTTAACTGATGATGAAATGGCTGAATATCGTAAATTATGGCAAGATTATTTAAATGCACAATATTTAACAGGTGTTGATGTTTCTAAATACCAAGAACTCATTGAGGTTGGTCTTGTGAGAAGATATTTAGCCAATAAAATGATTGAGAATACAATTTCATTAGCAGAAGAACATATTGAAGATGGTGAAAAAGTGCTAATTGTTTGTTGCTTTGAAAATGAAGTGAAAAAATTTAAAGAGCATTTTGGTGATATGGCGGTTGTTTATGATGGTAAGAAAACCAATGCTCAAAAAGATAAAGCTGAATATGAATTTATGAATAACCCCAAAAAGAAAGTTTTCATAGGTCAAATTCTTGCTTCAGGGGTTGGTATTACATTGACAAAAAGCCATATTTGTATATTTAATTCTTATTCATGGGTTCCATCTGATAATTGGCAAGTTATGGATAGAGTACACCGTTTATCACAAACAGAAGATGTGACTGTTTATTATCAACTATTTGATGATGATATTTCCCTTGAAATGTGGGAAAAGGTAATGTCCAAAGAAGATATAATAAAAGCAGTTATAAAAAGCGAAAATGAAAAGTAATGTGTTTAGAGTACTAACTCTAAAAGATGTTGAAAAAATTCTTTCTGAATCAACTACATTTAATTGTAGTTTAAACTCATATGGAAAACTTTCACCAAAAATGGAAGAACTAATTAATTCAGAAATTTTAAAAGACTTAAAAATGTATGGTAAAAAGAAAAACAAACAATAGGTTTGCAGTAATAGATTTTGAAACCGCAAATGGTTATCGTGAAACTGTGTGTTCTGTTGGTGTTGTTATAGTAGAGAACTGTAAAATTGTAGATAAATTTTATAGTTTAATAAATCCACAGACAAAATATTTTGAAAAACATTGTGTTGCTGCTCATGGACTGCAATATAAAGATGTTAAAAATTCCCCTAAATTTCCTGAAGTGTGGGAAAAAGTAGATAAAATGATTGGTAATTCACCAATTGTTGCTCATAATGCCGCATTTGAGAAAAGCTGCATTAATGCTTGTTCACGAGCATTTGATACTAACAATGATTATCAATATATTGATACGTTAAAATTATCAAGAAAATATAATAAACATTTAGATTCACACAAACTAAATATATTATGTGAAGATATTGGCTATGATTTAAAAAATTATCATAATGCTCTTGCTGATGCAGAAGCTTGTGCAATGGTCTTTATCAATTTTATTAAAAATAACAAAGTAATTGATATATAATATGTTAGATGATGTTGAAAATTATGATGATATGAGACTTCTATACGTTAGGGAAAAAGGAACTGATGTGGATGGTAGAAGATTGTATCAATTTTTATTTGGCGATGATGCACAAAAAGAATCATTTTGGGCTGAAGGTTTTGAAGAAAAGCCTAGTGGTATTGCAGGTGATTTTTTATTTGAAGATTCTCAATATGAAATTATAAAGGAATTAAAAATTTATAATATAAAATTTGATTTGGCGCAAGATAATATGTGCTTTTCAATGCAAGATTGTAGAGATAATTGTATTGCATTGGCTTCTGAAAACCTAGATAATCCTGATAATGACCCTGATTTTGAATATCCTGAAGAGGGTCGTTTAGTATTTCATTTTGGTATGCCATTAGTGGATGTTGAATTAATTTTAGCCAAAAGAGGATTGTTAATGTCTTGGGTATAAAGATATAAGGGAGCAACTGCTCCCTTATTTTATATTACATATAAACCAAGTGGTACTCCACGTTTTGCTTGCATAGCTGCTTCAACAATTTCAGCTTGTCTCTTCATGACTTCAGCAGGTGACATTCTTAACAGTCTCTCTTCTAATTTTTGCATTACATTTTTCTTTTCATCTGTGCCAAAATTTAATAACATTTGATAATCCATTTGCATTTCTGCCATTGGTATAGAAATTTTACCAGAATTTTTACCTCTAGCTAAACCTAATGTATGGGCTGCTTCTGCTACCAATAACTGACGTACAATTGTTTTAGTTGGACTGTTTAAATATGAATAATCCATCTCTTCCAAAGGTACTTGGTCAGGAGATATTAATAAATCGGGGTTTTGCTTTCTACATTCATCTTCATCCCCTGGATTTACATCATAATAAGTGTACCATACTTGACATCCTACCATTCCCCATAAACCTGCACCAACACCAATTCCAGGTCCAGAAAAACCAAATGATAAGTTAGAGCCAGGAGTGGATAATAAATGTAATAATTTAGTACCATTTGGTCCTGCTGTTACTTTATAAGTTAAATCAGACCTTAATAATCGGTTTTTGTATGCTAAGTCAGCAGATAATAATACAGTATCATATGCTGGCATTGTATAAAATCCACCAATAGGTCCTGAGCCAACCCCACCACCGCCAATCTGAGCATAACCACCACCAAAACCAACATCAATACCTGCATAATTAGCAAATAAAGCTGCTTGTGAAGTTGGGGGGGTTGTATAAAGTACTTTATTTATTTCTCTACCTGCTGGTATAATATAAACTTGTTTACCTTTTTCAACTTCAACATAATCTTTTTTTAATTCCCAAGGTCCTCTTTGTTGTAAACCAACTTCTTTGGAAAACCAATAAGAATAATCTTTCATATAATCTAATGTTCTAACTGATAATGCAAATGCCATATCAGTTGATGATAAATTTTTACCATATAAGCTAGCCCATTGGTTTTCGATTATCCAATTTTGTACTTTCTCAGCATAATCATTAACACACATTTCTAACAAATCACATAGCATGTCATCAGTAATTTCAACACCTCTTACACCTGCACCTAAACGAGTTCTTACCTGATGAAATAATTTTTTCTTTTCATTATCAATTGCCATTTTATAATGTTTTTATATAAATAGTTTTATTTTATGCTTTAAAAAAAGCTATTTATATTAGGAGTAATTTAATATTATTAACTTCTAAAATTTGGAAATTATATATTAAATTTTTAATTTTGCAAACAATATAAAAAAGATATGAAAAGAAAAATTGTAAAACTGTTTTTAGTGCTATCAATGTTATGTACATTATGTATAACATCATGTGATAATGGAAAGAAAAATACTGATTTCTTGTATTATTTCGAACAGACTGAAAACGATGGCATAAACACACCAATAACAAATATTCCTGTTAATGGTGAAGGAAAATATTTTATTATTGATACAGGGGCTAATATGTCATTAATAGATGAAACTTACTATTTGAAGCATAAAAATGATTTTCAATTTATTAAATATATTGATTTGACTATTCATGGTGTTTCAGGCGGTAAAGATGTACAAGCATCATATATAATAGGCGAATTGGGTGATTCTGTAAAAATACAACATCAATTTATGACATCAGATTTGAGAGGTGTAATTAGTAATATTAAAAGTGCTTGTGGTCGTGAAATAATTGGCATTATTGGTTCAGATTATTTAATAAGATATGATTTCTCAGTAGATTTTAAAAATCGAGCAATATATAGAAATGTAATGCCATTAGATAGTATAATAAAAAATGATTTAGCAATGAATTAATATGGCACAAGAATTTTATATAAATAAAAACTCGGTCTTACCACATCTTCGAATGGAGTTAATAAATGATGGTAGACATGACTTCAACAAATTTTATGAAGCGATACAAAACGCTTCTATTACATTTTCAATGACTAATGTTGATAATGGTATTATGAAAATTGCGAATGCAAAAGCTTCAATAGTGCCACGTGAAAATAATAGTTGTGTTGATGAATTTGTAATTGTATATGAATGGAAAGAAAGGGACACAAAACAACCTGGTATATATCGAGGGCAATTTAAAATCAACTTTAATCCCGATTTGGTGAGTGGTGAACAAACATACCCAGTTGGTGAACTGATTATGCCAATCCAAGATGAATTGATGATTTATATCATGGATGGTGTTATAAAAAAGTAAATCATTAAATAATATTAAAAATCGCATGTAGTAAAATATATGCGATTTTTTTGTGGCTTTAATTGAAACTAAGTTGTATATTTGCAAAAATGATGGTCATTGAAATGTGACCTTAACTTTTAAACAGAAATCAAATAGTAATTTATGATAGAAAAAATAACCTCTGAAAGAATCAATAAATTCCTTGAAGGGCATGACCCAATGGAACGTATCATTAATATTGAGTGCAGTTATGATGATAAAGATGCTATCATTATATATAATGATGCAAAAGGTATTAAAAGAATGAAACATGAAGCGTTTTATCCTTTTGTGTGGGCAAAACAATCAGCAGCAAGACAATTATATGGTGGAGATAGAAAGCTGCTTATGAAGAAGATGGCTGAATATGGTATTGCAACTAAAGGCTTAAATATTTACAACAACAAAGGGGAGACTACTGAACGTCTTGAAAATGGCTATCGTGTGATGTTTTATGCTAAATTTTCAATGCCATTTAAAAAATTTAGTCAATTCTTTGTTGAAGGGAAAAAGCCAATATATTCTAATGATAAAAATTCAACAGGAAATAGTAAAGAATTTTTAGCAATTACACCTGTTGAGCAATTTATGATTTCTACGGGTAAACGGTTATTCAAAGGATATGATGATTATGACCAATTGAAACGTCTTGAATGGGACTTGGAAACCCAGGGTTTGGAAGCGGAAAGATGTGCTATCAATCAGGTGGGTATTAGAACAAATAAGGGTTTTGAAAAAATCATTACGATTACAGGTGAAGGTGAAGAACGGTTACAAAATGAATTAGAAGCTATTAGAGAGTGTTTAAGAATAATTGGAAGTGAAAAACCTGATGTTATAACAGGTCATAACTCTGAGAACTTTGACTGGGACTTTTTAATAAAACGTTTGGCTTTGTTAGGAACTTCCATGCAAATTGAAAGTGCAAAATATTTTCCAAAATCAATTTATAAGAAAAAGAAACAGTCAGTTCTTAAATTGGGCGGTGAAATTGAATATTATTACCCAACAGTAATTTGGGGATTTAATGTAACTGATTCATTACATGCTGTTAGAAGAGCGCAAGCACAAGACAGTAACATGAAAAAAGCTGATTTGAAATATGTCACAAAATATTCTAAATTAAATAAGCCTAATCGTGTTTATGTACCAGGTAATGATATTAATGTTACATGGGCTGACACTGTAAATGAATATGCATTTAATGATGAAAATGGACACTGGTTTAAAATAACTGATAAGACATTTTCCAAAACTTATAATGAGGTAATTGATAAGAAACAGTTAACTTTTTATACAGAACAAGAAATTGAAAACGCTTCAAAGAAAATCACTGAAATTCAAAGTTATATTCATGATAAAACTGAATTATTAGAACATGAAGAAGAAATAAACAAATTAACTGAAATTGCATCTGGTAATAAATTTGAAGAAATTACTGAAGAAAAAATTCGTTACACTTTATTGGAAGATGGCACTATCAAAGATAATTCAACAAACGAAATATATGTAAAGACAACTGGAAGATATATTGTTGAAAGATATTTGTTGGATGACTTATATGAAACAGATAAAGTAGAATTAAGATATAATCAGTCTAATTTCTTATTGGGAAAACTTCTTCCAACGACTTTTGGAAAAGTGTGTACAATGGGTACAGCAGCTACATGGAAAATGATTATGTTGGCTTGGAGTTATGAAAATGACCTTGCGTTACCATCATATGCATCATCTGGGGCATTTACAGGTGGTTTATCAAGACTTCTATCAGTTGGATATGTTGATAGAGTTGTTAAATTGGACTATAATTCTCTTTATCCATCTATTATTTTAAGTTGGATGATTTCAACAGGTGAAGATATTTCAGGTGTTATGTTAGCCTTATTGGAATATATTTTATCTGAACGTGAAAAATTCAAAGGCTTGAAAAGCGTTGCAGGCAAAAAGGCTAAAAAGAAAAAAGAATATATTGAAACTTTTTTAGGAACAACTGAGGAATTAAAACTGTTAAAAGAAGAACTTCAAAAATATGAATCTGAAGAATCAGCTAATGATAAAAAACAGTTGCCATTCAAAATATTTGGTAATTCATTCTTTGGTGGTTTTGGTGCTCCTAATTTATTTAATTGGGGCGATTTAATGTGTGCTGAAAAAACAACTTGTATTGGCAGACAATCATTAAGATTAATGAACAAGTGGTTTAAAGATAGAGGATATAAGCCTATTGTAATGGACACTGATGGGGTAAACTTTCAAATGCCACCTGAAGAAGAACTAAATAAACGTCATTATATTGGAAAAGGTCTTAATCGTAACACAAAAGAAGGGCAAGAATATCATGGCGTAGAAGCTGATGTTGCTGAATTTAATGATTTATTCATGAGAGGTAAAATGGGGCTTGGTATTGATGAATATGCCCAAGCAACTATTAATTTCTCTCGTAAAAATTATGCTGATTATTTGGAAAATGGTAAAACAAAATTAGTTGGTAATACAATTAAATCTAAAAAAATGCCATTGTATATAGAAAAATTCATGAATAAAGCAATTGATTTATTATTATTTGGTAAAGGGCAAGAATTTTTGATTATGTATTATGATTATATTGATAAAATATATAATTTGAAAATACCATTGAAAGAAATTGCTTCAGTTGGTAAAATTAAAAAAGATTTGTCTGAATATATTAAAGATTGTGGGAACGTTACAGCAGCAGGTAGTAAAAAAGCAAGACAAGCTTGGTATGAATTAGCGATAAAACATAATTTGAATGTTCATATGGGTGATGCAATATATTATATTAACACAGGAAAATCCAAATCACATTCAGATGTCAAAAGAGTAACACATTACTACACAATCGAAGGTGAAGAAAAGGTTGAAATTACGAAGGAAGTTGATAAAATGTGGACTGCTTATAGAAAAAAAGTAAAAAATAATGAACGTGATTTACCTGTTTATAAAGATAAAGTGGAGTGTGCTAAAGTTGAATACCCTAATTTAACTGAAGAGGATGAATTAATTTTTAATTGTATATTGCTTGATAATGAAGTGGTTGAAGATGAAAATGATACATTTTGCGATGAAGATACTGAATATAATGTACAAAAATATTTGGAACAGTTTAATAAACGTATCAAACCATTATTAGTTTGTTTCTCTAAGGATATTAGAGATAAAATATTAATTAATAATCCAGAAGATAGAAATTATTTTACTGTTGACCAATCAAAATTGGTTTCAGGAGAACCTTACAAACCAACTGACCAAGATACATATGAACAATTAATGACTATTGAAGATAAAGAAATAAGATTTTGGAAATCGGCAGGTGAAGTACCACCATTCGTTGAAGAATGTGGAATTAATTGGCAGGAAGTTCTTAAAGATTATGATACAAGACAAAAACAATTAGAAGAAGCTGAAATTAAAGAAGAGGTTGAAGCATATAACAAAATTATAGACTCTTTAACAAAAGAAGATGTAAATGAGTTTATGGAAGAAGGCGAATTACCAGCTTCATTATTGAAAATTGTTGAAGAAGATGTAAATTCAAATAATTTTATTTCTAAAAAATGGAAAGTGGCTATTGGTAGTATTTTTGATATTATTGATAAAGATTTTGATAAAATTTCAGAAGAAAAATATAATAGTTACATGGAAAGTATGCAATAAAAAAGGAGAGCAAAACTGCTCTCCTTTTCGTATATATGCACTCTTATTAAGGAGTGTTTGTATATGTACCATTGTTAACATTTGTAACATCAATAGAAATTTCACGAGGACTCTTACTATTATCAACTGTACCATTTGTAGAAGAAGTAGGAACAATTGTATATTGAATTTCTTGTTTAGCTTGCGCAACAGCTTGTGTAACAGCTCTAGTTACAGCAGCTTCGATTATTGAAGAAATGTCAATATTAACAGTTTGAACACTGTTTTGGAAACCTAATGTTATTATGTTTGTTGATGCATTTACACTAGCACCTGTTACATAAATATGTTGTGCATCAGTATATGCTTTTGCATCAGACAATGCTTGTGTTGTTGCAGAAGTTGTAAATAATTTTGCGTCAGATAATGCTTTGTCAGCTTTTGTTGTTGCATCAATTGCAGCAGCCGAAATTGCATTTGTTTCAGCAGAATTTGCTTTTGTTGTTGCATCAGTTGCAGCAGCAGCAATTGCTTCTTGTTTAGCTTTGTCAGCTTTTGTTGTTGCATCAGTTGCAGCAGCAGCAATTGCTTGTTGTTTAGCATTTTCAATTTGACCTGCTATTGGGGCAATTGAAGTATCAGTGTATGCTTTTGCTTTATCTAAAATGTCAGACATTGAGCCTACACCACTACCATTTATAATAGCAATTTTTGCATCTAATGCAGCTTCAGCAGCTTTTGCTCTATCTTTTTCACTTTCAATTGCAGCATCAGTGGCAGCTTTTGCAGTAGCAACAGCATTTGCGATTGACCCAGTAGTACCAGAACCACTATTAATGATGGTGATAGCATCACTGTTAACACCAATTTTTGCATCTAATGCAGCTTCAGCAGCTTCAGCACGTTTGGTCTCTGCTTCTTCGGCTTTAGTGGCACGTGTAACTTCAGCAGTTATTTGACCTTGAAGATTTGTTGTATTGTTAAGAATAGTTGTGTTTAATGTACTTTCAACACCTTCTGCACGAGCTTTTTCAATAGCAACTTGTTCATCAGTATATGCTTTTGCAGCAGCTAAATTACCTGTTGAAGCTGATGTTAAATTATCAAGAGCAGCTTCAACATTGCTGTTTTGACCATATTTGATGTTATCAGCAGTACCACGTACTAAAAGAGCACCATTAACATTTTGTAATATATTTACAGATGCAGTTGAAATATCGACATCAGCATATATTGTATTTAGATTTTCTTCAGTAACTAATCTCATAATAACTGCACTACCTGTTTCTCTACCAACAGCTAATGTAGGAATTAAATCACCAACAGGAATTTTAACAGTTGTTTTATCAGCATCATTAAATACAATTACAATTGTTTTTGTGTTTGCATCATAATAAGCATCATCAACTAAACTTGCAGATGATAATTGGATTTTAGTATCAACAGGCGTTCCATTGTTAAAATAAAGAGCATTTTCCGCAGCATTATATTTTAATGTTACATAAGCAAAAATACCACCATCTTGTTCTGATATAATATTACCTGTAATAGTAGATATTTTAACATCACCTGAAATAGTTGTTCCTGTTGAACCTTGTGCAATATTCATTAATAATGATTTGCTTTCTTTTCCTGTAATAGTGGCTCTTTTAATTTCAGCATTTAAATCATCTCTTAATTCATCAATTTTAATTGATGAATCATGGTCATGTTGTGCTAATTGTTCATCAGTGTACTCATTGGCAATAACTATTGCATTTTTTATAGAACCTTCTTGTGCTTCATTACCATTTATAATTGTCACAGCATTTGTTAATACTTGTTCAGCAGCTTCAGCACGAGTTTGTTCAGCATCTACTTGTGTATCAGTATATTGTTTAGCAATTGATATTGCATTTTTAACAGACCCAGAAACGGCTTCATTACCATTTAATGTATTTAATTCTACTTGTAATGCTTGTTCTGCATCTTTGGCACGGTCAGTTTCAATGTCTGTATATGCTTTTGCATCTTTTAATGCAGTTTTAATAGAACCAACAGTATCATTATCACCATTAATAATAGCAATTGCATCAGCATTAGCTTTTTCAGCAGCTTTTGCACGTGTAACTTCGGCAGCTAAATTATCTGTTAAAACTTGTTCTGCACCTTTGGCACGGTTAGTTTCAGCAGATACTTGTGCATCTGTATATGCTTTTGCATCAGCTAAATTTGTTTGGTCATTTAATGTTAAAGTATCTAAAGCATTTTCAACAGTGACATCAGTTTTATATTTAATATTATTTGCATAACCTTTAACAAATAAACCACCTGTTGTTTTACTTTTTTCCAATATATTCCATCCATCACCACTTGAAATAATAACATCAGCCGAAAGTTTATCTTGACCATCTTTAACTCTTGTTTTAGTTAAATAAACAGCAGAACCTACTTTGTTTTCAACATCCCATTCAGTGATTAAACCAGTTGCATCTACAACTTCAGTATATTCATTACCATCTGCATCTGTTAAAATAAAAATTAAAGTTTCAGTTTCAGGGTCATAACTTACTGATTTCATAGTTGTATGTAAACCAATTTTGAATTGTTTCTCAATAATACGAACACCTACTGTACCATCATCTTTTGTTTTAGATGCTGTGAATGTCAAAATACCTGTATTTTCATCATAAGATAAGTCAACTGTTGCATATAAACCATCTGACATTTTGATAAGGATATTATCATTAAAATCAGGGTCTAATTTGCCATATTCTGATATTTTCGAAAATGCTTGTAAAAGTACACCTGTACTTGTCTTAGTTGTTTCTAAATGTACAGTTTCACTATCTTTAACTGTTAAGTCGGTTGCTTTGGCAGTTGCTTGTAATGATGCAGATAATTTTTTAATGGCATCATTTAATGATGTTGCTTTTTTTAATAAATCATCATCAATATCTACTTGATAAGTACCATCAGAATCAAGACCTGAACCAACAATAACTGCATTTAATTTAGTTAAAATATCTTGAATATTTTCAGTATCACCAGATACATCTTGTTTCAATTGTGCAATATCAGCGTCTAATCTTGCAGTATCAATTAAAAATACTTTGTTTTTAGCAGCTAATGAACCATTACCTACTGAACCAATAGCAAGAATAATATTAGGGTTCAAGGCTGAACCATACAGATAAACTGTTGGTTCAGCAACTAATGATTGACCCTTGTATATATCGTTAATATAGGCTAAAGCTGAATCTCTTGTATCAAAGACTTCAGCATGATTTCTTATTTGCAATCTTTTACCCATTTTTTTATTATATTTCTAAATTTTATTTACTATAATTAGATTGAACCGAAGTTAAAATCTAAACTTATTGTTATTGAATTAGCAGCATCTTCAGTTGCTAAAGTTAAACTTCCATTAGCAGCATCCATCACACTACCTGTTTTCGCAATTAAACGTCCAGTAATTAATGTATCTTGTTCAGTTGAACGAGCAATTTCATCATCAATTTTTTGGTCTAATCTTGTATCTTCAGCTATTGAACGAGCAATTTCATCATCAACCTTTTTAGTTAATGCAGTTATATCTTCTGTGTGACCTGTGCCAATATCGTCAATTCTTTTATTTATTAAATCTTCAGCAGCTTCAGCACGGTCAGTTTCAGCTTCAATTTTTTGGTCTAATTGATTATCTTTATTAGTTGAACGAGCGATTTCATTTGTTAAATCTTCTCTTAAAGATGCTTCAACACCACTTGCTCTATTAGCTTCATCCAAAATCATTTGATGTAAATGCTCTTCATTTGCACGAGCTAGTTCGGCTTCAGCATTTATAGCATTCTCATTAGCTTCTTCAGCAGCTAGTGCTCTTTTTACTTCATTGTCAAGATTTTCTTGTATTACTTCTTCAGCTAATGTAGCCCTATCAGTTTCATTTTTAATATCTTCATCCAATTTAGTTTCAGCAGCTTCAGCACGAGCAGTTTCGTTTTCAATTTTTTGGTCTAAGAACTCTTCTTCTTCTTTAGCACGAGCAATTTCATCATCAATTTTTTGATTTAATTGTGCAATATCTTCTGTATGACCTGTACTGATTGCATCAATTCGGTCACTTAATGCTTCTTCTGCTTGTTTTGCTCTATCAATTTCTTGTGTCAATTGGTCAATAATACCATTCTCAACATGCACTGCACGAGCAGTTTCAGTATCAATTTTAGTATCTAATACTCTTTCAGCTTCTTTAGCACGAATTGTTTCAGATGCAATTGCACCTTTCAATGAGTCTAATTGAGGTCTGATGGCAATTATTACTTCATCATATATTGAAGTAGCAACATTAGATAACTCATCATTAATAACTCTGTATTCAACATTATCTTCACCTGTTGGTGCTTTTAATATTACAATAGAATCGCCATTTCGAAGTTCATTTTTAAGCCATCTTTTTCCATCCCATTCATTAACAAAGAATTTCTTAGTATATGTTAAATTCATTCCATTATTAGGAACAACTGGACCATAATATCTATTTGAAAATGCAACATTAGTAGACATCCAAATAGTTTTACCTGATTTGATAGATGGCATTAATACTGTTGAATAATCAGAGCCTAATATAGTTTCTCTTTCACTGAAGTTAGTACCATCATAATCTTTAACTAATCTTAATGATAATAAATTACTTGTGCTTATCACTTCCTGATAAACAGATGATTTATTATATTCAAAACGTTTTGTATAGGCATTAGTTGCACATTGATTAGTTGCAGTCCAATACCATCCTCTTTCACCAAAATAATCTAATCTGCCACCATCATCACCATAACCAGCAGGAACGGCAGCAAAGCCATATTTGTCAATACCTCTGTTTGGATAAGGATTAGGTTTTGAGCAAGCATTTTCAGTGTATTCACCACAATAGCCATCACAATTGTTTGCATAACGTGTGCCACAACCATTAGATGTATTGCAATCATTACCACAATTACAGCCATTGTCTGATTCACATGGATTAATACTTTCTAAACGCCAGAAATCAACACTTTTTAATAATTTTCCAGCAAAACGCCCTAAATCACGGTTACATGTTACTTTATCATGATTTCTATCCTCTAAACATGGCTCAACAGCATTTAACATATCATCCCAATCTTCTTTGGTTGGTATTCTCCATTCTGAAGAAGAGTCACGTAAATCACATGCTATTTTTCTAACACCATTGTAATCATATAAATAACCATAATCAGAAACATTTTCAATTGTAACAAATCTGTTTCGTGGGTCTACTCTGTTAGGGTCAGGTAATTTCTCACCTTTAGTAGTATCAATAATTTTTATAGCAGGTCTGAATTGTCCTGTTTCAAACATTGGAGATATACCAATAGGTTTTTTTCTTGTTCCCATACCTGTAAGCGTATCATCAGAATTGATGGTTGTTAAAACATCAGAACTAATAAAGCCTGTAATGGCTTGGGTATAACCATCTTGTGTAACGTATAAAGTACCTTGTTCTTTGTCGTATGCAATGTTTAAATTTTTAGTACAGCCTTCAGTAATGCCAGGAACACTAATAATATCACCATTCATACGTTCAATTATTAGCGTATCATTTTGCCAGTATGCTGTTTTCACATCACGGCTTTCAAGCTCGAAGAAATTGTTGTCAATTTCAGTGCCATCCAGACTGCAATTTTTTGTTATATCACCTGGATATGGTGATTTTAGTTTGAAATAAGTTAAACCTTTCATTACTATTTTATTTTATTAATAAATATTTTAGTTTTTAATAGAATTTTTCTCAAATTCTACATTATTTTGTATTTCAGTGTAATTAACATTACAATCATAGAATTTAAATGTTTTTAGTTCACCAATAAACGTACCAGCAAAGTGTTTTTCTATTGGGAAAACATATTCAGGATAAGCCATATAATTAAGAGTTATCATTTCAGCTAATCCTTGTGTTCCACCACCTAATGAAATATTAAATGGTACGCCTTCTTGTTTTTCTTTCAAATCATTTAAAGCTCTAAAATTAAATTCTGGTAATTCTTTTGAAATTAATTTTAATTTACCATCAACATAAAAATATATTTTCATTTTTCTTTCATAAGATGGTTTACATTCTCCACTAACATCATTTAACATATCAATTCTAACATCAATTGTATGCCATTCATTCTCATGTATAACATTTGGTAGTGAATACTCTTCTAATATTGACCAGTTAAATTCCGCATTACAATCTTTAATCAAATATCTATACCCCAAAGAGCCATCATCTTTAATTCTAAGAGCAAAAGCATTATTATAAATGTCACCATATAAATTATATTCTCTTTCTTTTTTATCAAGTAGTTCATGTATTGTATCTGTTGTGTAACCTGTACATGTTCTATTAAATAATGTATAATAATTTCCGATATTTGGTGGTGTTATGCCTGTTAAAATAACTGTATCATCTTTATTCCATGTACTAGTAGTAAACCCTGTGCATGTTTGATTGAAAAATATAAATTTATTATCAGTTTTAATTTCATAAACATTAGGGGTGTTTAAATAAAAGCCATCACAAGTTTTTAATTTCATATTTACATCTATTGGCACATCAGGTTTATAATAGTCACTATATACATAATCTACATCACTACGCAAATTGTCATAATATTCATTATTAATATATGAATCTGCAAAATAACTATTTTGTTTTGTAGGGCATTTACAACAAGATTCATGTAAATAATCCCCTGAAAAATATCCATCATCATTATATTCAATTGGTTTGTCAGGAACTATTGGTTGAAAATAGTCCATATTTAATAAATGACCATTTTTAGATTCATATTCCTCATTTACATAATCATCTGAAAAATATGTTATATCACATTTTTTCTTTATTCCTTCTTTTTCATTATGTTCATATAAAAGCCACCATTTATTTTCGGCTCTTGTGCCTATATAAAAAAATATACCTTTATTATCTGGATACTTATCATTTAATGTTTTATCTGATTCTTTTTCAAAATCTTTTTTTCTTAATGTAAATTCAAAATTCCATGATGATTTTATAAAATCAGGTAATATTTGATAATCATCCTTGTCCAATTTGAAAAATCCTTGATAAAAACCACCATTTAGTTTAATTGTTTCATATTTATCTTCCATTATAATTGAAATTGGATAATCATATAAACCTGTGTTTCCAGTTACTTGATGTAAATGAAGTTTTACATCATCTTTTTCTATTTTGAGTTTAGACTCAGTGAATATTTTTAGAAATTGTTCGTTTGTTATTCTGTCTTTTTGATAACTGATAAGTCCATTGTCAACTCCTGTATAACCAATATTGCATAATTCCACACCATTATTAATAAGATTATTCCATTTATATGAAGTTTTACTATACAATTTGTCAAAAAACACACAATCTGGGTCATCAGAATCAATATATGAAATTAAACATTCTTCTTTTAACCCTTTTTTTGGGAAATAGGTTTGATAAGAATCTTTGTTTATACAAAAATCCCAATATTCGTCATTATTGATGGTTAATCTTAAATTGTTGTAATTATTATGTAATATATTATTCATTTCAACCCATTTGCTTTATTGATAAATATTTATATTATAAGTTAAAGCAAAATTTAATATGACTAAAAAAGTGAAATTTACTGAATCTCAAATAAAAGAGATAGCAGGTGATGATATAGATTATTTGAATAATGGAGATTTTAAAGAATATGGTGGATTAGGTCAAACATCAACAACAGGAAAACTATCTTCAGGAGAAGATGGCGAACCAATAACAGGTGATAAGTTTGCTAATATGCAAACACAACAGACATATTATGGTCAAACTTTGATGCCATATGGTAGATGGAGTAGAATTACCGAAAAAAATAATGATAAAACTAAAAAATAATATATGTTGTATTTGTTTGAAGATGGAAATAGTGAACTTAAAGGCAGAAATTTTCCGTTGCCAATTGGAATTAGAAAACATTTAACACAAATATTAAATAATTTTAATGGCAATAAAAATTCTGTTGGATATAAAAGACTAAACAATCTTTTATCAATGGATGGTATTGAGTATAATGAAATGAAACGTATTAAAAACTTTTTTGATAATTTTAATGGAAAAGAAGATAGTATAGAGTTTCAACTTAATGGTGGAAAAGCTATGCAAACATGGGTCAATAACACTTTGTCCACAGCTACAAATGCAATAAAAGGATTTAAAAATGCTAAAAAAGAAGCAGGAATTGATAATTCTTTCATCAAGCCACACACAAAAAATAGATTAACAAAAAATGCTATGAAAGTAACAACTGTTAAGCCTAATTTTGGTAAAGACTCAATATCAAATGTTTTTAATGATGAAACATTCAAATTCGAAAGCACATCAAAAGAAAATGTTAAATCTATCATTGTTAGTGAAAATCAGATTATTGAAGCAATAAAACTATTATCACAAAATAGTTAGTTTAATATTTATAATAAAATAAGAAAGTAATATATTATATAATATGCAATCATGTTTAGAAAAAAGGTCAATTGATGAAAGAGAAAGAGAAATAGTTAGAAGTGATTATAATACTAATGACCGTTACTCTGTAACACATAAAGATGCATTAGCTAATGGGGATGCACAAGGTAAAGGTACTGGAAGTGGTGGACACACATTCTATTTACCAGACTGCAATGGAAGTATTGGTATGATTAATTATCAGAATTTTGACACTTCACCAAATTCAGGTGCAGGTAATGGTGCTGATAATGAAGCTAGACAACAAGCTATGGTAAGAAGTCTGTATAATCCTGATAAACCTTATACAATGACTTCTGTTATAACAGATGTTAATAGACAAGCAGGTCAATATCAAGTTCCTTAATGAAAATTAATCATTAATGATTATTATTCCTCATATATATTATGTATTTATGATATATATGAGGAATTGTTTTAAATATAAAGAAATAAAAATATGTTGAATATATCAGAAATATTAGAAAATATACTTTTAGAAGAAAAAGTTGATAGAACCAAAGTTGAAGATGCGATAAATGAAAAGTATAGAGTTGTAATCAATTATGATTCTCATGGTGAAAATATTGCTATGGGGTGGAGAATAATTGAAGTATATGCTTATGGTTTAACTAAAGCTGGTAATCCTGTAATTCGTGCTTATCAACCACAAGGCGATACTGCTTCTAAAGTGCCATCGTGGAAATTTTTCAGATTAGATAGAATATTGGATTGGAGACCAACAGGTCAATATTTTACACAAGCTCGTCCTGATTTTAACCCTAATGGCGATAGAAATATGAGTGTAGTATATGATATAGCCAACTTTAATGATGATATTCCTGATACTAAAACACCTGTTACAACAGAACCAAGAAGAAAAGAAGAACCTGTTTATATGCCACCTGGTGAAAAACAAGTTAGACAAGATATGGATAATTTACAACGTCAAGTTGATAAACCTGTTTATAAAGATGAATATATGAACAATAAAAAAACACAAGATGGTTTTCAAGGGGCAGATATTAAAAACAATAATAATCCTCAACAATCAACAGGTCCAAAAAAGAAAACTGAACAACCATTGACAAATGAGCCTGAAAATGATATATTTAAAACAGATACCGAACAACAGATAGATAGAAGAAAAGAGCAATTAAACAATCCTCAATTCGTAGACCCATCTGTATTAAGGGATTATGAAAAAAATAAAAATAAACGAAATAATAGAAATATATAATGAATGATAGAGCCGCACAATTAGCAAGTAGTTTTGCGAGAGCACAACAACTAACCAAAGTTGTTGCTAGTCCTGAATTTGATAAATATGCAAAAGGCTTAAATGATGGTGGATTTATTGATAATAGTATTGTGAATGAGAATTATAGACCAACTGAAATGTTACCTTACAATCCTAACTCAATGCCTATGCAAACGGGTGGCAGTAATTATAATGCTGAAGCTGAAATGCAAAGAATTCGACAAGGTTCAATACAACCAGCTCGTAACAATATAGGATTACCTAAACAGATTTTAGATGAAATTAAAAATAATCCTCTTAATGGTCTTTCCTCAGACCCAACTATGGATGCATTTACAAGCCAATTAGCATCTGTAACTAATCTAATGCCCCCACCAACAACACCACAACAACCACAACGTAAGCCAACTTTGACCGAACAATTTACACAGTCTCAACCAATACAGCAACCTATGCAAATGACAAATTCAAGTTTTGATTATGAGACGATGAAAATGATTATTGAAGGTGTTGTCAAAAAATACATAGAACCGTTAAAAGAAAATTTATTAAGTGAAAGCGTAAATAAAGATTCTTCAACATCACTAAAAATGATGAAATTAGGCAAAAACTTTCAATTTATGGATAGTAGTGGAAATATATATGAAGCGACTATGGTATTCAAAGGAAATATAAAAGATAAAAAAAATAAAAAACCTGCAAATTAAGCAGGTTTTTTTATTATATATCTGTTTACAATAAAAATTTTATCTTTATTTTTTCTAAAAAATCATAAATATGGATAAAATAAAAGTGTTATGCTTGCCTAGTGATAAATTTGGTGTTGGTTATTTCCGTTCACTTAATCCTCATACAAAATTAAGTGAATTATATGGTGATAAATTTGATGTTACAATTGAATATGATGTAACTAATAAACCATTAACTTATTTTGAAGAATTTGATATTATTCATTTTAGTAAAAACATTTCTAACTCTTATGATAAATGTGTTGAAGTATTAAAATATCTTAAAGATAAAAAAACAATTACAGTAATGGATATTGATGATTATTATGATTTAGGTTCATTTCATCCAATGTCTGCTGTCTATAAAACGACTAACACTAAACAAAAATTAATTGATAATATTAGAATGTCTGATTATGTGACAACTACAACAGATATTTTTGCTAATTGTTTAAAAAAACATAATAAAAATGTAATTGTTTTACCAAATGCAATTGATAAAAGTGAAAAACAATTTCAACCTATTGATGTTAAAAGTGAAAAAATACGTTTTGGAATTATTTGTGGGAGTTCACATGAACACGATATTAATATTTTACAAGGTTTGACTAACTCATTACCAAAAGATATTCTATCCAAATGTCAATTTGTTTTATGTGGTTTTGATACTAATGGCATGTATCGAGAGAAAGATGCACAGACTGGACAAATTCGTGAAAGACCCATTATGCCACAAGAAACTGTTTGGTATAGATATGAGAAAGTATTAACTGATAATTATAAATTAGTATCACAACCTTATTCATCATTTTTGCATAGATTTATCCCAAATATGGACTATCCATATAATGATAAAGAAATGTATAGAAGATGCTGGACTAAACCCATTAATCAATATGCTACACATTATAATAATATTGATGTATTATTAGTACCACTAAAAGAATGTGATTTCAACAAATATAAATCACAGTTAAAGGTTATTGAAGCTGGATTTTTTCATAAAGCAATTATCGCCCAAAACTTTGGACCTTATACAATTGATTTAAAACCATTTATTAAACAAGGAAATATTGATGAAAGTGGTAATGGGCTATTGGTGGAATCAAAAAAGAACCATAAACAATGGGCTAAATATATTACTACATTGGTACAACATCCTGAATATATTAATAAAATGGCAGAAAATCTATACAACACAGTAAAAGACAAATACTCTATTGAAACTGTAACTGTTAAAAGAGCTGAATTTTATGAAAGCATAGTGAATGGTAAGTTGTAAAAGTGATTAAAAAGTCGTATATTTGCAATGAGAAAAATTTTATGAAATGATTACAAATAAAGAAATGGAATCCAACTTTGACAAGTGGATTAAAAGGTTACAAACATATAATTGTTACTCAGAAGAGTTAATAAATACTTATGGGGATTTGCTTAAAAAAGCATCTTATGGCATGAGTGAAGATAGTGGTTCGGCATATGATGGCTCATTACTTGATATTGTATTAAATAAATTATGTTTATATTCATTTAATATAAACAATACATTAAGTGAGTCAATGAAAGTTAATAAAGAATCTTTACTGAAAGTTTTATTGTTACAACATATTTCAAAATGTGAAATGTTTGTCGAACAAACTGTTGATTGGCAAAGAAAAAGAGGTGTTCTTTATGAATTTAATCCTGAAATTAAAGGGCAGTTGAAAACAGGTGAAAGGTCAGCATTTATCTGTATGAAATATGGCATTAAATTGACTGAGGAAGAATATGAAGCTATACGAATTATTGATAAAGATAATGATGATAAATCACAATACTATGCAAGTCCTTTAGCAACAATTGTTAAAATGACTAATTTATTAGTTAATGCTGATTTAAGAGAAAGTTACAAAAAAACAATAAAAGAAAAAACAAAAAAAGAAGAATGAGTTTTGGAAAAAAAGGGTATATCACAGAAAGTAATTGTATAATGGGACCAGGGCATCATTCTTATAAGAAGAAAATTCAATGGGATGATGAAAATTTGGATATACAAAATTTAAAGTTTGTTAATAAATCAGATAATATTGACCCTACATACGCTAATGATGGTGATAGCGGTTTTGATTTAAGAGCATGGATTGATTGTGAAAATGGTCAAGGGTTGTGTAGTGATGGTGAAGATGCACAACCATACATTTTACTTGCTCCATTTGAACGAAGAATGATTCATACTGGATTATATTTTGAACTTCCTGAATACACTGAATTACAAATAAGACCTCGTAGTGGCACAAGTATTAAACAAGGTTTAATTGTATTGAATACACCTGGTACTATTGATGAAAAATATCGTGGAGAAATATGTGTTATTATGATAAATTTATCAAATGATTATGTTAAAATACATAACGGAGATAGAATAGCACAAGGAGTTTTAATGCCTGTTTATAATAGTTATTTGACTTCACTTACAAAGGTAAATGAAATTGATGAAAACACAGGTAGAGGTAAAAATGGTTTTGGCAGTTCAGGTACTAAATAATATTAATTTTAACAATAATCCAGTGTATATTTATATACTGGATTTTTAATGTCTAATAGAAAAATGATTATAGAAAAAATGCTTTATTCGTTAAATGATGTGGCAATAATGCCATCATCGTCAACTAGGGTGGAACATAGATGTGAGTGCAATCCTTATATGCCTGATGGTATGTTACCTTTATTTACAGCCCCAATGTCAACAGTTGTTAATTCAACAAATTATAATAAGTTTATTGAGAATAATATAAACCCTATTCTCCCAAGAACTGAAGATATTCAAATGCGTTTACAAAAAATGAATAATGTTTGGTGTGCATTCTCTTTGGCTGAATTCAAATTGTATTTTTTAGATACATATGCTAATAATAATGGTAAACCTATGTATGTATTGATTGATATTGCTAATGGTGGAATGGTAAAATTATTGGATTATATTAAAGATGCTAAAAAGAAATATAATAGTAAGATTGTTATAATGGCAGGTAATGTTGCAAACCCAGAAACATATGTTAATTTATCACTTGCTGGGGCTGACTATGTTAGATTATCAGTTGGAACAGGCGGTGCATGTACAACATCTCCAAACACAGGTATTCATTATCCAATGGCATCTTTAATAGATAAATGTAGACAATATTATGATAGTTATTTGTGTAATTCAAGTGAATTAGCATTTATTGTTGCAGATGGTGGTATGAAGGGATATGGTGATATTATAAAGGCATTAGCTTTAGGTGCTCATTTTGTAATGTGTGGTTCTATATTTAATAAAATGTTGGAAAGTGCTGCATATACATCAATAGATGATGATGGATTTATTTCTAAAATAGACCAATATAGCCAAGAAGCTTTAACCTTATTTAAAGAAGGGTATGAAATTAAAAAAGAGTTTTATGGTATGTCCACCAAAAAGGCGCAAAAAGAAATGGGTAATAAAACATTAAAAACTGGAGAAGGTCTAATTACTTATCGCCCCGTAGAATATACAATGGAAGGGTGGGTTGATAATTTTATTTCGTATTTACGTTCTGCAATGTCTTATACAAATTGTCTTGAATTGGTAGATTTTTGTGGCAAAGTCACATTAAACATTATATCAAATAATGCATATCAGGTGATTAATAAATAAAGGAGCTTTTAGCTCCTTTTTTATTTACTTTTACTAATTTTATATTATTTTATGTAAAAAAATAATATGGCAAAAACAAAAATTGATTTAAAACAGATGTCTATATCTGAATTAAATGAATATGCAATCGCATCAAAGAATATTTGTGATTTTTTAAGTAACAACGCTAGTATTAATAGCACAAACCAATTTGGAAATGTGCTTTATGATAATAATGTAATAAATGAGATGAATAAATTTAAACACATTAATTATTTGATTAATGCTCAAATTAAGAATAAGTTATTAGAAATAATTGACTAATGGGAAAAATAGTTGATAAAGCAAAAAATTTATGGTATGGTTTAATGTATGGTCTTAAAATTACTGAAACTGAAATTTTAACACAAAAAGGAGCACAAAGTGATGAAGGTGTATCAATTAATCAAAACGTTGATGCTGAAAAAATGTCTCGTGCATTGTTGAATGGTCAAGAAACACAAGCAGTTCAGGAATTAAGATATAGAACATATAAAGTGGCTGATGAAGCATCAAAACTAGAGTATATCACAACAGGTTTGGTATTACCAAAACAAGATAGCCAACATGTACATATTGATGAATCAGAAGGATATGAATTGATTTTAATTCAAGGTAATGAAGAAATGGGAAAAGGAGTTCTAGATGAAATTAATCGAGTTAATACATATGGAGACCAGACAAAATATATTTTACAAGTGGAGCGAGATTTTTTTCCTAGATTCAGAATAGAAGAATTTACAACTAAATTAGTTGTAAAGAAAATAGATGATACTCATGTGCAGCTTGATTTTTATGCAACAATATATCCTAATGAATTTAAATATTTGTCAAAAGGATTTATTAATGAAGTTAATAAAATAAAAGATAGTGGCATTAAATCAGATGTTATTGATTTACAAGGATTGAAATTTATTACACATAAGGCACATGGGGTAAGAGATTTAATGGAATATAAATTTGATAATATTTTCTTTAAGAAAATTGATATTTTTGATGGGAATTTTGTTATTAAGTTTAAAGCACATTTAAAAAATGAACCTGTTGATTTAACTGCTCGTTTTTATAACAAAACTATGGATGAAAAATATCAAAACAATGAAAAGAAAGATGTTATTTTTAACTTGTCAGAAATAGATAAAAAAGAATATGTATGTGCTGAATGTGGTAAAATAATGTCAAATGAAGCACATTTGAGACCAAATAAAGGTAATGGTTATGAAATTATAATAGGTGATGATGGGATTGAACATTATAAAACTGATAATGGAGAAATAGAGTTTTATGATGCTCAAATTACGTTAGAAACATATGGGAAAGTCTTGTGTAAAGATTGTTTAGACAAATTAATAAAGGAAAAAAAAGTTTAGTATATGGCAAGAGAATATGCATTTTTAATGATTGATTATGAAATGCCATCTTTTATAAAAGATTTGCAAAATAAAATTCCTAACAATGAATTGTATTTTGGTACTGATGAAGAGAAAAAAGATAATCAATATGGTTTTGAAAAAGAAAGTCATGTTACATTAGCTCCTTGTTTAGATTCTGATGTTGACATAAATAAATTAAAAGAGTTATTATTACCTTTGAAAGAATATAAATGTATATTAAATAATATATCTATATTTGAAAATGATAATTATGATGTATTAAAAGCTGATGTTAAATGCCCTAATATGCATAAAACTTATAATAAAATAAAAGAAAATTTTGAATTACATTCTGCATATAAAGAATATCATCCACATATGACAATTGCTTATATGCAAAAAGGAATGGCTGACAAATACAAAAAGAAAATGTTAGACAAAATAGAAGAGTTAACGCCTACAAGTTTTGATTTTAGTTATACAAATGATAAAGGAATTGATGTTAATGAAAAATTTAAATGATGTATTAGAAAAATACATCATTTTTTTTTTATTATTTTTCTTATAAATCTTTATTTTATGATATTTAGTACTTATTTTGTATAAAAAATAAAAGCTGTGGCAGATAGTAACTTAAATTTAGTGAAAATTTTTGAAGATGTTCTAAAATCAGAACGTGCAATTGTAGTTACATTACCATCATCAGAACAATGGGAAGATTATCAAAAAGAAATGGATGCTGTTAAAGATTATTCGCAAGTAATGAATTTTAAAGTTCCATTTTTTCCAAAAGGTATTAATAAAGGGGATAAATGTTATATTGTTCATGATGGGAAAGTAAAAGGATGGATGGAAGTTGTTGGAATGGAAGAAAAAGAATTTACTTGTTCAACAACTGGAAGAAAATGGATGGGAAAATTTATTATGCGTTCAGGACCTTTTCACCCATTAGAAAGAGAAATACCAATGAAAGGTTTTCAAGGTTTTAGGTATTTCAATTTAGAAGAACATTTATAATAACAAAAAAGAAATTGAATACATCATGAGTAATATAGAAGAGATGTTTAAAAAACAACTTAATAAAGAAAGTTTCTCTAAACCAATTGAAAATCATAACAATAATACAAATGATTTTAAAAAAATAGAATTTGATGAAATCTTGTCTCAAATACCAAGTGACGATGAATATCAAAAACAATTAGAACAAAAAATTAAAGAACTGGGTGGACTACCTGAAAATATAGAACAACCTATTAATAAAAAAAGAACATGGGGATATAATTCTATTGATGATTTACCAACAGCAACTATACAAGGAGAAAAAAAAATTGAAAACCTATTCAAAAATGTTCCTAAAATAAACGTATGTGATTTAATATCAACTGAAGAAGATGTTAGAGTGGTAATAGAACATGTGTTTTGTCCTAAATGTGGAGAAGAATTAATATCTTTTAACAGTGTATCTTGGAATCCATATAATTTTGAAAGAATAATCACAACTGAATGTCCTAAATGCCATTTTAAAGCATTAACTGATGTACCAGTTCCAACAGTTAAATATTATAATAAAAATAATGAATTAATAAAAGCCTTTGATGAAAACTAAAATAGCAATCGACCTTAATGATGTGATTCGTTCATACACATCACAATTTGCATCTCAATATAAAAAAGATATTGACCCACATTTTGATATTGACAATGTTAATATTGAAAGCAGTGATTTGACACAAACTTTTCCTTTTGATAGTGAAGAAGAATATCAAGATTTTGTATATACTGACCATCCTTATGAATTATTTGGATGTGCTGAACCAATGGCTCGGCAACTACAATTTAGATTTCATGAGTGGCTTGGAAATGACCTAAGAAATATTGTGGATGAAGATGATAATCCAAACGAGCCTGATGTGATGTTAGTAAGCCCATTTGAAATCAATCTAACAATCCAAGCAAGTTTATATTTCTTACATAAAATAGCATCAAGAGTGAGAGAATATTATTTTCCTAAAGATTCATTGACTATTTGGGATAGGTGCGATATATTAATTACAGCTAACCCTTGGTTACTTGATAATAAACCTGAAGGTAAAGTTAGTATCAAAATTAAATCTTCTTATAACACCGAATCTGAAGCTGATTATGAATTTGATTCTTTTATGGAATTAATGCAAGGTGGGACAAAAGTAATGGAAGATATTTTAAATAAAATTAAAAAACAATAATAATATGTTTTTAGAAATAGAAAACGAAGTTTATGCACTTGATTTAGACGAGATTATTAATTTCATCTTCAAGCCACACAATAATAAAAATATTGAAAGTTCTCAAACATTAGTTTATTCAACTGATGAAAATGATGACGAAAGTAAGTTAAAACTTGTTACTAAACAATTGACTGAAAATAAAAATAATGATAATGCAAATAATATTGATGCTATCAAATATGATTTAACAAGACAATTGCTTGAAGTTATCATGGGAATTGGGGTTAAAACAAATCCATTTGGTGAAGTTGTAGAACAAGATGCTGCAACTGAAAGTTTAGTTGAAAGTGTATCAGTAGGAGAAGCAATTGCATTCAATACCTTTTTAAACAAAGGATTTTTAATAAATGTTAAACAAAATTAATCATGGATAATACCAAAGAAATTGTACAAAGAATTGAAACTGAAATAGGAAAATTAAAAGATAAATCTTTTAAAGTGTTATTTTATGTGCCTGATGCTAAAAATAATGCAACAGGATATATATCATACATATACCAAATGGCTTTAACATTACAACAACTTGGCTATAATGTTAAAATGTTATATCAATTAGATAATGAATATACTGCCGAAGAGTTAAAAAAATTAGATTTAGAAAATCAACCAATTGATGATAATAGAATTTTTGTTGGTGTTACTGAATCTCTTGGTGAAAAATATGCAACACTTGAACATGCTAATATTCAAAACGAAGAATTAGAAGTATCACCATCAGATTTTTTAATCATTCCTGAAGTTTATTCTTCTGTAATGAACCAAACAAAAAAATTATCTTGTAAAAGAATCGTATTAACACAAAACTATAATTACCTTACAGATTTTATCCAAGTAGGTGTTTCTTGGGCTAACTTTGGTATTACAGATACAATTACTAGTTGTTTAAACCAAGCTGAATTGGTTAACTCTGTATTTCCTTATGTTAAAACAAAAGTACTTACTCCTTATATACCTTCTTATTTTTATGAGGGAAATGAGCCTAAAAAATTAATTGTAAACATTATAACGAAATCACAAAAAGATGCCAACAAAATCATTAAACCATTTTATTGGAAATATCCAATGTATAAATGGGTATCATTTAGAGATTTGAGAAGTTATCCAAGAGAAATGTTTGCTGATTATTTACGTGAAGGTGCAATTACTATTTGGGTTGATAGTGATACACAATTTGGTTATGCGCCACTTGAAGCTATTAAATCTGGAAATATTGTAATTGGTAAAATTCCTGAATTAATACCTGAATGGATGTTATCAGAAGATAAAACACAATTATTGGATAACGGAATATGGTTCAATGACATTAATAGTGTACATAAAATTATTGCTGATGTTATACGAACATGGATAAATGATGATATTCCATCTGAAATTACAGATGCAATGAAAGAAACTGCTAAAAAATATTCATTTGATGAATATAAACTTAATTTGAATAATTTAATAAATTCTTATATTGATGAAAGAGTAAAAGAATTTGAAGAAGTTATCATTGTAGCAAAAAGTAAAATAAATGATGAAAAAATAGAAGAATAATGAAAGATTTAACAGTAATTATACCATTACATGAATATGATGACACTATTGGCAATTCATTAATGAATGCAATTGAAAGTGTTAAAAGACAAGAAAATGATGATAACAATACATCTATTATCGTTGTAGCAAAAAATGATATTGTTTCATTAATAAAAAATAAAATAAGTAAAGTAAAAGGAATTGATATTCTATCAAATGATGGCGAAACAGATTTCTGTTCTCAAATTAATCTTGGTGCAGCTAACTGTAAAACTAAATATTTTTCTATTTTAGAATTTGATGATGCTTATGCACCTAAATGGTTTAAAAATGCGGCACAGTATCTTAATTGTGACCCATCTATTAATATTTGTTTGCCATTAAACGAATATAGAAATAGCGAGAATGGAGAATTAATTTCATTTGGTAATGAAATTGTATGGGCTAGTGCATTTTCGAATGAGCTTGGTGTTATTGATAGTGAATGTCTTGAAACAAAATATGATTTTAATATGACAGGTGCTATTTTTGATGTTAATGACTTCATTAAAATTGGTGGACTAAAACCATCAATAAAAGTTGCATTCTGGTATGAATTTTTATTAAGAGCAACATATAAAGGATTGAAGATATATGTAGTACCCAAATTTGGATATATGCATATTTTGAATAGAGAAGGTAGTTTAATGGCTCAATATACAACAACTATTGATGCAAATGAAGGTATTGCTTGGTATAACTTAGCAAAAAGAGAATATCCATTTAAAGAAGATAGAAAAAAATTACCCAATATGGAACTTGAAAATAATGAAATTAATGAATTAAAATAATGAAATTACATAGACCCAGGGTAAAATTAATATTTGAAATCTCTATCAACAATGGAACAATTAAAGAAATTGTAGAAAAATGGGATGCATTAGGATATTTAAATGGGATTCCTGAAGATAAAAAAGAAATATTAGCGATAAATTTTGAAAATATGGGTCATTATTTAATATATGATAATGAAGATGATACAAATGAATGTTTTGAAGCTATTATTTTTAATGTTATAAGAAAATTAGCATCTGAAGTTCCAATTAAATTTGATTGTAGAATGTTAACAAAATATGTACTTAATTCTAAATGTAAAGATGTACAAAAATATGTTAATAATGATGTGGAAAAAATTATTGAGCAAAATAAAGATAGAGGAATATTTGACCTTTTAAATAAGGAGAAAATTGATTTAGAATCTGAAATTTGTACAGCATTATCAGAATATCTAATTGATAAATTAAAATAATAAATAACATCATTTTAAAGGAAAAGAACAATTATTTTATTGTTAAAAAGGAATGAATCTTAAATTATTAAGATATAAATGATAATACGATGTTGCTAAAAATATATAAGCAACAAAATGGGAAAACGAGGAAGAAAACCGAGTACCGAAAAAAGAACAGGCTATTTTTATGAAGAAGAAGAACAGGCTTTTGTTGATTATATGAATTGTGAAAATCAAGAAGAAAAGGATAGAATTTTTAATGCTAAGTTATTACCTGCATTTACTAAAATGATAGAATCTATCATTAGACGATATAATCTGTTTACACCATCTGAAGAGTTTACAGATACTTTTAATGATACTCTATCATTTATGTTAACTAAAATTAGTAATTTTGATGTTACTACTGGTAAAAAAGCCTACTCATATTGTGGAACTATTTGTAAAAACTACTTAATATATAAAATTAATCAATTTACAAAAAACCAAAAAAGGAATGCATCTTATGATGATATGGCTAACGAGTTAAATGAGGATTCAAAATTTTCTTATTCTGATAACGATTCATTGGTAACGTTCAATACAGAACTAATTAACGAAACTATTGAGGAAATGCAACAAATGCTTCTTCCTGATAAGATACATGAACTAACAGAAAATGAAATCAAAATAGGGCATTCATTATTGGATTTATTGATGAATTGGCAAGATATTATGGCTCATATGGGGAGTAACAAATTTAATAAATCATCCATTCTATACTTTTTAAAAGAAACCACCTTATTATCAACTAAAGAAATTAGAGATGGTATGAAAAAATTTAAACACATCTATTTCAACACAAAAGAAGGTTTATTAAACTAAAATATGTAAATATTACTATTTATTAAAAAATATAAAAAAAAATGGGAGTTACACCTAAAAGATATAAAGTTAAATTAAATTCAGTTGAAAAAGTAGAAGAATTACTTCAAGAAACGTATAATCAAGCATGTCAACAGATTGTTACTATTCAAGAAGAAATGAACAAACTTTCTCAATCTACCATACTTGCAAATGAAATTACTGATGCTAAAACTAAATATGCCAAAGCAATGAATGATTTTATTGCTAATAAAGATAAGGCAATTGGAAGAAAACTTGAAATTGCTAAATTCATGGGTGATATATTGAAGTATAATGGTGATATTGAAAAAAGTGTTAATGAAAATGCTGCTAATACAGCAGTTGGCGGTCTGAATTGGGATGAAATTAAAAAAGCCATGCAATCCGTTGAAAATAATCCAACAACAGAAGAATATAAATTAAATTAATATGGCAAATTTAAAAAAAGCTAAAGCATATGCGTTTGCTACCATAGCAGCAGCACAAACAATATTAGAAAAATATCCGAATCTTTCTACAACAGATTCATTTATTTCTATTAATGCTTCAACGAATCCATTTGATTTTCTAATGGATTTGTTAAAGAGTGCTGGTGGCTATGATAGATTAATTAATGTTTTATCCAAATTTATTACATATGAATTGGATGGGATTGAATATGCTATTAAAGGTATTTTAATTGCTAATATTAAAGATTTCATATCATGTTCCATAAACCCATTCATTAGTGAAGATTTGATTAAAGAAGGTATTTGTTTTGATTTATCACAAATTGATATAACAGGTCAGCTTTTAGCAAACCCATTAGACCCTAAGATTGGTAAATATTTTTATTTTGGGTGTGATGGAATGAATTCAGCAGCAGAAGTTGTTGGCTCATTAGATTTTAATGCATTTCTTTGGTATGTTATCAACAAATCTAATGGGAGAGTTATTTGGGATAATAGGTTGAAAAGAAGTAAGAAAAGCACACAATCATTAAGCGATGATGATACAAGACCTATTATAACAATAGAATATATAGAACGTTCATCAGGATTGAAAAACAGTGATTGGAGTCAAGGATATTTACAAGTACCATACAATAACATTATTCATGTTATGTTAGGGGACACAACAAAAAAACCTGCATTACCAGGTGATTTAGTACCTGATAACTACAAAAAAAATTATTATAGAAAAAGAACATTAATACAATTTAATTATGATTATGTATCTTCCATCAAACTATTTGATTCAAAAGTTGTAGCAGCGCAATTGTTGGATAAATTAACAAATGCATTATCAATTGATATGTCATTAACATTTAACCAACAATTAATTAAATATGAAGTAAGCGAAATTGTTAAAAGCGTTGTTGAAACTGATGACAGTGAAGTAAGTGATTGTTTTTTTACATTCTCTAATGAAAAATATAATAGTATGTTAGAGAAAGCAGAATTGGTACATGCAGGTTTATTTTCAATAAATGGAGAACAGAACAATAGTATAACAATTAATCCAGAAGATATTTTAAATAGTTTAAATGGGATAAGTGAAGCTGCTTCACTGGAAGAACAAAAAACAATTATTGAAGGAGCATTAACTGAAATATCTAAAACATTATCAACAACATATGAAGATGAAAAAAATAATTTGAATTTCAATGTTCAAATGAATTTTATTGATAATATTATTAATGAACTAACAAGTGTGATTGTTAGTTCATTAATATCACCTAAATTATATTTGTTGTTGGCAATAAATTTTAAACTTATGGGGATTCCTGGAATGCCTGATGTTAAATCTTTTATTGCTATGAGTAAAAATATGTTAATACAAATTATTCGTATGATACGTGATTTGATTATTAAATTTTTACTTGATTATTTAATGGAACTATTACAGCCATTGATTGAAATGTTATCAGCTAAAATGGTTGTTGAAAGTGTTCAATATTATAAAACGTTAATTGAACAATTAATCAAAGCTTGTCGTTTAAAACGTGGTGGAACACAAGATTGGAATATGGATAATGTGGATTATGCTGATATTGTTCAGACTGAAACCCAACCAATAATAAATGAATGTTAAATATAATAATATATGAGCTGGATACAAACAATAGCTGATGGTATTGGTGCTGCATTTGATTTTGTCAGACCTGCATTAATATCTATACCACCATTAATTATGGTGTGTTCTATTATGCAACGTCCTGGAATGTCTGCCATAGCATTAGCAGCAGCTATTATAAGAAGATTACCTGAAGCTGGAATTAATACAGATGCATTAGATGATGGTTCCCAAAATAAAGTCACTGCTTTTGTGAGAATTTTGGCTGAAGAAATTGTTAATGAAATTAAAAATAATGCAAGAGTTGATGTGGCAATCCCACCAGGGATTTTAACAAGTTTTGGTACTGGCGCAAATGCAGGCGGACCAGTATCAGTGTTTTCAACAAACACAACTCCAACAGTAACTAATGGTATAGTAAGATAATGGAAAATTTAAACTTGGCTACCAATGCCGAATTGAAAAAAAGACAAGAAGAACTACAAACAGAATTTGATGAAACAAAATTGTTTGTGGCTAAATATATGCTTCATCTGGAAGAATTGGAAAAAGAATACATGGATATTGAAAATATCCTTAATAAACGTTTAAAAAAGGAATAAATGGCAACAAATGATACATCAATTGTAAGACTATGTGAAGTAAAATCAATTATTGATGACACAGATGGGTTAAGAATAAAAGTTAGATTAACTCCTGAAGATAATGATATTACTTTGGATAAAGATTTACCTTATGCATTTCCTTTAATTCCAAAAATGCTACATGTTACTCCCAAAATAGGAGAATGTGTTTTTGTTATATTAGCTAATCAAGGCGATAAAAGTGGAAATAGATATTACATAGGTCCTGTTATTTCTCAACCTCAAATGCTCAACAAAGACCCATTTAATTTCTCTGCGGTTTCATTACTTGAAGGAAATCAAGTAATATCACCTGCTGAAGCACCATCAATGAATCCACAAATTAATGGTACTTTACCTGAATATGGTGATATTGCAATACAAGGTAGGCAGAATTGTGATATTATTATGAAAGATAATGAAATGAGAATTCGTTGTGGGTTTAAAGAATCACCAACAGCAGCACAACCAAATAATTTATTTTTTAACAAACTTAACCCAGCCTATATTCAGATGAAATATATACAAGGTAAACTAAAAACAAATAAAGAAGAATTTGGAAGTGTAATTAATGTTGTTGCTGATAAAATCAATTTATTAAGTCATATATCTAGAGATAATTTCAATTTAACTGATGCAACAAGTTTAATAAGTGATGAAGAATTATTAAAAATATTAGATTCTGCCCATCCAGTAGTATATGGCGATACTTTAGTTCAGTTTTTAAAATTATTTTTAAATGCGTTTATGACACATAGCCATGCATTTCCAATGGACCCACCAACAAACAACACAATTTTAACAAATGCATCCACATTTAATTTTAATGAGATGTTATCGACTTCAATCAAAGTAAATTAACTATTTATTGTAAATAAGAATATAAAATTTACAATAATGATAGTTACTAAAACGTTTTTAGACCGTTGCAACACAATAATCAAAGACAGTCCTGTAAATACAGGTTTAAACCCTGTTGCAGAACTTAACTATTCAAAACTACTAACCAGAATAATCCTTCACTTTGACCACAATAAAGTGAAGGATTTGGTGTGTGATAAAACCTACCCTGATATTTCAAAACTTAAACATGTATTAAAAATGGTTAACTGTGGTTCAATAGATGCTTCCACATTTGATAAAAAAATGTTATCATCAACATTTAATAGCAAAAAAGAAAGAGCAGTATCATTTGATTTAATATTTTTTTTAATCCCACAAACATGGGATAATGGTAGAGGGTTTGATTATGTGGAAGATTTGTATATTGGCTCACATAATTCTCTTTCAACAGATGGTTCTAATTGGTATCAAGCAAAAAATGGCTTTTTATGGGAAACTGAAGGAATATATACAACAAACAAACTTTCAATAGAATTAGATAAATTTTCATCAAAAGATGGAAATAAAAGTAATATTATAATTGGTGTTTCACATTTTGATTTTGGTAATGAAAATATAAATTTAGACATTACAGAAACTTTTAATAAATATATCACAGGTGAACTTGAAAATTATGGTATTGGAATAGCTTTTTCTCCAACTCTTGAATTAACAGAAAAGGAATTCACACAATATGTTGGTTTTTTCACACAATTTACTAATACATTTTTTGAACCTTATGTAGAAACAACATACAATGAAGTGATTTCTGATGATAGAGCAACATTTTATTTGGATAAACCTAATAGATTGTATTTTTACTCGAATGTAGGCGGTTTTCCTACTAATTTGGATGAACTACCCATTTGTAGTGTAAACGGGTCAGAAATCGCTTCTAAACAAGCGACAAAGGGTGTATATTATATTGAGTTAGAATTATCTTCAGAAGATTATGGAAATAAAGAAATGGTATATGATACTTGGACTAATCTTATATATAAAGGAAAAAAATTAAAAGATGTAGAACTTGATTTTGTTACTTTATCTGAATTTGATTTTTATCAATTTGGAAGTGGAGACCAATTACCAAAACAATATGTACCATCTATCAGAGGTATTAATTATGATGAAAAAATTAAACGCGGAGATATTAGAAAAGTTATAGTTGAAGCAAGAATACCTTATACAACAAATCAATTACAAATAATTGATAATATGGAATACAGATTATATGTAAATGATGGCGTGAGAGAATTGGATGTCATTTCATGGCAAAAATTAGAGAGATGTTGGAATCATAATTATTTGTTAATTAACACAAATGATTTATTACCAAATAGATATAAAATAGACATTAAAATATATTCAAATATGGAAGTGAAACACTTTGAAAATATTTTATCTTTTGATATAATTAATGATGTAACCGAAGTTTATACATGATATTTATTAATAAAAGAAGTATAAAAATCTATGAAAGCAATTGAAATTGTAAAACATACATATTATATTATAAAGGTGTAATGATAATGTTATCATTGCGCCTTTTTCTTTTTTTTAATAATAAAGAATAATTTAAAAACTATGGGTCGTAAAAAAAACCTGAAAGGTCTTGATGAAGCTGACTTGGAGCTTATCAACTCAAAAATGGCATATGGTGCTGAAGATAGGGGTGAAAGTTCCTACACCAATTGTTCAAAAGCCTTAAATTACAAAGTTAACCTTAAATGTAAAAATCAATCACAAAAGCTTTTACATAATTTGATTAAATCAAAAGAAGTAACATTTTGTGCAGGTGCAGCAGGTACAGGTAAAAGTTATGTAGCATTAGCAACAGCTTTGGAATTATTAAAAGGTGATAATGCTTATAAAAAAATTATAATCGTTGTACCAACTGTTCAATCTGATTTAGAAATTGGTTTTTTGAAAGGAACTATTGAAGAAAAAATCATGCCTTATGCACAAGCCCATATATACACAATGGAAAAAATATTAAATGCGGCTGGTAACAATGGTAAAGAAGTTGTTAAAGAACTACAAAAATGTGGATTACTTGAAATCATGTGTGTTTCTTTTTTGAGAGGTTTAACAATTGATAATGCTGTTGTATTGATAGAGGAAAGTCAAAATTTACCAAAATCAGCATTTAAAACTTTATTAACAAGAATTGGTGATAATTCTAAATACATATTTGATGGGGATTTAGACCAAATTGATAATAAAGATATAAAGAAAGGTGCATCAGATTGTGGTTTAAAATATGCTATTGATAAACTTAGTGATTTGGAAGATGTTGGAAGTATGCAGTTTACTAAAGATGAAATAGTTAGAAACCCAATCATATCAAAAATTCTTGATAGATGGGACGAAAAATAATAAGAAGTTAAAAAATAAACGAGAATTCTTTTGGAGTTCTCGTTTTTTATTCGTATATTTGCACAAACATTAAAAATGAAAATATGGTTAATCATGATTTAGTGAATAAAATGAATTATATTGGAGATATAATGAAAACTCATAATATAGATTATAAATTTGATGCTGAACATTGTTCAATCATGATTTTAATTGAGCATATGTATGAATTATTAAGTAATACAGTGTTAATTCCTAAAGATTGGTGGGATAAAACTGTTGTTGAATTTAATAATGCACAATATATTGAAGCAAAATCAGTGGTTGACGAATTAATTAAATAATATGGAAACAAGAGATGAATTAAGGTTTAAAGAATTTAATGTGGGAGTTATAGTTGGAAGATTTCAAGTCCCTGAATTGCATCGTATGCATCATGATTTGATTCAGTCTGTAATTGATAGACATGAAAAAGTTTATTTGTTCTTAGGAATACCAAAGAATAATGAACTTACAATTTCAAACCCTTTACCATTTGATGCAAGACAAGAAATGATAACAACAGTATTTCCAAATGTTAAAGTTCTATTTATAAAAGATAGAGATTCAAATGAGGAATGGGTTAGAAATCTTGATGACCAAATAGAAAGTATTACAACTTCTTTTGATAAAATAACTGTTTATGGTAGTCGTGATAGCTTCTTGGAAACGTACCATCAAAATGGTGGTAAATATCCATCATCAGAATTAGTTTCAACAGAAAGAATTTCTGGTACTGAATGTCGGCATGATGTAGCAAGAAAAACAATTAATTCTGTTGATTTCCGCAAAGGAATAATTTATGCACTAATGAATAAATAAATATGAATAAAAAATTACTAATAAAACACTATTACTTCTAGGTAAAATTAACATTTAACTTAGAAGAATATGATAAAAAATTTTAAAATTAAGACCAATTATAAAGGTCGTGGCTATAAGTACAACAGAGCTTATGTTAAAAAGAATCATGCTAAATTTATACCATTTAGTAAAGGTTCTTACATATCAAAATGGGATGACGAATATTGGTATTTCAATAAAAAAATCAACAATTATATTGAACGTTTTCTTTTAAAAAATGTTGGTAAAAATGTTGACGAAGTATTTAATAAATTTTCTAAATTACATTTTAGAAATGCCAAAGAAATGTTTGATAAATGGAATGAATATGTTAAACCAATACATTCATACTCATGGGATTTATACAGATATGGTAAAATATTTGGATTTTATGCGAATGAATATAATATTCTCTGTTATAACAAATGGAATAAACGTGATTATAAAGAATATGTACAATTTACATATAAACAATTAAATTGGAATGAAACAAGAGAAATACCTATATTTGGAAAAGTCAGAAAAAAACCAAATGGAGAATTAATTGGTATAGCAAAAAGTATTAGATATATCAATGATTTTTATGTTATATACAAAGGAGAGGTTATAAAACTCCCTGTATATCATGTTCCATATGGGAAAAAACATTCATGGGATTCCAATAGAGTTGGTACTCTTGATTATCAACATAATCAAAAATATGAAGAAACATTTAAAAGAATTTATATTCCTTTGAAAAAAGGATATAAATATGTTACATGTAATTGGTATGATTATTATCCAGGTGAAGAGAAAATTATCAATGATGATGGCTCATATGAATATATTAAAAAGGATATAATTGGTAATTTAGGTTATGGTACTTTAGATTTTCACATAATAATTGCACAAGCTGAAAAAGAATATGAAAAAATTATGTTCAAAAAAAGAATCTCTGAAGATTGAAGAAAATGCATATTTGCAAAAATGTTGGATTGATGGCAGTTTTAAATCAGAAAAAGATTGTTGGTATTGTGAAGGATGTGATTTTTATTATTATCCTAATGATGGAGAAATATGGACATTTGCTCCTTATGGTTTAAAATATCCACAAAACTATACCATAGACCAACTTCATAATATATGGATAAAAAGTAAAAAAGGTTAGAATTAATTCTAACCTTTTTTGTTATGTATTACTAACACTAAATGAATTAATTTTATTTAATATTTCATAACCCCATTTAAATAAATTCATAGCATCATCAGGATTTATATTGCCATCTTTTTGCGATGTTTTTACATGAAATGGTATCAATTTACCTGTTGAAACATCAAGTCTAACAAAAATTTCTATACCACTATTAATAGGAATAATCCAATATCCATCTTCTTTTTTATCATAAAATACTTGCCCATCTCCCGTTTCATTGGTAAAATTTTCTAATGTTTTCAATATGAAATTATGATATTGTTGTCTATCATAATAAGGTTCATTATCTGTTTCAAACTCTTCTTCATCATTATCATATTGGTTATTCATATTATTTTGAAAAAAATCTTCTTTTAATATATTTTTAACACAAGATTCTGCAATCTGTTTTATGTCTTTTTTAGTTAATTTAATACTTTTCATGTTATTATAAATCATTTATTAATAAATATTAAAACACACATTAAAATAAAAAAGGCTTAGAATATTCTAAGCCTTTTTCTGTGTATATGCAATTAAGATTATCTTAATTCATTGATGTTCCAAGTAGTTAAACCATCAACTTTAATATGTCCATAGTAACGGTTGTTTACTAATTTCTTAGCATAACGAGTTACAATACCTTTGATTGGAGCAAAGTTGAATGGGTTGTACATTGTTGGAGTTAAAGCCATAGGTACATATGGTGCGTAGATATAACCTGTATCTAACAATGATTTACCGTGGTGTCCAATAATCATAGACCAGTGTGGAGAATATGGGTCAACAATTACTTGGTAACGACCTTGTAATGAACCAATTCTTTCAATACCCATATTGTATTGGTCAGATTCAGCAGATGCATCAGTTACGTGGAAGTATTCTAAGTTATTGAACAATGCTGAAATTTCTGAAGAAACAACAATGAAGTTAGCTCCACCTCTCAATGTTGATTTTTGGATTTGTGCTGAAATCTGATTGATTTTAGTCACTAACTCTTGGTTCCAGTCTTTTTGAGTGTAGTTAGTAGAGAACGCTGCTTGACGTTTCCAACCATTTACATCCCAACGAGCTTGCCAAGGAGCAGCTTTACGCAAGTCACGTAAGATTTCACGGTCAACTTCTGCTGCAATTTGTTCTGATAAGATAGCTGTTAATTCAGCTTCAGCATCAATATTATGGAATGCAGAAACGTCTTGTGCTAATTCAGGAGACCAAGTAGCTCTTAATTTTCTTTCTTCAACTGATACAGTTACAGAATCTAATTTGAAAGATACTTCACCAATTTCAGTTTCTAATTCTAATGAATCATATTGTGCCCAAGCGATTTTAAATAAACCTTTAATAGCTGCTGCCATTTCTTCTTCTGTTGCACCTGTCACACCTGAAAATGCGTTAGGGTTAACACCAATATAGCCATCTAAAGTTTTACCTTGGTCTTTAACTGGTTTTGTTAAATCTAATTCCAAGAATAATTCACCTTTGGCATCACATATTGAAGTATAATCAACAATACCTGCACCATATTTTTGAGTCATTAATCTAAATGGAATTGATTCATATGCAGCAAAAGTTGAATAACCTTTGTCGTCTGCATCAGCAATAGCTTTTTGAGATACTACTTTTAAAGAAGCTAAGAAAGCTTCAGTGTCCATTTCATTACCATCAGGACCTGTTAAACGACCTGCATTAAATGAACTAAATCCTGTAACTTTTAATATAATATTTCTTAAAGAGCCATCTAAACCGTTAGTTGGGTAAGTTGCTATGTTAGCTAAATCAAATTCACCAGCTGCGTTCAATATTACAGGAACAGCACCACCAACTTTAATTGTGATTTTACCTTTTGAGTTATCAAACAAGAAGTCATTATAGAATAAATCATATAAGGTTTTTTTCATGTATTGAGTAACTTCAGGACCAACTTTTCTTAAACGAGTTGCTGGAACACCTGCTGCTACACCTGCTTCAACAGTTGCATATTCAGTACCAGTTACCATATCAACCCATTTACTTTCAATACCTTGAACTACTTCATCAGGTAAGTAATAACGTGGAGTAACAGCACCGTCTAAATTTCTATCTACACGGTCATAACCCATTAAACCTACATGAGAACCTGTGTCACCATCAGTAATTTGACCAGGAACTTGGTAATCCCATTGTCTTTCTGAAGTAACAGGTAAAATGAAGAACAATTTACCGATTGGTAAGTTCATTGCTTGTACAGAAACAATGTCATTCGCTAAAAGTTTAGAGAATACACGTCTGATGATAGGGAATACAACAGTTTCAAAAGAACCTGAGTTATCAGAAGCAGTTGCTTCATATATTAAGTGTTTTGCTTCATTTTCGTATAGAGTTGCAATGTTTTCTTTAATGTGACCTTGCAATCCATCAACGAAACCTAAGCGTTCCCATCTTTCTTGAATATCTTGTCTAATTTTCTTTTGTGCATCGTATTCGATTTTACCGACTGCACCACTTGCTAAAAATTCTCTCATTATATTAGAATTTGTATTTTAGTTATTTTTAAATATAAATATTAGTTAAATTTAAGAAATTCATCTATTAATTATAAATTATTAAGACGTTTCATTAAATTTAACGATTCAGTAAGGTCATCTGATTGATAAATTGGTGTTTCTACCAATAAATTAGTACTTTTAGATTCACTTAACTGTTTATCAATATTATTAACACCATTTAATTGGTTAACTTTTTTCAATTCTCTTGAAACAGATTCGTATAACTTTTTACTATCTTCAACAGATTTTGCTTCGCTACCAAAACGTTTAATTATATTGATTTTTTCTTCTCTTGTTGTTGTATTTTCTGTAAATAATTTAGTAATTTGACCTAAATTATAGTTTAACACAACAGCTTCTTTCAATGATTCTTTGATTGAAACTAATTCTTTTTTAAGTTGTTTGTTTTCTTCCCAGATTGCATTTGCTTTACGCATTACATCTTCAGCAACTCCAGAATAACGAGGTTGAGCAGTAGTTTTTACTTTTTTACCTGCAATACTTGCATTTCTAGCACTTCTACCAGATGAATTAGGAACATGTGATTTACTAGTCGTATTTTGTTGTACAAAACCGCCAACATTAGTACCTTCTTCTACTTGTTCATCTTCTTCATTAATATTATCTTCATCCTCTTTAGTTTCATCTTCTTCATCAAAAGGTTTCATATTTCCTGCATTACCAACCCAAGGTTTTTCAGTTCCAGTTGGAACACCTTTATCCATTGAGTAAGTTTGTGATGCTTTAGCAGGTTCAGCATTACTTGGAGTTGTCATTGCAGTTTTCTTTTGATAATCTGTTGTGTAACCTAAATTTTCTTCGTTTACTTCTTCATCGTCATCATCATGTAACGCAATTTCAAAAACAGTTTCTTCATCCATGTCATCATCACTTTCTTGACTAGCAATGTCATCCATAGAATAAGTTTCACCTTCAGCATCATCAGTTGTAAAGGCTTCTTCTGTTCCTTCTAATCCTTCTCCACTTTCCATTCCTTCAGCAGCACTATCATCTGATACAATCATGTATTCACTACCAGTTTCGTTATCAGTAATATGAGTGTTTCCACTTTCATCTTTCTGAATAGCTACTTGGTCATCATCTTTTAAAAGTTTATAAACTTTTATGAATGTATCACTATCTGCTTGTGTGAAGTCATACGTGCCATCTTCTCCTTTATAATCATCAAATTGACTCCATTCATCTTCGCCATTGTCATCGACACCTTCAGCGTCATCAAAACCGAATTCTTCTTCGCCACCTTCCATACCTTCAGCGTCACCGTCATCAGTTGTAGTGTCGAAATCTGTTTCAGTTGATGTTTCAATAGAATCATCAGAATCATTATCAGTAGTAGTGACAGTATCATCTACTTCTTGTTCTTCATAATCACTTTCATCAGCTTCGTTGATTAAGTTATTTAGTTCGTTTTTTACAGCTTCTTCCAATATACCATGTAAAGAAGATTTGGTTGTTTCACGAATGATACTTTCCATTTTTTCTCTATCTTCCATTACATTTTTTACAAATGGGCTTCTTATTTTAGATTCTTTTTTCATTTTCGAAATGAATTAACTATTTTATTTTAATAATAAATATTCTTTCTTTTTTGAAAGTATTGATTTAGATTCCATTACAACAGTAAAGAACTGATTTTATCAATCTTTTCTAAAAGTGATATATCTTTATCGGTTTTATTTTCCATATAAGGCTTTAAATCTGCCATATCAGGAGCAATCCACGCTCCAGGGGTTGAAGGGTCAGTAACAATATCCCAGCATACAAGTTCAAAATCATCACCAACAACATATTGTCCCATTCTGTTTTGGTCAACAGAACCAACACCTCTTGATGATACACCAATTTTATAACCTGAAAGTAATAAGTTTGCAGCCATATCGCCCATAGTTGAAATAACACCAAATTTAATATATCCAGGAGATAAGTGTAATTCGATTTTACCAACTAAAGTATGACCTTCCCAGTGAAGTTCACGTATAATATGAGAAATTCTTCCACCATCAATTGATGATGAAGAAGGATGATTTAATTCACCAAATGAACTATTATCTCTTATTTTAGACAAATATTCATCAACTTGTCTTTTTAATACTTGTTCAGGATAAATTCGACCATTAGCATTTTTAATGCCATATTTTTGAAATACAGCACTAACAATAAAAGGGTTGGGAACTTTCCATTCATTATTATTTTCAAAGCCCTCTCTTAAAGTTTCAAACAATTTTTTGTTACCATCTATTGATGCAGATATATATCCATCATTTTCAATTAGAATACCTGAACCTGTTTGATTTCTCTTTATTTCTATAAGCTCTATTCTATTATTCATTAAAGTATTTTTTAACAATAAATATATTTGTAAAACTACAAAAGCCTGATATATATCAGGCTTTTAAATAATATTAAGATAAAAAATTTGTTTTTATCGAAATAAATAGTATTACTAGTATATTATATAATATATTATAACATATAAAACTAGTATATAGTTATACATACTTTTTTCTAAAATGCAAATATTTTAAGATTTTTTATTTCTAAAACATAGGAAATTTTTAGTGTATAATTTTTCTTTAAAGTTGTGGGTTAAATTAATGGATATATTTTTAATTATTGATTCTATTTCAGGCAATTGTTTACAATCTTTTTGTTTGAGATATAATTCAAAAGTTAAAAATGTTTTTTTACCCTTTTTTATTCTATTATCACACACATCAATATCAAATATACAGTTTTTATCAAAAATTGAACTATACTCAGATATTAATTCACTAACCAATTTATTATATGAAGTTTTTAGTTCATTAACTTCACTTACATAATCGTTAGACTCAAAAGAAGGTGATATATATGTATTCCCAACAATATATATCACCTCTGGTTTTTTATGATTCGTTGAACCATATTTAGTTTTAAAACTTGGATTAATATCAATATTATATTCTTTATTTAAACGTTTCATTTTTTAATATATTTTTAACATATAGAATATATGTTAAAAATCAAAAAAGTCAATAGTTTTAAAGAATTTTTTTTTTAATATGAATAAACTGCATTGTCTTTATTAGACAAATAAAGTTTATGTGCCAATTCTTTTATTTGAATAAATGCACCAGCAGCAGAAGTTACATTTCCTTTTTCAGTCATATCAATACCAAAATCGCACAATTTAGATATTTTTTTTAACAATGTTGATTGTTCATCTCCATTGTCAGTCATATCATATGTGGCTTCATCTATTTTATTACCTTTTTTATTTTTTGATTCTTTTTGTGCAAAATAACCTCTTAATGCAGCTTCAGCAGATGCTTTTGATTTGTAATTTGCTTTCCAATCACCATCTTTTTCATTATCACCTTTTCCTTTATGTCCTCTAATTTTCCAATCATCTCCTTCTTTGTGTATAACATCATGTAATTCCTCATTTACACCTTCGTTCTCGATTGAATTCATTGTTGAACCAGTCATTTTCTTTGCCATATTAGATATAACAGGAGAGGGATGCATGACTGCCATAGCCATTTTACCTTTGTCATCATGAACATTCAAATTTTCATCTCCATAATGGTTGGTTGGACTTGCTTTCCCCCTATTTTTGGTACTATTATTGGCTACCATACGGTCAAATTTATTCCAAGAATGTGCGTTATCAGCTTTTTTTAATAAATCTTCTTTTTCATCACCTTCATTGAAATCAACGCTGCCTTTGTTTGATGTATGTGTTCTATCCCAATTTTTTTCATTATTTGGGTCTAAACCATGTTTTTCCAACCATCCTTTAGTATGTATTTTAACACTATAAGGGTCAACTCCTAAATCTTTTACATCTTTCCAAAAGTAATTTTCTGGATATTTTTTTAATTGGTCAGGCTCTTTATCTCCATGGTCCCATCCCATTAATATTTTGCCGTTTTTATCAACAGCATAATGTGAATTATTATCTCTTCTTTCTTCAGATGAAGTATCTGGATTATCAGCTTCAGCCATTCCACATTCGTTACTATTCTCCATCAATATTCTAGAAATAATAGATTCTACCATTTCATTTACATCTTTTCTTTTTAAAGTAACAACTTTTTTCATTTTATTTTCATTTATCATACTATTGATAAGACTTTCTTTATCTTTAACAATATTATTATTTAATTTTTCAAAATTGATGATAACATACACATTTCCAATAATATAACCATCAATTCCCATATTAAGTAATATTTGACTAATGCTTTTCATACCTGTTGAAGATAATTTGGTATAAGCAAAAGACAAAATTTTATAGACTGTTGAATCACCGTTTAATGGTTTGAAATCATATGTTGATAATAATTCATAATCATTATAGGTAATACCTGATAATAACTTATTTAAATAAGTTTTATATTGTTCAATTTCATTATTAATGGCATCATATTCACGATTATTTCTAACATTATCCAATTGATAATTTAATTGTTCAATTCTATTTTTTATGTCATATGGTGATATAATATTTAATTGGCTAAAGGTATTATTACTATCAACAATATTCATACCTTTAGTTGATAATATTACAAATTCGTTACCATATTCTTCAGCTTTGTAAGCTTCATTAGTGAAATATGCTCCATATCCCTCTCTTCCTCTACTACCACCCTTAATTTGATTTGAATCAAAAGCATCAAATTTTTCATTAGTGCCATGAAAGATATACCCTTGTTGAGCTAACATTCCGATAATTCTATAACGAAATGTCTGGTCTTTTTGAAAACGTTCATATGCTGTCATATTACTATTCGCTTAATGTGTCTTTTATTTCTAACATTTCAGCTACATCTTTTACTAAAGAAGATTCGCTAAATTCTCTATTTAAAACACGTTCTTTGATAGATAATAGTTTTTCCTTAACATTACCTTCAGCTTCTCTTAGAACGTCATTAATAGCTTCTAAAGCTTCGTTTTTGCATTTGGTAAATATCTTTTTTTGTTTTTCAGTTTTTGAATCTGATTTAGCATCAACTAATTCTTGTACAAATGTTTTTTCTTCTTCAGTCAGTACATTACCATATTTTTCTTCCATTTCATGTAAGAAACTATCTAATGTAATATCAATATCTTGGTTTTCATCAATTAAATTACTATTGTTGTTTTTATTTTCATTAATAAAAGATGTGATATTACTTGTTGCATTAATGTAGCCAGCTAATGTTTTGAAAGTTTTTTTATTTGTTATCACATATTCAATTGATTCAAATAAATTTTCAGTTTTATCATCAATTTCAATCTCTTCGTTTAAATTATTTTTTTGTATAATATCAATTAATTTTTGATTTGATTCTAATACATCATTTAATTTAAGATTTGGAATTATAGATAAAGCTTCATTGACAAATTTTTCACTATCAGCTAAATCATGTACATTATACAATGTATTATATAATTGAAATTGAGATAAAAGATTTTTATCTTCTTTGATTGTCTTAATATAAGAAGCAATCACTTTACGTCCACTTTTTGATTTATATAATTCAGGTGAATTGCTTTCAAATACTTTATGAATGATACCAAAGTTCTTATTTTCTCCGTATAAACTACTGATATTATTTTGTGTATTTTCTATATCATTTTTTCCTAAATCAAATAATTCATTAGATTTTTGTCTTAATAAATCTCCTTGCTCAAAATTTCCATTACGATAAGCAATTAATGCTTGTTTCATTAATTCTTCTGCTTTCTGCAAATTTTCGTTCATAATAAATTATTTTTTAATATAAATATTAATCCAAAATAATAAAAGCCTACTGTTACATAGGCTTTTATTTATTAGTTTAGTTATTTGTTTATATGTTTCTCTAGTTCCTCAGCAATATCATTAAGCTCTTGATTTACTAAAAAAGTTTTATCAATAATAGGAGTTCTTTCTTTTTCTTCTTTTATTGTTTCTTTCTTATATAAATGGTCTAAATATATGTTATAATATTTTTCTTGTTTTTTCTTAATATCTTCCATTACTCTTTTCTTTTCTGATAGTAAAGTGCCACTTAAATGTTTGGTAATCATTTCTCCAAGATTAGGCTCTTGTACATTAGTATTGTTACCACTTTCATCTTTCATAGCATCAGTCATTGGCATTTCTCCTTCTTGTCCTACATCTTCACCTTCCATATCACCAATTCCACCGCTAATATCACCACCAAAATCAGGTGTTCCACCTGCACTTCCACCAGCTTCACCTGCCATACCTTCTTCTTCAGGATTACCTTCAGAATATTCAGCACCAGGTTCTCCATATAATCGGTCAACTGGGTCAAATAGACCTGTTTTCTTAATAATTTGAGATGTTTTAATTAATTCCATTGCTAATGCCCTTTCAAGTCTTATTTCTTTTAAGTTTTCGCTAATTTCATTATCATCCCATTTCATAATTTTCTTTAATGCACCTGTCCAAGACATAATTGGAATACCATTTCCAGGGTCAGCAACAGCCATCTGTGCCGCTTGTATTTTTTTACTTAGATTTTCAATTTCCATCATTTCAGCCTGTGAAGATGGATTGTTCATTGTTAAATTAAAATTTGTTAAATCATCAGTAAAACCTAATAAATATAGGTGAATTGTAGCAATCTTAGTTAATTCCATTAACAAGGCTTGTTGAATACGAGATATAGTTCTTGTAAATCTAATATCCATTAATGAAAGGTTTTTACCATCTCCTGCTGTTTCTTCAAAATTAAGAAATGTTTTAGGCATTCTTAATGCCGTTAATACTTTATTTTGAACAAATTTAATATCATCCATTGCTGTTAAATTTTGTGCTGCTGGTAGTGTGTCAATTGGATTTGGCGCAGCTTCATCTCTAACAGGAATGAAAATATCTTGTGAAACATCAAGAATATTTTTTCTTAAATCAACTTGACCAGTTGCAGGGTCTACAATTGGGGTACGTTTGAAATTATCAGCAATTTGATTAACATAAGCAGGTACATCAGCATCATCAATATTTCCAACAAATATTTTATATACACGTCTTTCAACAGAACGTTCTAAACGATAAATTAACATCATATCTTCCATTAAAGATAACATTCTCCAATGTCTTCTGGCTTTGTTTAAATATGATATACCATATGGTAAAAACAATGAATCATAAAGTAATCTAAAATGAGCAACCTGCCAATTTCGATAAGGAATGTATTCATTTTGACCAACCCAAACAAATTTAGTTGATGTATCAACATCTCCAATATCAGTATTTAAATTTGTTGTTGAATATGGGTTATTCATTCCATATTCATATCTTTCCATTTCATATACAGGTAATTGTTTCCATCCCATAACGCCATTTTGGTCATTAACATTAAGTAACATAAAATTATTACCATATTTACACATTGAACGACATATCATTGGCAACATAACATGAATATCTAAACGATTTACAAATAAATCTTCTAAAATAGATTTAATACGTTCAGATTTAGAAGTTACATTAATAATATTTGATTTATCATTAATCACACAAGATTCTTCAGCAACAATATCTAACGCAGCACCTATTTCTGGAAAACCATCCATCAAGTCAGCATCTCGATACATCATTCTAATTGGGTTTAGTCCCATTAATGAATTATTAGCTAATTGGACATTAGCTTTAACCCACATATTATTTAATAATTTCTGTTGTTTCTTTTGTAATAATTGTTGTTCGTATTCTTCTTTATCTTTTGTTCTGAATATAATATCATCAGAATTAGGACTCATATGATATGAATTTACAGTTACATTTTTACTTTGATTCATATCAGAATTATTTAATTGAACACCACCACCAAACATGGCTTTGGTCAACTTTTGATATATTGTAGGCGTTTTAGGCATCTTTTTTATTATAAAATAATTTTATTATATTATTAAGTAAATAGTTATCTTTTTATACTTCCAATAAGCCACATATAGGTTCCACTTACTTTATTAGATTTTTGGTCTAAAGTCTTTTTATTATAAAATGGTAAAATTCTATCAGGGGCAATTGAAACAGATTTATTATCTATTGTTGGGCGTTTTATTGAATTAATATTATTGTTAACAACCCATGATTTTAGAATTACAGCATCTTTTTTCTTAGTATCTTCCATTTTAAAGAATGAAAATTGTAGTACAAATAATGCCATCGCAATGCATGTTAATGTATCATCATGACAACCATCCATATGGTCAATACGTCTTGCTTCACCTTTGAAAATCCATGTTTCCATTTCATTAATAACACGAATAGACCTAACCCTAAATGAATTATTTTTAACCATTGTAACAAAATTACTTAACATCTGATAACGAACAGATGATTGATGGAAACCAGGAAGTCTATCAGTATCTTTAAGATTATACTCACTATATTTTCTTTGAATCATGTAGGTTTTCAATGATGGGTCATCATAATATAAATTAGGGTATTTTAACCGCATTAATGTTAATACTGCTGCATCACCTGTACCACCAACACAATCTATTACTACTAAAGCGTTATTATAAGCAGTTGCATAATTAAATACAATTTCACCAATTTCATCACCTGTTCTTTTACCATTATATTCAAGAACTTGGTCAAAATATGGATTACCATTTTCATCTTTAGCGTCTATATCAATAATTTCAATAGCTGTTTTATCCGCAGCATCACCACGAGAAGCATCCACTGCACAAATATATCTGTGTCCTGGTATTGGGTCTTTCCAAATCCAAGTTTCTTCAACAAACGGGTCTTTTAAATTCCAATCATCAGGTAAGTAAACCACATTATTATTAAGTTGAAACTCTATTACTTCAGGCGCAATAACATTATCAGATGAACCTAAGAAAGATACATTTAATTCTTGTGCAATTTTCATTTCATCACCATTGAAACTCTGGCACATATTTTCATACCAAGGAGATGTTGGAATCCAACCATTTTTTTCTAATTCACGCCATCTTTCTTCATTATATCTTATATTTCCTTCAGCATCTATTGTTTCTTCTTTAATCCATTCAAATTCACCAGTTTCTTTATCTTTCTTATACCATTTTAAGTTACGGTTATAACGAAGGTCTTGAAACCACTTAAATTCTACTGCATTATAATTATTCTTCTTTTCTAATGCTTTGGAATAAGTACGATAATAAAGTTGGTCTTTACCATTTGGCGTTGATACCATAATGATTTTTGCATCTCTTACTGATGCAGTTGCAGCAACAGCTTGTGCATAAACAGAAAGTCCATTTTCAATAAATGCTGCTTCGTCAAAAATTAATATAGAAACAGCCGATATACCACGAGCAGCATTTTCGCCTGAAGAACGAGCAACAACTTTACAACCATTAAATAGTTGAAGTTCAGACTTATTTCTAATCTCATAAATGGATTTTTTATTTTTCTCACTTTTAGGGTCTGGTGAATAAAATTCATCTCCCCAGAAATATCTTGGAACTTGGTCTAAGAAATCACCAATTTTTGTCACTAATTGTTGAGAAATATCAAGTTTATTGCCAATACATAATACAGTTTCAGGAGCATCTTTACTAGCAAAAACTATTTGTGCTGTTACCCATGCACTAGAAACTGTTGTAATACCTGCCTGTCTATGTTTAATAGCAATAGAATTAGGGTATTTTACTATACTTTTTAAAAATTCAATTTGTCTTGGAAATAATTTAAATGGTACAGATTTTCTTCTATCAGCATCAAATGTTGATAGAAAATTTTCGATAAAATATTTACGTGTTTTATCTGTATAACTTTTTATGTATTCGGTTTGTATTTGTTGTAATGAAACCATAATATTTATATTTTTATTTATATAAATAGTTAGCAATACCCATATAAATAAAATAGAGGGCTTCTATACCCTCTATTAATCAGTATTTTAAATGCAATCAAGTTCTTCAGGTAGAAAACATTCATCATCTCCAATAACAGCAACTTGACTATTTTTATCATCTAAATATGCATCAAAATCATCCTTTTCTTTTTCATGTAATATAAATTGAATCATTTCTCTCATTGCTTCTTTACCTTTTTTTGTCTTTGCAAAAATTTCTTTCATAAATTGATGGAATTCATCAGCAGGTAATGAAACTAATTCTGTAAAAATAAATGGTATTCCAACTTCAACTGGGTCAAATGAATCAACTTTTATTATATCACTAACCATTTCCCATAATGAATATCCTAATCTCATGTCCCAAGGTTCAGCTAGTAAAAAATCAGATTTTTTAATGACATACAAAGCGTCCTCTCTTTTCTCAGGTAAACCATGTGCAGCAAACAATTCTAAAAAACCTCTAAATGATTCGTTTAAGAGGATTGGAAATATGATACCTTTTGCTTCAATGGTAGCTTGTTCAATATCATTACCAAGATGAACATCTACATTACCAGCATCAGTTCTTGACTTTTCATCATCAATATCAGCTTTAAAAAATAATAAAAAACTGTTTATTTTAGTTATTTTCTCATATAATGTTGGCAATTTATAATTCAACGCATATATGTCTTTAACAAATGCTTGAATATCACTTGAATATTTAAGTGCTGCCCCTTGTATTAACGAATTAACCAAACGTCTTTTATAAACCTCTTTAGATAATCTATCTAAATCTTCAACACCATCCACTTCAATATCATCAGTTTTTTCAGGTGTTAATCTTTTTCCAGAATTATCTATTCTATCCACTAATTCACAACTAAAAGATATAGAATTTTTAGGTATATTAAACAAATCATTTACTAAATTAGTACATAGTTTTTCCAAGTTATCTTTTAAAGGCTTTTCAATCTTTTGACATTCATGTACTAATTTGCCAAGGACATTTGTTAAATTCTCTTCACTTAGTTCTCCAATGTCATCAAATTTACTCAGTTCATCGTATAAATGCTTGAATCTTTTATTAACGATTTTGTAGTCAAAACAATCTTCATCTTCAGGTGGAAACGATGGGTGGTCTCCTAAAGATGTCTTATGGTTTGACAAAGATTTTATTAAATGTTTTGGTAATTTAATATCATCTTTGTTATCATTAATCAAACCTTCAATAAGCATATTTTGTTTAACTATTATTTTTTTCATACACCTTGTTTAACTTCTTTTTGTTGGTCTTTAATATTTTGTTTAGCCATGTTTTGAGCATTCTTAAATTCGGATTCTTTGCGATTAATTTCAGCCTTTGGGATGTATTTTGTTAAATCAGCCATACTAATAATTTTATTTATCGTTTTCATATCACGTCCTTGTTTAAATAATGTATCGAAAAACATGCTAATTGCATTAGTATAATTTTCTTTTGCTTGTTTAATTTCGTCTGATAAACTCATAACTTCACTATTAATCAAGTCACTATACATAATAGAATCAGAGCTTTCATTTAACTTACCATTAATTTTTTCACTAATTTCTTTTTTGGTTAAAACTGTTGCATTTTTTAAAAGGTTTTTTATACGCATTTCTTTTATAGCCTTTTTAGAAACAACAACACTTTCTTGCGCTGGTATATTATATCCTACTTTATTTGGGTTAATGCCATCTCTTTGTGCGTCACGTTTTGTATTTTGTATAGCTTGATTTATATTGCCATTTGTTGACCCTGTATTAACAGTTAAGCTTACAGCTTCCTTAATAGCCAATTCATGTTGCTCTTTAGTTATTTTAATTTTTCTCATTGCAATAATGTAATTTATATATAATTATCTTACAAATAATCTAAAAAATAAAATCACCAAATAAAGAATATTTGGTGATTTTAATAATTTATCTTAATTTTTATTTAAACATTGGTGAAGTGTAAGGTTTAGTTTTAAAACTTTTGTTAACTTTGATTTTATCATTATTTACATTATTAGGTTTTTGTGAAATAATATCATTAACTATTTCATCAATATATGATTCTAAATTTTCAGTTAACTTTTTTGTAGATTTTTTATTTTCCATTGGTGGCATTTCAGGACTTTGGCTCATATCCTGATTATTGTCCATTGGTGGTGTATCTACATTATCCTGTGGCGTTTCTTGATTTTCAGAATCAGAATTTTCATCTGATTTTATTTTATTTATGATTTCTTCAACATCTTCAGGTGATAAACCTTCCACTGCTGCATCATTAGCCATACCTGCCACATATTTGTTTAAGTCCACATCTGGATTGGGTAAACCTTCATTATATTTTCTTAATGATTGGCTCAATTTACCTGCTAATTGTTGAATATATCTTTTTGGGTCACTGTTTTCATCAGCTTCTACACCAGCATCAAAATCAGCATCAAATTGTTCATCATTATCTTGTTCTCCACCCATATCATTCATTGGTGGCATTTGATTATCCATTTGTGGTTGAGGATTATCCATAGGTGGCATCTGATTGTTCATCATACCACCTTGGGGTACTTCCTCTTTTTTATCAGTTTTAATTTTTAGTACTTTTTTTTCACTAATATTCTCACTTACTTTTTTTTTTCACCTTGTCCATCAGTATTTCCTTTTTCCGAATTGTTACTTGCAGTTAATTTCATTTGACTTAACTTTTTCATTACTGAATCAGTAATTACTTTAACAATGTCATCAAAAGGTGCTGAACTACCAATTTTTAAACCATATGGTTTGTCACCATCAACTGATTTATCATTCCAATCTTTTGCACCATTAGGAGCAACTTCTTTATTAGGTGGTAATGTCATTACCGTTTTTTGATAAGCAGGGTGTTTCCCAAAATCATCTAACACAGTCTCACTTTCCTCTTTAACAACTTTACCTTTTTTCTGTTTGCTTTCCCAAGGTAAGTTTTGAGCATTTGAATATTCAGAGTCAAAAGCATTATCACTTGGCATTTGAGGTTTTTGAACTTTAGCAAATTGTGGGTTTTGTTGTATAAATGCTTCCCATGCATGGTCAAATTGTGTTCCATAATCTTGATATTCATCAGGCATTCCAGCAAAGTTTTCAACATCATCTTCTGACAAATCATCTTGTGTATAATCAACACCTGGGAAAGGCATATCTTCATTCATATGAATATCTTCGTTCAAATCTTCGTCATCATTATCATCACCTTCATTGACTTTTTTATCAAATGGCTCAGAACTACCAATTTCCCCGTTTCCTGGTTTTGGTTTGTTGATGTTATCTCCTTCTGTGTGCATCGCTCCATCAGATTCTTGGATTTTTTCAGTATCGGCTTCAGTTTGATTACTTTCTTGACCTAATTCATCACAAAATGGTGCTGAACTACCAATTTCAGTTCCTTTAGCTTTATCCAAATAATCTTTGTTTTTGTTCCACGTTAAAACTTGTTCTTCAGTAACTTTTACTTTATGTCCTTCATTCATTTTAACAGCTTTTGCACCTTTTGGTTTTTGGTTTGCAACTGAGCCAGCAGGAACATATTTAGCAGCTTCCGTATGTGGAGAGTTTGTATCTGCACCACCTTTAGGATTTTTGTCTGATTCCATATCACTATCTGATACTGTTTCAGATTTATCAAAAGGTTTACCTGCTGCTACATGATTGTTAGATGGTCTAACTGAATCTTTATCACCTTTAGCTGTTGCTTTTTCTGTGAATGGACCATTTTTAGTTTTATCAGAAGGATTAGTAGCAGGTGCTTCAGGAACTTCACGATTCATAGGTATTTTTGCATCTTCATTTAAAATACCTGCTGCATTACGCATAATTTGTCTTTGGCGGTCAATTTCGCTTTGCATTTCTTTAGTTTCTTCAATAACCCATTCAGCTTTTTCAACAGGTTTGAATTGTTCAGCAATTGGCTTTCTTGAAGAATATGCTTCATTCAAAGACATTAATTTCATTTCTAATTGTTTAGAAGCTAATGCATAACTATTAAATTCGTTAGCAGCACGGTTCATAAATCCACCTATATAGTCATAATCTTCAGCTAAAACTTCAGTATCTTTTTTAGGGGCTGTTTTGATATAGAATTTATGATTTTCTCTAATAATTCCATAAGTTTTACCATCTGCACCTTCAACATGGTATTCAACAACTGTCTTATTGATACTTGGTTTGTTTTCATTCACCAAACCATAGCTCATAAGATTTTTCATTTTCTCTATTTGTGATTCATATATCGTCATTTTGTATATAAATTTTTTTCTATTATACAGTATAATATAATTAGTTTATTTTAAATATAAATATTTCATTATTTTAATGAATTTAATTTATCATAAGTTTTTGACTTTAAATCCCATAACTTATCTATATATCCAGCATTTCTCATTACTTTATAAATAATATTTCCATTCCCCATCTCACCATCTTTCTTTAAAGACTTTTGTCTGATGAATTTTACCTTATCATTTAATCTTTTAACTTTTTTTGACAATATATCAATTTTGTAATCATCATCAGTTTCATCAATCATATCAGATAGTTCATCAACTTGAGTCATTAACTTGGCAGCAGTTTTCTTTACATATTGTTCATCAAATTCATTATCATTAAATGGTTTTGGTTCAACAACCCATTTGTTTTTTTCAAGTGAATAAACCCCACTTGAATTAGCAGCATCATTTGAATTTTCAACATATAACTCGATTGGAAAGCCATATATTCTCAAATTGTCATGGTCTTGCATCCAAGAATATTTTTTCATTTCAAAATATTCTTTTACAAACTCTATATTTTCATACACATCTTTATAATTCATAATTACATGTACATCTATATCAGAATATTTTGTCCAATTATAATTGGCTAATGAACCTGTAAACACAATATCAAGTGGTTTTACCCATTTAACATTGAGTGTCTGAATGAAATCGTCAGCAATATCCATTAATTTTAATCTCACTTTTGAATTAAGTTTTCCGTTAATCCAAAATTTTGGATTAAGTTGTGGCTTTGGTTCAAGTGGATTGAGATTAATATCGCTCATTGATACTTCATCATATAGGTTTTCCTGTAAATTTTCTTTTAATATTGTTAAATAATCCTTATTAAAAATTACTTTTCTCATTGTAAAACAGATTAATATATCATAAATACCCAAAATTTTTCTATTATCCATTTGGATTAATGAAAAATAAATAGTATATTTGCATCGTAATTTAAATTTAAAACGATTTTAAGATATGATTAAGATGGATAAAACACCTCGTGAGATTAAAGAATACTTAGACCAGTATGTTATTGGGCAAGATGATGCAAAGAAAATATTGTCTGTGGCAATATATAATCATCTAAAGCGTATCTTGATGAATGATGAAGGTATTGGTAACGATGGAGAGTTTGCAGATATACAAGTAGAAAAATCTAATATCATTATGGCAGGTGAAACAGGAACAGGTAAAACATTTCTAGTCAAAACAATAGCTGAAATGCTGGGACTTCCTTGTTATATAGCAGATGCTACAACATTGACTGAAGCTGGATATGTAGGTGATGATGTAGAAACAATTGTTGTTGGTCTACTACAAAAAGCTGATTATAATGTTGCTTTAGCAGAAAGAGGTATTATTGTTATTGATGAAATTGATAAAATTGCTCGCAAAAGTGATAATCCTTCTATTACTCGTGATGTAAGTGGAGAAGGTGTACAGCAAGCATTATTAAAAATAGTAGAAGGTAATGTGGTTGGTGTGCCGCCTAAAGGCGGAAGAAAACATCCTGAAATCCCATTGACCTATGTTAATACGAAAAATATTCTTATAATTGGTCTTGGTGCATTTGTGGGGCTTGAACAAAACATAAAGAAACGCTTAAATGTTAATTCAATAGGTTTTAAAAATAAAACGGAAAAACAAAAAGAAATAGAAGGAAATATTCTTAAACAAGTGACTTCACAAGATTTACGTTCATTTGGGTTAATTCCTGAACTAATAGGACGTTTCCCTGTAATTACTTATACAAATCCTTTGACTGAAGAAGATTTAATCAAAATTATTTCAGAGCCAAAAAATGCAATTTTAAAGCAATTTAAGAAACTTTTATCTGTCGATGGTATAAACATATCATTTGATAAAGAAGCTTTGAAAGAAATAGCTAAAACAGCTTTAAAACTGAAATTAGGAGCACGTGGATTACGTTCTATTTTAGAAATAATTTTAACTGATATAATGTATGAAGCACCTGATATGTCAGATACAAAAAATATCCATATTACAAAAGATATGATAATATCAATGCTTGATAAGGTGTATAATTTGAATGAATAAAAAAAGATGCTACTTAACTATTATAAGGTAGCTTAATTACATATTAACAGCTTAACACAAATAAAGTAGTAGCATCTAATATTAAATATATGTTAATGTATGGAAAAAAATGTAAAAAATGATAGGAATAACACATTAATGGGCTATTTTCCTGAAAATGAAAGTTTTATTGTAGAACTAAAATTTACAAAAGATAACAATGAAACTGCTGCAAAACTTTTGAGAAGTGCTGTTGATGGTATTGAATTATTGCCTGATTTAGTAATCAGTAAATTATATCGTGGAATTGAAACTATTAACACAGTGACAAACATTAAAAAAAGAGAAGTATTTAATGAAATGGAAAAAGCATTGGAACAATTTAAACAAGATGTAATAAATTTCAAATTTGAAGAAATAGATACTAAAAAATATGGAACAGAATACATTGGTAAATTGTAAACAAGTTATTGTTTTACGCAAAGATTTAGGTATGCGTAAAGGGAAAATGGTAAGCCAAGGTGCTCACGCTTCATTAGGGGCATTATTAACAATGTTTACTAAAGATAAAGCTAATGATAAATTCACTAATTATCTATTAACTTATAAGAATAGTGGTGATGATATGGATAAAGAAGATAAGATACTATCTTCATGGTTAGATGGTATTTTTACTAAAATATGTCTTTGTGTTGATAATGAGGATGAATTAGTTTCTCTATATAATAACATTAAAAAAGAAGCTCCCGAAATTCCAATTGTAATGATTGAAGATAATGGTTTAACTGAATTTCATGGTGTAAAAACAAAAACCTGCATTGGTATTGGTCCTTGGGTGAGTGAAGAAATTGATAAGTTCACAAAACATTTAAAATTATTATAAATGAACAAAATTTATGTAGTTGTTAAGAAAGAATATGGAGAATACAATGAGGATGGAGTTTGGTATTCTATACTTGCAGCATTTGATATGAAAGAAAATGCTAAAGAGTATTTACAAAACTATGAGAAAACAGCATCTAAAGAAGCTTATTATACATCATATTCAGTAGTCACAATCCCATTATTCCTTTCTCGTAAAACAAAAATAAAGCACAGACCAAAACAAAATACTTTTCCTATTGGTGATATTATTAAATTGAAAACATTAAAAAAATAATATGAATAAGATATATTATATGGATGATATTCTTGATGGTGAATTTGAATATCAAACTGTAAGAGAAGTATTATCAGATAATAGGATGAATATTCTTAACTTATGTAATAAAGGATATTTGTTTGATGAAGAGGTTCTTGATAGAGCTGGTATTAAATCAGAATCTAAAAATATATTTGGTGCTGATAATATAAATTACATTTATATTTCCCATGATAAATCATATTTAGAAGATATTATTCATAATAGACCTATTGGGACAACAGTTTTGAATGATTTCAAAAAGAACATTGATAACAAGCATTTTCCTGATAGTCTTAGTGAAGAAGATGAAATGGGTTATAATTTTGATTGGAGTCTACCATGTGAAGAATATGTATAAGATGATTTTGAATCAGAGTTATATCAAAATTTAAAAGAAAAATATGATGATAACCAATCATATTATGAAGATTAACGTAATATGGGTAATATTTAATATAAAAAAATTTATGAAATTAGAAATAAATTCAATAATAGATAAGGGTGAGTATAAGGGAAAAAAAGTTTCTAAAATACTTTCAAATGATAAAAAGTGTATATTTAGATTGATAAAAGAAGGTTTTAACTTTTCTGATGAAGTGTTGGAACAGGCAGGTATTAAAAAATCAATTCATTCTGTTTCAACAATTTGTAGTATTGTTGAACATGATAATAGTGAATTGACTAAAAAATTAGAAATTGATACCATAGATGCAACAACATTAATTAATGAACTTATAATTAAAGATAACCCTAAACTTTTAACAATTGATTCTGATAATGATGAATCAGTGGATGATGATTTTGATGATGATTTTGAACTTTCTGAAGAAGATATATAATAATGGCACTGTGTAAATATAATTTAAAAGATAAAATGCTAATCGGAAAGTATAAACATCATACAATACAAGATGCAATTGACATTAATCCATCTTATGTAGATTGGTTAAGAGTTCATGCTAAAAATAATTTTGAAATAGATGAAATTACAGAAGCGTATTTAGTTGATAGATTAGCATTATTCGCAATAAGTAACATGAATAAACATTTAAATAATAAAAATATAAAGTATAAAAAGAAATGAATATATTAAAATTCTCAGCACAATGGTGTATGCCATGTAAAATGATGAAACCAATTTTTGAAGAGGTCTCAAAAAATGAAAAATATAAGAATATTGATTTTATTGAAATTGATATTGAAGATGAAAATCTAATTGAAAAGTTCAATATTACCCCAAATGATTTATGCGCTAAATATAGTATAAGAAATATACCAACATTAATTATTGTTGATGATGATTTAAATGAAGTTGGTAAAATGGTTGGTGGGGCTGATAAAAATAAAATTACTAATTTTATAGATACAACATTAAATCAAAAGGGAGAATAACTTCTCCCTTTTTTTATAATACATACCATATACCATCTTTGTTAATACCACTATCAGTTGTAAATGTAAGCCATTTTCCATCTTTATAGATTTTTTGGTTTAAAACATTTTCCCATTTTCCATTTACATACACTTTTATACTTTTAACTTTTTTCTTAGCCATATTATTTTAATGCATTTTCAATATCATCTTCAGATGGCTTAACACATGTGCTATCATTAGAAGATTTATTATTTAAACTCTGTTTTTCTTCTGGATAATATTTTTTATAATCATAAAAACGTTTTTCCCCTGCAACTTTAGTCCATCCAACAGCACCAAATAATGATGCGATAGAAGCAATGACTGTTGCTACTCCATATAAATCAGTTATAATGTATCCAGTACAACAAACATCAATGATTAAAACTAACCCACATATCAATAGTAATAAAATACCTGTTAATGTAACTGACACAAGAAAAAAACTTTTACTTGAATCTCCATTATTTGATTTTATTAACAATTTGATATATTCTACAAATTTTTTCATTATTGGTTCTTATTTTACTCATAAATATTTTTAAAAAAATTAAAAACATTGGTAAAATACTATTTTAGGTTGTATATTTGCAAAAAAGAAAATATGAAAATAGTTGGATTTGCTGGACGCAAACAAAGTGGAAAATCAGAGTTAGCTTCTGTATGTATAGAAAATTTTGAAAATGTAAGTGTTTTTAGTTTTGGTAATGCGTTGAAGAACTTATGTGCTGAACTGTTAAACATAACATATGATGAATTAAACGAAATAAAGAATATTCCTAATAAGTTTTCAATAGCTCCTGATACAAGGTGGATTAGAATAATCAATAAAAGAACAAATATTGATGAAAAATCAATAAGAGAAACAATTAATGGCACAACTTTTACATCAGTTAGAATGATGCTTCAAATAATTGGAACTAATCTTATTAGAAAATTTGAACCTAATTGGCATGTTGATACATTAGTTAACGAAATTAAAGAATACCAATCAACTGATAAAATAATAATTGTTGATGATTGCCGTTTTCCAAATGAAAAGAAAGCATTGGAAGAACTTGGTGCGGATGTTTATTTCATATTAAGACCAACTAATATGAATGTTTCAAACCATGATTCTGAAACAGGATTAAAATGGTATGATTTTGATTATAATAGAATTATAATCAATGATATGGAAATAAATAAGTTAAGAGAATATTGGAGAATTGAAATGGTCAAAGTTTTAGGCTTATCTCCATGTCTTGATGCGATTGAAAACCCAATTATGGGGGATAGTCGTATATTTATGGGTTTTAATTATGCTTTTACTATGGAGAAATGTAAGACTGCTATGGCAGCAGGTATTCTTTTGGAATATGGAGCTATTGATAAAACAAATGGTTTCATTCATTATCATAGTAATAATGAACATTTATATGATATTATATACACTACATTATATGGTATGACAAGAACGAAAGAAGAAATGCCTGATATTGAATTTTATAATCCATATATTGTTGAAAATCTTAAAATGTTTATGGATTAACATTTATTAGATATTAATTTTTTGATTTTATAGAAATTAGTATTATATTTGCATTGTTTTAATAATGACAAGTATGAAACTAAAAATAATAAAGAGTATATATTCGTTTTTTCTAAATGATAATCATATAACATGGTTAATAGTTATTAACTGTTTTGTTACATTTTTATTGGCATTTAGTAGTATTCCATTGTGGTTACATGATAGAATGGTTACTATTGATTTGATTTTAACAATAATATTTGGAATTGAAATTGCTGTTAAAGTAAAAATATATGGAAAACGGTTTTTCAAAAAACATATAAATACATTTGATTTTATATTGGTTGTCATTAGTTTATTACCATTGTTTTTTGGCTCTTATTTAGAAAGAATGGATTATCTCTTGGTATTAAGAACAGTTAGGATTTTTAAATGTACAAGATTATTCAGAGCAATACCAAATTATGAAAGGTTATTATTGAATCTTAAAATTGCATTTAGAGCTAGTATTGGTGTAATTGTTGGAATATTCATACTAATATTTATTATATCAATTATATTATCAAGTTTATATTCTAAAATCGCTCCTGAATATTTTGGTAATCCAATTGAATCCATATATACTGTATTTAGAATGTTTACAATTGAAGGGTGGTATGATATACCTAACACAATCGCTGATAATACATCACCACTAATAGGAACAATTAGTAAAATTGTATTTTGTTTGATAGTGTTGATTGGTGGTATGTTTGGTATGAGTTTTGTTACATCATCATTTACAGATGAATTAGCTGTTGATAATAATGATAATGTAATGAAAGAATTACAAGAATTAAAAGAGATGATTAAAAAACAAAATGAGAAGTTTGGGGATAACAATTAGTATTGTTTTATGGATGCTTATCACAATTGTTATGGTAATAACTGTTATTGGGATGTTACCATTTATGATAATAGATGAAAAAACTGATAAATGTTATTGGTTTGAAATATTAGAAACATTAATTAATAAATATTAACATGAAAGAAGGAACAAGAATTGAAAAAACATTGTCAGAAAACCAAAATTTTCCAGTTAAAGTTGATGACAAAATTTATTGGATTTCTCGTGCAATGGCAGTAGTTGGATATGTGTTTAAAGAGGTTGATGGCAAATTATTTGTGTTAACCGAAAAGCGTGGAAAAGGTGCAGCAGATTATATTGGTCATTTCTGTGTACCATGTGGCTATCTTGATTTTAATGAAACTTTGGAAGATGCTGTTCTTAGAGAACTAAAAGAGGAAACAGGTTTTATTGGTGATAAGAAAAAACTTATATTGTTGAAAGTTAATTCTGACCCAGCAGAAAATAGACAAAATGTTAGTGCACATTTTGGTTATTTTGCAGATGACAAAGAAGATTTTTCTTTGGAGAAAGCTATTGGTGGCGAAAAAGATGAAATTGAACTTGTTAATTGGATGTATATTGGAAAAATTACAGGTCTAAAATGGTGGGAAAAAATCTTTAAAAAAGATAAACGTAAAACATTAACATCTGATTTTGATTGGTTTTATTCTCATAAATGGGCATTTAGTCATCATTTAAGACTTGACGATTATCTTTCAAAGTTTTATAAAGTAAAAATATAATTATTTATATGATATAAAACTATTAATATGAAAGCAAAAACTAAAATTGGAACTATTGAAGATTATGTTAAAGCTAACAGAAAAGCTTCAAGAGAAGAAGAACTAGAAAGAAATGGTGGACGGTGGGTAGCAAAAGACCGTCCTCATAAAAATAAAAAAGCGTATAATAGAAAAGAGGGTAAAAGAATTAGTTTCGATTACCCTCTTTATCATTTATATTACCTCAATTAAGGATTTTTCGCTTCTAATGCTTCTATTCTTTCAGTTAAACTATTAATTGTAGTTTGTAATGCATCAATTTGTTCTTTAAGAGCAATTTCTTTTGCAACTCCATCGTTGATGGAGATTACAGGTGAACCTTTACTTTTCAGACTTAAATTACCAATATTAGAACCTACTTCTACTACATTTCCAGAAGTTAATGTTAAAATATTTACAGGGCTTGTTGTACTACCTGTTGGTCTGGCACTAATAGATTCATTATTAGGTAATGTCAAACCAGTACTTAATATGTTATCAATTTTAGTTTCTATTGCATCTTCTCTATTTGTTGCTCTTGTTACTTCAGCTCCTAAATCATTAGTTAAAGTTGCATAATTTTGTGCTTGTAAAGTTGATTCAGCAGTTAAATCACTTCTAACACCTGCAATGTTAGTTTTGTTTTCTTCGACACTTGCTTTAATAGCAGTATCATCATAATTACTTAATCCAGTAAGTTTAGTTTTTTCAACAGTTGTGAAGTTTTCTTGTGAAAGTCCCATACCATCTACTTTATCAACTTTAGTTGCAATTGCTTGTTCATTAGCAGTGATTTTTTCTTCTAATGCAGTATCAGCCGTTTTATATGCAGTATCTAATGATGCTATATCATTTTTAATATCTGTATCATCGTAATTACTTAAACCTTCAAGTTTTGTTTTTAATGCAGTTGTAAAATCTTCTTCTGATAAACCTTTACCATCTACTTTATCAACTTTAACCTCAACATCACTTAAATAAGCTACTTTGTTAGCATTTTCACCTGATTGACTTTGTTCTTGAACTGTTACTCTAACACCATCTGGTACATTTAAGTTTAATGGATATTTTGAAGAACCAAAGTCCATTATATCATATCGACTTAATTGAGCAATAGTTGCACCATCAGCAGGATTACTACCATCTGTGCCATATTTAGTACCAACTATTTGACCACCTGAAGGTAATACAATTTTAGATTTACTTTCATCCCAAGTTACTTTTGTTTCCAAAGCATTATTAATATTTGCTTCAGCTTCTAAAGCTCTTTCATGTTCATAATCAACATCAGTTCTTAACTTAGCTTCAACCCCACTTGCACGTGTTTCTTCAGCAGTAATTTTTCCATTTATTTCTGAAATTGCTTCATCAATAGCGATAATTTTAATACCATCTGAAGTTACTTGTATATATGATTGAGATGATGGGTCTAATTTTATTGAAAATACATTTCCAGTTAATTCTAAACCATTTCCTGCTTCATATGTATCAACTAATTCTCCAATATTAACTTTTGTCACTTTTTCATCATCAGTTGTATCAAATGTAAATACTAATTCTTTAGTTGTATCGTCATATTCAACATTTTTTAAGAATTGGTCTTTGGGAATGTTAATATCTCCTTTTACAACTCCATCAACCATTAATTCATAATGTAATTGATTATCAACATCTTGAACTAATTCAACAGAAGAAATTTTTCCATTAACATCTTCTATTAATGCAATTTCTTTTGTATCATTATATGTTGGTCTATTAGCTTTACCATTTAAATTGATTTCTAATGATGCACTACCTAAATCAACTTTATTCCACTTAGAAACCATACCAATGTTGAATGTTTGACCAGATAATTCATCAGTACCTTCACCAACTAAATTAGCATAATTATCCAATTGAATAACTTTATATTTTTTGCCTTCTTTTTCGGCTTCTACATAAGAAACTTTGTTTTCTTTTAAATCTTCAATAGCAGGTCTTATTTCATTATCAATACCGCCATTGATAGTATTAACAGCATCTACCAAATTATCGTTAACTGTTTTAATACTTTCATTGATAACATCAATCATTGCATTAACACGGTCAGATTCATTTGTTATTTCACTATTAATATCATCCATTAATGCAACTTCTTTTGTATCATTATATGTTGGTCTTTCTTCTGAACCATTCATATTAAATGGAAGTTTGGTAGAACCAAAGTCAGCTTTATCCCATTTAGATACCATTGCTAAATTTACACCCTCACCATCAGTCATAATACCTGAAAGTGTATCAAAGTTAGCTAATTGAATAGTTTTTCTATTAGTATCAAATTCTTGATATTTAACAGCTTTTGCTAATTCAGGTCTTATTTCATTATCAATACCACCATTAATAGTATTGAAACCATCAGCCATATTTTGATTAATTGTATTAACAGCAGTCACTAAATTATCATTAACTGTTTTAATATCAGCTTTAATTTCATCAACATCAACTTCTTTTACTTTTTCAGCTAATGCAGCTTCAGCAGCAAGTGCCCTTTCAGTCTCAATATTGATATTTCCTTGTAAATTTGCTACATCAATTTTTCTTTCAGTAGTTTCAACATTGATGTTAGTTTGTAAATTAGTTTCAGCAGTAAGTGCTCTTTCAGTTTCATCAACTGTTAATTTCTTAGCTTCTGCTATTGCAGGTTTAATTTCATTTTCAATACCACCATTAATAGTGTTGAAACCATCAACTACATTTTGGTTGATTGTATTTATTGAAGTTACTAAATTGTCATTAACAGTTTTAATATCGTCTTTTACTTTGTCTAATTCAGATTGAGAAATAAATTTAGACATATCTACTTGCAAACCATTCTCAGTAAGAGTTAATCCACCATTAGGGTCTAAATTAATTTTCAATTCGACTGTTGTTCCTTCTTCTGAAGAAGTTTTTGTTACAACTATTGAATTGTCTGATAAAATGTTTGTTATTACACTATCAAATGGAACTTCAATTTCAGCTTCTCCATATAAACGAGAGCCTAAATAGATATAGTTATGTAATGTAATATTGTTATCTCTAACAAACCACATATAACCTTTGGTTGTGCCAGCTTCTTCGGCTGCTTTAAACTCAGGTAGTAATACTTGTTTTATACCGACAAGTTTTTCAGTTGTTTCACTCATTGTATATTATTTTTTAATATTTATTAATTAGTAAACATATCATCAGGGATTTCTGGTTCCTTATAATCTAAATCACACAAATCAACAAATACGCCAAAAGTATAATATCTTACATCTGTACCACACCCATCCAATAAGATACCTTTTTCTTCTGCAATTTGTTCAATTTCATTAAAAGTTTTTTCCATGATTTCTGTTTATTATAAATATCAAAAAAATGGTGCAAATAAATAAAAAAAAGCAAGGATTATTCATCCCTGCTCTTTTCTAACGCATTTAATTTTCTTTTTACTCTTTGATAATACGTTTCAGTACCATCTTTGGTAAAACCAGTACCCCCATTCCACATTCTTATAGCTTTTTCAACATTATTTGTCGGATTATAAGTTTTTTGTATTAAGTGGAAAATTTCTTTGGATTTTTCAATACTATATCTGTCTTTATAAGTATATTTGTTATAACCAAGTATTCGATTGCAATCTTGTATCATTATTTTTGATATTTGTAAATATCCAACATGATTTCCTGTTTTTGATACCGCATTAGGGTCATAACGACTTTCTGTATAAGCGATTGCTGATATTACATTATTCCAATCGAAATTTTTTTCAATACATTGTCCTTTTAAAGAACAACAAGTAACAATTAAAGTAATTAATAAAATGTGTTTTAGTTTTTGCATTAATTTATATTTAGTGTGGAAGATGTCATGTGTAAACATAACAATGGCTGCTTTCTTTGGGAGAGCAGCCAAAACTTCCTTATTATTAATAAGAATTTACTGATAGCATACCTTCTCGACTTATTTTCCCATCACACCAATCTTTGATAATTTGTTTGATTAACTTATCTCTTTGTTCTTTGTTGTGATAAATATTTTTAAATTTATCTTGTATCAAATAAAATAACTGAGATGTTGTCATTGTATTTAATGCATCTCCATTACTATTTTTCATACTAACTACTCTTGTCTTGATTGGATAACCATTGTTATCTATATCATCAATAGTGGATTTAATAAAGTTTTTATCTAAATAATTTTTAATTATAAGCACTTTATTAGCTTCTGGATAAAACGCTTCATTCAAAGCTAATTGAATGAATAAGTTCTCAATATTTTCAGAAATTATTATTTTTTTACCCATTATTATATATTTTCTATTAAATATAAATATTATTTAATGACTCTTTGTGTCATTTTACTTTTAAAACCTTGCAAATATACAATTAAAAAAACGAGAAATGCCAACTATTTCTCGTTTTTTCATTATTATTTAATAAAATTTTCAGTTTTTAATATTATTACATTATCGCCATTAACTTCATCATCATCCATGTCTAACATTAAATCAGTAATAGGATTTTCAAGAAACTCTTGAATAATTCTTAATACAGGTCTAGCACCATATTCTGATTGGTCTTTTATTTTATCAAACAAAAAATTCACAAATGTTTCGTTATAAAATTCATTTTCTAATGAAAATCCGATTTCGATTAATCTATTGTCAAGATTATGTAATTCCAAACGAATAATGTCTTTAATATTATCATCTGTTAATTTATTGAAATAAATAATATCATCAATACGATTAATAAATTCAGGTGGGAATTTCTTTTTTAATTCTTTTTGAATGATTGTTTTTGTATTAACTTGTTCATTTCTTACTAACCCTAAGCCACCACCAAAATCTGATACTTGTTTTGCTCCTGTATTTGATGTTAATAGAATTATTACATTTTTAAAATCAATTTTAGCCCCTGTATTATCTGTTAAACAACCTTCATCAAACAATTGTAAAAATACATTATAGATTTCTTGATTTGCTTTTTCAATTTCATCTAATAATAGCACACAATATTTTTTATTTTTAATGATTTCAGTCAGTTGACCACCGTTATCATAACCAACATATCCAGGTGCAGAACCAATCAATTTAGTAATAGAACTTTTTTCAGCATATTCAGACATATCAAGTCTAACCAAATATTTTTCATCACCAAAAACTTCTTTAGATAGTTTTTTAGCTATTAATGTTTTTCCAACACCAGTAGGACCACCTAAAAACATTACAATAGGCTTATTTTTATTTGACAATCCAACTCTATTTCTTTTAACAACTTGACAAATTTTATCAATAGCATCATCTTGTCCAATAATGCTACTTTTTAATATTTCATTAATATTTTTCAATGATGATTTTTCTGTTGTGCTTAATTTAGTGATAGGTATTGATGTTTTTTCTGATACTAATTCACAAACATCATTATCATATACAGTTCTTTGTTCTGTATTATAACGATTATTTTTTTCTAATAATGACAATTTAATTTTTAGTGTGTTTTCTTTAGCATTTAAATCAGAAATACCTTCATAAGTTTCATTACTAAGAATTTTTCTTTTTTCATCTTTAATTCTTAATAATTCTTCTTTAATATTAGTTATTTCAGGTGTGTCTTTAATTTTCAGAACAACTCTAGATGCTGATTCGTCAAGTAAATCTATTGCAGAATCAGGAAGGTTTCTATCTGAAATATATCTGTTTGCTAATAATACACATGATTTAATAGCTTCATTGGTATATTTTACATTATGATATGTTTCATAATACTCTTTACAACCATTAAGAATAGTTATAGATTCGTTAATAGATGATGGTTCAATAACAATTTTCTGAAAACGTCTTGATAATGAACTGTTATTTTCTATTGTGTTTTTATAATCTTTAAAATTAGTGGTTCCAATTACTTGAATATCACCATCAATTAATACATTGTTTAACATAGATGCAACATTTACATCTCCTGCTTGGTTTTTCTCACTCAAAGCATTATGAATATCATCAATAAAAATTATGTAATTTTTATCATTTTTTACTTCTTCTAAAAACCCTTTCAAGCGTTCTTCAAACATTCCTCTGAAATTAGCACCTGCAATCATTGCTGAAATATCCATTTGAACAATTTTTTTCTTATGATAAGCCACAGGAGCTTTTTTCTCAACAATCAAATTAGCCAAATGGCGACAAATAGCTGTTTTACCAACACCGCCATTTCCAACTAATATTAAGTTGTTTTTATTTCTTCGACCAAGAATATTAAACATTTGTCCAACTTCTTTTTCTCTTCCAACAATTTTATCAATTTTGCCTTTTGAAGCCAAATCATTAAGATTTTGTGAATATGTATCAATTAATGTGGTTTTTTGTGCTTTTCTCGCTTTCAATATTTGAGATGAACTTATACTTTTAACCTTTGCTGGTAGTTGTTTTGGTTTTGTTTCAACTTCTTCAATAAGGTTATTGTTCATAATATAATTTTCAAACATATCATATGTTAAGCCAACTTTACTAAACATTTCTTTTATTTTTCCATCAATAAATAACATAGATAATATCATATGTAATGTATTGACCTTTTCATGATTGTGTTTTACTCTTTCAACATTAGCCTGAATTATATATTCATTAAAATTTTCACTAAATCTTGGTATATCAAACTGGTTTAATGGAGTCGGATTTTGGCTTAAATAGTAACTATATTCATCAACAATACTTTTGATGATTTCTGTCATTAAACATTCTTCTAATGCAGCATAAGCAAGACAATTTTTATTTTCTAATACTCCTACAATGAAATATTCAGATACTATGTTTTTTGAGGGAAACTCATTGATTAATGTGGTTTCTATATATTTTAAAATATTAGTCAAATCATCTGAGAAAGATTTGTTTATTGGATTCATATTCTAATTTTTTATTACAATATACATAAAAATGGTTAAAAAGTAAAGATAATGACCTAAAATATTGAATTATGTGGGAAATATAAAAAATAAGTCGTATATTTGCATTGACTAAAGAATAAAATATGAGTGCAATTTTAAACATATATAAAGATAATGTAGATTATACATGGTATGATAGTTCAAATGTCTTATATTCAGAGTGTTATGATAAAGATAATGATTTGAAGGATTTGAAGATAGTATTTAAAGGTGGAAGAAGCTATCTTTATGAAAAGATAGATGTAAATGATTATTTGATGTTTAGGAGTGATTTGTCACAAGGTAAAGCATTAAACAAATATATTATTGTTAAAGATGTAAATGGTAATCCTAAACACAATGTAGTTCGTTTACCTGATACTGATTTGAATGAATTGGAGAATAGTCGTTTGATGATTATAGAAGAAAGAAATAAACCTGTTGAAGAAACCAACAATACCATTTATCATGTTGAATTAGATGAATCAAATGGTAATGTTAAATTGTTGTTTGAAGATAAAGTTGTATTTGAAGGTGTTGAAAATAAGATTTCAATCTTCCAATTATTAAAAGCTTTGAACATAAGAGCCGATATTACTAAAATAGAAATACCAAATTTAAATAGTGATGACGAATATTGATAAATTAGCAGAAAGAGAAGCTTTATATATTAAAGCGAAGGAGATGTATTATAATGAAGAACCAATAATGGAAGATAGTGCATTTGATGAACTTGAACAATGGTTAAAAGATAATGGTTCAGAAGTTGTCAAGAAAGTTGGTTCTTGGGATAGAAAAGCTAAGTTTCCACATCCATCTAAAATGGGTTCATTGGAAAAAATACAAGCTGACAAATCAACAGGTGAAGCACCTTGGGAATTATTTAAAGCTTGGTATGATAATATCAAATCTGTTATTGGTAAAGATTTAGTAACAATTGAATGGTCTCAAAAACTTGATGGAAATGCTGTTAATTTAGTGTATGAAAATGGTATTTTAACAAAGGCGTTATCACGAGGTGATGGTATTCTTGGTAGAGATTATTTATCAAGGATAGATAAAACGCAAATTCCTTTATCAATACCTATTACTGATAACATTGTTGAAGTAAGATGTGAAGCTGTTATTGAAAAAAGAATATTTGCTGAAAAATATGCCCGTTTGCCTGAATTGACTGAAGAAGAAAATGCTAAAAGATTTTCTAATGAAAGAAACTATGTTGCTGGATTGTTAAATAATGATGACGCAACTTCAGAACAAATATCAGAAATTCATTTAATACCTGTTGAAATGCATGAGGTGTTATCAAATGGTAAAATAATTTATTGGGATATTAATGATATTAGAAACTGGGGATTTGCTCATTACAAAGATTTATGTTTAAATTATGAACATCTTAGTATGAGTAAAGAAAAGTTTGAAAGAGTCTTTAAAGAATATGAAGATTTTAAACATAATGAAAGTCCATATCGTTTAGATGGTATGGTAGCTAAAATAAATTCTTCACAACGTGATTATGTTGGAGAAACTGCACATCACCCTAAATGGGCGTTAGCAATTAAGTTTAAACCTGAAAATGCTTCAACGTCTGTTGAAGGCTTTGAAATTAAAATGGGGAAAACAGGAAATTTCACACCTGTTGTTTTGCTTAAACCAGTAGAACTTGATGGGTCAATAGTATCAAAAACTAGTGGTTATAATTACAAATATATTATTGATAATAAAATTGGTGTAGGCGCAATTGTAACATTAGTTAAATCAGGTGATATTATTCCACAGATTACATCAGTTGATGTCCCAGCAATTGAAACGTTTGAGATGCCAACTGTATGCCCTCATTGTGGTTCTCAATTAGAAATTGTTAATAATACTCATTTACATTGTCCTAATGATGATTGTGAAGGTAAAAAATTATTTAAATTCATTAACTCAATGAATGTTCTTGAATTGGATGGGGTTGGAGATGCTTTTTTAGAAGAATTATTTAATAAAGTTAAAGAACCTGCTTCATTTTATATTACAAATCATGATGATGGCGATGTTACAACTGATTATTTAATTGATTGTGGAATGAAAGAAGGAAAAATACTTGAAAACTTTGTTAAACAATTAAATAATCTTAAAAAATTAACTGTTGAACAAGTGATTAGTTTCATGTCTTTAGATGGTATGTCTATTGGTGGGAAAACTGTTAAAGAAATTGCCAAGAAGTTATCAAGGGTTGATTATTCTTTTACTGGGTTGGAAAAGAAAGTTGTGTATGGATGGGATAAAAATGATGATGACCATTCTAAATTAACAGCATTTAACAATTTATGTGAAGATATTGTAATGCATGGACTTCCTATTGAATTTGTTAAAAAAAGAGAAGGTAATATAATTAAATTATGTTTAACTGGTTCACCAAAAAAATTCAATTTTTCATCTAAGGGGGAATTTATTAAATTCTTGGAAAATAAAGAATATGTTGTTGACGAAGTATCAGTAAAAGATTGTGATTATTTGGTTACTGATGATATTGAAAGCAAATCATCTAAGACAACAACAGCCAAAAAGTTAAACAAACAAATAGTAACTTATGATTATTTTAATTAGATATGAGTACAAAATTATATAATGGGATTCGTTTTAAATCCAGTAATATGGGTGACATATTACAACAATTAATTTCAATTAGAAAAGATGCTGTTAAAATAGCTAATGAACTTTTGACTATTGAAGAAATAAAATCATTTATTATTCTAAATAATCTTATTGGTGCTGATTGTCATAAGATATACAAAGCGTTAGTAACTGATTTAAACTCTGATTGTAGAACATTATTAAGTATTAATTTCAATTTTACAATTTCGCTAATACCAGAGAAAAATGGTTATGTTTATGGCTATTATTTTGCTGACCATCAGAAAGAATATTTTGAAATGATAGAACCATTTGTTGAAGATTATCATTACCAAAATCAATGTGATAAACCTGACAATATTTCAAATAGGGAGTGGAATAACAGACGTAAAAAATGGGATAAACTTCTTGGATATGATTCTTTTACTCAAAGAGCATTTAGTTTTGTAATTGTTAATTCTAGTGATTTAGATATGTTTTCAATTTTCAAAAAAATAAAAGATGCTGTTGAAGAACTTAAAAAAGAAGATTGTTGGCATGATGAAATTAAATTATTAAATTTTAGGACTGGTGAAGAGATGTATCTTGGGGAATATCCACATGGATTATTCATTTATGGAGATACATTATGTTTCAAAGATGAATATAATGACAGTTATATAATTTCATCAGGTGAAGCTTTTTGGGGTGGAACTAAAACTAAAGATGAAAGAGATAATTTAATTATTAAAACAGTAGTATAAATTTTATGGCAGAAATAAATGAAAAATTAAATATACCTGATAAAATTAAAGTTGGGTTTCAAAAAAGAGGTGACACTTACACAGGTAAATTATCATATGTTACATATATTAATAAAAAAGGACAATTAACTAAAGAAACATCATGGGAAGGGTGGAGAGATAAAAAAATCACTCCACTTGAACTTGATAATGTACCAACTGAAGGATTTGTTCTCAACAAAAAAGCTGGTGGATATTCAACTGGTTGGAATCATAGACAAACATATTGTCGTGTTTATGACCCACGAGATTTTGAATTTGAAATCAATATTGAAAATCTTTTATATATTCTTCAAGAATGTACATCAAGTAAAGGTAAAGGATTAGAAGGTAAATTTGTATATGCATGGTCAGGCAAAGATTTAGTATTGCTTCCTGTTGATTCACTTGATTATAAAATGTCAAAACAATTAATTGATAGTACTGAAAAAATAACTATGAAATCCTTAAAAATTGGAGCTTCATACAAAGGCAAAGTGCCAAATAGTAAAGATATTTCAGACAATTTAGTATATATTGGAAAAATGACATGGCATGGTTTTGCTGGTATGGCAATTGATTGTAAAGGTAATAATTACAACTATAAACTTGTTAGTAAAGTAGTACCAACTTTTGTTGATATTAATAAAAAACATTTTTATGGTTATTCATCTTTAACATCTTTATATCATTTAGTAAATGAAAATATTTTATCACTATCTGAAGTTGAAGATTATAAAGAAAAATTTTTACATACATTTCATGGTGAAGCAGACCAAATAGATAAATTATTCATAGTAAAAGGTTCAAAAAATCGTTATTTTGATGTTTATGGATATTGTGATACTTTATATGAAACTGAAAATGGTGAAGTTATTGATGTACGAGTTGATATAGAAAGACTATTGAACAATAAAACGTGGAGTCAAATATCATATGTTGAAAAACTAAATATGACATATGATGAATTTCAAGAAAAAGCAACCAAAAAATATAAATTTTATATAACTAAAGTAAATCGGCTAACAAATAATAATAAAGAATTTGAATACCAATATAAATACTCACAAAGAAAATCAACATGGGGTAATTATAATGATGGTTTTCAAGAATTTGTTTGTTCTGAAGAAGAAGCAAATTTAATAATTGATAGAATAAAATATCAATATAGTATATGGGTTAAAATGAAAAATGGCGATGAATTTCCAATGCAATATGATTATAGGAATTTTTCATTAATCGAAAATTTTAAATAATAAAAATAATATAATAAAATATGGAAAAAGATTTAATAATTTCAACTGCAACAGATAAAATTGAAAAAGAATTAGCACGAATTGAAAAAGAGTTAAAACCATCTGCTTATACTCCTAAGACAAATTGTAGATTCAGTTATCAAGATAGAACTTCAACAGGTGAAGGTATTAACATACGAATCATTAATGATATTAGTGAGCTTGTAAAAATGATTGCATTTGTTAATCGTAAATCTGAAGATTATGAAAATGCAACAAAAATAGTTGCTGCTTCAATTCCAGACTTTAAGATTGTTCCATTTACATGGAATGGGTTTTCAATAAGTGATTGGCAGGATGACCTTATGTATTTTATAAGAAAAATTCTTTATACACAAAGAGTTAAAGAACTTACTGAATATAAGAAAACATTAGAGCCATTATATTCACAAGATAAAAAAGACCAAATATTAATTGAATCAATTTTATCTAAAATTAACTTTTAAATAAAAACAAGATGGATAAGAAAAAAAGCTATTATAATTAGTGGTTTCCCATACATAGGGAAATTCACTAATTATACATTACTTAAACTTAATTTTAAAATAAAATGATTGAAAAATATACAAAAAAACCAGTAACAATTGAAGCTGTACAGTTATTAGATAATGATGATTCAATTAAAGAATGTATTGAATTTGTTTTTAATATTGGAATGGAAACCTCTATGTTTGGACAGATGGCAACCATTAACGATGTTAAAGCTAAAGGTGGCTTTGAAATTCCTACATTAGAAGGGAATATGAAAGCATCATTTGGTGATTATATTATAAAAGGTGTTGAAGGAGAATTTTATCCATGCCGAAGTGATATTTTTAATAAAACTTATATCAAAGCTGAATAATGAATAGTGTAGATAAACAATATCAAGATTTGTTGAAAAACATTCTTGAAAACGGAAATGTAAAAAAAGACCGTACAGGAACAGGAACTAAGTCAATTTTTGGAACACATATGAAAATTGATTTGCGAAAAGGATTTCCACTCTTAACAACAAAAAAAATGTTCACTAAAGGAATTATACACGAATTGCTTTGGTTTCTGAGTGGAGATACAAATATTAAATATCTTGTTGATAATGAAGTTAATATTTGGAATGATGATGCTTATAGATGGTATTGTGAATTAATAGATAAACATAATTCTATTATTGGTACAAGTGGTATTTTAACAGTTGTGGATTATAATGGTGTTGAACATTTTTATAATTATATGGAAAAAGCGAATAAGAATGTTTTTTTATCAAGATGTAAAAATGGACATAAATTTAAATATATAGAGAATGATTCTTTAATAAAATTTTATGAATATGGAGATTTAGGAGATGTATATGGTAAACAATGGAGACGATTTGGCAGTAGTAATACTGACCAAATTCAAAACATTATTGATACATTAAAAACCAATCCTGATGATAGAAGAATGTTATGTATTGCGTATAATCCTGATGTATTAAATGAAGTGGCATTACCACCTTGTCATATACTTTTCCAATTCTATACAAGAGAATTGTCAAATACTGAACGTTGGGAGTTATACTATAATAAATTTAAAGATGAAGAAATTGATAATGATAATTTCTCTTACCCACATCTTGATGTTTATGGTCAAACAAATCAACATACTTATAATGGTGAATATGACTATCTTTTAGAAGAGGAAAATATACCAACAAGAGAATTATCATGTTCATGGTATCAAAGAAGTGTTGATTCATTTTTAGGCTTACCATTTAATATTGCTTCATATGCATTACTAACACATATGATTGCTCATGTTTGTAATATGTCTGTTGGTGATTTAATATTTAATGGTGGTGACACTCATTTATATTTAAATCATTTAGAACAAGCCAAAGAATTAATTTCAAGAGATGTGCTTGATTCACCAACATTATACTTAAATCCTAAAGTCAAAACTATTGATGAATTTAACTTTGAGGATATTAAAATTGAAAATTATGTATCACAAGGCGTTTTAAAAGCACCATTATCAACTGGTTTATAAAATATCTTATAAATAACATAAATTAACGAGAATTCTTTTGGAGTTCTCGTTTTTTATTCGTATATTTGCATTGTAAAACTAATGTATAACCAAAAATATAATGTCATGAACAATGCAGAAAAATATTTTATCCCTGATAGTTACCCAATGATTGAAGAAGAGGTGACTGAAGAAATTATAGTGTTAAACAAGGCTGAAGATATACCTTTGCCAAATATGATTTATATGCCTTGGCAAGTAATTAATGAAGCCCCAACAATAGGTTTTAATAATGATGAAAAAAAGATACAGAAAATGTTGTAAGTGTGGAAAACTTGCAACATGGACATATATGCCATCTGGTGATGGTCAAAGATGGTATTGCGATGATTGTGTTAATCGTGGTTGTACATGTAATTTACATGATTTAAGTTTTGATGGAGAACCTAAAACCACTAATAACCTTATTTGGTGGTCAAAAGAAGTGTATGATAAAGCATGGGAAACAGATGAAGATATTAAAATAGAAGATTTAGGTACAAGAGAACGTATGCCTGATTCTTTTTATTATGAACGTTTGGATGAAAAAGGTAGAAGAAGTCCATGTTGTGAATATTGGTATGATGAAGAAGGTGATGATTTTGAAGAAACTCAATATTATATTACTAAAGCAACGATTTTATCTGTTTTAGATAAAAGCAAATATAAGTTATCAATTTCAACATCATTGGTTAGTGCCATTAACGAATTTATTTCCAAATTAAAAGATAAAGGTAATTATAATACATTTATGTCAAGATTTTATAATGTATGTTCACCTTATTTCAAAATTGGCTATTCAGCTAAAATAAATCGTAAGTTTTATCTTTCAGTGAGGGATAAATTAAGAGAGCTAAGAATTAAACAACCTTATTCATGGGAAATAGATGAAAAATAGAAAAGATTTTATTAAAGAATATATTAAAAATAATTTGAATAACACTAATGTCGAAGAAGCGATGAATGCCACTTTTGACTTCTGTGATGATTTTACAGAAGTCAAAGATGAACTTCCTTCAGAAGAAAATGGATTCTTTAATAAATTTGTTATTATGGTACTTGAAAATGTTAAAAAACCTAATAAACATATAGCAAAAATAGGAAGATATTGCAAAGACCATTTTTACAATACAAATGAAGAAGTGTTTTTATGGCGTAGTGGTTTATATGTATATGGGCTTAATGATGATGAAGAATATAAAGTGGTTGCTTGGAGACCAATAAATTTTGAATAATTATGAAAATATTTTTTCCTGGGTCATTTGACCCTTTTACAATTGGTCACGAAAATTTAATTTTAAGAGCAATTAATATTTTTAAGAATACAATTTCTGCCAATGAAAAGATTGAGTTTGATATAGCTGTGGCAATAAATCCAAATAAAAAAGGCTACTTCCCAGTAGAAGAAAGATATGAAGCATTGAAAAAATGGGCACGATTATTTCCACAGTTTCATCCTGAAATATGTAATATGTGTAAATTTAATATATGTACTTATGATAATTTGACATATGATTATGCAAATAAAATAAAAGCTGATTTTATTTTAAGAGGGGTTAGAAATACAATAGATTTTGAGTATGAAAAATCTATTGCAGATTTCAACAAAAAATTTGGTAAAATTGAAACATTATTTTTAATGAATGACCCATCAATTATAGCATCCTCAACAATTGTAAGAGAACTTCTTAAAAATATAAAAGAAGAAGAAGCTATGTCATTATTTCCTAAAGGATATAATATTTTAGACATGAGTGAATATTATGATACATTTGAATAATATGGAAGAATTAAAATATAGTAAACACGAATTACTTGCATTTAGAAATCTTTTATGTTTACATCATATTTTTATTGATGACATTGAAGTGTTAGATAAATTTTTGAGAAGTGCTTATATAATATTTAATCTAATGGATTTCTCTAATAAAAAATGTGATAAAGGTCTTGAAGAAATATATGATAAAACATATTACGATGCTAAAGAATATTATTTAAACTTAATAAAACAAAAAAATAATGAGACATTATCCGAGCTTCGAAAATCAGAAGTATGACCATACATTAGATAATGATATGATTATCGCTGAAAATAAAATTGATGGACAAAATTTTGTTGCAAGATATAATGCTAGAACTAAAGAATTTATTGCATTTGGTTCAAAAAAGATGATTGTTGATGAAACACATGAACAGTTTGGTAATTGCGTTAAAATATTTAAAGAAAAATATGAAGAAATAATCAAAAATATTATTAAAGAAAATTCTAAAAAGAAAGGTGTCTTTAATAGTATTGATGAAATCCATTTCTATTTTGAATACAGTGGAGAAAATTCATTTTGTGGCTTCCATCAAGAAGGTGATAAAATGACATTAACCTTAATTGATGTATTTTTAAAAAAGAAAGGCTATCTTGAACCAAAAACATTTTATGAATTATTTGATAATACAGGAATTAAATTGCCCGAAATAATTTATAAAGGTTCTCTCACCCAAGAATTTATTCAATCTATTAATGAAAATGATTGGACTAAACCTGATTGTTTATATCCAACAGTAAAAGAAGGTGTGGTTTGTAAAAGAACTACTATGCTTAAAGGTCAACGATTGCCAATGGTTAAAGTGAAAACTAATTGGTGGATAAATAAATTAAAAGAAAAATATCCTAATAACTGGAAAGAATTAGAATAATTTAAGTTATTTTAAGGATTATATTTTGCGAATATATTAGATTATTCGTATATTTGCATTAGAAATAGTATTAACTAATTAATAAAATATAAAATGGTAAAAAATAGTTTTGAATTAGCTGTTATTGCCCATGAATGGGCTAATAAAGCAAAAGAAAGTATTGCTATGATTTTGGAAGATTTCATGACTAAAAATGATATTAGTTTCCAAACATTATGCAAGATTATGCCTATTGAAGAAGATATTCTTGAAGATATTATGTCAGGAAAATCAGATATGATTACAATGGATGAACTGTCAGCAATTATTATTGCACTTGATTTGGCAGTACAAGTAATTCCTGCTAGTGTTTCTCCGCTTCATTTAGGTTCTGGTACATCAGAAGAAAATCTACTTACTGAAGCTAGACAAATTGAAAATGAAAAACAAGAAAAAGAGGAAAATGACAATGAATCTTTTGGGTGTGGAATTATTATTTCAGATAATCCAAGATTGAAAGAAGCTTTGGAAATTTTTGTCAATATGTTTGATACTAATCCTGAAGCAATTGATTCGTTTATGAAACTTTTTAGTAAAAACTAAAAATAATTATTCTTGTGAATTCTATGGCTCTTAAAGGTTAGGGGTTGTGAAATTCTTAACCTTTTTTAATTGTATATTATACAAAAAAATCGTATATTTGCATAAAATATATTTGTAATTTAAATTTTGATAAAATGAAAGAAGAATTACCAAAGAAGAAAAGAGGAAGAAAAAAGAAAATAGTAGAACCTGCACAAATAATGTCTGGGTTTATTCCAAGTAAATATCAACAAGATATTTTTGATTTTATTCAACATGGAAATGGAAATTCGGTTATTAATGCTCTTGCTGGTTCAGGAAAAACATCTACAATTGTAAATGCAGTAAAACTTATACCATCAACTTGCAATGCATTGTTTATCGCCTTTAATAAAGAAATTGTTAAAGAATTGGAAAAAAAACTTGCAGGTGTCAAAAATGTTCAAGTAAAAACATTACATAGCCTTGGACTGTTAATGATACGAAGAAATCTTGGTACTAATATTGAGATTGATGAATACAAATATCGCACTTTTATCAAGAAGAATATAAAACAATTATCTTCTGCTGATTTTGATAAAATGACCACAAAATTGATACAACAATATACTGATAATGTAATTCAATTGTGTGATTTAGGTAGATATAACCTTGCACAATGTGAAAAAGATTTATTACAAGTATCAGCAAGACATGATATTCCAATTATAGATGATGAATGTAATGCAGTTCTTAATGTAATGAAATGGGGGAGAGAAAATACAACCTCAATTGATTTTACGGACATGGTATGGCTACCATATGAATTAACACTAAATCCAATTGGTTTACAATATGATTATATTTTTATTGACGAGTGCCAAGATTTAAATGCAGCACAACGAGAATTGTTTTTAAGATGCTTTAGACGTGGTACTAGGTTTATTGCTGTTGGTGATAAAAAACAAGCCATTTATTCATTTGCAGGTGCGGATGCTGAAAGTTTTGCAAAATTACAAAATTTACCTAATACCACAACATTACCTTTACCAATTTCTTATCGTTGTCCTAAAAAAGTTGTTAACTTGGCTAATCAGTTTGTTGACACAATGGAATGTAGAGAAAGAGCACCTGATGGAGAAATTGTTCATAATGTATCAATAAAAGATATACATGATGGAGATATGGTCTTATGCCGTACAAAAATGCCACTTATAAAGCTTTATATGCGTTATCTTCGCATGGGTGTTAAATCCTATGTCAGAGGACAAGATATTGGCTTAAATCTGCTAAGAATGGTTGATAAGACTGAACAAATAGTGTTGAATGTTAGTTTACAAAAAGATGGCGTATTTGCAAGACTTTATGATGACTTATTTGAAGAAAGAAACCGTCTTATGATTAAAAGAGGAATGGATTTAGAAGATGCAACTCTTTCTAATCAAATTATGAACAAATATGATTCAATTAAAGCTCTTGAAATTCTCGCTGAAGGTTTAACATCAGCAAGAGATTTACATGATAGAATTGAAAATGTATTTGCTGAAAGTGCGGATGGTGTTTGTTTATCAACAATCCATAAAGCAAAAGGGCTTGAAGCAAATAATGTTTATATTTTATGTAAAACATTAATGCCAAGCAGACTTGCAACCCAAGATTGGGAGAAAGAACAAGAGCAAAACTTAATGTATGTTGCTTATACACGAGCAAAATATAAATTAGGATTTGTATCTGAAACTGAAATTTCTCCATCAGCAGGTATGATTGACCCATCAGCAGCGTTAACAGAACTTAACTATATTGAAAATAAAATTTGTAAATTGTTGAATAAGACACCACAAGTTATAATGGATGCAACTGAAGTTGCGCAATATAATTTGAAAAGTGCAACAATAATTGAAGAAAAAGAAACTAATCATGCTGAAATATCTTCAAATAATAATGAAGATAGTGATAGCGAAACAATGAAAAAACTTCTTGAATTAGTTAAGAAAAAAGGTGGAATTGAGAAATTTGAAAAATTTCTTGAACAATAAAAATAAAAAGGTGAAGAATTTTCTTCACCTTTTTTTATATAAATTATTTAGGGGCAATTGTTATATCCCAACTTCTACTATCTGTTGAAGTGTTAGCTGGAACTGTAATTTCAACCCACACAGCTTTTGCTCCTGTACCAGTTCCTTGTGGCGTACCAACAGTAATATTAGATGTCGGATTTTTAGTTACTTCACAATCACTTGCTGTTAATCCTGTTGTATCAGCATAAGCAGTAAATGTAATACCATCTGCACTAACTGATTTGGTTGTATTTTCAGCAGGGTCAGACCACTTAACATCACCAGCAATTCTGAAATATGGGTAGTCAAGTCTTTGACCACAAGCATTTATTATTGTTACAGTACCATCACATCTTGAAGCTCCTGAAGGAACAGTTAATATAACTATATTACTGCTATCATTATCAGCAGTACCACCAGGTCCACTTGTTCTATTTAATGTTCCACTACAACCTGATACACTTGCAGTCCATGATGAATTAGCACCTTGTTTACCATTAACTGTTTGATAAGAGTCAATTTTAAACTCTATTGTACCACCTGATGTTGGAATACTACCCACAGTAGGTCTCCATACACCCATAAAACAATCAATTGTTGCAGCATTTTGAGTTAATGGAACATCAACTCTATAACCTGAATTGTTTTGTACAAATTGTAATGTATAGTTACGACCAATTGTATCAGTATTTTCAGTTAATGTTACTGTGTAAGTCATTATGTAATTAACAGGACCACTACCAACTAAACTAATGTATGATGGTAAAAGACCTTGAATAGTGTCAGAAACAACATATTCTTTAGCTCCTGATATACTGTTTACTCTATATGATTCAACAGTAAATGTTGTTGAAGAACCTGTATTACTAAATGATAATGTACTACTTGTTTCATGGTCAGGATTAATTTTACTTGATTCCTTATTATTTACTTTGAAATAATAAGTATAACTTAAACCTTGTGCTTGTGTTACTGTTACAGATGCAGTTGTATATCCATTTGTATAAACAACAGTTCCAGTTCTTTCTGAAGAAACATCACTACTTGAAACTGTTAATACATCATTACCTGTTGAATAACTGTCACCAATATTACTTGTAATCCATGATGGTTTAGACTCTACTTTATAACTTTCTATACCATCAGAACATTTAGTATTAGTACTAATACCACAAAGACTTAAATATTGTGGTGAACTGAAACTAACATTAATTGTAGTTGAACCACTTGCTACATTTGTACTTGCAGCAGTTGTAAAACCACCACCAATATTCACTTGTAAAGGTCCTCTGTCATAAACAGCACAAGTAGCACCATTTTGGCTTACTCCAAGGGTAACAGTTCTATTACTTCCACTTTGTGTATAAGTAAATGTACTACTTCTTGATGAAGTGTTATTTGAGTTAGAATTAGCTGTAATAGTTGTACTCGTAACATTTGCACTTGGGCTACTATTTGAAGTGGCTGTTGCCCATGATACTGTATTAACACTGTAACCAATGTTAACTCTGCTTCCAGAAATTATACTACCATTTCTTGTAGTTTCTCTATATGATGTAATATTAGCTGATTTTGAAGTTGAAGAACATGCTTCAAAACTTAAACTACTTGTATCAATTGTAAATGTATAAGTATAACCTGTTTGGCTCTTTTCTTGACACCCATGAACAATTACTTTTTTGCCACTAGTTGCTTGTGTAAATGTAATATCACAACATCTACTATTATCACTACTTGAATCTGATTGAGCACTTGCAGTTGTTGTAACAGTTGTGTTATCAGTAGGGCTTGATGTACCATTACCTGATGATGGTGATACAGTTAGCCAATTACAAGTTGTTTCACTCCAATTAATAGCTTCATAATGGTCTATTGTACCTGTTGCTGAACCGATATGCACTTCAGCATATGATTTAAGACTCACTGTTTGACTTCCACCACCGAATGCAAATTGTGATAAATTAATAGTAGGACTTGGAGTTGTTGTTGCTCCTTCAGTGCTATTTATACTAAATTTATAAACATATATGAAACCATCCTCTTGATTTACAGTTAATTGTTTATTGTAAATTGACCCATTTTCATTTGTTTCATTTTGTGTATATGTAACAATAGCATTTCTTGCAGTACTTGGATTTTGTGCATATGTAATTGTATTAGTTGTTGCACTTGCACTTGGTGAAGAATTTCCTGTTACTGTTAGCCAACTTGAACCTGTTGAGACTTTATAACCAACAGGAATAGGGCTTTCTGTATGACCATTCATAATTTTATATGATGTAACTGTTATTCCACTGGTTCCACTTGTTGGACCAGGTACAGTTATTGATGTTGGAGATATATCAAAATGATATACCATGCAAGGTATATCTTGTACAATTACTTCCTTCAACTGTTGACCTTCTGAATTGATTTGTATCAAATTAATATAACCATATCTATCAACACCTTCATATGGGTTTTCACCAATTGTTACAGTACCACTACCAGAATTAGCACCATTAAACACACTTCTCTCAGACTCTTGTGTGTCATTAATTGTTATCCAAGAATCATAATTAAGGAAAATATATTTCATATTCACAACATTTTGCAATGTACCATCATAATACATATTAGCTGTTGATATAATCTTATAATTTTTAGTTCCACCCATACATCCAAATAAAGGATTATTTAGTAAAAATTCAAAATTGAAATTATCAAATGTAACAACACGCATTTTTTGTGTTATTTTAAATGTTGACGGTCCACTCAATGTTAATCGTGGGTCATTTACAGTTAATGTTATTGTTGTTACTCTATCAGTCGTTTCAGATGTCCACATTGGGAACTTATAATTTGAATTGGTTAATGAGAATGTAATACCTGTAACCCATGTTTCACTTGTTGTAATTGTTACAGCAGTTAATATGTTTGCTGCATCAGTACCTTGGCTATCTGATATATTATCATTGAAATTACCTGTTACAACAATTCCTTTATCAACAGTTGTTGCAGTAGATACAACTGAAATATCTCCTGAAGGATTCCAAGCAATTGTACCATATTTGGCTTTATGTTGAAATTGAATTGAAATAGATTTTGCCCCTGATGTTCTACCTTCATTTTGAATAGCACTCCAATTATAATTGATTTGTGCTGTTGTCTTATTCTCAGGTATTGCAAGTGTAATAGTTGTTGCACTAGCTGTACCGCCTGTTGGTGAATTAGTAGTCCATCCTGTTTGAGATGAATTATAATGCCATGCAACAGGAATATTACTCGTAACTAAAGTACCATTTTTGTATATATTTTTGTAGGAATATATAACAAATGTTTGACTATAAGCATAATAATCTTTAGTTACAGTTTGTGCAGTATTACCAACTGTATCTATATAAAAAACATATTCGATTGCTTCAACATCAGCCCATTTTACAAATTGAGTGTTCAAGTATGAAATACCAATTGAATTATTTGTTGTATTCAGTTTTTCCAAATGAATATTATCAAAATTAGCAATTATATACGCCTTTGTAGCGTACTGAGTATTAGCTTGTGTATAATCTCCAGTACGCTCTTGTAAGGCTTGTGATACATCATACCAGGTAGCCCATTTGGGATTCGTTGGTGTTATATATGCCATGTTATTTTATTTTTAATAACTCTTTTATTTGTTTAATATCATTTTCTTGTTCTATTAACTTAGAAGTTAATAACTGAATACCTTTTAATGCAATTACAGATAGGAATTTATAATCAACAGCAAACATACCATTTTCATCTTCATATACAATTTGAGGACAAATTTCTTTTACTTGTTGAGCAATTACACCAATGTTTTCTTTCTCTTTACCAATATAGTTAAAATATATTAATGAAAGTGATTGAATTTGGTCTAATGTAATATCCAAATCTTTTATGTTTTCCTTTAATCTGATGTCAGAATAATCTTGGAAACCACCTTGTTCAAAATGCGCACTACCTTTACCTGTAATGTTATTCCCTGTATTTGGGAAGTTTAATGTGCCATTAGCAGTAATTGTTCCGTTTACTGTTTCACCTGAATTGATTGTAACAGTATTTTGTGTAGTCACTGTTCCACTAAATACAAATGGGGCTGCTGTACTTGCTGTTACTCCACCTACAAATGTACCACCTGAATATGGCATATATTTATTACCTGCTTCGGTTTCAAAACGTTTTATTTCAGTATCAAGTTTATTAATAGCATCAATAATGTTAGTTGCTCCTGAAGTATAATTACCTGTAAATGATGGCATTGTGCCATTTTGATTCAATCCAATTGAATTATTTACATTTACAGCATGATTATCTAATCCTTCTAATGCTCCTTTAACAGATGTTGAACCAGATACATAAGAACCTGTTTTACCAGAATTTGGTTTACTATAAGTTCCATCATTGTTGAAACCTGCTGATGTAATAACTGTTTGAATTGCTCTATCCAATAAAGTAGTAGCACTTAATACAGTAGTAGCACCAGATGTAAATCTTTCAGAAGATGGTATGTAAGCACCATTAGTTGTATTGAAACCTGCTGATTGAGTTGTTGTGTCCCATTTTTTAATTTTATTTTCATCAAGAGTTTCACTACACCAAGTAATATCAACACCACAATCAAATGTAACTGTTGTTCCTGATTTAACATGTAATGTAGAACCGCTATTAAATGTTTCAGTTGAACCATTATTATGGTTTATTGTTGAACCACTTTGATAATTTGTGACACCACTATTGCTTATTGTAGAACCACTACTATAAGTCTCAGTGACATCAACATTATTAATTGAGGTGTCATTGTTATTAATTGTATTTCCACTAAAATTAACAATTGAGCCAGGTTCATAAGTATCAGTTGAACCACTTTCATGATTCTCTTTAGTGCCATCTTTATGCGTTAATTGAGAGCCACTTTCATAGTTTTCAACAGAACCATTTTGATGTGTCAATTGAGAACCAGTTCCATACACATCAGTAGATGTATTGTTATGAACTGATGCACCTTGAAAATTAACAGTAGAACCTTGTTTGAAAGTATCAGTTGCTCCACTATTATGGTTTATTGTTGAACCACTTTCAAATGTTGTTGTAGAACCACTTTTAAAATTAGTTGAACCGCTTATATTTGTAATAGAACCAGCATTATAATTTTCAGTAGAGCCACTTTCATGTGTTAGTGTTGAACCACTTTTGTTATTTGTGCTACCACTGACATTAGCTGTTGAACCAGCACCATAGTTTTCAGTAGAGCCACTTTCATGTGTTAGTGTTGAACCATTTTTATAATTGTCATTTGAGCCACTGTTATGATTTATCTGAGAACCTGTATTATAATTTTCAATTGCGCCACTATTATAATCTTCAGTAGAACCACCTGCATGAACTAAACTTGAACCACTTAAATAAGTGTCAGTAGAACCACTATTATGATTTTCATTTGAACCACTTTCATGTGTTAATGTTGAACCACTTTTATAGTTGTCATTTGAACCACTATTATGGTTTGTTGTAGAACCTGAAGCATAATTTTCGGTTGCTCCACTATTATGATTTAATATAGAACCGCTTTCAAATGTTGTTGTAGAACCACTTTTAAAATTAGTTGAACCGCTAAAATTAACGATTGAGCCAGCTTCATAAGTGTCAATAGAACCACTTTTGTGATTTTCATTTGAACCATTAGCATGGTCAATTTGAGAACCACTTTCATATGTTACAGTAGCACCCGATTTATAATTGTCATTTGAATTATTATTATGATTTATTTGAGAACCATTATTATAATTTTCAACAGAACCATTTGCAAATGTATTAGTCGTTCCGCTTGCAAAAGTATTTGATGAAACATGTTTAACGCCATCAATTGTTTTTTCTCCATAAATAACAGGACCATAGAATGTGCCACCTGATTTTGGCATCATATCATTCCATTGGTCAATTGTATCTTTATCAATAATTTCGCCACACCATTCTATTTCAACTCCACAATCAAAAATAACATTAGTACCATCTTTAATATGAAGAGTTGAACCACTGTTATATTCAGTAGTTGCTCCACTTAGATATTGGTTAATTGTACCATCATGATAAATTGTACCACCAACAGTTGAACCACTATTAACAAATACAATTGGTCCTAACATTGTACCGCCTGTAATATGTAATATTTGATTTGACCATTCTAAGAAAAATTGTGTTGCTCTATCATAAGCATCTTGGGCTTCTTGTGTTGCAAATTTTTCACAATGTTTAATTACAATGTTATCCATATTTACTGCGTCTTGGTGAGCAGTATCAATTGCTTCTTGTTTTGCTTTTGCAATATATGGACGGAAATCTTCTACATATAAACCATTAACATCATTTACCAATATATTACTTGAAGATGGGTTAATTTTTAATGTAATTTGTACATCATAATCATTTGAATCACCACTACCTGAAGGGGTAACAGTAACTACTAAACCTTTACCATCGCCATAAAATGTGTAAACGTTAACCAATGAACCAGCTGGAATAATGATTGGATGTTCTTCGCCTGCTTCATTTCGAACAGTTAAAACAATTACTTGTTTATAAACTACACCATTATATGTATATGATTCATAATATTGACCATCAGATAAAAATGATTCTAAAGGTAAATTAACACTTTTTTTCAATCCATTTGAACCTGAAATAACTAATTCACCTTGATTATATGTTAAATCAAGAGTCACATATACACCATCTGGATTGATTACAACCATATTATCAATCGTAGATGAAAGTTTCAAATCAGATGTGATAACTTTATCAGTTACAACAGTATTTATTGAATCAGTTTCTCCACCTTGTATTGAACCAACAGTATTGTTAATTATACTTTCAATGTATTTAATATCTTTGAATTGAACAATTTCATCATTATCATTCTTAATAGCTAAAGTTTCTTTACTTTTAGAATAATTAATGGCTAACTGACCATAGTCAATCTTTGATGGGTCTGGCAATCTTGGATTGTTATCTCCCATTATTCCCCTATCATTCAATAGGGTTATTTTTTGTGTTCTATTTGCCATAATCTATATTATATGTCTTTTAGATATAAATATTCTTTTAAAAAGCTCATTTATAACAAAAAAAGGCTTTACTGAAAATTTATTCAATAAAGCCCATCTTATTAATATTTAATTCCTTAATTATACGATTGCAAGGTCTGCATCACATATACTGTCCATATCGCACACAGCAGCTATATTTGGACTAACTAAAATAGTATCTTCATTGAAAAATACTTTTCTTTCAGTTTTATCAAAAACATTGTCTGGTACTTCTTTGTATGTTGCATTAAATTGATTTGGAATTGATTCAAATCTATCAAATTCATCATAACCCCAAGTAAACGGATTAACTCTATTCATTTTTATTTTACTATTATTTTATTATTATTCAATATCATTACCAAAAATAGGTAAAGACATATTATCATTAATGATTGTACCATCTTCAACATCACCACCTGTTATTGGTAAACCACTATTATTTTTAACTTCACTAATTATTTCATCTTTACTATCAATAATCTGTTCATTTAGATTACCAAAACCAAGTTCAACTAATTGTCCAGTATTATTGATGGCTTCAATTAGTTCTAAACGAATTTGTTCTAAACGTTCTTTAGCCTTTTCAGATTCAGTCTTAACACTTGCAGTAATTCTAACAACAGCATCTTCTTTGTTAGCTACAACACTAGTAATAATTTCTTCTTTTTTAGATTCAGCATTATCTATGATTGCGTTTCGATTTTCATCACTATGCCAATTAATCGCTGTAACAGCATTTTCTAAATCTTCTTTAGTAACACTGCAACCGCCACTACATTCAATATCATCAATTTTCTCAATGATTTCTTCTTTGGCTTTTTCAACATTAGCATTAATAGAAGAAGTGGAATTAGACATCTGACAACTTAAATTAGATTCAACATTGACCATAACACCAGCCAAATTAGTTTGTACTTGTTGAGCAACACTTGCTAAATTACCTTCAACATTAATAACTACATCTGTTAAATGTTCATCAACTTCTTTCAATTCTTCACTAATCTTAGAGATGTTAATTGTATTGCCACTTAACGCTTCATCTAAGTATTGTTTAAATTGAGTTCCATAACCAACTAAGGGACGGTTATCACAATATTTATCTATATAATATGCGTAATTTTCCATTATATATTGTTTTACTATAAATATTAATTTATTATTTGAAAGGTAGCCTAAATTTTAAGCCAACCTTTAATAGTTGTTAATATAGTTTCCTTATTAGCATTATCATTAGATATTACTTCATTTTTAGCATTAACTACATATGAATTAACTGTTGTATGTAATTCATTTATAATTTCATCTTTTGATGATTCAATGTTGTTGTTTATCTCAACCTTTGCTTCTGTAATATCCGTAGATAATTTATCTTCAGCTTCATCCACATTTGTATTAATACTTTCTTTGGCTTCTTCAATCTCGTTTTCTATCTTTATTCTCCAATCTCTTCTTTCTTCAGGTAGAGTGTATAAATAATCACTTTCTATGAAGCCATAATCATTGTAAATTTCTTGTTTCATCTTTCTTTTTATAATAGTTTTTTATTTAATCGTTGGTGGTGGTACAATCCACATATCTCCATTCTTAGGCGAATCAGTAATGACTACTTGATAAAAAATAGTTCTTCTGATTTCATTTAATTTATTATCAACTAAATACATAGGTTTTAAACGAACAAGTTCTTCATTGTCGTTTTTAAAAGATATTGTCTCATATTTGGCTTTGTAATTGATGGCTATTTCACCATAATCAATTGCTGAAGCATTTGGCACACGAGCATCACTTCCATCTATAAACCTAGAATTTAGAAATATAACTTTATCTTTATCCATCGTTTATTTATATTTTATATACCAATAAATAGTAATTTTTAATCATATTTATCATATATAATAACATATAACAATATGAAAATAAGCAAAAATAATTTTATCTCTTTAATTGAATCTACAATACGAGAAATTTTAAATGAAGATAGATATAAAGATAGTATTACACCTGATAATAGTAGAGCAGTAACCAATAGAAATCTTGGCTATAACCCATTAGCTGTTGACAATGGCGGTCATGCTAGTAATGATGTTGTAAGTCAACCTTCAACCTATGATTATAATGGTGAAACTTTTCAAACAACAGATGATAATAGAAGAATTGTAAATCAAAATAAATTTACAATATATAAGATAAAAAATTTTGGTAATGATACAATTCCTTCAACAATGTCATTATTTGGCTCTGGAGCTTATGGTACAAATAATCTTAGAACTGCAATTGACCTTTTAAATGGTGGAGCTAAAAGAAATGGAAAATATGTAATGTATAGAACTATTACATTAGATAAATCAGTTGATAAAGCAAAAAAATCAGGATGGATGATTGATACATTCTGGGAGTTCTCACTTGATAATGGAAGAACATGGAATATTCTTAAACCAAAACCTTTAGAAAATTTAAAACAAGCAAAATAATATGATACTATATACAAATTTAAATAATATAAGAGAAAAGAAGAAAATTATTATTCCTGAATCTAAGTTAGCTTTGTTATCAGAAGCACTGTCTGATGAAGTGTTTCATTATACATCACTTAACACAGGCTTAAAAATTGCCAATACTGACACAATATATCTTCAATCTGCATTAGGCGGTAGTGCTGATAATACAAACAGAAAAGAATTGTATTATTTGTCTCTAACAAGACAAAGAAATGTTAATTTTGGCTATTCATATAAGTTTAGAACAGCAGGTGTAAGAATTGAATTTGATGGCAGAAAACTTTCACAAAGATTCAAAGGAAAAGCAATTGACTACTGGGGTTCATCAATGGGTAAAATGAGCTATTATAATGGTAATAGAGATACTGATTTGGATTCAAAAGCCCACCATACAAGTAATGAGTCTGAAGATAGAATGTTTTCTAATGAACCAACTCTATATGATGCGCATAAGTATATTAAAAGAATTGATGTAATTTTTAATCCACAAGATAAAAACCAATATCAATATGTTTATCATATGCTAATGTCAAAATTAAATAGGTGGATATTTGTTTATGACAATGAAAATGATTTTAACAAACAAAGTGACAATACATTGAATAAACAAATTAATGATGACTATGAAAATTATAGTAGATATTATGATACAAAACCTAACGGCAAAGCAGATAGAAAAACTTATGCTAATGTATTGGCTAAAATATTAAAGTTTATGTTTGCAGGTGAGGTTTCAGAAAAAGATAGTGGAAGAGAAGCTGCAAACCTACTTAAACAATATGGTCTTGAAAAATATCTAAATGGTCAACTTATCAGTAATATCAATAGCGGATATTATGGTGGGATGCGTGGAATTATGGATGAAATTTCTAATGAAATTAGTGGATTGTCAAGACAACCAAACGAAGAATCACAAAAAGTTGTTAAATTGCTAACTGACTATTTTAGAAAACATGGATTAAAAAGTTATAGAGATGCGTTAAAATATAAAACTGAATTAGGAACTGTTTCCGATTATGATAGTGACCAATTAACAGATAAAGAAAAACAAATCCAATTCTTAACTTATAAAGGACGTAATTTTAATGAAATAATAATACCTAACCCAAATAAAACATCATTTTGGGATATTATACCTGATAGAGAACGTTTTATAAATAATCTTTATGGCATGGCTGAAGGTAAACATAAAAGTAAAGATGATAATCACTTTTACTATTATTTACAGCATCTTGCTAAAAATAATATTTCAGTGTCACAAATGTTTGACATTGTAAATAAATTGGGAATTGGTGATGAAGAAAAAAGAGAATTATTTGATTTTGGTTCATTTCAATATGAAAACCTTAAATTCTTCCAAGCAGCATCATATAGATTGCCACAGTTTGTTAATAGTCAAGATTTCTATCATGGAAAAGATAGTATCAACAATAAAAACCAAATAAGAAAATATTATTTAAAATAATTAAAATTATGATACCAGAAATTGATAAAGATATTATACAAATGTTCTATGAACTTGTAAAAAATAATTGGAGAAGCATATATAATACTCCTGAATGTCTAAAAAGGCATGTATTAGATTTATTAGATAAAGATAAAAAAGAAAAGCCTGAGTAATATCAGGCTTTTTTATTAAGTTCTACAATCATATGCTATACCATATACATTATCCATTTCAACAACTGTATTATAATCTGTGAAATGAAGATTAGGATTATCCATTATAGATTCACCATTAAATGAAACATCATTAATCTGTACAGAAAAAGGTTTACCAATCTCACTTTCATAAGATTCGTCTAAAGGATAATTACCTTGTAATTCTTGACCTGCTAATTTCTGATAAAAAAAATCATAAGTTTTATTGCCTATATAAGCTGTACCTGTGGTAAAAACTTCATCTTTTATTTGCCCTAAACATTGTCCAAAGATTATTCTTAATACCATTTGAGCTTTTCCTGCTTGTATAATTTTGAATGTGCTCGCCATAATTTGTTTAGTTTGATAATTATTATCAAACTAAATCAAAAAATACTTAGATTTTTTCAGAAAATTTTTCTAATACCATATTATAACTTGCCAATTCTTTCTCTTTCCCTTCAATCAGTTTATCAATAAAGTCCTGATAAAGTACCCCATAATCGTTTTGCATCATATTATCTGATGTAATGCTCATGGTATAATTGTCAACAGAATTTTCACCTGCAAGAAATATTGTCATTATAAATGTATTGCTTTCTCTGATACTTTTTAATTTATCAATTTCTTCTTTCAATAATTCAACCTTATTGTAATAAGATACAATAGCTTTTATTCCTTTTATTTTATCTTCATTCATCATCTAAATCCATAAATGAAACATTAGCTAACTCTTCCATTTCATCACAAAATTCACCATTATCACAAGTATTAATCTTACATCTGACAATGTTACATGCGGCTTGAAAACCTGCTTTATAAGCATCCTGATATTGTTTATTCTTAGAATACTTTTTAGACATTTCAATAACTTCTTTCTTATTCATATTATTTTTGATTTTTTTCATTAACTTCTTTAACAAACTTCTCTCTATTTTCGGCTGCTTCAAGCATGGTTTTAAAACCACTCACTAATATTTTGTAGTTACTATCAAACATGTTCAAACCTTTACCATCAACATGAACTGAAAAACCATATGATATAGCATAATCGTATTTAGTTAAATCAATCTTACATAAGTTTTTATCATAACGAATTACAACATCAGTCAAACCGTAATCCTCTTGTAAACTTAAATCATCTATTACTTGAATAAGTTTATAACTGCCATCTGATAATTTAGTTACTTTAATAAACAAATAGGGCTTCTCCACCTTTTGAACACGAGATGCTTCATAATATTCATTTTCTATTTTTACTAACATAATATTTTTTTAATTAAATGAAAAATAAAATCATATAAAATATAACAATTAACCAAAATATCCCTTCAATAATAAACTTTGTCCACTTTAACCAAGGATATTTAATACTACGCAATAATTTACGAGTATTCTTATACATTACTTTCCCATGTAACTTATTAGGGGCATCTTCTACAAAAGTGAAATAATATAAATTTACCCCATGTTTTTTACATAAATTGATTTTCTTTTTATCAAATCTCTGTTGCTGCCTAAAACCCTTTTTACCACCATAAATGTGAACAGGCTTGTAATGTTGCTCACCCTGATACTCAATAGCAACATTCTTTGAGGGAATATATATATCTAAACTTTGATTGCCTAACCAATCAAAACGTTTCTGTGATACAGCATCCGAATAATGAGACTTAATTACACTTAATAAATTTCTTTCTGAAACACTACTTGCCATAAATTCTATTCTTTAGATAAATCTTCATCTATCGTATTATAATCATTTATATTCTTCTTAATTTTATCAGGGTTAAAAAATAACCTTTCCCACCAAGATAATTGACTAAATTCATCTAATAAATCATCTTGAAGAGATTCTAAATTATCAATGTGATTTTTTCTTATTATACTATCATTACTTTTAATAATGGTATCAAATTCTTCTTTAATATATTTAGCAATACGATATATTTGACTACTTATACCTGGAGAAATAGCTATCTTATCAGTACCAACAATAATACAGCTTTTATGCGCCTTAATATCAATATCATAATTATCACTGTTGGAAACACCTATGTGAAGCATTATACCCTTATCAGCAGCATTTACTAAATCATCATATTCACGCTTCTTTAAAATAACACAATTAGTATCTCTAAGAGTCACTGTACTATTTTCAATATTTTCCATAATTATTTATAATACATCATTAATAAACTAATAAATACGCTGATAATTGCTACCAATTCCAATAAAAATGCTACCTGCTTTTTATACTTTATAAACGTAAGCAATAATGCAACAACTAATAAAGACACAGGAATATACCATAAACCCACCCATAAAACCCATAATACTGCACAACCACCACTAATGTATGCAGAAACATAATGAACAGGACCTTCTAATGGTAATTTAAATGCAGGAGCAACACTAACAAATAATAAACCACCACAACCTAAAAATGCTAAAAATTGTATATTCTCAGGAGATATGACAAGCCAACAAGGTAACAATAAAGCACTTATCAAAAACATACATAATTGAAATAACCATTTCGGTTTACCAACTTTTTCTAATTGATAATATGTATCAGATAAACTAATTGGCATCATCTTAATACTAAACAACGTATATGACAAATAAACAATGAATATGGATAAAGATAATAATAACAAATCAATCATAATATTTCTATTTATATTTTAAAACAAATCTTTTGATAAATCTCTATAAGGAATACCACAACGACTTAATTCAGCCTGAACAGAAACATAATACTGCTCTGCAAGAATATCATCTTCAAATACCTTATTCAAATGTGTGTCATTAGATAAAATTAACTTCACATAAGGTTTCTGATATAATACCTTATCCTTAATGAATAAATCATCCCTTCCGATATAAGTCTTAAAATAATTCAATAATTCTTCATCAGTAGCATATTTTTCACTAAGAAAATCACTACTGGTACCATCATTCCATTCATAATACTCAATCTTTTTTCTCCAAAAAAGAAAACCTTTGTATTTCTCTTTCTTTACCCATTTAAATAAATCACTACGGTTCACTGTCTTGTAAAGAGATACAGAAACAATCTGACTCAATATGAAAATTTTTTCCATGTTATACCTTTTTTAAATTTATTGTGCAAATATAAAACTATTTTTTTAATATACAAAATTTATTTCTATAAAAAATGTTAACTAAAATAATACTTTTTTAATTTGTGGATGATTAACTATTTTCTTATATACATCAGAAAACTCTTTATCTGTTACATCTATTATAGCTTGTACAAAACAAGCCAATAAACCTTCAATATCATTAACTTTATTAATATACATGTAATAATAAGATAATGTGTATATTTCAGATTCATTACCGTCATATGTGTCATATACATAATGTACTAACACCTCAATACATCTCTTTAATTTTTCGTCCATATAATTATATATTTTTTAATTATGACACAAAGATATAAACAAAAAATAAAAGCCACAAATAATCAATGTTAATTTATATTAATCATAACACAAATATTTATGATAAAATTGTAATTAACATGAAAAAGCCTAGTCAAATAACGGAAATGAAATTAATAGTGAATAATTTCATCCCATTTAATAATAGTAAATTAATGTGTTTCTTTGGAAATATATACATTAGAAAGAAAACGTATGATAGATGGGTAAAAGATGAAGAAAAAGGAAGAAATGAAGATGATAAAAATCATGAAATGACACACGTTAAACAAGCAATTAAATGCCATAATTCATGGATATTATATTATCTTCATTATATTTGGCTATACCTTAAAAACTTACCAATTATAAACGGAATTAAAATGCCATATAAATTTATTGAATTTGAACTGGAAGCATATGCACATCAATATGATAACAATTATAATATAATTCATAAAGATGGCACAGATGAATGGAAAATATTCAAAAAGTTAACACTCAAACAAAAGAAACAATTATATAAACAATATAAAGAATCAAAACTAACTTTTACAAATTTCATAAATGAAAAAATAATGCCAATATTATAAAAAGATAAAAGACACTAAGTAGTGTCTTTTTAGTTCTCAACAATATTTTAAGGTAATTCTAAATATTTTTTATTATTAGATGCTATGTTCCTGCTTCTGACTAAAGTTAAATCATTAAACATATTTCTAACACGAAGTTTATGTTTTTCTATATCTTTATACCATGTAGAAAATATACCCAATTTTATTGCATTATTACATTCATCTAAAATATATTTACAACATCTTTCATCTTTATAATAACCTAATACATATTCTTTGTTATTTAAATGTTTTTTAACTCTATATAAATCTTTTTTTGGCAAATAATAATAACCTAATTTGTTCTTCTTTTGAGATTCAATTTGTTGCCTATAAACATTGTCTTTTTCTATATATGATAGAAGTTTATTACTTTTAAAATCATTGAATAAATTTATGAAATTATCTGATTGTTTATATTCATTCATTATATTATCTATTTCATCTACTATTTCTTTGTTTTTGAAACTGTGTAAATAGTAATATTTACCATCTTTGTATGGAACATTTATTGTATAACAATCATTATAAGAATTTTGAATATAATTAGGTTTATTCATAAATTCAATCATTTTCGACTCTTTTAAAAACTCATTAATAGAATCTAATTCATCTTTTATATCTTTAAAAGATTCTTTCTTTAACTTTTCAATCTTTTTTTCTCTTAAAAGTTTAGCATATTTAATGGCTGCTTCTTCTTTCTTTTTCTTCTTTAATGACTCATAAATTTTATTGTGCTCATTATATATTTTCTCTCTTATCAATGGAATGCTGTTTATAAATTCTTGAACATTACAATTCTTTTTGCATTTTTTATAATAATTGAGTGCATTAATAAATTCAATATCACCATATTTGCGTTTGCATATCATATATGATACACCATTATATTTGAAAGAAAAATTACCTTTCCTTATTGCTTTTTCTTCATCTGTCTCATTAAAAAATTGTTTAAATATATCAATGTGACTGTTATAACTTTCTAATGCCTTGTCGTAAGAATCAAAATCACCAAAATATTTGTCTCTACCATTATTTGATGGCAATCTATAATACCATTTATCAACAGAAAATTTATACTTAATATCTTTATTGTCACCACTTTTTATGGGATTAATACCATTCTCAACTAAAGATAATGCCCTTTGATAACAATCACTTGCTAACTCGATTGTATCAAATACACCTAAGTATATATTTTCATGATATACCCCATCCATAGTATAGCCAATATAAGATTTATACTTGTTACCTTCTTTACGCACACCAGTTGGCAAATTTGATTTTTTGTGCAAATCCTTAATAATATTTTCCCTAATTGTTATTAACTGCAAATTATTAATGTCATCATTAGATGGATTATTATCAATATGGTCAACAACATAGCCATCTTTAAATGGTTCATTACCAAAATATTTCCATACAAGATGGGAACGTTTTATGTTTTCACCATTAATATAGAAATATGCATAACCAGTAATATCAAATGATGGCGAAAGAAAACATTTATAAGGTTCATAATAAACATCACCATTATCAGATAAATAAGTAGATTCTTTATTCTTTAACTTATTCCATTTTCTGTTTAAATCACACAAATACGTAATGTATATATTCTCTTTTGTGCAGTTATATATATCATTATCTTTATAATTTATAACATATTTCTTTCTTGCTTTAAAAATATAATCCCCAACAATAGTATGCAGATAAACATTCCTATTACGGCATCTTTTTATTTTTTCGTCATAAAAAATATGTAATTGTACAGTTAAACCATATTTACTTTTTTTAGTTCCAATTTCTTTTAATGACCCATTTTTTCTTTTTTTAAAAATACTAAATGTATTTTCATCTATGTAATAGGTATAATCACTTTTTATATGCTCAAATATTCTTATCATAATATAATCTCATTTTTTTTTGCAAATATACGTTTTTTTTTATAAATTAGCAAAAATAAAATAATACCTTTTTTAAAAAGCTAAAAAATTTTCTGGAAAATTTTTTTGAAAAGCCATTTTTTATTTTAAAAAATGTGAAATTTAAAATTAGATTTTTAGGCATTTACGAAAAATAAAAATTTTCTGGACCAAAAAAATTTCATTTTCCAGACCGTTCCCTGTTTTACCCACCCCTTCAAGGTAGGGGGAACGGAGTGGGGGGTTACGGGGGTAGCCCCCATGTAGGGGGTGTTCCACGTGGAACAATTTTTTTAACTATGTTTAACAATTCCCTTTTCCATATTTGTTTTAGTTTTTTTCACAATTTTTATATCTTTTATATGCTCAAAGATTGTGTAAAGATAATTTGTCGCTTCTTGTAAATTATCTGCAACCACAGTTGCAGAGTTATTGTAAACAATTCCGATTGCATTAATCTTTCTTGCTTGAAAACTTAATTGAAATTTTTTCATAATTTTAAATTTTTAATTGTTAGTAACTTCTTTAATTTTGATATTACAAAGATAGGTATTTTTTCAATACCTACCAAATATTTTATGCTAATAAGTTTTAAAATAAGCGTATTTGGAGCATAAACCGCTTTTTATAATTTCCCTTACTATCACATTATTTTCTTTTGCTTTGTCTAAATTAGGCGTATCACAAGCAAATAAGAAAGTAGCATTTTTCGGAACATCAATACAATAAAACAAAATTATTTTAACTCCGTTTCCGTCTACAATTTGATATTCACCCACACAAGGAACTGGAGGGCAAAAACTATATACTTTTACACCTGTATTAAATCTAAATTCTTGTAAATTATTATCCATAACTTTAAATTTTTAATTTTGAATAGGCAAATTATTATTACTAATGAATGTTAATACGATATTAAATGATAAGACACTGTACCAAATACTTTATTTTCAATACGGCAAACAGCTTTTTTAATTGTACCTCTATTAATCTCGCCTACTAAAAAATCATAGTATTCTTTTGTTATTTGATTGCTATTATTAGCCCCTGTAATATTTACTACTTGTGGGTGTACATTAAAATGTGTCATAACTTTAAAATTTTAATTATTAGTACTCTTATTTTGATATTACAAAGATAAGTGATTTATTTATCATATACAAATTATTTGTGTTAATAAAAGCAAAATGCACCTATTTTCACAAACGGGTGCATTTTTTCATCAAAATTAAGTTCTATAAATCTAAAGTTATGTTTTATATCTTATATTCGCCCAAATAAAGCGAGTTTTTTCCTCTCTGTTAGCTTTTCTTTGCTTAGATAATACTTTCATTGCAAAGAAAAAAAGTGCTATTAAAAGGGCTGTAAATAGCCCTATATATAATATGTTTGTCATACTGTCAGTTTTTAAGAATGAAGTAATTTTCCCTTATTATCACATTCGGCAAAGAAAATAATTCTTTTACCTCTTTGACTATCACAGTTATAATATCTGAAAGAATTAACAAGGCTATCAAAACATTCAGTATTTGTTTCGCTTTTTTGGAAATGATAAGGCACTTGCCAAACGTTATTAAGTGTTAAATTGCAAGGGTGCAGCCAAATTTTAACTCCCTTTTCATACAATTTTTTTGCAGTTATTTTATTAACTTGTTTACAGAGTACATTTGCTTTTGCATTATCAGTACTTTTTAAAAAAACGGTTTCACCACTATATAACATAACTTTAAAATTTAAAATGTTATAACTTATTAAAATAGAATGTTGGTATAAAACAATCATTTTTTGAGAATGATAGCCATCCGAACCAAATTGAAAACTTTTTAGTTCTGATATAAATTGCTTTCTTTAATAATTCTACTTCCATAACTTTAATTTTTAAATTGTTAATTCTCTTATTTTGGTGTTACAAAGATAAGGCGTTTTTCTTTAATAATCAAATTTTTTGTGTTAATAAATGTTTTTATTGCAATTTATTTTTTAAGTCACTTATTCTTTGATAAAAACCGCTTGTATGCAGACTGTTTTCAAGTTTTAAAACTTTATAGTCGTAGTGGTGCATAAATTCATGTAATAATGTATCGTAAAAAGTTTTTATAGATACAGTTTTTTGTGTGGTAGCTGTTAAATTATATATTGTGATATGATTTCTCCCAACAGTATAAAAACCTAAAGTTTTGCCATTTGCTTTTTTTCTTTGTGGCTTATTTAAAACTGTTAGTTTCACTTTTTCAATTTTAAATTTATCACAGAGATAATCTAAGCACTTTTGAGATACTTTTTGTCTATCTGTAATACTTTCCCCACAAAGAATAATATCCTTTGAAAAAGAGCTTCTAAACGCTTTTAGTTTTATTTCTGTAATCTCGTTACTTTTAATGTAACTTTTATCTTTTCCAATCATAACTTTATTACTTTAATTTTGATATTGCAAATATATATGTTATTTTTCATATATGCAAGTAATATCATATCTTTAACACAATATTAACATATTAAGTATTTTGTGTTAAAGTAATGTTAAAACTGAAATAATGTTTGGTAGATTGAATTATTATCCTTATCTTTGTAGTGTAAGAAAAACAAAGAGGTAAGGTTAAAACTTTAAAGTATAGTCTCCGTCACGTACTTATAAAAAATGTTAAAAACTGTAATTAAAAAAGCTCTGATAATACCGTCATTTATCAGAGCTTTTGCCTTATTTTCTTAATCTATAAATTCATTCTATATTACATATAATTTTTATATGGTCTTATCTCTAATTAAGTGCATACTTATGTTTTTAGTCCGCAAACAGCGGAAAGTTAAAATTAAATATAAATTAAATTACTCTATATATTATAATGTTATAAACTTAATACTTTGGTGGCATAGCTTTTTGCTTAATGCAGTACACTCTAAAACCTTTTATTCTTTAAACTTGCGTACCTCGTTAGTTTTCGTGGCTATTAAATTATTATATTATATGTTATCAATTTAAATAACCTTTTTAGGGCGGTGGCTTATTTGTTTCCATTTTTAGACGTTATTAAAATTAATACTTAATCAGTTGTATTTCTCTATTACAAATGTACGACTTTTATCTCATAATTCCAAATTTAATTAGTTAATAAATGTTATATCTCTGTTAATAGTTTTTCAACAATTTCAACGGCTGTGCCTAAAGTGCTACAAAAGTGATGTTTTTTTGTTTTAAGATTAAAAATGTCAAAATTACATTGATAATCCCAACTTACAGAAAAATCTACAAAACCGCCTGTACCAAACTTTAAAGTACCGCCTTGTGTAGCTCTGCAAGCTATACAAATACTATTAATAATTTTTTCTTTATCCATAACTTGTTATCTTTAATTGTTTGATACAAAGGTAGGAAATTATTTCATTCCTACCAAATTTTTTGTATTAATAAATGTTAATTACTCTTCGATTCCTTGTCTGTAAGGATAACCGCCTGTATATTCTTTTACAGCTTTCATAACTTCATTGAAGTAAAGAGCTATTTTATTAGCGGTTGTTTTATTGTCTTTATGCTTTGTTTTACACATTTTTTTAACTCCTTTTTCTTCTGCAATATTAATCATACCACGCATAGCTAAATATTTAAATTGTGGCGTTTTTTTGTCCTTTGGTGATAGGTAAATGTGCCCATCTCTAAACAGTTCAAATTTATTTTCTTGAAAGTCTATTTTAATATCTATAAAGATACTATTATTTGATATATTATTTATATAATCTTTTTTGTCAAGTGCGTCTATTCTAATAAAGCACAAGTAAGGACAAAAGCCGCCACAATCAATTTTAACGCTTTTTGCGTCCGTGACTTCATTTGCAATCATGTTTGCAATTTCTTGACATTGTTCTCTGTAATACTCTAAATTCTTTTCCATAACTTCTTTGTTTTAATTTTGATATTGCAAATATATGAATTAATTTTATATCTACCAAATAAAACGTGATTTATTAATATTGATTAACACAATACGTTTTAAGAGTTAATTAAATGTTAATCATTGGAATAAATTTGTTAGTTTCAAATATTCTTCTTATCTTTGTAGTGTTCCAAAAGGGGAAAAAGTAGAAGTAATATTCTAAAGTATAGTCTCCGTTATGCTTTATTTTTTATATATAAAAATAAGTTAAAAAATGTTAAGAACAGTCAAATTCTTAACATTTTATTTATTTTAACCTCTCTTACTGATTATATCTTTATACATTTCAATTTCTTTTTGCGTCAAATAATGTGGCACACAGAAAACATGTTTATCATATTTTTGGTAAATGAATTTTGTAAAATGTTGTGCTCTGAATTGATTTTTAGACGCAAAGTATATTTCTTTCTTTGTTTCGTTTACAACTATAAAATATTTTTCTTTCATAACTATTTTATTTTTAATTAATATAAGCCATAAAGTGTTCTATATAAGTCATAGAAAGTAGCTGAAAAATCGAAATCGTTTAATTCAGTGCCAAACTGAAACGAATCTTTTAAAGAAATACTTTCTATATTTCTATGCTTATACCTTATTTGTTTTCCTTGAATACAGATATTTAAAGCATATTGAAATTCGGGTGCATTTATGTTTTCTTCTTCATTTTTTATCTCTAAAAAACCGCTTTCTTTGCGAATTATAAAAGAAATACCCGAAAAATCAATAACTCTATCCCTTTTAATATTTCTCCCGTTTAAACTTTCTTTTGGTTTGAAAATAAAGTAATATGATTTAAAATCTGTGAAACTTGTGTAACATTCTTCTTTTACATCTTGAATTGTTAATACCTTTTCAAAATTGCAATTATGATAGTTAAAAAGTTTCATTTTGAAGAAATTCATAAACATTTCTTTTTCTTCGTTTGTTAATTCTAAATCTTTTTTACCTACGAAATTTCCGAATATTGCCATAACTTTTATTTTTTAATTGTTAATAATTTCCTTAATTTTGATAGTACAAAGATAAGAATTAAATTAATACCAAACAAATATTTCCCTATATTTAACTATAAATTAACATAGTATGATTTTATCTGTTATTATATTCAGCTTTCCACTTATTAATACTGTAATCATAGTAAACATAGTATCTTTGTTTCATAAACTTAAAGAGCGTAGATTTATTTGTGCCAGCCTCAACAAATAAATCAAACCTTTTATCTCTACCCTCAAATCGTAATTTTTTTTCAATTTGTTCATAAACTTTAGGTTCTAATTTAACATCACCTAAATTATTAAAAATTTTCTCTACGGTTGAAAGACTTATATTTCGTGCCATATCTTTAATAATTGATTTGAAGTCCGTTTATTTCGTTATAGTTTACTATCTCATAACATTGTGAATAATGTACTTTGTTAAAGTCAATATTCACATTTAAAATGTGCCCTTTTATGCTCACATTAACTTTTTTCTTTGTTGTGAGTAGTCGTTTATCAAAACGAGAATAAAACTCTTTAAAACGCTTTATAGCTTGCTGTATAGCGTTATTATAGTCATTATAGTTTTTCTCACTATAATAAACGGAAATTTGCGGAATGTAATTTCTTGCTTTCATAACTTTATTGCTTTTAATTTTGATATGCACAAAGGTATGAATTATATCAATACCAAACAAGTATTTTTCTATCTTTAACACAAAATTAACTATAAGACTGTATTGTGTTAATGAATAATAAAAATTAATCAAATATTTGGTACTTAAAGAAATTATTCTTATCTTTGTAATGTAATAAAAAAGGTAAGAGTAATATCTTAGAGTATAGTCTCCAACACATTTATATTTTTTTAGTTAAAATATATTAAAAAATTAACATTTGGCTACTATACTTCACCAAATGTTAATAAATTTAATTAGAAGTTAGGACCTTTTAAATATTTAATTCCGTAACGTCCGCAACAATTGTCTTTAAAAGGTTCTGAAATGTGCCCTCTAATATGTTTTGCGGGTGCGTTAATACTTGCAGCTTTGTAAATATTTCCGTCCATATCTACAAAACAATAGATACATTTCTGTACACCAAATGTTCTCCATATTTTGTAAAACTTTTTCCCTTGTGTATATGATGCGACATATTCGGGGTATTTTTCATTTAGCTGCTTAACAAATTGTTTAATTTTTTCTTCCATAACTATTCTATTTAATTGTTTGAAACAAAGGTAGGTATTTTTCTGATACCTACCAAATTATTTATGTTAATAAATGTTAGCAATCTACACTACCATATTCAATTAACCAACATTTACCTTTTTTAACCTTTACCTTATATGTTCTTTTAGTGCTACCTGTACAATCGTATTCACAACGCATATAATCTGTTGTGTTTTCTCTTGCATAGAGTTTTAAAAGCTCTATATTTTGTCTTGTAGCTTTGATTGGGCGTGTTTTAATGTGCCACCAATCATAGTCACCCTCTATTTCAATAACAGCCAATTTTGCAACTACGGGACTATTATAAGAGTCGTTTTTAAGAAAAATGCAATTTGCCATAACTTTAAATTTTAGTTGTTAGTAATCTTCTTAATTTTGATAATGCAAAGATATAGATAATATTTCAATCATGCAAGTATTTTACAAATTATTTTGTGTTAAAAATTATTAATTTAATTAGTATTTTTTAACTATTTTATATTAAATATGTTGGAGACTATACTCTATAATGTTACTTATACCTTTGTTTCCTTTTCTGTATTACAAAGATAGGGGAAATTTCTTTCCCCACCAAATTATTTGAATTAATTGTTGTTAATAAGGTTTTCTTTTGTGCCAATGAATTTCAGTTGCACAAGTTCTGTTATCAAACGTAACAAAGCCATAATTTTTGTTAATACGTGGAAAGTAGCTTTCACACATTTTTTTAATATCTGTTTCTGTTAATCCTGTACGGTCTAACTTATTTAAAAATTCTTGTTCCCGTTCCGCTTGCATAGCGTTATACTTTTTAACATTTAAACATCCCATAACTTTAAAATTTAATTGTTAGTACTTCTTATTTCTTATAATACAAAGGTAGGGAAATTTCCGTTCCCTACCAAATATTCTATGTTATTATTCGTTAATAATATTAATTAATTACTATTTTAACGCCAACAAAAGGTATTTCTATCCACATTGTTTTTTTTAATTTCTGAAAGAAAAAAGGAAATAATTTTAAAATAAAATTAGAATTTTGTTTTTGGTCTATAACTGGAAAATTTCTGTAAAGCTCAATAGATTTTAACTTTTTCATAACTTTAATTTTTTAATTGTTAGTACTTTAATTTTGATACAACAAAGGTACGAAGAACATCCGTACCTTGCAAATTATTTGAGTTAATAAATCTTAATCCTCAGAAAATTCTATCTCATTGATGTATTTTATAACGTTTAATAGTTGAATATTATCAATATTAAAAAGCTCTATTTCATACAGTTTATTGTATAATATTTCGCTTATCATATCATTATCATTTATTATTTTATAGCCTAATAACTTTAACCCATCATGTAGATTATATGTAAATGTGCCTTTTGTTTTATCAATATAACAGCCTACAAAAGCAAATTTTTCATTATCATAGGTTGTTATATTTCTTTCTTCGTCTATTTTATCAGTCTGATATGTTTTGTTTGGTATCTCATTTAATAAGGCTAAAATAGCATTTTTAGCCGTTTTTTCAAGCTCTTTTGTTTGTCTTGATAATGTATTAAATAATAATTTTTTCATGTTTTAAAACGCTTTAAAATAAAACTTTAGTTTTTTATTGTTTATGCAAAGGTAGAAAATAAAATCTACCTTTGCAAATATTTTAACTTTTATTTTATTTCATCTATATAATATTTAGTACCATATACACTAAAACCTGTTCGCATACAATAAGGCACAAGTTTTTGGTATTCTTCAATTTGTTTTTCAATTTCTAAACGTTTATTAACAAATTCATCATAGTTAGTGATACATAGTTGGTATTCGTTAATCTGTTTTTCAAAGTAATTAATAGTCGATTGAATGTTTTCAATACTTTTTTCAGAATTTAACAACCAACCAAGTCTATTAACATCTAAATCTATATCGTAACTGTCCCATTCAATATAGCCACCACCTTTAACGTATCTTAACTCTCCTTGTATGCTGATTTTTATTTTATCAGCGTGTAAACTAACTATGCAATGTTTCAAAACTTTTTCTATTGCAGTAGTTAATCTTTTGGTTAAAAACCTTTGGTCAAATTTTTGCACAATTGGAAGAATGTTTTTTAAATCTTCAATCATGTAATTATAAACCAAAATTTGTTGTTTGCTTTTCAAAACAAATGTTTCTTTATCCATGTAATAAACATTACCCATAACTTTAAATTTTTAATTGTTCCACGTGAAACAATGGTTAATAACTTATTTCTGTATTTCCGATATGCAAATGTACGAATAATATTCGATACACCAAAACATTTCAATACTTTTTTATGTTAAATAATATTAAAATTTTTGCATTTATTAACAATTTTATATTTTACCTGTTGGAGACTATACTTTAGAATATTACTCCTACTTTTTTCTTACACAACAAAGGTAGGTATTTTTTCAATACCTACCAAATATTTTGTGTTAATAAGAATTAATTAATTCCTAATAAAAGTTTATATCCTCTAAGTTGTTGTTCTTTAATATCAACATCCCAAGCACTTTTATAAAACTTTTTCACTCTCATTTTAATAGTGCGAAAAGTACGGTTTTCTATTCTTAAAGACTTAATATCATTAAAATATAATCTTAAACCGTTCTTACTAATATCTTTAATTGGTGCAGTGTTTAACTGATTAAGAAACAAATAGTCTGTCTCTATCTCAATTTCTTTTCCACGAAGTAAGAAAAGCGCATTGTTATAACTGTCTCTATTATTATTCAAATTAGACTGATAACCTACATTTTCTTTTATTGTTGCATATAACTTAAATTTTTTACTCATAACTTTTATATTTGATTGGTAGGACTTATTTATTTGTCCTACCTTGAATTATCTACTTATTTGCTTATCTCTTTATGTATTTTAGTTAGTTTGCAATTAACAGCAACTAAAACAGCCACACAAACACCTAACCAAATATAGGAGAATGTTTCAAAACTACCTTTCACATACCAACCGCCAAACATCCAAAAGCACAACCACATGATAAACATTACCATACCAACACTACCAAAAAATTTAATTCTATTCATAACTTTAGTTTTTAAATTATTAAACTTATTATCTCTTATTTTGATATGACAAAGATAGTGCTTTTATCAATATGAACCAAAGATTTTGTGTTAATAAAAGTAAAAAGGAAGTACTTTTTTTATTAGTACTCCCTTTTTCAATCAAAAATTAAAGTTATGAAGTTTAAATCTTTTCATCATGGTTAAGCGCACAGCGATTTAAAAATTTTTCAAATAATGTAGTATTGGCGGTAAAAATTTTCATATCGCTTTTTTGATAATATTCAGCCACATATTTTACCACAATTGTGCGATTAAGTTTGCTATTTTGGCAATAAAAATTTACAATAGCGTGCAAACATTCTTCTTTCTTGATAGCTACTTTGTGTCCTTCACTATCTCTCAAACCTTTTATTGCGTTAATCAATTCTTGTCTGAAATTCAAAATTTCGTACAAGTCGATTTTCGCTTGTTCTGTATATGTTTTAATTTTAATATTATCAATGTTGAAATTATTCTTTTTGCAAACATTCTGATTTTTGAACAGAACCATTAATGTTAAATTTTCTGCAATGTCAAACTTTTTTGTGCAATCAAGCATAATTTCTAACAAGTCTTTGCGGTCATTTGCAATCGCCCAAGCCTTATATTTGTCAGTAATTTTCCAGCTTGATGCAGTGGTATTTATTGAGATAGTATAATTAATCAAATCTTTCATTGTATCAAATTTTTGGTCTAAGATGCGATACCAAAAACCAATACCCAATCTTTTACAAGCGGCTTTTCTCCCTTGTCCGTCAATGTTTACCAATGTGTTATCAATCCAAGCAACAAGGATAGGAAAATTTTTGTCGAAGCCCTCTTTTCCCTCATTTATGCGTTTTTGCATAGATGCAACAAGTTTATTAACTCGTGCGTCAAAAGCCTTTATTTCGTTTACTGAATAGTTTCCACTTTCTTTTGCTTCATCACTACCTAAACGGTTTCCATTGAAATTTTGCAACAAATTGTAATCTTCACTATAAAAGATTTCAACAGTTTCTTTTTTTACCATACCGTTTTCAATAATCACACTAACTTTAATTTCATTCTTTTTCATAACTTCAAATTTTTAATTGTTAAATTTATATTTTTAATTGTTTTGGTTTCTCTTATTTTGATGTTACAAAGATAAGGACTTTATTTGTAATCACCAAAATTTTTGTGTTAAAGAATATTAATTGATTTATTTTTCTATTTTATAGTATATATACATTATCTTATTATCAATATCCATATTATAAGATAAATCGTTTGTAAGAATGATATTTAAAATTTCATTCATTAATAACAAACTTATATTATTATACCTAAAATTTAAAACAATACTTGCATTTGTATTAGGTACATTTTCATCTATTAAATCAATGTAATTAACTGCATACATTATTAAATCAGATGCAGCAATAATATTTAATACTTCTTGAATTGTTTTCATAACTCTATTGTTTTTAATTTTGATATGTGCAAAGATAAGGCTTATTTTAATATGAACCTAATTTTTTGATATATTTTTGTGTTAATGATTATTAAAAAATTCACATTCATTAACAGTTTTATATTTTATCTGTTGGAGACTATACTCTAATATTTTACTATTACCTTTTCTTATTTTCGATATACAAAGATAAAAAGAAAGTCTGACATATCCAAACAGATAGCAGACTTTCTTTAATTAATTAACAATATTTAAAGTTATGAATTTAGCTTTTCTTGCATGAACTTAACAAAACGTTCGGCTGTTTCTTTTCCGCTTAACTTTTCCATGTGTTCACTTAAATTAGTTAAAAACTCTCTGTCTCTTTTGTTCAAAAGTTGTTCCAACTGAATAATCTGTGATAACAATTCATCACGACTTTTCAAGTTCATTTGTATGTAAGGAGAATTATTTACAAACATTTCAAAAAGTTCTTTTTCTTCTTTTTGACGTTTTTCTTCTTCTTCACGAGCTTTATTTGCTGCATCTTTCTTTGCGTGTAAAAGAGCAAAATAAACCGCTTTTGAAAGGTTTCTTAATGTAGTGATATGTATTTCCATATCAAGCAAAAAGTTAAACTCAATATCGGTTTTTCTTTCCAAACCTTTGACAAAAATTCCTACTTGGTTATTTTCCAAAGATTTCACATAAACAGTAGGTTCTACTAAGGTTGTTTGGTACACTGTAAAGCAAGTTTGCGAAGGATGATAAAACGTGTCTGCATAACTGATACCCATATCAGACAATTCAATCAAATAGTCGTAAATTGCTTTTAAAAGGTTTTCTTTTTCACGTGTAACCGCATCACCATTAGCATGAGTTGTCACAGTTTGAGGATTATTCAAAGCATTTTTACCTCTGTTTGCTCCAAAATACAGTACAAAATTTACTTCTTTCATAACTTTAAAATTTAATTGTTATACATTTATTTGTTATTCTTGTTTCTTTCAACACTGCAAATATAAGAACAATATTTGAGACTACAATACATTTGCACTTTCTTTTATTATTCATTAACACAAAACAATTTTCATATTAATAAAACTTAATTTAGAGAAAATAATTAGATAATAATTTGCATATATCAAATATAATGCTTACATTTGTATAAAGAAAAAATAAAAAGGTATATGTAATAATATAGAGTATAGTCTCCAACAGATATTAACTTTTTTAGTTAAAAAATTAAAAAAATAGTTAAGACTTTCACAAGCCCTAACTATCATGTATTAATTTAAAATCAATAGCAATTGAAAACAAGTTAATTTTTTTTTATTCTATTTTAAAAACATTTTTACTTTCTTCACAAACCACATAAGTAGGCATATCTTTATTGTTAAGATAACATAATCTATCTAAACTCGCTCTACTTGTATAAAAATATACTCCATGTTTTTTCCCAATAAAGTACAAATCATTAAAACTTTCTCCATGTTTACCCATTAATATTTGAGACCATTCGATTTTACGGAATTTAACTTTTCCGTCTAATAAATTTGCGATTATTGCAATATCTTTAACTTCTCTATTTTCCATAACTAAATTGTTTCACGTGGAACATTATTTTTCACTCTCGATAATTGCTACTCTAAAACCACTACGAACAAGTGATGATAAAATATAGTCAAGCTCGCTATTATCAAAACGAAATATATTTTTAACAGCCTTATCTAAAATAAGATTTAATGTAATTATATCTTTGCCAACTACATAATAAGAATTATCACTACGAACTATTATAAAATAGTCTTTATATCTTATATCATTTTTGATGGCATTTTCAACCGTTTCAAAAACTCTGCTCTCAATTGTTTTATAACTATCCATAACTTTAAATCTTTAATTGTTAGTACTTCTTTAATTTTGATATGCAAATGTAAGATTTATAATTGACATACGCAAGCAAATTACATTCATTAACATTAAAATACATTTTTAGCATTGATATAAGCCATATAAAAATACATTACGTTAATCTCTGTTAAACACTTGTATATATCAATTATTTCCCTTATCTTTGATATAGAAAAAGAAAAGGTAGTAGTAAAATACTAGAGTATAGTCTCCAATATATTTTAACATTAATAGTTAATAAACACTAAAAAATGTTAAAACACTTGCTTATATGAAAAGTATTTTGTAACTTCGCACCTATGTAGAGATAGACTATTGTTAAGATTTATTAACAATAGGTATATTTTATGTGAATTTAACTAAAAATAAATCATGTGTGAAAATAAGTTAAAAAAAGGTCTAAAATTTGGTAGTTTCAAAAAATCACCTTACATTTGCATTAAACAATTAAAACATATAAGTTTATGAAAAATCGAGAAGAAGTAACTAATAGTTTATCAGAGTTATCAAACAGAATGATAATGGATAAAGAATGTATTGAAGCCTATGCAAAAAGTTTAGGTTATTCTATTAATTTAGATGAAGAATTTAACAACCGTTTTCAATCTGAATTAAGAAAAATACACCCTGTGGTAAATTATATGTACAATGAACCAACATGGAAAAGGACTTTGCCTTTGTTAAAAGTTATTAATATACCTGATGTGATGTTATTTGCTATCTGCAATCCCGAAATTTATATGGTAAATAGATTTTATAACATCATTGAAAAAATTGATAGTAAAAAGCGTACTATCAAACTTGAAAGATGTGGCTATTTTTTAACTGAATTGATGTCATGTTTTGATATTTCATTTATTGAGGTGAAACACCAAACAAATGAAAAAGATGTGTATTATTTTGATGAAGAAAACTTTAACAAGGTAAAAAGCGTTATCATGTACTCAAATGTGTACACAACAAACGCTATTAACGGTATAAATGACACTTGTAAAGAAGCCGCAAAACAATATGAAACTTATTATGATATTTTAAAACTTTTTATGGAAGAAATGGAATTAAACAAAACATTTCCTTACATTAACAAATATCTGTTAAAGCAAGCATTAAAAAGTTAAATAATCACTGAAAATTTGCAAGGTAAGTTTTAAATGCTTACCTTTGCATTAAACAATTAAAGATTATATGATATGAAAAATTTTGAGAAAATGAAAAGTTCAAAACAGAGAGAAAAGTACATTGTAAATGGTAAGCGTTTTTCTTCTTATGAAGAAGTAGAGGACTATTGCGAAAAAAGAAATTTCCGCATTACCAATACGACTACAATTAGTAGAGGTACATTCTTAATTGATGTTTCATCTAAATAATACTGTATCATGGCAAATTTATTAATAGAACATGAGGGCGTAAAAGGAAAAGGTTTGAAATCAATTGGTAAACAAGGACGAGCCATTTTAACAATTGATAACAATTGTTCTATATGTGTGGATGCGTTTCAAGGGTATGGAGATACCTATCAAGAAAGAAAAGAAACTGCACTTGCTTTTGAAAAAGACGGACAAATGATAAAGTTTAATTCCTTTAACGAACTTTGGGAAAAAATTAACAAATAAAATTTGGATATGTCAGAGAAAGTTCTTACCTTTGTAATATCAAAATAAGAGATAGACGTACTCAAATGAGTTAGGTAATATATTAAAAACAATTTTAAAAGTATTAGATTATGGCAACAGAAAAATTTCCATTTCAGACAAGTTTCGCATTCTTCACAGTTGAAAAGAACGGAAACAGTGTAGATGTTAAGTACAATGATAACCTTGTTATCAAACTTCCAATGTGTAACATTTGGAATAAAGACGAAATTAACAAGCGTCTTATCCAACAGAAAGAAAGTATTATGAATATCTTGTCGCACATTGCAGACGGAGAAAACGCACAACTTTTGGCAAAGAAAAACAAGGAATTGTCTCTTGAAAATAAAGAGCTTAAACTTGAAATTCAAAAGTTGAAAGAACAGCTTTCCACACCGAAAGTAAATGTTTGTGCTGCCAATGTTGAAAGTATCTTTAATCAGTGTGTGGCTATTATGGCTGAAACATACAATGAAAAAGGTTTCACAACTTCACGTGCAAAACAGATACTTAACAAGTATAATGAGCATAAAAAGATTTAAAGTACTCAATTGAGTATCTAAAATATAATAAGGGAAGATAAGCATTTTAATTACTTTTAATGTCTAATCCGATTGATAATCAGCAAATACAATCATCGCTTCTTCCCTTATTTAAAATGGCTCTGTGGCGAAATTGGTAGTACGCATCAGTCTCAAACACTGAGGTCTTTATAGACGTGTGGGTTCGACTCCCATCAGAGCTACTATTTATATAATAAAATTAGATAAATTATGACTATTTTAAAAAATATAAATGAACAATTTGATAAGTTATGTAATACTAATTTAGCTAAACAATATAATCTTATCAAAGAATATATGGAAGTAGGTGATACCAATACATTTCCTTTACAGCCTTTAAATGAAATGACGGTTGATAGATTGTTAGGTAAACATTATAATAACGGTTTTATAATCATATCAGCTTCTCGTGGAGAAAATGATAATCAAACCAATAATAAATTATCTAAACAATTATTAAATGATATTAAAAATTCTGGATTTTCATTTGTACCTGTCTTTGGCGGTTTCATTGAAAACAAAGGAACTGAAAATGAAAAACAAGTATATGAAACTTCTTACATTGTACTAAATTTCGATAGAAATGGAAATGAAAAAGATTTTAACGCTTTAAAAAATCTTGCAATTAATCTATGTAAGAAGTATAATCAAGATAGTGTATTGGTAAAAGCACCAAACGGAGTACCACAATATATTACACAAAATGGTAATGTTGATATGGAATTTAATGGTGACGTAAAAATAAATGATTTAACTCAACAGTATTTTTCTTCATTCATTAAAACACAAAACATTGATAAAAATCAAGATAATAGAAAACATACAAGATTTACTTTTGAAAGTTGTTTTATTAATCCCAAACCAATGACTTATAATGAGGGACACATAAGGCACTTAAAAGGAGAAAAATTCTTAACGGAAAATATAATTTAGTTTTCATAACTAATATTTTTAATTGTTAGAAAGGGCTATCAGTTCGTGATGAATAGATAGTCCTATTTTTATAAGCCTCAACGCAAGTAGTAGTTAACATTTTTTAAGAATTAATTTATATTCATTAATACAAAATACTTTCATATATCAAATGATTATTGTATCTTTGTAATATAGAAAAAGAACATATAGTATTAACAATTAAAAGTTTTAAGTTATGAAATTAAACATCGTAAAAGGGAAAAAGAATAATGATGAAGTAGTAAACATTGTAAAAGAGGTTTTCTCTACTTCTGAAATAGCATTAACAAATGACTATGGCGAAACTATTGATATTGAAGTAAAAGATAAAAATGGTGGTATTCATAGTTTAGAGGGCTTGAAAGAACTTGAAAACTATTTCAATGATTATAACATAAGAATATGGTAAATTTGTAACAATTAAAAATGTATAGTTATGAGTAAAAGAGTTTTTAAAGGTGTTTATTATGCAATTAAAACACGTGCTAAAGGTTTTATTCCAAATAATAGATATGTTGGGCTAATCAATTGGGGCAGAACACAAGTATTATGCGAAAACTTCACACAAATAAAATGTGAAAATGATGATAAAGCAATTGAAATTGCTAAAATATTTCACAGTGATGAAGTCATTAAACGCACATACGATTTAAATGGTCGCCTAATTATAGAAGAACACATATATAAAAAATAAATTAACTTTCAATTAACATTTAATAAGGATAATAATTTGGTAATTCCATTTATTATCCTTATCTTTGTATTATCAGAAATGAATGATAGGTAATAGTAAAATATTAGAGTATAGTCTCCAATACATTAGTAGCATTTTTGTTAATTTTATATAATTTTAACTATAATCTATTAACTTTTATTAACACAAAATAATATGATAAATGCTTGCATAATTCAAATAAAAACCATACCTTTGTATCAAACAATTAAAGATAATAAGTTATGGAAAAGAAGAAATTACAACTGAATGAATTTGCTATTGAGATAACACGCAAATGTAATATGAAATGTGCGCATTGTTTAAGAGGTGAAGCACAAAAAAGAAATATACACAAAGCGTATATTACAAAAGTATTAGAGGATATTAGCTCTATTGGTTCTCTAACTATAACAGGCGGTGAACCTACTCTGAATATTCCTGCAATTAGGTTTATTTTAGAGGAATTAAAAAGATTAGAAATATCTGTAAGTAATTTTTATATAGTTGTTAATGGTAGAAAATCTTGTCAATCATTAGAATTTTTACATTTATTGATTGAAATGTATATGTATCAAAATTGCAAAGATGAATATTTGTCTATGATACAAATGTCAAATGACAAATATCATTCACACCCCAATGAACAAAGAGAAAGTAAAGAGTTTCTTTCTATGTTATCTTTTTTTTCATGTAGGGATGATGAATATAAAATGTCTAATATCATTTCAGAGGGAAGAGGATATGATATAGGCGGTTGGAAAAGTTTAGATTATTCAAAAGATATTAGCATTAATGAATATGAAGATATTATCGAAATTGATACAATGATTTATCTTAACGCTAAAGGGCAAATTTGTAATAATTGTGATTACTCTTATGAAACACAAGATGAATTATATCTTTTTGATATTAACGAAACATCATTCTTTGAGGGCATTAAATCAATAATATTTAATATGGATTAACATAAAACATTTGGTAGAAATGAAATAATTTCCTACCTTTGTATCATAAGAAATAATAATTAAAAAATATGGATTTAGAAAAACTCTTAAAAACTTTAGGATATAGTAAAAGTCAAATGTTTAAGAAAAATGGTGACTTGTCTGTAAAAGGTAGTAAGAACTACAATAAACTTATGAAATTGTTATCTGATATAACAGTATTAACGGGTATAAGTACAGAAAACATAATTAAAGAGATAGAAAATATATGTAACGAAAAATATTAAGGTTATGAAATATATTAGTACAAAGGAAATATCATCTTATTTAAGTGATAAGAGATATACAAGTTGTTCAACGACAGGAAGTTTAAAAGGTATGAAAAAACTTTACGGCTGGGATAAAGCAAGTGAGATTGTGAAAAGTGGTAACTATTATTATTGTATTTGGTAACATCTTTTAACCATAATAATTTGTAAGGTACGGATATTCTTCGTACCTTTGTTGTATAAGAAAAAAGGTAAGAGTAATATCTTAAAGTATAGTCTCCAATATATTTAATTTTAATTTGTTAATTAATGTGAAAAATTTAATAATCATTAACATAAAAATATTCTAATATATTTTGCCAATTCAAATAAAAGCCTTATCTTTGTCACAGAGAAATAAAGATAGTAACAATTAAAAATTATATGAGTTATGAGAACAGAAATTAAAGAAATTAAGGTTTACAAATTTAATGAACTGTCAAGTGAAGCAAAAGAAGTTGTAAAACAATGGTGGCTTAATAATTTAGAACCGTCTGATTTTGAAAGAGATTGTTTAGAAGAATTAAAGTCTGAATATGGCATTGAAACTTTAAAAGTAAGTTTCTCTTTGGGATATTGTCAAGGAGACGGTTTTTGTATGTATGGTGAAATTTCTACCTATGGTATTGATGAACGTATTTGGAAAATCTTTACACAAGGTTTGACAAAGAGACAAAAAGAAATTGCAGGTGACGATATTTCAAAAATTAAATTCACAAAGTTTGATTATCATTATAGCCATGCACATACAGTTCGTATAGAAATTGAGGATAATTATGAAAATCCTAAACATGAACAAATTTTACAAAAGGTTGAAGAAAATGTAAAAGCATGGTATTTTGCTGAATGTAAAAAATTTGAAAATTATGGATATGCTTTCTTTTATGAAATATCAGAAGAAGATTTAAACGAAATATGCGAAGCTAATATATATGAATTTTTAGAAAACGGTAAATATTATACAGTATGAAACAATATTTAGTTTTTGTCAATTATAATTATACTCCTTATGTGTTTGTTAGGTGGGATAGGAAACATAAACCTATCCTTAATCCACCAACTATGTTTTATACAGATACACGCCCACCAAAGTATTATAAATCATTTAATAGGGCTGAAATAACACAAAGGAAATTACAAAAATGCTATCCTGAATGTAATGTATATATTGAAGTGGTGGAAGATAAGTGAATGTTAATATAATGTTAAAGGTATGATATTATTTGGTAGTATCATACCTTTTTCTTATCTTTGTACTATAAGAAAAACAAAGAGGTATATGTAACAATATAGAGTATAGTCTCCAATAGATAAAATAATTTTTAGTTAAAAATCCTAAATAAATTAAGAACTATTAACATAAATAATTCATGTTATATTTGTGTATATGAAAACTAATTTATACCTTTGCAATAGTAAAATTAATAATAATTTAAACAATATGAAAATATTAATTAAAGTTGGTATAGATGATAGTATGTTTGTAGAACTTCCTTTTGAATGTATCAAGGAATGTGGTACTATTGACTTTAATGCTGATAATGTTGAAAAATGGATGCAGAACGAAGAAATATTAAAACAGTTCCAATTCATTAAAGACGAAACATTAGCTATTTTTGTTTACGATATTCCATGCGATTTATCTTTTGATGAAGTTAAAAAATTAGGACGTAGAGAATTAATTCAATGGGCATTGTATGAATGTTGTATTAAAGCGAATGATGAATTAGCAGATATATAACATTTATTAACTAAAATAATTTGGTTCATATTGATTAAATACCTATATTTGCATAAACAATTAAAGATTATAAGTTATGAACATGAAAGAAGAATTTAAAAAAGAATTGGCAAACCTTTTAAAACAATGTGTAGATGAAGGCTTAACCGTTTATTTCCATAAGGAATTAACAGAGGAAGAAAAAGAAAGTGTAGTTAATACTATGTATCATCGTATGTGGTTTTTTGTAACAGACGGAACTACAATACTTTATATTGGTAGAAACGACTTTTATTCATGGAGTTGTAGCTTTGAATATGTTCCAACAAAAAATAACGGTTCGGGGTGTTGTTTGCTTGATAGAGACGATTATACATTAACAGTTGATATGATTAAGAAGTTCTTATCTATCAAGTCAATTCACCAACTATTATGCGTTAATAGAAATTTAAATGTTGATACTTTACGTCTGTATAAAAATGCGGATGAATGGTTTAATAGTAGGTGGGACAAAGATAGATACGAGATTATTAAAAAATAGTTAAAAGGAAGAAAATATAAGGTGAATTATTTGCATAGTTCACCTTTTTTATTTACCTTTGTTGTATCAAAATTAAAATACTAACAATTAAAAATAACAGATATGGAAAATTTATTTTATGGCTATGTAGATAACAGCTTTGAAATCGAAGTAAGTAGAGAATGTGTAGAAAATTGCTGCCATAGTGGAGATTGCGAAGAAGATTGTCAAAGGTGGATAGAAATACTCGAAATCAAAAAGCAATTTGATAAAATACCAAAAGAAAGACTAATTAACCACATTCTTGAATATGGTTGTCATGAGAAAACAGAGCTACAAAAATGGAATAAAGAAAAATTATCCGTTTGGGTATTGTGGTCTATATGTGGTGATATATACGATAATGAAGAATTTAATAAAGAAGATTAATTCTTATTAACTCAAAATATTTGGTAGGTATCAAAAAAATACCTACCTTTGTGCTATAAGAAATAAGAAGTACTAACAATTAAAAATGTAAAATTATGGCAGGATTAAAGAAAGTTAAAGGCAGTGAATATTCATTTAATGGTGATGGTGTAAAAGACTGTTACTTTATGAAAGATTATAGCGGTTATTCAGTTTGTTTAGTAAATGACTATAATAAAACTGTTTCACCTGTACATGGCTATTATCCACCGCACCCAACTTCAAAATCTATAAAAAGACTTGCGGATAAATTAGGTTATGAATTTAAGATTTAATAACTAAAATTATTTGGTAGGGAATGAAAATTTCCCTATCTTTGTACTATACAAAAAGAGATAAAGAGGTAGGAGTAATATTCTAAAGTATAGTCTCCAATATATAAAAACTAAAATTGTTAATGAACCTTTCCATTTGTTAAATAAACTTAAAATTAACAAATATTAATGACCAAAATTTTTTACTTAAATAAATTTAAAAATATCATTTTGTAATCATTATTAACATTTTTACTAATAATATGATATATGATATAAAATATGTAAATTGCTAACTCTATATAGCAATTTTAACATAATTTTAAATTTTCTCTATGGGTATTTTTAAAATATTAGATGATAATTATCTACCAAATATTTTCAGTTAAGATAACTAAATGATTAACTTTTATTATATTTTACTGACAAAATGACAATTTAATATTTGCAAATAATTTTAGTTAATTAATATTAATGTTAAAATATTTTAACTAATTTCAAAATTTTCTAAAAAATTGTTAAAATTTACACAGCACACAGTTTGTTTTTACTTGTTTTTGTTAATTCTTATCAATTTAAGCTATATTTTAATTAATTTAATATAAATTAAGCCTTATCCCCTCTTTATTCTTAATTTATATTAATCTCAATTAATCTCTCTTAATATATTTGTTTTTAACTTATATTATCATTTAACCATTACTACTTTCCATTCATTTTCTAAACTCCTTACTACTCAATCACTTCACACGCCAAATAAGGCTATTTTAAGCCGTTTTCAGACCATTTCACCCTATCATCTAATACTCTGTATTAAAACGGTTTATCTATCAAAATAAGGCTTTAAAATGAGGTATTTTATATTTATTACTGTACTTGCTTAATAATCAGTACTTTATCTAAATTTTTACATAATTTAACTCAAATAATTTGTATATATGGAATTAAGTTCTTACCTTTGTTTGAGATAATAAAAAGTATAACTATATGGAGAAAATTAGTAAGTTTAAAAGTGTAAAAGAATTTTGTGAAAGTGTTAAAAACGGTAAAACTGTTTATTGGTCTGACAGTGATTACATTGTCAAATTTGACAATACAGACAAATTTTGTGATAGATACTACATTTATTGTACGGGCACAAATTTGCGTTTAAATACGCTTATTTACGACTATCATAACAGAATAGTCTATTCACCCGAATTTAACTTAGATGAATATTTTGTTAAATAACATGTACGCTACACTCTTTTTATAGGGTGTGGTGTATTTTAATGTTTCTTAACATTTTATGTTAAGAACAGTAAATTATTGTATATGAATTTAAAAAAGTTAAATACTGTTAATGAGTTCAAGGACTTTGTTAACAGAGGTAAAGTTGTGTATTATAATGTTAATGGTTGTGGAATTAAAGCAGATAGCAATTTGTTTAATGAACTTGTGATTTATGATAATGTAAGGGATGTTTATCACTTATGGCATTGTGATAATAGTTTTGAGGGAGTAAAAGGTTCTGACCTTATTACTTATGAGGGTATAACGTCTATGTGTGAAAAAGGTGTATTTACAACTCCTTGTGATTATGTGGAGTTACATTTTCATCTTGAAACGAAAGTAAATATTCCTTATCGTATGTATTATGGTACGTTTGAACATTACACTTACATTGTAAATAAAGTTTACGAAAACGGTAAAGATTGTGGTTATAAGGTTATACCTACATTAAGGTATAGAGAAAATATAACTCAATCTTATATTAATATATGTGAAATATTCAATAAATTTATTAAAACATTTGGTGAATTGGTTTATCCTATTACTAATGGTGAGGATATAAAGAAGCAATTCTTAAATGATTTTAATAATATTGAAAATGGTTTAAATTATGGTTGTGTGTTTAGATATAGCATTATTTAACATAATATGTACTCAAATGAGTACATAAATTTGTATATTTGCTTATTATTAGCAGAGTAGTTTATTTATTAATTTAAATTTAAAATATATGGCTTATGTTTGTTATGATTTCAATTCTGCACCAATTTGTGATGAATTAGAGGGATTTAATGATTGTTATGTTCCTTGTATTACAAATATTCTTAAACATATAAAGTTTAGGGATATGAAGCCTTATGTTCGTTATATTAATAACGATTTAGAATTTTTATATCATTTTAAAATTCCTGCACATTTCACTAATAATGTTGAGATGTTTTTTAATGATATGATTGTTCGTTTATCAAAGAGGGTAAACAGATTAGATATTAACGATTTTTATTATTACTATGTAATTGAGTTTATTAATAGTAATGTTAAGATTAGTTATTCTTCTCAAACGAACGATATTAAAGATTTACTTCTTTTAACGTCTGAACGTTTAAGGTTATTTGAGACAGAGATACAAACATGTGATATATAATTGTTTGAGATAGTGTACTCAAATGAGTATATTAATATTAATTAACTCAAATTATTTGGTTTGTATATTGAAATGTGTTATCTTTGCATTGTGATAATAAACTAATAGTATATAATAATGAATTAAAAATAACAAGTTATGAGAAATGGTGATTTTATAGCAGTTGGCACAGTTGATTTTACTGATAAAGAAATGTCTTTAATCAAAGAGGTTTTTGATAGTATCTATCTTTATCCTTATAAGAGTTATAATACACATAAGGGTGAAAAGGTTACTTCTACATTAGGTTATATGTTGCCTTATGTTCCATTTTTCCTTGTTTATCACGATTACCAATGTATTTGTAGTGGTCTGCATATTTTTCTTTCAAAGAATATAGATAAGGACAATAACATTTCTTATTCATTTAACATGAAATTAAGTGGTGTTATGCGTTTTAAGGGAAGAAGTAAGATAGAGGATTTGGATATATTTTCTTGGTTCGATTACAATACTGAATTATCTGAACTAATGGATATTTTCAAAGATGTAATGTCTGAATGTAAGGATTTTCAAAAGAGATATGAAGTGAAACATATTAAGTTTTGATATGTACTCAAATGAGTATCTTATAGAGATATATTAGTATTATTTAACTTGATATAATTTGTATAATTGGATATTAATTCATATCTTTGCATTAGTTAATTAAAGTTTATTGTTTATGAAGAAAATAGATTTCATATCATTTAAGAATGCGGTTATTGACCTTAACAATGTTGAAGTTGCTTTATTGGAGCGGATTAAGGATATATTTAGAAAACTTTGTGAACATATTGAATTGAGTAAAGATGATGCTTTATTTGTTCGCAAATGGTATCTTTATAATGAAGATAATTCTCCAATTTCATTTATTAATGAGGACGGGAATGTAGTAGTCATTTACCATTTATTTGTCAACGAGAATAAAGAATTATGTTTTTATAGTTCATTTGGTATATTGGATATTGATGAAGTTGCCTTATATGATTTGATTAGGATTGTTAAACATATTGAAAAGATTTATTCCAAAAATTAAGTAATATATTATGCGTATAGATTATAATCATTTGATAGGTACTCTTTTAGAGTTTATTAGTAATTCATGGGAGAGTGTTAAAGTAGTGAAAGGTAGTAACACAGTATGGCGCAACTATTGTTGTGGTGAGATAGAGGTGATTGGTTGTTATATTATCTTAAATGGTCGTGAATATACAGTAGAATACAACATTTTTGATTGCGAGGTTTCTCTTAGTACAGAAAGTGGTATTGTACGTTATATCAATGATTACAGTTTTATATATCAAATGAAGATTTACAATGCGTTTTATGAGCAAGTAATTTTTCCTTTGCTTAGAGCAAATAATTTTCAATCACATGGATAAAAAGATATATTGTATAGAAATTATCACATTGGATAGTGGTCTTTGTCGTTTCACATTATCATCATTTGCATATAATATGTTAATGTCATTAACAAATGATATTGATAAGGTGGAATACATTAATGATTATTTTGATAATATTCATGTAATTAAATTTGTAAAACAATTCACCACTTACAATGATGAAATAATGATTGGATGTCTTAGTGCAGAAATTGTAGATGATTTTTAATATTAATTAAGAAATAAATATGTTAAGAAAAATTATAAATGATACGTTACCTTATTTAGTAATGGCTATTCTATTAGCTATATTTTATAAGATACTTCTTTTAATTTATTAAAATTATGAATATAGATGAAGTAAAAGAATACTTTAAATTAGATGGTTATGTAATCATTTCTTTAAAGGAATTATGTTTTAACATAAAGAAGTTAGATTATATTTTCAGAGGTAATTTTGTAATGTCTAACAATTTTAACAGATTGCTTTATGTTTCCATTAAAAAAGGTTTAGATAATTATGATATTTTAACAGATGTTTCTTATAATGACGTTTTGTTAAATTATGCCACTAAGAACTTTTCAAACAATGGTCTTATTATTGGAAGTATTTTTGATGATGAAAAAACGTTAATTGATACTCTTATTGGTTATGTTGGTAGTGATGAAGATACAATTTTTATGATTAGAGTTAAAGACCTTGAAAAATTCTTCTATTAATACTTTTTAACACAAATAATTTGCGTATATCAATATTAATCCATATCTTTGTATCAGTAATTAAAAACATATATAAGTTATGAAACAGAATAAGAAATTTTCTTCAATTAAGAGATTGATTAATAAGATAACAAAGAGTGATTCACCTCTTAACAATAGTTTTTACTACTATAATTACAAAGTTCTCCAATATAGTGGTACTGTTGATTACACTGATATTACTATTATGGATTATGAGGGGAACGAAGCGATTTGTGATTTTAGTTTTGATTTTTTATTAAAGGAGTTAAATTTTGAAAGTTACAAAACTGTTGAGATTAGAAATGTCATTATTGAAGCATTTAAAGAATGTTATGAGGGTGTTAAATTGAGTATTACTGATGAATCACTTAATGAAGAAATAAAAGATTTGGAGAATACTCTTTACTTATACCGTCCCGACTTTTTTGATAAGGAAGAATATGAAAATATGTTAAAAAATCTTGAAGATTTGAAAAAAGAGCGAGAAAATTTGTAGGATTTGAATTTATTTTATATCTTTGTATTAATAAAAAATTAAACAATATGATTAAGATTGGTAAGCGTGGTATTTTCAAACGTAATATTATAGATGTATATTTCGATAATGAAGATTACGAAATAACTGTATATCTTAACAAAGATAAACATTCAAACAATGATGAAATTTACATATATTGTGATAACCGTTTTCAATACTATTGGAATGTATTAAAAATTCGTATTAAACTATTCATATTTTAGTATGGGAACATTTATTGAAACTTGTGTCAAATGTGACTATGGAGATTATTACACTCACTTTGGTATTCACAAAGACCATGCGCATATATGGGGAAATAAGGCAGAAGATGTATTGGAAGTAAAGATGTGTATTTCTGAAAATCAATCTCCACCTAATAAAAATGAGCAAGAATATTGGGGTTGGTATGACTTTGAGCAAAAAGAGTTTACAATGATATATCCCAATTACAAAATGCTTTTTGTTTGTTTTCCGTATGGTATTGAGATTGAAGAAAAGCATAATAAGGGGAAAGCATATAGATTAGAAATAATTAACTAAAATAATTTGGTGAATTAAAATAAAAGTATTATCTTTGTAGTGTAATACTGAATATAGTACATAAAGTTGGATTTTAAATTAAACATAAACTGAAAAATTAATTGTTAAATGATTTGGGTGTTAACAGTCTGTGAAGATAGTTAACACCATTTTTTATATTAATGTGTTTATACTTTATTAACACAAAACATTTGGTAAACTAAATATTATTTCTTATCTTTGTATCATAAGAAAAAGAAAATATTAATCAATAAAATACATTTGATATGAAAACAGGATTTACAGAATATGAAGAAAGTCTTATACAAGTAATTTGTTCTTTATATAACATACAAACAATGTTTTATAAAAACGGTGTATTTAAAGGCATAATACCTAAAAATACTCGCATAACATTGAATGGCACATATTTTATGAAGCTATTAAATACTGACAATGCTGTTTACATTAATATGAATGAGGGAGAGATAAATACTTTATTAATTATAAAATAATTCAAAGTTAAATAATATGGAAGAATACATTTGTCCTATTTGCGGTGAAGTAATGGAAAGACAGTATAACAATGAAAATGATTGTCTTATGTTAAATTGCTGTGGTGAAGAACACAGTGAAGATGAATTTGAAATGTGTCGAAACTGTGGTAATTATATTCACAATTCTGTTAGCGAATATGATGAAGATACAGACGAATTTTATTGTAGTGATTGTGTTTAATATACTTTAACACAAAATATTATGAAAATTGGAATGATTGGTGTATCTTTGTCATACAAAAATAAGAGTAACATGGTAGTATCAGAAGAATTATACAATCAAATGGAAACTGTTCAAGAGAACATTAATCTATCTGATGAAGAAAAGTTAAAAAGATTAAAAGAAGCAAAAGGTGGCACATGGTATGACGGTTGGAAACCTTATTGCTGTACTTGTTCTTATAATGGTAGAATGATTTCTACTGATTATGGTTTTAAATGTCCCTCTTGTGGAAATATGATAGGCTTTAATTTAACAAGGCTTAAAGAATCACCATTAAATAAAATTAATTAATATGGAAAAGAAATATAGTAGTTTTGAAGAAATTAAACAAGATGTTGAAAATGGCATTAGAGTATGTTGGATGAATGACCGCTATTTTGTTTCTAAGTTAAATGATTTATATATCATAGCTATTGTTTCCAATCCACATTATAGTGGTGGAAAAATCGAATTGGGTAATGTAGAAGATTTTTATTCTTATATTAGAAATTTTTAAAGTAAAATATTATGGTAAGAAAAAAATTATATAATAATTATGAAGATATTGAAAAGGACGTTGATAATGGAATAAAAGTTATTTTCAACGGTACTAAATCTTTTGTTAAAAAGATAAAAGGTGATTATTATCTTGTTGCTAAAACACCTAAAAATAAAAATATTATATATCATCCAATAAGAATGTATCTTTTATCTAATTTTAAAAGTTATTATGATACACAGACAAAAGAAGATTTAATAATATCTCAACAGGTTAAGTTTTTTGCAAGTGAAATTGCAGGAAAAATATCGGACAAAGAAGAATTAGAAGAATATCTTAAAGTAAGATTAAGAGAATTTTTAAGAATTATTAATGATTAATTAGGTTTATATGAGAAGTATATTTATTTTAACAATACTTTGTTTTTGTTCAATTTTTTCATTTGGCGAAAACAGAAATACAAAAAATGTTATTACCCATGTAACAGTTACTTGTTATCAACCTGTTAAAGAACAATGTGATGATAATCCATTAATTACGGCTGACGGCAGTAAAATTGATTTACATAAATTGAAACAAGGTAAAATAAAGTGGTGTGCAATTTCTCGTGATTTGCTTTGGTTATTTCCTAAAGATAAGCCTAAGAGAGTACATATACATGGTTATGGTACTTATGAAGTAAGAGATGTAATGAACAAGCGTTTTAATCATAGAGTTGATATATTATTACACCCGTCTGATAAGAAAATGATATTTGATGAAAAAATCAAAATGACAATATTACACTAAGAACATACTTTTTATTTCCTATGCTGATTGTTTGTGAAAATAGTCAGCATTTTTTATTTAATATTCTATTAACTATTATTAACGCAAAAT